CGATCAGCCAGTCCAGCTTCACTACCGACGACAGTACGTACGGTGGGAAGTACATGGAACTGAATGGGATCTGTTCTGTGGAAGTTTATGATGCTGACGGATACAAAGTTGAGTTCGATGTGAAATGTGATTTCACAGGAAACAAGACTCGGATCTACATCCCGTCTGGTCTCACCGCTGACACCATCAGCAACTGGACTCTTCTCTATCTGGCGAAGACGATCGCCTAAAGAAGCAGAGCTCAGTAGAGGTGAGACTTAACCTCTCACCTCTACTAGTTTATACGTCTAAGGAGACTGAATATGGCTAATTATATCGATATGCAAGTGTTGGCTGATGCCAAGGTCTCTAAGATCGCACAGCCCACACTGAAACTGAAGAGCACAGGAGTCACGATCCTTCCAGGGATGGACGGTGCAGCTTCTGCTGGTCTTCGGTATCTCAATGGATCTTGGGAGTACAACAACGGATCCGCTTGGGTTGCTCTCTCTCCTGAGAACGGAACACTTCCATCTACTCAGGTGATCCAGATCACAGCATCGAATCTCGTGAACGGAGTTGCAACGATCCAGCACAACCTGGGTAAGGTTCCGTTCGGGTTGGATGTGTCCGTCACTCCGAAAGCGATCACGTACGTTGACAACAACACGATGACGTTGGATTTCAGCGATCAGGCGACTGGGTTCACTGGAGCATCCGTGTGGTTCATCGGTAGTCAACAGAGTATGCTGGTTTAAGGAGGTACACATGAAACAAGTTATCTCTCATAACACCAGAGATCTAACGATCGGTGGTATCATCGATCAGGATCAACTTAAGATCGGTACAACAGGTGGTTCCATCGCTGGGATCTTTTTCGATACCGGCAAAGAGAACTTCCCTGGGATCCGTTACAACAAAGAGACGTCTCAATGGGAGTCCTCTGTGGACGGTACCACTTGGAAGACGTTCGCACAGGAAGGTGCTGTTCCGTATGAAGTGATCAACATTACATCCACGGAATTAACTAGTGGGGTTGCTACGATCACACACAATCTTGGGGTTAGATACCCCATCGGTCTTGGGTTTACTATAGTTCCAGATGGGATTGAATATGTGGATACCAACACTCTTAAGCTTGATTACAGCAGTCATACTCTCCGCGACTTCCATGCCCAAGTGTGGTTTTACAACAGTAAGCAGAGTATGCTTACAGGAGGATCTAGCTCCAATGAAGCCTAATGCAGATATGATAACGAAGGTCTTGCACAACTTCCGTGTGAACGGTAAGTTCGACCAGGACCAACTGATCATCGGGCGTGGTGTGTATGAACAACTGCAACTGATGATCCAGGAGGGTAGTGAAGGTGTCGCTACCCTTACATTTGACAATAAGACGTTCTACCGTCGACCGGATCTCGATAAGTATCTGGTGGATGGATGTACGCTCGCGTACGGTGATACACTCACTGGTAACCCAACAGCTACACTGTATCGTGGTAGTGAAACCTGGTGTGGTGAGAACTGGTTCGATCCTGAAATGCAGATCGGCAACGACACACCAACATGGGAAGCGACAGGTGGAACCGCTGATAGTCCAGAAGGAACTACTTGGGGTTCCATCTATGACTCTGAAAAGACATTGGTGAGCACATACACCGTTACTGGAGGAAGTGATCCAATCGGGATTCGGTACACTCCCAGTGTAGCTGGAGAGCGTACGTTCACGATACTCGGGACGACCGATCACCCCGTATTCGATGAGACTGTCACACTGTATCCTTACGAGAAACCAGTGAATGATTTTACCAACAGTTGGGTTCTCGCTGAGGAGGATGTGATCTGGATCTCTGATAAATTCACTGATCCGGATTTCCCTGGTACCAGATACATCATGTATATTGGAGGCGCCAATGGACCGATGCCGAATCAATGGAGAATCCACACGATCGGTAGTTCGGATGATGGAGTTTACGGTGTTGATTGGACTGGTACGAACACTCCTGATTTCCTTGGTGCGCAGGAGAATGTCACCTGGAGCAATGGAGAAGCTTCTGCTTATCCGGAGACTGTGGATGACTGGTCCACGTCTGGTTATCAGGGTGTTCAGCCAGAATCGTTCAGTATGTCGAACACCGAAGGATCTGATGCTAAACTCGAATACACGAACGATGGTACCACTTGGTATCCATTCGGAGGATCTGGTTCTGCAGGGATCACCTATGAGCCGATCGAGTTCACTGGTGATGACCTGCAAGATGATGGTACGATCCATATCCAACACGACTTCAACAACAAAAATGTGCTGTGTCTTGGGTGTACCCCACAACCCAAAGAAATCACCTATCTGGACAACAAAATAGTCCTGGATTACAGTGATCAAAACAGCTCTAATCTTGTTGGTGCTGTTTGGTTCGTAAATAGCAAACAAGAGATGTTGGTAGTTCCTGTAGCACCAGAACCAAGGAATGTTCCTGAGAATTTGACATCAAACACATCGGATAAGAACTGGTCTATTATGAAGACCTCTGTGAATCCGAGTAATCCGAACGAAGGGCTCGAAAGTGATGATCCTGAGATGTTCCAGATGTTCGACAATGATGTGTCGACTGGATGTACGTTCTCTGGATCTGCAGGATCTCTCTATCGCTGGAATAGGAGTGACTTAACTCCTATTAAACCAGAGAAGCTCTATGTCAAACAAGGTGACTTCTTGGATCTTGGTGCTGTTGCGGACGGCATGATGTTGTTCGTTTATGCATCGAACACCAAGGTCACTAGCCCGTATGAGACAGGTTCTCTGACTGAGATCGCCAATCACATGGGCGGTGCAGCTGGAACTTACGAGATCGACCTCTCCAGTAACAGCCAATCGTTCATCTACTGGTACGTGATGATGGTGAACGCAGAAACCGGAACGATCTACGAGATCGCGGAAGATCCCATCGGGGGGGGGGGTAATTGACCCTGAAGAACCACCCGACAACGTCGTTGTAACAAGCCCCATCTACGTCAGTGGTAGTCACCCAACACAAGTGAACTGTGATGGAACGTATGAGACCTACGATGGTTCAGCTGCTTCTACAGCAGCTCCCTCCGGTTCAACGACTGTTGCAGTGTACTTCACGATGGGTGGTGGATTCCAAATCACAATAATCCAAAACAACACTTCAGGGGAAGTTACATTCTATCTGATGGATGTCAGTTCTCAGATGAATGATGCTGTTGTTTATTTCGTTGGGCATCCTTCTGATACCAGTACGAACCATTATGACCCGACGCAAGCTGTCTGGTCACTTGGACAGTATGGTACCGATCCTATCCCAACGATCAGTTTGGAATAACCGGTTAAAACCGGATCATTTGACGTTGCTGGAGCAGGGACGGCTGGAGTTGATGGTATCTACTACGAGGTACCACATGATCAATATCTGAATTACATCCCGTCATACTTGCCGATCGACGAAGTATACCGGATCTACACCAACGGGACTTATATGCTCTTGGTGTATGTGTATTCGACCTCTGGTCCGCAGTACAAATTCGGCATATTGAATAACGGTGGAGATTGGTATATGGAAGAGCTCTACACTAGCAGAAGCTGGTTTACTCATCTGGACGCTGTATCCGTCGTTGGAACATCAACTGTCAATGGTACTGCTCCGGCACCTACCGTTACTCAGATAAATACAGCATCGGAGGTATGATCAAGTAACTTCGATGTCTGAATCGTAGATTGATATGCTTGATCTAGGAGGTTCAACACCCCTAGATCAAGCATGCTATGATTACTTGAAATCTCTTCAATTCTACAACTAGGAGTAATAAAAAACATGAAAGATCAGGCATCTCTGAATCTTCTGATCGTGGATACCCCGATCGACGGTAAGGCACTGGAAGGGCATCTCATGCTCCGTGCCACATCGGACGGGTTGAAGCTCTACGACAATACAGGTGTTGAAACACCGATCGGTGGAGAAGTGGATGAAACACGACTTCTACCCACTGGAGCGAAAGATGGAGACCTCCTGATAAAGAGCGCGGAGATCGTTGGTAATGATTACAACGACGGTCACACTGTGCTTTTTATTCAAGGGAGCGCCTCCAATGCCGCTGCAGCAGATTCCCCGCTTCCGGTTACTTGGAACAACCAACCGGCTGTTCAAGAAGATAATACTCTGCTTCTCACTGGAAGTACGCAGTTGTCCACAGCCAGTGCTCCCGAAGTCAAACGCGTCTTCGGCGGTGAATTTACCGTGGAAGCTTACTTGAAACCGACTCAGTTCAACAACACAAGTCGGCAAGATACCAATTTCTTTTATCTGAATGGTCCGAGTACCTACTACATATATCTCAGCAACTACAATAATTCTGGCAATGCGGAGAATGGGAAGTTCGGTCTCTGGGTATATTCTGGTAACCGACAGATCACTCTCAACAACGAGGAGTTCCACCATGTAGCACTCGATGTGTACATGGAAGGTACGACCAGGAAGTACACGATCTATTACGACGGCGTTGCTGTTCAGACCGATACCTGGTACAATGATGGAGTTGCTGATAGCACCAATGCTATCATCCGGTTCTTCTCGAACAGCGATGGCGCGGAGCTGAACAACTGCTACCTGAAATCCATCCGAGTGTCCGATATCGCTCGTTACAAGGGCAAGTCTTTCACTCCTCCGGCCAATGGTCTTTATCTTCCGGCTCCCGATGGGGAATGGATCACGATCAACCGTTCCAATTTTGTGGAACAGACTGATCACAAACTCAACCCGGAACCAACCACTGTTGAAGAGGCCAAGTACGGTTTCTCTCCCGCACTGAAGAAGGATGCCGAAACCAAGACATTCGCTTACGAAATGCCTTCCAAGGCGAATGATGTTCCGGCGGATTCTACGTTGCAGCTGAACGATTCCGGTACTCCGGTGTTCGTGGAGGCTGAGAAAGTTCTTCTCAGCGATGCCAAAAGCACCAAACTGAATCAGCTTGACGTGGTCCGTCAGCTTCCGGCAAGTCCGGCAGACAATGTCACTCCTGTTTATAAGAAGCAGGATGTGATCGGAGCCATGTACAACGACTCTAAAGTCGTCGTACTGCTGCAGGGGTCAAAGGTAAACATCGCCAAGAATGCCGCTTTCCAGTTGACGGGTGGGGATGATGTTACCGTTGACAGTGATGGCAATCTTGTCTTCAACCGTGGTAACGGCATTATCGTTCCTGCTGGTAAATTTAACAATGAAGACAATGGTCAGTTTACTGTCGACATCATGGTTGCTGTCGACCAGTTGCCATCCGATAGACTTTACGAGTATATTCTCGGTAACGACAACAGTCCTATCTATCCGTTCAACTATCGTGTGTTCAACGACGGTACAGTGCGGTTCCAGTACCAGAACACGAGTCACTACATCCAGATCGAACAGGGCATCTTTACTCTGTTGAGTTTCGATTACGATGGAACGACTCTGCGTTCTTACAAGGATGGAGTTCTGGTTGGTGCACAGGATATGACCTACAGTGCATTCCCGAACGTCATCGGCATCGGCACTGACCAATACTACCAGCATACTGGATTTGCTGGTCGGATCAAATATATCCGGATGTCAAATATCGCTCGGTACAGAGGTCAAACGTTTACCCCTCCTGGTCTGGCTGGATACGTTACTCCGCCGGATGGTGAATGGGTTACCACGCCTGCAATCGGAGACAATCGCCTTCTTCCGAACAATCCGACGAACGGCGATATTCCGGTATATACCAACGATTTCGACAGGTCCAACTTCAATACGACGGATACCGTTTGCTTGCTCCAGAACGCAGGCTTGAATCAATTCGAGAACGTTGCCAAAGGAAAGATCGGCGGAAGTCGGATCAACAACTATGGTGGAAGCGTCACCATCGATGAAAATGGATACTTCGTGTATCCTGGTGGTTCCGGAACCCGGATCGAATTCATCGATTCTGGATGGAACGCCAGTGGCAATGGAGACTGGACGCTCGATGTTCGCATGATCGCTGAAGCGACCGGCAGTTCGCAGTATTTCCTCGGACCAGCCAACGACGGAAGCGGTGACCCACAAGCTGTTATCAGAGGTAGCGGAACCACTGGAACGATCCAGCCGTACGAGATCAGCGACATGATTCACGATATTACGTTCGGCGAAGAGTTCACTTACTCGATGGCATGGGAAGCTGCTACCAAGACTCTGCGTACCTGGAAAGATGGTAAGCAGATGCGGAAGAAGACGTTCACCAGTAACGGATATCAGTTCGGCTTCAAGGGAGCCACTGAGTTCTGGCTTGGACGGAATGCAGTCGACCCTGGTCTCAAAGGTAAAGTTAAGTATTGGCGGTTGTCCAACGCCGCGCTTTACGGTGACAGTGAATTCACCCCTCCAACGGATGTTTATCAGGATGCTCCTGATGGCGCATGGGAACTGGTGAACAAATCCGAAATCGGCGGAGGAGGAATCTCTGAGATCGCAGTTGGAACAGGTCTGAGTGGGACAGGGATCACTTCCGACCCGCTCAATCTGAATATTGCCAACTACACATCTCAATCAACCATCAGTCTTTCTTCAACTGAGGGTAGTGTTAATCTTGCTGGTCACAACTCCGTTAATTTGCAAGAAACATTCGGTAACAAACTGACTTTGGCAGAACGAGGGATTGTCATCACCACCGCATCTGGTGCTGATGTGTTGTTGAATGAGCACGCATCAAATTCACCCGGTGGTTTTGTGATCCTTGACAACACTGGAAAGCTTCCTGCAGTAGATGGTTCCCAACTGACGAATCTTCCTGCCGGTGCTGTAGATCTCTCTGCTTATACAGGTGGAATCAACTTGAACAGTACGAATGATTCCGCTGTTGCGATCAAATTCAACAGTGGCAACCCAACGTACAATGCAGAACTCTCAATGAGTCCTGCTGGAGTTACACTCTCCGGTTATGGAGATGTATCACTGGAACACACAGGTGGATCTTATCTAAGACTCACCTCTGGTGAAGCCACGTTATCTTCTAACGCGTCACTTGCATTGAGTGCTGGTTCCAGACTCACGATCAGTGCATCGGAAGGCATCTATCTTGGTGCCGCTGGTTTGAACACCGCTGGAGGACTCGTGAAAGTCGGTGATGATGGGAAAATCCCTTCTTCTCTGTACGATGCTGGAACTGGTGGAGACACTTCTGCTTTGGAGACACGCGTTGCTACACTAGAAACCACAGTGGGTACACTGAATACTACTGTTGATGAGATCCTTGCTGATTACGGAGAAGGATCTGGTGCTCTGGTTTACCGTGTAGTTGCTTCAGCAACAGAGCCTGTGAACCCGACAGAGGGTATGGTCTGGATCAAGACTGATTAATCTTAAACGAAACGCCGTACAGGTACCTGTACCCTATGACATGCAATAGGGTATGCGTATCTCTATCTCTACAACCATTAACCAAGGACACACCGTATGACATTTTATCTCACCATGTACGGTTACAACGACTACAGTGAGATCATGAACCGGTTCTTCGCTACCATTGAATTGCCGAATGGAGAACGTGTCTACTCTGAAGAAGGCAACTGGCAACTGGATACAGATTCTGTCTGGGAGAACCTGGATGGATACACCAGCTACAAACTCACGATCCCGTTCCACATGGATGAGGAAGGTGATATCTCCACTTCGTTCCAGTGGTCCTGGTACATGGTAGGTGCGGCTACTTTCGTGGATCCGTTCCCGACCATCGCGTAACACAGCATATATTCTACAGGAGAACTTTACTTTCTCCTGTAGAATCTTTCAGAACGATATGAACCTTTTAATATAAGGAGGACTTTATGTCTAAAGCAAAGATCTACATCAACGGCGCTTGGGTTGACCTAGGAGGAGCAGATATCCAATTCGCAGTTGCACAATCTGCTGGTAATGAAGCAACCAAACAAGTTGTGGTACGACCAGTTACTATTGCTGCCGACGGCACCAGCACCTATAGTGGTGAGGCAAGGACCGTACTATACACATTCGATATCCCAACTGGAGCGTAACTCATGAGTATGACAACGACATCAGGAACCGTATTGAACGGATTGTACGTCGGTTCGTCTACACCGGTAGCAAACCAAAAGGGATTGTTGATTGACAACAAATACTTCATCCCATTGGTCGAAAGCTCTAGTTCTGGTACTGATACATCCGATGCTACGGCAACAGCCAGCGATATTTTACAGGACAAGACAGCTTATGTCAACGGTGAAAAAATCACGGGAACGATAAGCTCTTATACCGGCTCAAGCCTGATTATACCGGGCGTTGAAGATAAAGTATTATCAACCGCTGAAGGAATCTACCTGCCAAAAGCCGTAAAGGTCGCAGGCGAATCCGACCTGCTGGCGGAGAACATCAAGAAAGGTGTAAGTATCTACGGCATCGTAGGGACGCTGGAGAGCTCCGGAGGCACCTCGGCGGAGTATTACAAGTGTGCTTCTGTAAGCTCAGGAACAAGCGGGACACTGCTGGAAGGTCGCCTTATGACTATGTCGTTTATTGATGTCGTTGACTTCAATTACAACACAGAACCTACAGTTATTCATCTGACGATGGTTGACACCACCAAGACAGGGCTTGATAGGGAATGGGTTAGTTCTGACGGGGTATACACGTTCAAGAAATATGTGTCTACTTCGGAAGGTTATATTTCATGGGGACTTTATAAGAATAGCGACAATACCTACTCGCACTATATCACAACGGGACTGCTCGATCAAGATAAAATGACGACGGATGAAGAAGGTAGCACCGTCGATCTGAGGGACCCGTGGGAGATAAAGCAGTTATACAGCGCGGCTGGCTTCATGGACACTCAAACAATATCGTGGGGACACTCGCAGGAATCCGTGGGAGGAGGAAAGACATGGAGTGGCTACAAGGCGGTATTCGACTCCGGCACCGGAACGTGGAGCTTTTCTGATACTGTAACGGAAGGATTGATCTACTCAGCGGTAACACCAGTGCCTGGATTCATCTATAACGACGACTGTACAGTGTTCGTTAAATCGTTGTATGTTGGAGTGGCTGAAATACCAACTGATAACTTATTCTATTATCTGCCCTTAAGTGAGAATTATAACACATCCGTTGGTGCCGAAACTAGCATAGGTACAGGTACGCTCTCCTTTACATCGGAAGATAGCATAAAGTGTGCAAAATTCGATGGTACACAATACCTGAATACAACCTCGTTGGTCAATCAACCCAACATGACGTTCTCTTTCTGGGCAAAGAAAACAGGTACAGACACCGGAGTCGTGATAGGACAACCTTATAATTCGTATATAGCGCTTAGTAACACTTCACTGTCACTCATGACAGATGCTACTGATACATCTGTTAATGTGAATACCACTACCTGGCATCACTATGCTGTCAAGAAGGTTGGTGTGCAGTGGTCAGTGTATGTAGATGGTATCCTTGAACATACGTGGTCTGGAAAAGACTTTGACCGTAGTGGAAACACTATGCGTATTGGTGTTCATGGGTATAACCAATCGTACCTTCGGTTCAATGGTTACTTAACATCAATACGTATTTATTATAAAGCACTCACCGATGCTGAAATTGTAGCACTCTCCAAGGAACTTTCACCAACGAAACAATGACGTGTTAGTGAACTACTTCTATCTGAAGAAAGGGACTTCTTTGAACAAATGTTAAAATAAGAAGGATATGGTTATGGCTGAGATGATCGACAATGTGGAAGTGAAGCTCGGTAGAGCGATCCGTGTCAAGAACTTGGATCCTCGTAAAGGAGAAGCGGAAGTATACATCGCTCTCCAAGTGGAAGACCTGAACGGTAAGAACGAACGCTGTGTTCTGTTCACGGAACATGAACTGGATCTCTGTCCTGTATTGGACATCACTTGGGATCTGGTTCCCGGAAGACTGTATCCGTATGCTGATAACCAGTATAACGGATATATCGTGAAGACACTCACTTACAGTACCAAGAGAGATGAGTGGTATGTTGTGGTTCGTCGGATCACACAGCACCGATTGGATATCGCTGAAGATCGGGCTGAGAAGAACCCAGAAGATCTCACCAAGAAACCCTGGTTAGTTGATTGGCTGGACTAAGATAAATATGTCATCAGGACTGTGGGTACATCCCACAGTCCTGATGGTATTATATCTTTTGCCATGCTATGCAAACACTATTCAACCAACCAAAGGAGCTCTCCTATGGGTGTTATTATCAATCCCGGAGAAAGACCTTGGTACACTTCCCCAAGTGGCATTACCATAGTTGGTACAACCAAAACGTACCAGACTTGGGACGACATGCTGAAGGAACAGTACCCTGGCAAGTTAGCTTGGGTGGTAGATGCAACAGGTGACCCGACCGTGAACGAAGGTTCTGCTCTCTATACATGGAGACAACATCAAGGTTGGGTGAAGATCTATGAGACTGAGTCGATGGATCAGGACATCAACGATGCGATCAACAAGTTCGTTGGTTGGATCGCGAATCCTGAACAGTTGAACACGCTCTATCCAATCGGTGAAGATGGGATGTTCGCTATCGTAGGAACTACAGACACGATCTGGGTATGGGATAGCGATACGAAGTCCTGGTTGGATACTGGGCAGGACCAGGTTGAAATCAACAACAAGTGGGAAAGTATCGAAGGCAAACCGGACTATTTTCCGTCTACATTTGAGTTGGTGATCAACGAGGTCAACAACACTACATTGGCTCAGACGATCAACGATCTCACACTGACCGATCAGGATCTGACAACCAGACTGATCACAGTAGAGACGAAGATCAACAACCTTCAGATCTCTGATATCTACGGGTTGCAAGAGACCTTCAGTCGCCTGAAACCGATTGCATTTACCTCCAGTTGGAACGACTTAGTCGATATCCCAACTACCTTTACACCATCTGCTCACACGCACAATTGGACTGACATCACTAATCCCCCACTGTTCTCTCTGGTAGGACATAAACACGATTGGGGGGATCTGGTAGAAACACCAGACTTCGATGCACTGTATGCACCGATCGATATCAACTTCGATGATCGGTATGCGATGCTTCAGCATACCCATCAGTGGAGTAATATCCAAGATGTTCCCAACTTCGCATTAGCGAATCACAACCACGATACAGTGTATGCCCCAAGGATCCATACACACACGATGACAGAGATCGTGAATCTTACGGAGACTTTGGACACACTTCAAAGAAGCATCGACAACATCCAAACATCCGTGGATGGTAAAATGTCAACTCCAGATCCGATCTCAGTTGGACAGATGGTTGTACTTGGAGAAGACGGAACCTATCATGGACAAGATATCCCTGGAGGTGATGTTACTTCTGAGGAGTTCAACAACTTAATCAACCGTGTAACGGTTGTTGAAACCTCCAACACCGATCTGGAACAGCGTGTACAAGCTCTGGAAGCAGTGGTATTCGAAGTGGATCAACTGGCTGATCAAGCCTTGGATCTGCTTGGATACACTGGACATAGGGAGTGATGATCATGCAGTTACTTGACAAACAACGTAAGATCGTGGAGCTATTGCAGCCTCTGTTGGAAGAGTGCAAAGAAGCTCTTCGTAATAAGAAGGTCACTCTCCCTACCAACATGGGTCTTGCACAGGTTCCTGATTTCATCAACCTGATCGAACAGAGTGAGTATGAGTTCTTCATGAACTTCTTCCTGATCGATTCGGTTGGATCACCGGATATCCCGAATACAGGGCAGTCGTGGTATGGAAGCGAGATCACTACAGAGATCGTTGGGTTGGATCCTGTCCCTGAACATTGGGCATTCCTGACACCCATCAACTTCCAAGATCAAGCATTTAACCCCAACACGCAGTTGAACAAACGAGGGTGGGTCACTGCACAACAAGCACAGATCTACCCGAACTTCGATCACTACGACAACCAGCTCCCAACCACACTTGGGTTCCGAGGGTTACAGTCTGTCCCAGACAACATGGTGTATATGCCACCAGAAGAATTTGAAACAGAGGAGACTACGTAATGTGGTTTAAACATATAACTCCAACGTGGTACTACATCGATCCCACACAACAGTATAATGATAGTGTTGACTGGGATCCTGCAGAGCACGATGGATCTTCTATCACGAAATGTGATAGAGAACTTCCTGCTGTGTTGCAAGATAACACGGTTTATTTGATCAGACGTTCCAACCATCAGCACGTAACAGATGAAGGAGCATCTTATCCTCGTATCTGGTGTTACAACAATAGCAGTGGTTGTGTGCTTGCATCTGGAGCTATGCGTGTTGCTATCGTCGGTATGCCGAAACAAGATGATCCTGTCTTTGAGTATATGCCAGAAGATGCAAAAGCACAGTGGGGTGCTGATGCTTCCGAATATGCAACATTAGCCCAAAACTACAACAAGTATCTTGCTGATACACATTTCATCCAACTGAATGCACGTGATGTTGCGATTTACAATCTTCGTATCCGCACACTATCCATGAATCCTGGTTCCGGAGACCGTCGTAATGGTAAAGGGTTCATCATGGCGAACTGCGAGAACTTCGAAGCTTCGAAGATTTACAGTTGTATGATCCATGGAGATATCCTAGATCCTACCGATGTATCAGGTCGTTGGTTTACATCGTCGAACGACGATAGCAATATGTCCACACCAACCTTGTTCCATGTTAGCTATACGAACACTTGTCACATTCACGACAGTGTGCTGATCAGCAAGCCTGACTGCTGTGACTCTGGTGGTTACATCTATCTGTACTCCAGATTCGGTAACTGTACCATCGAAGATATCACAGTACACAGTATCCCGTTGGCGAACCACACTTACGGTTCTGGAAACTTCAATCACAATGGATTCTTCAATATCGCATCGGATAGCAATTATCGTTCGCTTTCCAAAATTGACGTTCACGATGTGACCATGTATCTCTATCGCGCGAAAATCGATAGTGACTACGGCAGACATCGTCGACTACTAACAGGACAAGCGAACCTGTGGAATGTTCACGACATCACGATCGAGGAGGCGTCCGATGGGACTCAGTTAGAAAATGCTACAATCAACAAAACTCCCGTTGGGTATTTCTTGGATATCAATACATTCAATCCAGGATGTATTGTGGAGAACATAACCTGCAATCTTCCGAAATGCAAAGGTTTGCAGTTTTTCAATTACTACATTGGCTACAAGGATAGTGAATATAGTACGTTCTTTACCCCCAAAAGTCAATGGCACATCCTTCGCAATATTTCATTTATTGGAGTTGGAGAAGGTGAGGATACAACCAACACTTGGGGTAGTACGGATGCGATTGTATTCACCGCTAACGATGATCAGTCTCGACTCGACAACAAAGTTAACAATGGACTTAATCCAACCTGTAATCAGATGATCGTTCAAAACATTAATATCAAAGCGTACTACGACACTATTTCCAGTGGTTTTAGTGTTACAGGCGGTATGTTGGATATGATGAACAATCATCTACAGTGTCGAGTTGCTCTAAGAAAGTGTACTGGTAAGATCGGTTCGATCAAAACTTACTCCGTTGGTGGGGCGTTCACCGACAGTGGTGGTGCCAACTTGGTGTATATCGGAACTATCACTTGCAACCGTAATAACCCAAGTGAACCATACACCGGTCAGCAAGCTATTGAACCATCTTGGAGATCTCAAATCTTGGTTGGCTCTACTAACACCAAGTTTATTAGAGACAACAACTTTGAAGATCTTGCAGCGAATGACGGGAACTATTATTACAATCAGAACGACCACATGTATCTCTGTACCTCTGATACACTGGAAGGTAACTTCGTTGCCCGTAATAAACCAGCGAAGGCAGAGACCTGGTCCGTCTACCGTACCGGTGGTCACTCTTGTACACTGCGGTTCCTCTGTGAAGTCTCAGATATCGCGAACTATCCTCTCCGTATCGGAGATCTCCCGTTCGCAGGTATCAAGAGGACCCTCCAGAAGGGCATCAACAAGTGTACCTTCTACATGACAACCTTCGGGTATAACGACAGCACTCAGATCAAAGACAAGATGCGGTTCCGTGCGAAGCTTCCATCCGGTCTTTACGTTGGTTCCAACGGTGAGTGGTCGGAAGACAACGAGACCGTCTGGAACAACATCGAACTTCATACATCTTACAAATATACCTTCTACATCGAGATGGAAGAAGTAGGAGATGTGGAGTTCAGCTACCAGTTCTGGTGGTATATGCTCGGCGGTTACACCTATCTCGATCCGTTCCCTGCGATCGAGCTCATCTCTCAGTGAAGAGGAATCATTCGCCTGTTCGTTCCTCTCTAATCAAAACTAGAAACAGGTAACGACAAACAGGTTCGTTAACACAACAAGTGATCAAGGAGATCTGATCGTAGTACCATCGTTCTCCTTGGTCGAACATTAACATAAAGGAATTCACTTATGGGTTCTATTATCAATCCCAACGAGAAACAAACTTGGGCTATTACAGCTCAAGGTATCACCGTTATGGGCAAGACGAAGTCTTACAACACCTACGAAGAGATGCTTCGTAGCTCCGATCCTGGTCTGATCAACTACGTAACGGATGCTTCTGGGGATCCCACTGTTCACAGTGGATTCGCTGTGTATCGGTATTCGAACGGTATCTTCACCAAAATCTACGAAGGTGAAATGATGGATCCGGATCTCGGTATGGTCTTCGAATGGAGTAAGATCGTCAATGGCCCCACCTCTGCCCCTGCCGATATCGACGCTGCTGTTGAAAAAACACAGCCGATGGAGATCCAGAAAGATGACACCGGGCGGATCGTTGGTCTCGCGGTCAACGGCATCCTGCTCGCCACGGAAGAGCAGATCACAGAACTGGAAGGCAAGACCGCTGGTGCTCTGCATTTCAAGGGTGTTGTCGAGAACAAGGAAGCTCTTCCCACGGAAGGCAATGAACAAGGTGATGTCTACGTCGACAAAGAAGGCAAGGAATACGTCTATGTCGATGGGACTGGGTTCGAAGAGTTCGGTTCGATCACCGATCTGACCAACTACTACACCAAGGATGAGATCACCTCGATCCTGGCAACTTACCTTCCTCTGACCAATGGAGTTTTCTCTGGTCTGGTCTATATGGAAGAAGCGGCTACATCCAATGCTGCGCAGAACATCGTGGTTCTCGGCTCCAACGCCATCATGAACCGCATCTCGATCGGACAGCAGGATCCCACCGGGTTCGATGCTGACAAGCTTTACAGCTTCAAGTATTTCGAAGCTGGTCCGCTCGGTATGAAGGGATTCGTGAACTATCTGAAGTCCAAGGGCGTGGATGATGCGATCACCTCTGCGATCCGTACCAACGGTGTCCAGATCCAGGATACTGGCAAGAAGATCTCCGACATCCCGTTCTACCAGACTTTCCAGAACGCCAACGACGATGCTCCTCGCAAGACCATCCAGCTGGCGAACCACGATACTATCTCTGGTATCAAGACGGATGGAACGGGTGTGAATATCGCCATGGTCAGTAAGTGGGATAAAGTGGATCTCGGATCCGCGAGTATCCAGCTCAACCTGAACAGCTCCGAACGTCCGACGCTCAACGATAAAGATCCGATCGTGATTCAGTCTGACCTTGCAGACTATGCGAAGTTCGAACCCAACACCTCCGATCCGAATCGTCCTGATCGCAAAGTTCTCACGCTGAAGAACGATGATAACATCTGTGGTTACACCACGGCTGGTGGCTCTGTCAACCTTGTTATGGTGAGCAAATGGGATGTTGCGGATTTCGGATCCACCTCTGTCCACATGAACCTCAACAGCAAAGATGCTGTTACGGTCAATGACAAAGATACCGTCCTTACGGATGCCAACTACAGTGAGTTCATCACGATCCCGTCTCTTGAAGGACTGGCGACGGAAGAGTCCGTTCAAGCTCAGATCGCTCAGGAAGCGGAAGATCGTCAGAACGCGGACAGCTCCCTGACAGCCGCTATCGGTCTGAAGCAGAATGCCCTTACTGTGGATGGTCAGAAACTTGTTCTCACCGACGATGTTCTGGAACTCGGTGCGGATGTTGTTGTGATGCAGAATCCCTGGGATCCGAACCTCCCGGATCGTCGTCACATCGTTCTGAAGAACCATGACAGTATCGTTGGAACGATGACCACCGGCAACAATGGTACTCTGATCATGATGTCCAAGTGGGACAAAGTTGACATCGGTACCACCCAGGCTCAGATGAACCTCAACTCTCCGAATGGTGTAATCCAGGTCAACGACGATGCGGTTGTCGTTACCTCTGCCAATATCAGTGAATACGCTCCGGCTACCGATCTGAGTGGTTATTACACCAAAGCAGAAGTGGATGCCAAAGTTGCTGGTGTTCTGTCCTACAAAGGCACCGTTGCCACTGTGGAAGAACTGGATGCGATCGAAGCTCCTGCTGTCGGTGATGTCTATCACGTCACTGCCGACAAGGGTGAGTACGCGTTTAACGGAACGAAGTGGGAATCTCTTGGTTCCGAAGTGGATCTCAGCGTTTATGCGAAGACTGCCGATGTCACCACCGCGATCGACGCTGCTAAGACGGAAGTTGCTGCTTCTGTGACGGCAGAAGAGGAAGCCCGTTCTGTTGCGGATACCGCCCTGGACAACCGTGTCACTGGACTCCAGAGTGATCTGGTTGGTAAAGTCGACAAGGTGGAAGGTAAAAGTCTCGTTGATGACGCAGAGATCGCTCGTCTCGCTGAAGTCGAGAACTACGACGACACTGACGTTCGCGGACTGATCACCAATGTGACTACAAGTCTCGAAGGTAAGGTTGACAAGGTTGCCGGTAAAAGCCTGGTCGATGATGCTGAAATTGCACGTCTGGCGACAGTCAACAACTACGATGATACTGTGCTGTCTACGAAGGTTGCAAGTGCAGAAGGCAATGTGATCTCGATCAGTGATCGTCTCGCCTCTCTGGAAGCGCAGATCGTCTCTCTGAAACAGACCGATGTTGCTGCTGTGACCTCTTCTGCGGATCTTGCTCAGGCTGACAAAGATCTGATCATCACGATCGCGGAACCGATCACCGGCACCACGACTGTGGAAGGTAAGAGCATCGAGGTCAAACAGCTGACCACGAGCAATGCAACCACCGTCTTCAAGACGGAAGGCGATGTCACGATGAAGAACCTCACCACAACCGGTGATCTTCCGAAGGCGACAGCGAACGCCCAGATTCGTATCGTCAGTGGCGACTATGTTCGTGTCACAGACAGCGCCATCGATCAGACTGGTTACAACGCGATCGAAATCGGTCTTGGAACCGGATCTGGTCCGAGTGCCACGAAGTCGATCGTGATCGACAATGTGAAGTTCAACTCTGCACTGACGAACAACGCGATCAGCATCTTCGCTACGGAAGACGGTTCTGTGATCACGATCTCGAACTGCACCTTCACGAAGTGCTCGAACCCGGTTCGTCTGAGCAACGCCACAGGTGGCAAGGTCACCATCAACCTGGTCAACTGTGAGTTCACCGAATGGGATAGCTCCAACGACTGGGCTGGTCTCCTGATCATGCAGGATTACACCAGTAAGTCTGTGGAGGCGATCCAGGCGAACAACCTGTTCGGACCGGATAAGGTCACGATCAACGTGATCAACTGCACGCATGCCGGCGAGAAGATCGTCGCTCCTGCGAACATCGCAGATGTGTGTGGAACGAAGAACGCTGCGACGCAGCTCTTCTACATCTGGAGTAACGAAGAAGGATTCGTCACTTATGACGCAGAGCGTTATCCTGTGATTAACATCCAGTAACGTATCGATAAGAACAGGGAGAGACATCTCTCCCTGTTCTTCTCTATTCAACGCTAACCAGGAGGTTCTATGTTTAGCTGGAATATCAGAAAGAACGCACGTCCGTTCACTTACAAAGAAGATGTCTTCGTGAAGACTTTAATGATAGGGTTCCGAGATCACTGTCCTCGTCACGGAGCATTCTTACTGCAAGTGAACCTGAATGATATCGCATTCAAATGGTCCCCTTACATGGAAGAACAACTGGAGTCCCAAGGTGTGCTGGGAAGTTGGGGATTGGGATCACCGAACACAGTCTATTTGGTACCTTATTCTGGTATCGTACCTCATACAACCGTATACACGATAGGTGATGAGAAAGCGATCATGACTGGTGGTCATCTGTTACAGCCCGATATGGCCAGTACCATCGTACACGAGATCACACATCGTTGGCAATTCAAAACGGCACCGGTCCGTTATCTATTGAACCGGTTATGTACTTTGATCTGGGAACACATCCCAGGGTTAAAGGAGTTGACGATCGAGGGAGATGTTGACCGTAATATCAGTGACAACCGGGAGGTCCATCAATTCTTCTCCTCAGTCAACCAAGCTTATGACAACTACATCTATTACCAGAGATGCTTACAGCGAAGAGAGATCTACGAAATAGATCCTTCGAAAAGTGAAGAGGATGTCCGGTTATCCCAGGAACAAGAACAATATGCGTCAGATCAATATCACCGCAACGAACCGATCTATCAAGATCTGGCGAAACGATTGTTCGATATCGTGAAATAGAACATATCGTGATCGTGTTGTGGTGTATACACCACAACACGATCACTTCGTTATACTTTCTTCAGATCTGGATCGATCTTGATATACCAACAACCTTTCTTGAATGGACTCCCGTCGAATTCCGTCATTTGTTGGATCACGATCGTTTTTGTACGATCGTTCGATTTGAAATAAATCCTCGGAGGATCTTGATCTACTTTGTCATACTCCGAAAGACTCATGTGGATATGGTTACGGATGATATCGAAATCTGTCACTTCCAGATACCATCTTTTCCAATCATCTTGAACGATCGTTTTATACCCTTTGGCTAAGCCTAATCCAAGAGATGTGCACACCTGTACAGACTCTCCATTTTCAGACCATCTGGAGAGGATTTGTTCTTGTGTTAGCGTGCATGTTTTAGGCTTTTCTGGACATTCACACTTGTTGCACAGATCTTTCGTGTCAGAGTCGATATGTGCCAATGTCTTAATATCACTGAATGCATGATCCAATAGCCAACAGATCATATCACCGTGACAGAGGGGTCCATTCTCTGTACCGTCAGCACACCAACATCCAAGTTTCACAGGTCCATCATCGATCGCACTTTTCTTATCTTTTAACTTCACCACTTCTCGCAACATTTCAACGTTCTTCAAAAGATAATCGGTGAACATGGCGATCACTTTGTAACGATCGTGGTTCGCATCGATCTTGAAGGGATTACCCAAGATTCCTACATACGAGTGATACGGACGTCCGATGTAGATATCGAACTCTTCCTTATTGACGTGCACGACACGACCAGGATGTGGTTTCACCGTATCTTCTTCGGTAACGTCCACAACCACAACATTACGTCCACGTTTACGACTCTCAGCGATCATGTGTTGTGTTCCAGGACTCTTACCGTCCCAGAAAGCGATCACATGATCACTATTCCGGATCATCTCGATATTGCGGATCATACCAGCTTCGTGACCGAATCGATCCCACTGCGCTTCGTACACTTCACAAGGATGTCCGTTCATTTCAGCATACACTTCTGCCAACATATCAACACCTCTGGCACCACCACTGACGATGATCGCATCCTTCGGGATATACTGTTTCAGATAGGTATACACGATGTAGTAGTTGTTCATCGACCTACTACCAACAACGCAAAAACGTGTTAAGTTACTCATATGTTCTACTCCTTTCGTAGATCAAGATTTTCTTCTCATAGAAAAGGTAGAAGTAGTTGAATAGAAAATGTTATGGTAGGTGTGAACTACTCCCACCTGAAAGAGAAGGTTTTCTGGTATATTCTACATAAACGAAAGGAGAAACTATCATGGAAGAACGTCCGTTCACTCTGGAAGAATCCGAACTGATGAAACGTCTGGTTACCGCTCTGATGATACATGCACCTTACATCCAACCAAGATCTTTGTTCTTGTCCTTGGATGAGATGATCTTCGTTTGGAGGAAGCTGGATGGGAACAAACGGATCGAACATCCGATCTGGTTGTCGAAAACGGTGTATGTACGGATGCCTGAAGATGATACGAACATCAAGGAACACATCATTCGGATGGTTCCTCATTTGGTCAGACAATTCTACGAGCAGATGGACTACAAAGAACATCAGTTCACTCACACGATCAATCACATCCTCTACAAGGATCGACTCGGTAAATACCGAGAACAATATAGGAAGTCCATTTCATTTTACAAAACCTTGTTGAATGCGTACCGTGCGATCAAGGAGTATGCGAAATGCTTCAAAGGAGATCTCCAAACCCAGTATGAGTTAAGGAGAGACCTTACTATGAAGTACGGGAAGGGATTTGAGTTAGCATTAGAGATCTACGTGCGTTACATGATATAACAAGATGGATACTTGGTGAGATCACACTCACCAAGTATCCATATGTTCACTTCTTATCAGATTCTTCTGATTTGACTCCGTAGATCTTTTCAGCAAGCGTCGCACTCTGCTCGGTAAGATTCGGAGAGGTCAGGATATCTTTCACATATCCATTCGACTGAGGTCCTGTCTTCATCTTCAGCACGATATCACCTTTGGCTTCTGCCTGAACATGTCCAGACGGTTGTGTTGTATCTTGTGTATCAGTCCGAGAAGATGCGAGCTGAGAATTAGCGTTAGTTGTAGTGTTGGTTTGTGTCTCTATCGTCACATTCTCTTTCACAACAACATTGGTAACATCCCACTGTCCAAGACGAAATGTTGGGATATAGCTACTACCATCCCAAGCGATCTCGACTCCAGTTCCACGAGAGTTGGACACAACGTTGTGTCCACACCCTATCACCAGGGTGAGCAATACACTCAATAAGAATATTCTGTACATAGATCACTCCTTGGGATGCTTCTGTTGTTCACGGATCGCATCCGCTTGTTCTTGTGTGAGGTATCCTTTTTCCACTTGTTCGATCAGCCATTTCTCATCGTTGCTCTGATGGTAGTCGTTCTCCATAGAACAACCGGCTGTCCCGATCATCAGGTAACCAGACGCCAAACAAGCACAGACGAATAAGCGTATCGTTCTCATTGTAACAATCCTTTCGTAAGTTCATAACAGTAATCTCTCAGTTGGAACTTCGGAGACCAGTTCAGAAGACCCCCTCCGAATCCATCTTCCGGTTGGATCAGAGTGACGTTCGGTTCATCGAAGTACTTTTGCCGTTCCAACTCTTTGTACTCACGGTTCATCACCCCATCCAACAGTTCCAGAAGTCCAGTGATCAACCCATCTTCTGTTGTATCGTTGTACACGGTCTTCGGACAGAGGAATACGAAGACGTGATCGTACTGACAGAGATTGTTCTTGGCTGGAGCTGGGATGTTATCAAGAACACCACCGTCTCCATACAGGATGCTGTCGATCATCACTGGTTTGAACAGGAACGGGATAGAGGTTGCTGCCAGAGCGGATGCTGGAGTAGCTGGCATATGGATCGACTCCCAGTCGATCATACGAGTCAGAGAGGTCATCACTCGCAAACTTGCCAGTCCAGTCATCTCCTGTTCCAACAGCTTCTTTACTCCATCATTGTCGATCATGTGTCTTGCACAAGAACACATGGTTGATAATGCTCCAGGAACACAGACGTGGAAGAACTCACTTACCTTCCTGGTCTGCATCAGTTCTCTGAACCAAGCACTCTCATGTCCACTGTAATAGAGTGAAGAGAACAGAGTAGAACCGGAGCTGGTATGTGCTTGTCCTGGGATCATCCCATACTCTTCGAATGCTCGCATCACGCCAGTCAAGCACTCCACACTCATCATCCCACCGCCCTGACCAACCAACAGAACCTGGTTGTTCATACTTTCAAAGATATTCATCTCAAACCTCCTATACATAAGGTTACACACTCATATCATTACAACTAGGAGGTATCAACATGGCTATTCAAATCTGTAAACAATGCTGGGCCAACCCTTGTATCTGTGGAAATCAATTTAAAGATTCCACTACGGATCACATCCTTCTCCTGATGGAAGGATTGACCAAGATCCTGAAACAGAGAGATGTTCCAATCGACATCAAAGTGGATGGCAAAGATATCAAAGAGCATCTTCTCAGCAAGAACCGTGGGTTGGGTTATACCAATGGAAGTACCCTTCTCTCTATCCTGGAGGAACAGAAGTTCCGGATCCCGAAAGTCTATCGAGATTACATCCAGTCGAAGACTTTGGCTTCGGAAGTATACTTCGATTTGAAGAACTCCTTATCTATCCCCCACAGGACAGCTTTTGCGGTCGTCTTGTACACAACTTCCCTTGTGTATACGGACAATTCTTTGCAGTATTTCTTCTACAACCTGTTGAACGACTCAACGTGCATCTTCTGCAATCCGAAGATGAAAGAGTTGATCCGCTATACAGATCCACATCCTGAGTTCTGCAAGAACCTCTATACGGCAACCCACCAGATCCACATCATCGTTCAAGAGAAACTGAAGAAAGAAGTCGACCTCGAATGGCTGATCGCATGGGGGATCTTAACCCGTATCGATACGTTCTTCAGAGGTGATCTTAACATCAAGTTCCAAGCGATGAAAGAGATCGTTGAGCTGATCGGTGGAGGACATAACTTCACGATCAATGATGTCTTCATGCAACCGAAGGATATGGTCGATGTGATGGATCATCTCACCAGGAGAGATTACGAATGGTGTGAGATCGAAGATGATGATACTCTCCGTTACTTCTTCAACAAAGAGCAGATCAAACAGCCGTTCTTCGGTATGCTACCAGCACATGAATAAAACTATAGATACAGGGATGGTGCCATCCCTGTATCTATAGAACATATGTTTACTCAGCGTCGTCTTTCGGTTCTTCTGAAAGATCCAGTCCAGCAAGCTGATCACCGATCACGTTGCTAAGAGACACCATCCCAGGACGACTGTCAAGGAAAGGATCCTTGTGTTGTACCGGTTGTTTCTGCTTTGGAGGACGGTTCTGCTTCTTCTGCTGGGTGGGTTTCTGGGGACGAGACTGATGCTCCTGTTGGACAGGTTGTACTTCCCCAAGCACCGTATACGACCCACCGTTGTCCAGACCTTCCAGTCGACGAAGCTTCCGTTCTTTTGCACGCTTCTTCCGCTCTTCAGCAGCAGCGAGGATCTGTTCCGGAGTCTTGTCGGTCTTGGTCTTGTAGAAGTCCTGCAACACTCCGCAGATGTAGGTAAGCTTCTTCGTATCGTTATGAAGGAGCTTATCGATATTCCGAAACACAGTTTTGATCGCAACAACCCCTTCTGGAAGCTTGTATGCGGGATCTGGTACGGTACGGAACAGACGGGCAGCTGCCTGCGGCAACAGGATCCGACCACCATCTCTCGTATGAACGGCTTTGTGACAAACAGAAGCGACGAGTTCATAAAGACGTTCCATGTGTCTGGAACGATCCTTTTCCGGAAGCTTGTTGAGTACTGATTTGTCACAGCAGAGCTCTTCATGGAACTCGGTTAAGACATCCACCAGAACATCATCATAGAAGCTGTTGCCTCCCTGAAGATTACGGTTCATCAAATCACAGAACCAGGCGAAATCATCCTTTTTCATATTGAGCTTACGAAGGGACTCGATCCGTTCTCCTGTGATCTTCTTGCGAAGAGTAGCAGCACGGCGTTCCGCTCTCTGACTGCGAACTTCTTCTTTCTCATTGCCGGGAAGGAGAGCGAGGATGATCGCCTCTGCGCACTTGGCTTTGGTGGGAAACCGTTTGTTACTGATGAACTTGTTGGTCTTGGGAACGAACAGTTCCACATGGTAGTTACCACGACCGTTGTATTTGCGATGAGTTTGGATCTCGATCCCACGGAACATCACGATCCCTCTCTGCCAGATCACTTCGCCTTTTTCGTTGTACTGGGTTTTGAGGATCTTCTCGTTCTTGACGGCGTCATTCCAATCGTTGAAAAACTGAGTAAACATGTAAGTGTCCTTGACTTGTCAACCTGGGTGATATATCACCCAGGTGATACTGTTGTGAATTGTTTAGACGTATGGTTGATCAGATGATCAACCCTGCGGCAGTATCATTGCCAGATCCTGCCAGATCTTTGTTGCTGTGATCCTTCTGGATCGTGTTTTCTTGATAACGTTCTCTGGTTTCGTTCAGGAAGTTGATAAGCTCCTGAGGAACCGTCTTACCGATCGCCGAGAAGAAACGTTTCTCTTCAGCGATACCGACACAGGTGAATGCGGTGAGTACATCCGGAGTCAAACCGGTATCGTTCACCACCATGCAGGCGTGAAGAACATCTCCAACACCGATCACACTGTCATCTTCTCCTGCCAAGTCTTCAGCCTGATCGCTATTGGTAGCGGTGACAGACAAAAGATAAAGTCCTGCAGGGCAGTTCATTGTGGTAGGACGCAGATAGTGCATCTTGTCGTTGTAGTCGATCTCCTCGATCTCTTTGGAGGTGAGAAGGTCGATCATTTCGATCGTTCTCTGAGCCGCTGTCTTATTGACAGCGAATCGTCCAACACCATGGTTGTTGAAAAGCATCAATGGGAAATAATGTCCGTTCTTCTCAGCAGAGGATGCGAACGAACGAATCGTATTGATACTGTTGATGCAATCTCTCTCAGAGGAAGCATCCACAACACCAACCAGGACTACACAACGATTGCTGTTGCGAAGGATCCTGTGCGCAAGCAGAGGGGCGATCACAGAACCAGATCCACCTGCCAAACTGAACAGGATGAATGTGATGTCAGATGCTTGCTTGAACAGATCCGGATGGGTATCGATATACTTCTGGATCGCATCGAGGTTCTTACCACGGTCTTTCCCGGAGCCAAGCTCACCGATCGCATCGAACGGGATCTCCTGTGGGATCCCACTGACGTTGGATGCCGAGGTATCGATCACTCGATAGTCGATCTTCGCATCGAACTGTGGGTTGCATTTGAGGATCGCTTTGAGGATGTTCTGACCACATCCTCCAGCAGCGATTACCTGAACGGTTGGTTGTTTTACCGTGGGGTTCATCACCTTCTGTTCGTCCTTGAGATCGGACAGATCAGAGAGGTTCGGAGCAGCATACGAAGGTTTCTGCGCCATATCATTCTCCTTATGTTAGTTGACGAGTTGAGACATATCATCTATACGCGTAGCATAAACATATATTCCAGAGAGGAGCATACCTCTCTGGAATACAACGTTATTTGGATGTTTGTCTCTTATACTCAGCTTCTACAGCTTGGATGATCTTCTTAGCCCAGGCTCGATCTGCATTTGTGATAACATACTTGTTAGCAGCATTTCTGGCTCTAGATTCTTGCACACGATCTGGGTAAGCAACACCACTTTTGTTAGAGTCAAATGGAAGATCATGTTGACTATCCCATAGATGTTTACATTCATGCACGACAGTGTGTATGAACCAATCTTCTTTCGAAGTATTATAATTGGATACGAATGCATAAGTCCACCTAGCTATCCACGATAGCAAGTATGTTGCATTTATCCAAAGATTATAACCTTTTAAAGTATTATCGGTGTAACACCATCCACCAACTGTCGATATCGTTTCATCTACTGGGTTAGCCCATGCGGATGGCGATACATTTGTTACGACAACAACACCTAGATTCAATGATCCACCAAAATAAGACTCCAATCTATTCCTTGTGCCTAAATCAAAAGGGAACATCATGTGGATATGGATCTTTGATCCAGAATAGATCAGGTGTAAGTTTTTCAAATGATCAGCCAATATGTTTAGTTGATCATACACACGATCTATAACTGTAAACAAAAAGCTTACATACTCTTTGACAGACGTGATATCTTGTATGTTACAACCAACACCGTGTAGTATGGGAGCTATGGTTTTACCAAAATCAATTAAGTTTGTAACACATACGGATTCAAACTCGTTACGGTTGTTTTCAGTTAGAGAAGTAAACCGATCAATATCCTGTCTAAACGATGTCAATATGGATGTGCATTTATCTAAGATATCCAATCTTACATGAAGGTATTCTTGTACCAATTCAGCGTGTGCTTTTACTCGAGCTCTAGTATACACAAACTCACCGTCTTCATCACTTAACAACCGTTTTAATTGAGCAGTAATATCCTCTATATCGTGAAGTACATCTCGCTCTGTTATAAATCGAGTCCTTATTGGATTGTCGTGTATTTTACCCAATGTCATTTCTATTTTGTTTAAGTTCTGTTTAAGGTATATTTCCCCATTCGGATCCGATGTAGAAAACATGGCTGTTAACTTAACTTTGATCAATTGATACGTGCGTATTAACCAAGATAACATTTTCTTGAGAATGTCCTTTAACCACGCAACGAACTGCTGAATAGCGTTCTTAGCCGCATCCATCAGGTTTTCACAGGCAAACATGTGTTCTATTACGGCTAGGTCTTGATTTGAACACGTTAACAACGTAACAGCATTCTCATATGCATCTAATCCAGATTGAATCATATTAAACAACAACGCCTTATCAGCTAGTTGTGTTTTATACTCGTTGTATGCTAAACAATCGTGGTATATCGTATCTACGTTCATGGTGTTCTCCAATCTATAATGTGCTATGAGAGAGATCACATATCTCTCTCATAGCATTTAGAGTAAACGATCAACTACGGATCTCTGGTCTGGCCTCAATTGACTGTAGTTAAAACACCAATAGAGATTTGCATCGTATCTATCTACAAGTACAATTAAATCCCTTGACCAATAAAAATATTCAACAGAGTGATTCGTAATAATAGAGTCAAAACGAACTGGTGTAGCACATTTGGGTTCTTGTATTGCTGAACTCAGTGTATGATACAACTGCAGTAACCAAGGCTGTGTTTTTCCAGACAACAGCTCTGTTGATGATCGATATCGGTCATTTGGTGGGTCCTCTGGTGGACAATAATACCAGTTAGTCATCACATTTACTTCTTCTGTGAATTCATCATCGAATCAAGCATCTCGCTGAAGTTGTTACAGACTTCTTTCCATACGAACCCAAGGAACGACTCACCACTTCCACTGGATTTCGGTTTCCTGGATCTGGCTTTCTTCTTGGCAGCCAACAGATATATCGCTGGGTCTACTTTAGGAAGCTCGATCTCACTGAACTCCACTTCGTGACGACAGCAAGGACAGATCCAGACTTGCTTATTGTACGGGTCCATCTCGGTCCCACACTCAGGACACTTCGGTCCGAACTCACGATTACACTTACAGCACATGTAGTCTTCGTTGAACAACACGAAGTCACGGCATCCACATTCTGGGCAACGAACATCCATAATCATTCTCCTTCTTTTAGTTGGTTGTTGCATAGTATCTGCTTATCACTACTATTTGAAATATACCGTCCTCTCCTAAGCATGGTATGCCATTCGTACAGTATAACAAGATAGGAGACTATCATGGTCGATTTAAACGTATTGAAACCATCCAAGCCTCGTGAACAAGAGGAGAGGATCGAGGATCTGTGTACCTTAGTTTGCACATCCTACGATACTGCCAATATCGAGGACATGGTTGCATTGGAAGAGGAGCTTTCTACTCTATTTCAATATTTGAAATTGGACACACTAACTCCCCTGGCTTTGGAAGATCTTCATAAAGTCGGTATCCTCAGTGAAGAAGCGGTGGATATAGTGAAGATCCGAAAGGGTATCGTCAGTTCTGCCAAAAGCGTTGGGAACAGTCTTGCCAAGTTCGCTGCTTGGGTTCATAACACTTTGCAGAACAAGACCGTCACAGAGAAGTACATCTTGAAACGATTCGCGAAGTTAGAACAGACATTATCTACCGCTGAAACCTCCCGTGGATACGTGAAAGATGTTCCCACCTATGACGTTGTACAGAAGCGGCTTGTCGGTATCCTACAGGTCTGTGATTTCATCAAAGAGCTATCCTCTCAACAGGATACCACAGGTGGTTACAACGATGGAATCTTCGAGAAAGTAGCTTTGGTATCCAATGGAGTGTTGAAGTTGACAGCTCCTTATTCAGAGTCTACTTATCGGAATCTGGAATGGTCGAAGCCAACCTTGTCCAGCTATGAAGTTCTCAAGTCTCCTTGGAACAACTCCAATAACTTGCAGAAACTGAGAAACTTGGTAATCGAAGCCAAGTATGAATCTCTGGAAGATCTTGCAACAGCAGCTAAGGTATTAGCGAAACGATGCAGTAAATTCAGGGAAGAGACTGCTTATGCTGCCCCTGATTACAACGAAGTAGCGAATACTTACAACGCTGCTTACGTGATCAACAAGATGGTCAAGCAGATCAACCAAGCGATCAACAAAGAGATCAACACTCTTGTGATCTCGTATATCACCCACCTTATCAACTATACAACCATTTGAGGTATTACAACTATGGCACTCTCAGCTATCCTGTTCTATACGAACAAGGTTTATCCTAAAGATATCGTTCTCGACAAAAACACGATCCCGGATGATCCCAATGAACGATTGAAAGACAAAGTCTTCATGTCTGTCGTGTTCACCGTGAAGCACTTCTGTGAATACAAAGACTTCGTCGTTCCTGAGACAACATTCAAAGATGATTTGAAATGCACCAAAGAACAGATGGAGAAGATCCTGAAGTCGTTGTCAGACAAGTTCAATGTGACGTTCGACAAACATTGGTTCGGTACAGTACAGGATCTTACGATCTACGTAAAGGACCATCAGGCGAAGAAGTCCGAAGAGTCATTGTTGGATGTTGCAATAGTTGTCGGAGGTGCTGTTCTCATCGCAAGTGCTGCGTCCGCATTGTGGAATAAGATCTTTAAGAACGATGATTCCAAGTATTACGTTGATCTTGATGAATGGGATAAGTTTAAGAAAGAGTATGCTAAGATATGCGATATTATTCTTAAACATGCGAAGGATGATCCTTTCTTCTCAAAAGAACAACACAAAACATATACAGTTGATGAAGGCATTGCCATTTACCAGATGATCATCCAACGATTTGAAGCGTTCCTGAAACTTCCGCATAAGAAAGCAGATGAATCACGTGAAGAATATCAAAGACGCCTGCTTGACACCATGCGTAGTTTGAAATACGACGATCCCGATACATTCTACAAGAAACTCCCGCAGCGTAAACCACATACTTACATCGAAGCTCAGTACTTCGATATCGCAAAAGTTGATAAGTGCATCAAAATGCTTGGTACCATTGATGGAATGTATTCTCAAATGGAAAAGCATGAAGAGAGTATCTGCGCAGACAACGATGCAAATCGTGTGTGGTTCGATCTGCGTCTTGGAGGAGAACAAGACTTTTCTGAATCATTCGATTCTTATACATTCGGAGCAGACTTCAGAAGCAATGTTCCTCGTATCCTGAAATACGTAAAAGAACAACTTGAACAAGCGAAGAAACAATCCAAGTGAATATACCAGTAAGGATAGTGAGGATGACTCACTATCCTTACTGGTGTCTTATTGAGGTTGGATGCTGTTCAACCGATCAGCCAGTCCTTTACCGAAGAGGATAACACACTGTTGATCTTCCATCAACTGGTCGTATTCCGTCTTGGTAAGGAGACCGCACGATGTGAACTGCATGTAGATCTGCTTGAACAGATCCAATTGCTGAGTGATGCCAGCAACACCATCGAGATGTGCTCCAGCAGCGAACACGCTCGGAGGAGAGATCTCACAGAACATGTTGTCCGAGATCGTCTTCTCACATGGAAGGGTAAGGAAGAGTGCACCTCCAGTGCAGAGGATATAAGGACCGTGGATCCTGGTCCTCTTGCACAATGCAACATCTTTTAGTTTCTTCTGAAGGATGTTGTACATCCCAACCGCGAAGAACTCATCGATGTAAGAAGGCGCCCAGATCTCCAAGTAATCGTTGGATGTTACCTGATCCAGCAACAAGATGAACTCGTTCATCATCTCATTACCGATCATAGGGTGGCACATGTTCACCGTGTTCAGATAGAACGTCCATTTCACAACGGAAGCATCGTCTTCCTCGACTACCAGCCTTTCGAATGGGAGATTGCGACATGTCGTTCTTGGTATATTCTGACCTTCTACTGGTTGATCACAGTTTTGATTCGGAACCATAGCTTCTGCACTATAGGATTCCAAACTCGACTGAGGGAAGACTTTGGTATCATCCTGGGCATCCACAACCAGAGTAGCACCAGGAAGTGCAGACAACTTATCTTCCGTACGCTTTACGAAATCAAGCTTCATACCGCACCTCCATAACTCTCTGTTTTTCTGATGGAGTATCTTCCATAGCAGCCAACCGTTCATTCACGGTGACACCACTCAGATATACATCTTTCCTGTGGTTTACAACATTCTCAATGTCTTCCACAGTGAGGATCCCTCTGGTGATCCGTGTCAGAAGTCCTGTGAAGTAATTGCAAAGACCCGTTGTCTGGTCTTTCACATCCATCGATTTACCGAAGTATCCGCCTGATGGCATATGGAACATCAGTGTAGCCATGGGAGAGATCCTCCTCACCTTGCCACCGCACCAGATCACAGCAGCGATAGATGCACACATCCCGATCGCATCGGTGATGATCTGTCCTTTGGAGTTCTGGATCGCATGGAAGATGTCGATACCAGTTTCCACCCAACCTCCATTCGAGCAAAGATAGATCGTCATCTCATCTGTCTCACGAAGGTTCATGATCGTGTGAATCAGTTCCAAATAAGGATCCGGCATGATCACTTCTTGATCCAAGAACACGGTGTACTTGCAAGAACCGTCTTCCATAGTCTTGCCGCAGATCTTACCGCTCTGTCCTGGTTTCAAAGACAGGAAAGTAGCGATCCTGGCGTTGTTCTCTTGTGGTTGTTCCATACTCACCTCCCGAACAGCGTGTGGAATACCTGATGGGAATGACCCTGGTCGTCAACAACGGCACCGTTCTTCGCATCCAGGATCCCAACTACCGTTCTGGCGATAGAGACCTTATCCACTTCCAGGATATCCAGAAGCTGCTGATCATGGATCGACTCACAACCGAGTGCGTTGGCGATCTCAGGAAGATGATCTTTCGGATCGAACTCGTAGGAGAGACCCTCCAGACCTTTCACGTAGACTTTGGAAGCCTCCGCATATCCAGGGCAGTCCACGGCATCGATCGTCACAAGAGCGTTCACTCGTTGTTTGATCACATTGCCTTCCTGACCGATCTTGGCAACCAGAGACCGCAACGAGAACGCTGCGTTCTTCAGAGGATCTTCCAGACGATCCTTCAGATACGGACCATAAGGTCCAGAGCATTGGATATCACCATAGACCACAACATGTCCCTGTTCAGTAGGTTGTCCAGTCCACACACGATGGATCGTGTGAGATTCGTTCTTGGAGTCGATGAGCATCACCCGGGGAAGATCTTTGTCTTCCCAAATCATCGGATGTCCCCACTCTCCAGTGAGCTGTCCTGCTTTCAGGCGTCTCACGAAAGGAGAGTACGGGTTGGTCAGGGCATCGACCATGCTGGTAACCTCATAGTCTTTGAGGTTACGGGATACTTTACCCAACACCATCAAGGGAATGTCATGGTAAACCCCGTTCTTATCAGGTTTCAGGCTCTTCTGGTTCCCTTCCAGGAGAAGAGCTGAACTGATATCAAAAGCTATCGTGTTCATATGTATTCCTTATTAGAAGTTAATTGCGAAGCAGATCTTCGATATCGCTCGAAGTGTCGTTGTTCGGGTTGACGATCATGCCGTTGATCGCATCTTGCAGATAGCCACCGATCAGTTTGGCTGTGGTACTCATCGTTGCATGAGCGGAGTCATTCAACTTCAAGAACCTCGGTGGATTGATCATATCCGTTTTCCTGTAGAACTTACGGACATCCTCTCGATCTCTGGCAAGGTGAGAGAAGATCATCTCGAAGGTTGCATGATTCACATTCATCTTGGACTTGGTGATCTCTTTCACGATATCGAAGATGAACGCACAGGTGTTGTAATCGATGAACTTCGGGATCTTCCCGTTCTGGATATACTCATTGAAAAGTACATAAGCAAGGTAAGAGTTCCTCACCACTTCACGGTGGTTCAAGAACACATCTCCTTGCTTGAACAGACATCTCAGATAGTCGATCCCTCCGATAGTAACGAACTGCACATCAGAAGGAGACATACTGATCATCGCAGGAAGGAAGATACTGTGATCTCCCACATCTTTAATGGTGAATTCGAAGATAGCCAGAGCATCTGTGGTATCTCCAATCTTCAACAACCCATATCGTTCATAGGACTTGGGAACGTAAGCGAGCATCTCGTGTCCTGTGAACAGGACACGATCATCCTTGTATTCCAAATAGTCATTAAAGTTAAACATCATCTAACTCCTTATTGCACGGTATGCCACACGATGGAGTTGTGCCACGGGCTACTTCCAGAGTGTGCTGTATTCGATTCATAGAGGTGGTTAGACTCTGTACCTATGTACCAACGAGACTTCGAAGTATCGTAAGCGACGATCGTTTCCAGTTGTGCTGGATAGATGCTGTTCGCCAGTTTCCACATACGAGATGTACCAGATGTCGTAACATCCACTAGTGTGTAGTTCCCGGTACGGAGAGGATCGATGTTCTCCACATGGATCGTACTTGCATTGATGCGGGTGACGATCGGGAGCTGTTCTTCTGGTTCCACAGGTTCTTCCGGTGTGGGTGGTGTATCTTCACCACCTGGTTCTTCCTCCTCTACCGGTAATCGAGCTACCGTAAGATCGTACAAGAGATAAGAAGGAAGTCTCCTAACATCTGTGTACTCCATCGAAAATGGATTGTACTTATCGGTGTACGAAGTATTGTGTTTCCGGATCGCAAGGTTCGGAGCCACTAGATCATACAAATTATCACGATGCATCAATCGAAGTTCTTGTTGTACAGGGAATGTCACAAGTTCGTTCGAGTCGTACTGGATCCTGACATAGTCGACAACTTCTCTGGTATACCGGTTGATCAAAAGACCACCTGTTTGACAAGGGAACGTCAATTTGTCCGGATAGAGAACCATAAGAGGTTCGATGAAGCTGTGAACCAGAGGTTCTTCACTATGCAAGATCGCTACAAAAGGAACCGTTTTATCCGCATATTTTTGGATCGCAAGTTCCTCTTCTGTTGTCCCAGTGAAATGATCTGGATCGTTGAATAAGTTGTGGATCGTAGCTTCCACATTGACACGAACCATTGTGGTGTTCTTCAAGGTCTTCTGGAACTTCTGGAGGTTCGCTGCCAAGATCACCTCAAGGAGTTGACGATCCAGTTCTATTTCAACACGATATCGTGTTCCTTCTGAGAAGATCTTGACGTGGTCTGTGGATGACTCGAACATCCGTCCACCGATGCACACCATCGGGTATCCAGACGTTGTTCCTTCCGGAAGCAAAAAAGAGATCTTGATGATAGAGTGTTGGTAGACTTGGATCGTCCCTTGAAATTTCACAGGATCATCGTCTTTTACGACAGTATCCTGGATCGATAATTTCTCATCGACACTTGTGATCTCAACTGGTTCACAGTCTGACAATTTGACGATCGTAAGATCACCGAGATCACTGTAATCCACAAGGAGGATGTTCTTGTTCAGGTCTTCTACTTTCGATGCTAGCTGTGCGCCTTGATAAGCGAACAGAACGTCTTCGTATACTTCTGGATAACAAGCGATCCCATTGACGAACGGGATCGTATTCTGGAACTTCACCACTTCTCCTGGGATCGCTTTGCTGAATACAAGATCTGGAAGATTCCATTTTAAACGATTGTTGTTACGGACTCCCGGAGAGCGGTGAGATCCATAACCGACATCGATCCCGAAGTTGTTCTCCACACTGTAGATGTTCAACTGTGTTGTGATATTCGTAGTAAATGGAGTCGGGATCAGTGTTTTAACACCATCTTGGATGGTCAGCATCCTGTAAGGAACCATGGTAGCAACACGATATCGATCCAATGTAGTAAGGTCCAACTTCGTCAGATACTCTTCCATCTGAGTCCAGTCGGTTACTCCATTCGCAGAGACTGGTTGTTCTGCATAGAGTTGCATCAGATCAATATACTTCATAACACCATCATCGTCCTCTAAACAAAGGACGAGATCCTGTGTTCCTTGGTAGGATAGTGCATCCGAGAGTGTGATAGCAGAGGTATCATAGCAAGAGCTATGTCGATCTGCGTGACGTATGATACCCTTAATAAGCATGGGCAACACCTCTCGTTAAAGGTTGACTTTTAAGCATAGCATGACCCGATCAAGTGTGCTAGAACACAAAAGAATAAGCTTAAAAAGCGATCTAGATGTGAGATAACACTCACATCTAGATCAGATCATTACTTGTTCTTCTGTCTCTTATACTCAGCTTCTACAGCTTGGATGATCTTCTTAGCCCAGGCTCGATCAGAGTCTGTGATTTCAAACGTACGTGCTGCGTCATTGGCAACATGTTCGTGTTCTTGTTCATCGTAATCTTTGGTCATATCAATCGTAGTACCCATCTGCGAATCGTACAAATGACGACACTCGTGTACAACAACGAATAGAAATTGGTCTACTTTAGAAGAAGTACCAACAGTGACTGCATTAAAGATACGATCAAACCACGACAAGATCACCTTCACATTGACATAGAAGTCAACCGTATTGGTACCTGTACCAACCATACACCATCCCATCATAGCGGTAGGTTTGTCATCAAGTGGATTAGGCCACAAAGCTGGATTCGTATTCGTCACAACCATATTTCGAATCCTGAATGCCATCCCATAATGTTCACCAAGTCTCTTCACGAAATCTTGGTCCATAGGAAAGGTCATGTTGATACTGTATCCGTCTTTCGTATAAGCTTTATGAAGATCTTGCAGATACTTCGATGCGAATTCACACACTGTATCCAATGCACTTATGGTAATGGTCAGGAACTTAACGAATCCTTTTACGATATTGGAAGGCTGAGCCTCTTCATCCACATCTGCACGAACAAACAGATTGTAATGATTGGATACAACTTTATCAATCTTCTCAACCAACGTCTCCATGTCGGTTGTGTCAGTAACTTGTTTCTTGAATTCGTCAAGTGCTCTAATGTACTGACCGATCGATCCTGATATTTGATTCAAATCATTACCAAGTGCTGTTGCATGTTTGTAGATCTCTCTTCTACGATAAGTGATACCACCATCTTTCTCCACTAAGCCAGCTTTAAACATATCATCCAGTTGTCGGTTAAAGTCTTCCAAATTGGAGAAATCTGTGTTGTCACTCAATTCGATTCGAAGATCAGAAAGCTTATTTATGACAGTCATCCAAGCTTGATACACTTTGTCGATATCATACTTCCATTTCATAGGCTGGTCCAAACCAGGAGAGAAGTGTGTCTTGATGGAAGCTTTGATATCTCGAAGGACTCGAAATAGCTTACCGACAAAAGCAATGATCCTGTCTTTCAGCCATTTGAAGAATTGACTAACTCCTTCTTTCGCTTGTTGGAAGATCCCTTCTTCACCTATTAGCATCTGGAAGTGTTCGGTATAACCGTATTTGCGTTCATATTGGTTCACGATGGTGGCATTTTCATAAGCCACGATACCAGAGATGATCTCTTTGTAGAGATCATTGAGTTCGTGAAACCGTTGGATATGTTTTATAGCTTGTTCTTGTGCAAGCATCTCATCGAAAAAAGAAATGTTGTACATAATTGTCCTCTGTGTTATAGTTATGCGAGAGGGGAGTTGTTACCCCCCCCCCGCAGTGTGTCACACTAGTTCCTCTAACCGTTCGACCTGATCATCCCGTAAGCACTCTCTTGGAAATGGAGTTCCGAGATTAGACTCCATAACCAATTTAGCACCACGGATGGGAAGAGTGGAGTGTGTAACCCAATAGATGTTGTCTCTACTGATCACGCACATGTGATCATCTTCCCACATACGATCAAGTTTGTTTTGAAGAGCTATTTTGGAAAGCAGACTGTTGTTACGAATCTGCTCGTATTGTTGACGCTTCAGTGTATTCACATCGCTGATGATCATACCAACCTCCTTGTTTATTTTGATGCAGAAGGAGCATATGATACTCAAAGGTTTAGATGCTGGAGAGGTCGTAACTCTCCAGCATCTAGGTCACACTACACTACCAATTGGTAGGTGTCGTAACCCGTTCGGATAACGCGCTTCACAGCGACATACCCATCGGGTGTTTTCACCCTGAGTCCGTCAACCGGAAGCTTACCCAGAGCGATCAACCGAAGTTGACGTTCTCTCTGGACGTCCTTAGACTGTTTGTTAATAACAACCATGACACGATCCTCCTGTTTATGTGTTGCTTACAATACGACCCCTCCTAGTGTGAAACTAGAGGCCAATCAAAATCTTTGAGTGAACCCAGGTAGGGTAGGATACGTTATGTATCCTACCCTACCTGTCTATCAGTTCTTACACCACTTGGGATCGATAACTTCTTCGATCTCATGCAGTGTTGCTGCAATTGCCCGATCACACCGTCTCCAAGTGTAACCGTACTTCTTCACCTGCATACGCTTCAGTCTCCAGTGTGCAACACGTCTGTTTAGTTTCTGGATCATGATGCGTTTCATGATCCCAGCGATGATGTTGTCAGTACTGTTGGCGATACGTTCGCTCTGTAACTTAGTAACCATGATGAACCCCCTTATGATTTGTTATCTTCCTGGTGCTTTCATAAGAGTTATATATATTCGAAATATTTTGAACTACACTACTCTAGAGGGATACATGTATCCCTCTAGAGTAGGTATGGTGTTATCAACTGTTATTGACCGAATATAGGATAAAACCGTCTGTAGTTGGTGTGAATAGCTTCCAGATAGTATCCTCTTTTTACAGGGATAAAGATGGTTTGATCTGTTACACCACCATCTTTCCCAGCACGTCTCCCATCGGATGTTGTATGGGTTGCAAGAAGTTGTGATTTAGATGCGTCTTTATAGATATGAACAGTAGTTACGCGTGTGGGTTCAGCATTGGAGTTAACCCACCGTACATAGAACCATCCGTCAGACGGAGTGGTGTATGTGTAAGTCGCAACGTATGCGTTCTCTCCTAAATTGATGCTACGCTCGTATTCGGGCATACCTAACGCACCGCCCTCTATAATGCTGTTGATGGTATTAAGCGCATCCTGGATCTTCTGGTCCATCTGTTTGGTATAATCGGTGATCAACTTCAATACATCCTGAACATTGACATATCCAGCCATGGGAGCTTGATTGAACACCTGGATGTAAAGAGCCATCGTCACACAAGGTGCGACAACCTCATTTGAGAATCCGAATGCATCTGTGCTGTATCTGCCGTATGCAGCATCTTTTATAAGGTCGCCTCCTTTAGCATTATTTGGCAGTATACTTGTGTCCAACATCGGTTCATCGGCACTGCTGGTGTTGGCTAGTGATTGACAATCGTTTCCATATCCAGATAAGTGTGGGTATTGGTTTGCTGGATAGTACACATCGTATCGCATTGCCAATGTTAAATCAGGTAACCCGCTCAAGTAGGTTTTGTTGTGTACATTGACAGCTTGGTTGGATTCGTATCCTCTGATATATCTCGTAACCTTAGGAAGACGGATGTCACTTCCTTCGATCACAAACATACCGGATTGTCCTGTGGAGGCCAACTCCGCTTCATATTGTGCATTTGTCCCAGTACGGATGTAGTTTTTCGAACCATACTCCACTGCTTTCTGGTAGAACTCTGGGTAGAGTGTTTGACATCCTCGGATCCACTCTCCGGTATTCAGCGGGTATGCACCTGGAGGTGTTTCTCTGGACATGGAGTAGAACACTTCGAATATATTCTTGGCACCAGAGATCTCTTTCTTCAGATCATCGGTCATCGGAATATTACGTCTCTTAAACGACATAGTGATATCCTTTCGGTTATGTAAAGGTTTGTTTACGATGGTATGATACCATCGTAAACAAAGCATCTACTATAGAGGAAGGAGTCTTCATATGCCATTCCATAGACGTAAGTTGGAGATCAATGATGAGTTCCGAGCATCGATCCAGAAGTTGATCGATGATGCAACTGCCGCATTAAATACCAAAGTGGACGAAGCCCTGAAACAGATCGATGAGAAGATCAGTGGTGGTGTAGTTGGATTCCCGAACTACGCTGCTGCATCCCAGATCTCCGATCCAACAACACTGAGAACAGCAACCAGCAACGGTTACCTGATGATCCAGAACGGATGGGGTAACAACTACGGGATGGGTCCTTGTCGATTGACCATCGGATCGAATACCTTCATCATCGGTTATAACCATAACGAAGGAAAGCACTATTCTCAAGGAAGTACAGCAGGTATGTTCCCCGTGAAACAAGGAGAGTCTTGGAAGCTGGATACACGTGGCTCTTCTTACCGTGTGGTATACTGGGTACCTTGCTATACCACAGGAACAGGAGGCTCCGGTGGGAGCGATCCATCTACTGGATCTGGTGGTCTTAGTTTCCCAGACTACTCTCTTGGTTCAGACATCATGAACGATTACATCTCCGGTTGGACAGCACGAGTGGATGGTTGGGTATACGTTCGTATCAACCGCAGTGGGTACATCGTCTGTATCAACGGTGCTGAGGTAACTCGCGGTTCCGAGTCTAACTCTGAAATGTGTTGTTTCGTGCCAATCAAAGCAGGTCAGACTGTAACGATCCGGAAGTTCTCGGACAACAGTATCGTAGCTACCACCAAAGAACCGATGATATTCTATCCATTATTGTAAATAGGATCTAGATGTAGGAGAATGATCTCCTACATCTAGTTGATATAACGCTTATTTCACTGTGCCTGACGACGTACTTCAGTATCCAACCGTTGTAAGACCATTCTAGCGAATGCAATATCAGCAGGAGTTGACTTGTAGTTATCAGCTGCATATCGAGCACGCGACTCATAGGTACGATCAGCATATTCGTGCGAACCCGTCTCGACTTTAAATGTACCACCTATCCTGTTTTGAATATCAAACAAATGTCGACATTCGTGAACGATAGTTTTAATGAGCGATTCTTCTTTAGAACCACGTAATCTACTCCATCGAGATATACTGGACATCAGAAAGTTGTAATTGCACCAAATATTCGGTATTGGTACATCTTCGAACATCCACCCTGTGATAGAACTCTTTACTCCAGTTATTGGATCTGGCCAAGTTCTCGAGTCCCTGTTAGTGACTATCAACTGATTAACTTTGAACACACCACCATAGTACTCTCCAAGACGGCGACATAAATCGTGACTTATAGGAAATGAAAGATGTATATCGATCTCATTGCACATATACGCATGTCGTAAGTTAACTAAGTATCCTTCCAACGTACTAACGTTGATACTTGTATACTTTATCTTAAGTAAGAGTAGTTTCAACAAAGTGTTGCACACGATAATCTTTTCATCGAGTGTAGTGACTTTAATGGTATCGTTAGCGCTCATATAGTTGTGTTGAAGTGTCTCACACATAGAACGAATCAAACGATCAACACGATGTGTTATACTAGGATCGTTTGCATTGAGTTGGTTTATAGTATCTGTCAATGACAGTATCTCTGGAAGATGCTGATTCAACATAGTGATCGACTGACATATCACCTCAGCATGTGACTTCAACCTAGTTGCGGTAACTGCATTTCCACGAACAATCGTATTTAGAAGATGTCCAAGATCTGATGATTGTGATATTAACAATCGTTCTGTTAGTTCAACCTGCTCTGGTCTATTGACCCAGAAATCAATAGGATCTTGTAGAATAACAAACAACTTTTGTTCTATTGTGGATATGTCATAGCCCAATTTGATCAAACGATCGAGATCGTCAACATGAAGGATAGTCATAATCTTTGATTTAATCTTAGTGATTAAATTCAACACAAATGCAACTATCTTTCTAATTGTATCTTTCAACCAAGTTATGAAATTTTCAATAACCTGCCTGGCATCATCAATTAGACTCTCGTCTCCGATTAGATCATGAAAATCCCTGGTGACACCATGCTGTTCATAAAACCTTACAACAACTGTAGCATTGTGATATGCGTTGAAAGCGATATCTTGTTTCTGAATTATGTCGTCCAAACATTGTAGTTCGATATAGTCGTGAACAGCATCGTAGCAATCAAATACATCAATATTCATTTTAAATCCTCTAGCGATTCCAGTAACTCAGCATACATATCTCGTATAGACTTTCCGTTCCTATCATCAACATATGCTTGTTGGTCAGGGCTGAGTTTCCATTTTACAAAACAATGACAACCGCTAAGGTACTCATTAAATGCCGAACATCCAACCATATCGATCCAAACAAAACCTTGGTGCGTGTACATATAACCATAATAACACACTGATTTGAACCTCTCTTGAGCTTCTTGAGGTGTTTCATATGCCGCGATATCCATCAAACGTTTCTTAGCATCATCATGGTGCTTTTGCATCTCTCTTGTAACTTGTTCCGTACACATGTGAGTTTCTCCTTTCACTATCATATCATAAAATCTAGATGTAGGCGTGTGCTCTCCTACATCTAGATAGATCTTATTTCTGCTTCTGTCTCTTGATTTCTGCTTCTACCTGGTCAAGGATCTTCTTCGCCCAAGCACGGTCACGATCAGTGATCTCGAACTTGGTAGCAGCTTCCTGAGCTCTTCGTTCATGTTGGTATTTGCGATATTTGAAGAACGAGTCTCCTTCTCGCATCACATCGAACTCTTTCCCATACTGCATATCCCAGAGATGTTTGCACTCATGAACGACAGTACCGATGAACGCATCGTATTTGTTGATGCGATTGTCATTCAAGAACGCACCACTGAATCTTGCGATCCAAGATGTCATGAACCGTGCACTCACCCAAAGTTCCGTTGGGAATGACACACCAGATCCATTGCCTGGATAACACCATCCCATCAACCCAGGAGTTTCAGTAGCGATGTTCCAGGTGGTCGGACTCATATTCGTCACGATAAGCTTCGTCACTTTGATCGGAGCTCCATAGAAATCAGAAAGTCTCTTGATCATCGCCTGATCGAACGGGAACTCCATATGGATCGACACTTCACCTTTGTTGTACGCAGAATGCAGCTCTTTCAAAATAGATACCCCTTTACGAATGCATCTATTGAAGAACTGACTGTAAGAAGTTGCGAATGCAATACAAGCACTTGCCTGGATCCGGAGTACTGCGATAAAACTGCTTTCATCTGATACATTAACGTGTTCATATATTTTGGTTTTGTTTGTATCAAGCAACAGGCTCCGTGCTCCAGGGAATCGTCTTATGAAATCCGCGATCTTATCTCTGGTACGTGTAAGATCATCGTGTTCATTCAACGACTTTTGGAGGGTATCGATCATCTTACCCATCGTGTTCATCATCGTAACATAACTGTTGTTGATTATGTACTCAAACTTCTGAGCATATTCACAGAACTTCATACGAGGATAAGAGGTTTCCTTCTTACATTCTTCAATCCCACCACACAGTGTATTGTACGCTTGATTTAAAAAGTCGTTTAAAACAGAAACCATCTCACCGATGGTGGTAGCTTGTCTGACGTCGTTACCGATCTGGTTTTCTTTGGTTGCCATCTCGAACACAGAACGGAAGAACCCAGCTACTCTAATGATCTCATAAGGACTCTTAGTTGCGATCATCTTGTTGATATGAATAAGCGACCACACCATCGATGTTAAGATATCTACGATACTACTTATGATGTTGAAGATGAGGCTAGCCAGTTGGATCAACTTCTTCTTCAACCAACTAATGATGCTACCAAGTACTTCTTTGGCGGAGTCGAAAAGGCCTTCCTCTCCGATCAGCAGTTTGAAATGTTCTGTGTATCCGTACTTGTCCTGATACTGTTCCACCACGGTAGCGTTATGGATCGCCATCAGTCCGTTGGTTACTTCCATACCCAAACGTTCCGTCTCCATCAGGTTACGATCCAGTTCGTTCAGTTTCAACTGATACTGGTAATCCTCTAAGAATGTAATATCTTCCACGGTCATTCTCCTTGTTATAAGACCTTATGTGACAAAAAAGAAAAGGGGAGAGGTGTTACCCCCCCCCCCGCATATTATCTTCAGCTGAGGTGCTGAAGGATGTAGTCCAACTGATCGGAAGTCAGTTGGTCTTTACGGAGATACTCCGTGTTAGAGATCGGTTCTGGATTGCCCAGAGGACAGATGTATTGGACAATCCGGATGTATTCTCCTTCATCATGGAAGAACGATCCAGATGTCGCGTATGTTGCGATCAGATGATCTGCTCTTGCTCGAGCATCCTCGATCTTCAATCGATCTGCCGCTCTCCGATACGCGATGCGTTTCATCAGCTCAATTACTGCATTACTCATGTCGTTATCTCCTTGGTTCGTTTCTAGTTTCACTTAGTTATATATAAGCCAAAATACTTTCAAATACACTAGCTACAGCAGGGATGTTGCTCCTGCTGTAGCTAGTTAAATCAGGGTTCTGCTATGACCATCACAGGCACACCGTAAAGCAGTTCGAAGGAGCTGTCGTCGATTTGTTTCCAGAACTCAACCACGAGAGTACTATTGACGTACTGATCCAGGTTGGCGTTCAGATACAGAGGATCGGCGAACTTCTCCACCTCTCTAGGTTGTGTCAGGATAGCGATACCAGAAACTGGTGCACGCACGGTGAAGTGTGTTGGGATCGGAGGAGCGGACTCCTGACCGATCTTCGGCGGTCTGCTGTTGAAATAGAAGTTCTCCAGGAACACTTCGGTCGCTGTTTGAGACATCGTCGTCTTAAACAGTTCACTTGGGATCCTGTAGGTGTTCACCACAGTACCGTCCGTTGAGGTGATCGGACCGTAGTAGATCACCGGAGCGATATGTGGAGGCGTGTTGTCCCCATACGTAGGTTCTTCTGTTTGGCTGTAGTCGTCCTTCAGGAGGAACCACGGATACGTATCGTTCGGATTTCTCAACTCGATCGACACCTTCTGACTGTAAGGCTCTTGCACTCCACTGTCTGGTGTCTGAGTGGTTTCGATCAGCAGTTCTTGACGGGTACCGAACGCGTTCGGTACGAACTCACCGTAGATCGGTTCACCAGCAGGTGTCTTCCCGGTGATCGTCTTGACCGATGCGATCTTAGAGAGGATCGAGAATCCTTTCCGGTTCTCTTTGTAACCGAAGAGTTCCAACTTCCAGTTGCTCAGATCACTCTGCCATACCGGGATCACAGAGATCTTGGAGAGTGAATACTTAGTGGTATTCACGATTCGAACTGTCTTATTGCAAGCCAGGAACCGAACACCTTCCCCTTCTGCGATCGTAGCAGGAGTATCGTCGGAAATATAGTACTTCGCAGTGAGAGTGAACTCTGCACCGGCATATTCCGTAGAGACATCCTCTAATCCATACAAGAACCCAGATACCCCGTCGATACTCACGATCTGAGTAGTACCATCAGCGTAAGTGATCTGCGGATAGAGTGCAAGCTCTTCTTTGTTCTGATGAGTATAGAGGATGATATCTCCATCCAGCATCTGGTTCGCCACGATGTCGAATGCGACGATCGGGTTGGAACCATCGGTCAGCTCGTTCAAGATCAGAGCTTGTTTGGTGATCAGCTGTACCACAGCGATCAAGATGCCGGAAGCGTCGTAGATGTGGAGAGCGATCTGCTCTCCATCTTTGAATGTAGCATAACTGTAGCAATTCACACACTTGCGAACACCAGGAACCGCTGTTTCTACAACGGGAACTCTGGTACCCGTGGGTTTGTTCGTGGTGTCGAAGTTCTGACTGACCACAGTGGTTGTACCATCTGCGTTGGTGCGGATCAGTTCATACTGCGCACCGTGATGTCCAAAGAACGCAAGCTTGTTGTCGATCACCAGTCTGGTGAGACGGATGATCGTTCCGGTACTGTCCGTGATCGCTACCGTTGCATAATACAACATGTAGATGTCGTTCCCGTAAGAGAGAACACGATCCGGTTGTCCATCCTCGGTCATCACGATCGCTGTTGGAACCATCGTCACTTTGTACGTGGTGGGATCCACTGCGGTAACGGTATAGAGCTGATTGTGAAGACCCTTCGTATCGTCGACGATCTGCGAACACACTTCCGGTATGATCTTACCGGAAGCGGATGCGTCGGTTCCGTCGATATCCGGATCATAGATCCGGCTCAACGGATAGACACGAGGTTGGTCTTCCCCGTAGACTGAAATAGTAGCCATATGTCATCCTCACTTGGTATATTACGGTTGATCGACACGGATATCTCTGTTCGGATCTTCCGGCAACAGAGCGCGTTTCAACTGCTCCAGAGTACGGTAGAACTCTGGGGTCCCCGAGTCGTAAAGTCTATACGATGGCAGGATATCGATGAACGTCAGATCGAGCATACCCGACTCCAGAACAGGAGGTTGATCTATTCCAAGATCCCCTGTCTCCCAAGTGAGGTTGGATGGATCTGCCAACCCATCGGTTGGATCCACTGCGTAGTAGAACACTCCAGTGACGGATTTCAACGAAGATACGATCTCCCAGTGACCTTGTTCCTGGTGGTACCAGATGAACAGGTTGGAGAATGCATTATACCACCTTCTCTCTTGTCCTTTAGCACTCTTGTCGACAGGACGATATGTCTGGTTGACCTTCTTCGTTCCTGCTCCTCCGACGATCAGGTTACCAGTTACTCCAGCCAGAGCACTATCCTGGTCTTCTGCAGTCAGATATCCAGCAACCTGATCTCTCATCCGAGCTAAATCAGCGTCATACACCAAGGTGAAATCCCCATTCAACACATCGTTCATGATCTCGTTGACCAGAACCGAATAGATGTGATGACTATGTGGGATCACGACGAAACTATCATCCACAGGATGCAGCCCTCTGAAATATTCCAAGATCGCGATGCATCGTTCCGTATCGAGGTCATCTCCGTACTGCTGCATCATGTCGTTGACGCTTTCCGGAAGCATCCCTCTGGTGTACCAGATCGCTCCGTTGCGCACACTGTTTGGGAGTTTCAGAAGTCCGTATTCATATTGCAGATCACGGATCGCCAATCCATCACAAGTGAGCATCGCCAGCTCTTGATACCAATACAAGAGCACGTTCAACGTATCGATGTAGTGAACTTTAACGAATCCATTCTCCTCTGTAAAACAGGGATCTGTTGTCACGTAGATCGTGAGGTTGTTATCCTCTGTTCCAGAGTTCAAGTATTCACTGTTATTCACCTGGATCGTTTGCGATGCGATATTCCCAAGCATACTCTTATTGACAGCATGAACGTAGTCAACGTCACGAACCAACTCACGTCCATTCAGATACACGATCGGATGAACCGTGTGGACCAACGGGATCTGGATCTGAGATCCATCACTCCACTGAGTAGCGTTCACCATCAACATACCGGAGCCGATACTGTGACCGTACAGCTCACCTAATTTAAAGGTACGATTGTAAGCAGTGGTCATCAGTCGTTTCGAACAGATCAGGAAGGTTCTTCCGAACTGATCCTCTCCGAACGAGATCGTCGATGTACCGTCTTCATTTTCAGTGATCGAGTAGTACGTCGACGTTAAACTCTCCGGATCGATTTGTTCGTAGGTCTGATCTACTGAATACTGATCGGCGAAATAGTTGCTCTTCGGTTCATCGTCATCACGTTCTCTGACACGGAACACTACGACATCACCAGTGACGGTCAAGGTATTGTTCCCCTCCATCGGAGACAAATATTCCGCATAGAACTTCGAATTCTCAAAGAGTTCCACCACGATCTCTGTATTCAGTGGTAAAGGAACACTCTTATCGATACTGATGACGACATACTGTCCGTGCTTGTTCACGTTGTAGAGTGTGTCGTCCAGATGTTTTCCATCGACAAACACATGTGCTCCAATATATCGAAGTGGGATCATCGCCAGTGGAAGATCCACGGTGAACACATGGGTGGTGTTCGGTCCGATGGTTGTTCTGGTAACACGTTTGCACAGCAGAGACATCGTGTTGTAGAATCCAAGAGCTTGGATGTACCCTGTTAAGGAGTTCACTCCACTGAACAGTGGGTTCTTGAACATCAGGTCCACATATTTGCTGGATTCCAGATGATCTGCCCTCCAGAAGGGAAGGGATGAGTCTCCTCTTCCCACCAGGAAGTTAAGGATCTCCTCATCGGACAGCTGATACAACATGAACAGATAGTTCGCTTCTCGGATCAGCTTCAATCCTTTGTTGTGACGTCTTGCGATCACTCGGATCTCGATCTCCGTGGTATCCAATGCATTCATGTATGCATTCAGGAGGATCTCGCTGATCGCGAAATCGTTGTGTGTCAACTGGATGATCGCATCGGTTGTGTTGAACCGATGGAGGAACAGCCCCTTCAGATGAGAGTTCGCAGTCGATGTATTTAGAGGACGGACGAACATATCACAAGTGTTATGTGTGATCAGATAGTTCTCCGGGTTATCCTCTTTTGGGATATGCATGATGTAGTTGAATCTCGCGTACTTCTTACTGCGGTAGAGGTAGTTCTGACCAACCACAGACAAGTTCACTGTGAAATCACTGACGATGTCGGGATCCGTGATCAGCTCGATGTAGTCTCCGATCTGGATATCGTTCATCGAAGCAACCTGGCTTTCACGTCCGTTGATGAACACGATATTCGCCAGACGAGCCATATCCCAAGCTTGGTTCCTGCTCTCCAGGTTGTTAGGACGGAGACAATCCGTCGATAAGTTCGTCAGAGGTTCTCCGTCACTATCCACATAAACAGAGACGAAGATCTTCTTAAAGTTGTATCTTGCACCGAGTATCGTCCTGGCCATCTTCGCTTCGATCGCCATGATGAAGGAACTACGGCACGGATAGTTGGTAATGTAGATCCCACGTCTCCACAACCACTCCCCGTTCGTACCGGTCACTCTGAAATCAAATGGGTTGGTATCCAGCCACTCGTCCAAAGGTACCCAGTCTGGAACGTTGATATTGAGGTTCCCCATACAGCATTTGGGAACCTCATATACGTAATAAGAGTCGGTATAGGGGAGTAAAAGAGAGACCGGTCCAAGATCGACCGATCCCATCCGTGGTATCGCACTGATACACCGTGCTATAAAGTTCTGACGATACTCTGTTGTCGGCATGTTCCAAATGTGATCCAGACAGTACTTGTTCAGATATTTGGACATCACCGTAGAAGTATCAATCGTAATGGACATGTTGTCACCGTTTAACCTTATTGATCACAGCTCCTGTTCCCATGATGTCATTGGCGAACTGGAGGATCTTGCCTTTGGTGTTACGTAATTTGATCACATTCGACATCGTCGGGATTTTCGCCCCGGATGCCACTCTCAACAACTGGTAAACCCAGTATGGGGGATACTCCAACGCGATCGCCATCGTGATGCTGTCTGCTGCACTGGAGGAGAGGAACCGATAGAGCTGAGTTTTCGTCAGCTTCCGCATCCGGTGAGGACCTCTCTGTTGTAGAGCAGTGCAAATCACTTCTGGTGTCCAGAGTTTATTCGGATGATGGTTAAGATCTTCCACACTCTTGATCCTGGATTGAATATCGTTCATGGTTCCAAGGAACCCACAACGATTCAACAGAGCAGGATAGAGGTTGGGACCTTCTCCCCCGAGAAGCTGTGCATAATACGCAGCGAACAGAGTCTGAACGAACATCGATTCATTGTAGTCCAACCCATAGATACGACCCAACTCTACACCGATCGTCGTAGCATACGATTCGATCACGAACGATGCCAGTTTCGGGGAGAGCCAAGGGTCATGATCCTCATATCCAGTAACCAGTGCAGCACGCACAAACAGACTCGCCAACATGGTCGAATCTGTAATATTGTACTGGACATTGTATGGGTCTACTTTTGTCGATATGGAGGTCAAGTTCACCCAACATTTCTGAAACCGTGCCGGTACAGAAAGGTTGCGAACCGACTTCCCGTCGACTACGATGTCTTGGATCGTTAAGACTTCAGGTATATCGTCCACTACCCCACTTAAGTTGTAGCAGAGGAAGCTTTGAAGCTTATCCGATTCAACAAGATCCTGATAGATCTTGGAGATCGGAGTGCTAGAGAAGATCCGTGTCTGCGCAACGTGGGATAACTGATCGGGTGTCAGCACAGTGTCCGCTGTGTCCTTAATAAGAAACGCTACGGCTTGCTGTAACGGGACTTGCCCGATCCTATCTGCGACGATCGAGACGTCAAAAAGAGATAATTTCATATCTTTAACCTCGTGTTGTCTAAGATGATTCTAAAGTCATAGGATCGTCGGCGACAACAAGTAACTGGAGAAATCTTTATGGCGACGACTATTAAGCCATTCCCACATTATCAGATCAATGTGAAAGATAACTCCATCTACAACGTGGAGTACACGACCATCCTCCCGGTGCATCGTCCGATCTGGATCATGCGCGCTCAGGAAGGACCGGTTGGGGATCCCGTGTGGTGTCCGACGTATACATTCGCTGCGGCTACTTTCGGTGAACAGACCTTCACCAATACCAATAAGAAGTACTACAGCAAACAGGCGAAAGTCCTGGTGGATACGCTGACCTACAACGGTGCCTTCATCTGTCGTGCCGCCGATGAAACTGCTCTAAACTCAGTGGTGATCATCGAAGCTTGGGTTCGTCAGGTGAATGGAACCGAAGAAGACGGAATCCTCCAGTACCTTTACGATGATGATGGACATCGACAAGTCGATGATGATGGCAACTACAAGCCGAAGAAAGACGGTGCTGGCAACAATGTGTATGAACCTGGTCTCGAGATCAAGTACACACAGCGTTCCGCTCTGCTCTCTTCGGAAGAAGTTAGCGGTTTCGACTTCAGCTCTCTGCAGATGCGTCCAGAGGAGGATGGCGGCAAGAACTGGTCGGTTTACCCGATCATGGTCTTCGAAGCCCTCTATCCCGGCGAATACGGCAACGACCTCTGCTTCTCCCTGTTCTACAAGAACTCTGAGAACCTGGCTGGAGATGTCAACTTCTACAAGACGTTGTTCTACACTTTCGCTCCGGCTCGGAGAGATTACAACAGCACCACGGTTACTCCTCATTACGACATCTATAACACCACTCAGAACAGCTTCGCTGCGAACCCAGAGACGCTGAACCCCGATACTGGTGCTGAGATGTCGATGCAGGCGGTGTGCAATAAAGCCTACGATGAAGATACGCATCAGCTTCCGTACACCATCTACACCTATGAAGAGAACCTGAACAAGATCGGTAACCTTATCGCTCAGTTTGAAACGGAAGGGTCTCTTGGACTTACCAAACCTGATAATGTTTCGAATAGCGCTTTCGGCTACATGGTCAATGTGATCTCCTGCCGCAACCTCGGTGGAACGCCGTATGATCACGTCCGTCTGATCACCATCGACGAGACCGATGAAACTGTCGTTCAGCTTGCTGAAGACAGCTACATCTACCTGGCTGGTGGTTACGATGGCAGCGACATCGGCGATGAGATGGTTCAGAAGTGCATCCAGCAGTTCTGTGCTAAAAAACTCAATCCGAAGATCGTGGACAAGTTCCGCTATCCATTCACTCACATGTACGATGTGGGTTACAACTTCGACACCAAGTACGCGATGCTCGATTTCCTCGATGTTCGCGACGACGTGATGATCGAACTGAGCACCCAGGTGCTCATGGCGGATGGTACAGGTCGTACGATCCAGATGAACGACCAGATGACCGATGAGTCCAACGGCGAAGCTCTGCGTAGCCGTGCTCTGCTCATGCGGGAATCGGTTCTCAAAGGCACCGACTGCTGCCGTTGTGCGATCTATGCGCATACCGGGTTCCTTGCGGATGGTGTCTACAGTGAACCCATGCCGTTCACTTACTGGAGTGCGATGAAGCACGCTATGTATGGCAACCTGCCGTATATGAACACGACCGAACCACGTGGTTGGCCTCAGAGCTACAACGAGTACTTCAAAGTCTCGTCTGTCAACTGGATCAACTACGATCCGGAAGGTCAGTCTCGTGTTTGGGACACTGGTATCAACTATGTCCAGTGGGCAGACATGTCTCGCATCTTCTATCCTGCTCTTCGCACCGTGTACCGTGCGGAAACCTCGGTGCTCGTCGATCAGTGGTTCGTCGATGCGGTGGTCTACACCAAGCATGTGGTTCGTAAAGCCTGGGGTAAGTTCAGCGGACGCAACGACAAAGTTGCTGTGCTGCAGCAAGGGATCAAGGAGTACCTTGATACCGAGCTCTCTTACCTGTACAACGGCAAGTACGATTTCGAAGTCTCGGTCTATCAGACCGCCGAAGAACAGCGTATCGGATATATCCAGCACGTCCTGATCCGACTCACCAGTCCTGCCACCATGCGTGTGCTCGACGTTGATATCGAGGTCAACCGTGAAGGTTACAATCCGGAAGAAACAACTGCTGAAGCAGCGTAAGAGGTGAACTATGGCTTCTAAGAATCAAGAAAACCTCGGTCGGTTCTTCTACGAACCGGAACAAGCTGCTCAGATCACCGGTGTCCAGCAGGGTACCTCTCTTCCGATGACCTCGGATGAGAAAGGCATGTCCTCGGGTCTCCAGCTCGGATCCGGTTCCAACATGCCGCTGTTGGACGTCGCTACGCCGTGTACGTTTACCCCTGTCGTCCTGGTGGTGACTTCGCTCCCTGCCATGTACGTCGTGGATGGTAAGCCGACCCGCATGGCGTGGGTTCTGAAAGACCTCATCGAAAGTCACGCGAAATCTGTTACTGGCATCGACTTCGGTTATACGCTCGGTACACAGGAAGGTCCTGTCGGTCACGACAGCCAGAACTTCCTTGTCCCTGCGAAAACCACTCGTGGTCAGGTCAGTCCTTCGTTCACCTTCGATGAACTGAGTGGCAACCTTGTCTGGAACACGTTCAAGAAGTGGATCTGGGACATCCAGCATCCCGATACGAACGCGAGTATGGCCAACGTGGTCTTCCCTGGCGCTTACACGATGTCCGCTTATGCGCTCTCGTTCATGGCGATCCAGTTCGACCCAACCATGCGTCCGGATCACATCATCGACGCCGCCCACTACGCCAACGTCTGGCCGACGGGCACTGGTGATATCGGATTCCAGCGTGTGATCGGAACGGTTCAGCACCCGGAACGTACGATCCCGATGACGGCTATCGTTCAACACAATGATTACATCAAGACCATTGCGATGACGATCGCTGAGCAGTTGGCGCTACACAAGCACAACTACAACATCGCGCCCCCGTACAAATCGAGGGTGGACAAACCGCTCGAAGGCATGGGTCTCGGTGTGGAACACGAAGAGCGTATGGGTTGGGCGAAGCAGGATGGTATCTCTTCGTTCGATACTCGTCCCTCCAGTGGCACCACCACCTCGACATCTCATGCGGTTCACCCGGATCAGATGCAGTATCCGGATGGTGTGTCCAACTTCCAGCGTTCCGACAGGAACTGGGACCAGAACTAATCGTTCTATCGATATCTACCAAGGAAGTGTATTCTCCCTTGGTAGATATTTTACTTATATCGATCGCATACGATGCCCGGATTGAACACATACATGAATGATCCATCCGTTAATGCTGTTTGATCATTTCTCATGATTTTATCCCTGCTATAGCAGGGATGTGTTTAAACGAGATGACAAAAAAGAAGAAGGTGTGCCCCGTAGAGCACACCTTACTATCCTCTGCTTATCGAAGCAGAACTTTTACACGATCTGCAATCACACACATCGTGTCAGTGATCACAGTCGTGAGTAACGCTGTCGCTTTTGGCATGAACAGCCAGATACCCCAGGTACAGAACCACAAAGCGTTTTCTGTTGTGTAGGCTTTGAAGAGTCCGAACAGTGGGATGTATCCGTAGAAGAAGACGGAGAGTGCGATGACGACGACAGTGTCAGTTGTTTTGGTGTTCATAATAGAACTCCTTCCTTTTAATTGTTTACGATTACAAACATTATTTGAATAAAGCACGAGTGACATAGCCTATGGCTAGAAGAGTGTTCGCATCACTCAACTAGCAAACAAATTGATTTGGTTAACAGCTCAGTTTACTGAGCTACAGGGATGATGTCGTAAACACCATTCCCAAGGTCAACAACCTTCGCTACTTGAACGTAGCGTCCGTCGTGTGTTCTCACACGAAGACTGGATGCAGGAAGTCGACCTGTGATGACTTGGCGCAGAAGCCTTGCCATTGTGTAGTCTTTTGGACGTGAGTTAATCACAGCCATAAGTACACCTCCAAGGTTAAGACAGTGGCATTGGTTAACGGTAAGGTGAGATTACGATACATCACCAATGAACAACAGAAGCTGATGTAATCACCACTTAACTACATCACAAACAGGAGGCGAGTCACTCGTCGCTCTATTCGCTTAAGTAATATATACGTGAAAAACGTTTCACTTACACTTTTAAATAAAGCGATACAGGAGTTGAGGGTTGCCCCTCAACTCCTGTATCTTAATTACGTTAGAATGATGGTGGCGGTGGTGTTTCGTCGAAGTTCATGTCCTGAGGTTCTTGTGGTGTACCACCTTCCTCCGGAGCACTACCTTGTCCTCCTCCACCTTGATCCACTTGGTCGAATGCCTGATCCAAGTCAGATGCTTGTTCCTCAGGATTCATAGTTCCACCTTCTTCTGGAGCTCCACCCGTGGGTTGTTCTCCACCGAACTCATCGGTAGTTCCTCCCATATCGGATCCTCCACCCATATCACCGTACGGGTTATCACCTTGTTCTTCCAGGTGTTTCCTGGCTTCATCTACGACATATTTCTTGAAGTTATCGAACTTAAGCTTCTGGTTCGTAACGTAGTCGTAGAGATCGAATGCGTTCTTGATGTTGATATCCTTCGGGAATGGGATATCGAACGAACTCTGGAATCCAACTTGCTTGATGTAATCACGAATCATATCCGATTTAACGGTTTCTCGGAAGAGGGTGAACATCTCTTTCGCATCCTGATCCATGATCTGATTTTCATTGAAGATCATCTGCAGAACACGATCGATCGCATCCGCATACGAAGTGATCTCTTCGTACTGGGCTTTGTCGACCACGATCTGAGGAGCAGGCAAGGAAATCTTGATGTTCTTGATCACCGTCTGAAGTTGTTTCTTGATGGAGTCTTTGTTCAGCTCCACTTCCTGCTTCGACTTCGGAGGTTTCGGATCGGATCCTTCTGCTTCATTGGAAGCTTTCATATCCTTACGGCTCTTGGAAGAGGTCTTCAGGATCTCTTCGATCCTCTTCTGCAGTGGGGAGGAGTACTTGAGATATGTACGGATCAGCTTGTTTCCGAACTTGGTCGTCGTCTTCTGTTCTCCCTTGATCTTGTTGTTGTACATCAAGTTCGTAGTAGCAACAGAACGAGAGTATTCCTGTTCCCCTGTTTGGTTAAGAGCAGCATGAGGAACTTCCAACCCGGTGATGATCCAGTTGCTCAGCTGTTCCAGGAACGCCGTATCAGGAGAGATCGCATTCGCAGATTTCCTATCGGTTGTGATGTTGAGGTTCTCACGAAGTCCTTTCATGTTCTTCGGGAGCAACGTAAGTGATCTCTGGAGGAGATCTCGTTGTACCGTCAACGGTTCGTTATCGAACCGCAACATCTTCTTCTCGATGAACGCATCTCGCACCATAGCGAGATACTGTGTGACGTTGGCGTTCTTCTCATCCACATCCACTTCGATGACTTTGTTGTCGATCGCATTCTCTGTGGCAGCCATGATACCGGAGATCAGAAGAACCGTTCTCAAGGAGAGAAGTGTACTCAGATCCTCGATACGCGATTTACCAGTTCCATCGATGTGGTAATCATAAGCCATGTACACCATCATGGAAGCTGGGACGAATACCAACCCTACTCTCTTACGATCCAAGAGATAACGGAAAAGACAGAGTGTCGTCGCTTCATGCTCTTCGATCGTAGCCCCTGAGAAACCATATTCTTCCAGTTTGTTGTTGAGCAGGTTCCTCATCGTAAGACCGAACATCATGGCAGTCGCTTTGAAGCGTTGATCGTCGTTGATGCCAGCTGCATATTTGTACGCTGCTGGTTGACCGAATGTCGCCTGCATCGCACCTTCTGTCAACTTACGAGGACCGTTGTAGGTAGAACGATCGTAGACATGATCGGTCAATGGAGTACCCCACTGGTTCACCAGAATGAAGTAACCGATGTGCTTATCGGGTGCACCAGGGATCGTCACTGGGATCACAGAGGAGTAAGGAAGATCAATCACGGTTGGATGGTGTTTCTCTTCCAAAGACTCTTCTGTATCGAGAAGATAAGTTGGATTAGCAGCATCCATCAAGAAATGTTCCAGAACTTTCTTCTCCATGTTCTTCGCAGCACCGTCGTAACGACTCTTCGTATTCAACTTCGTCGCATCGTACGTGATCACAACGGACTTCTTCGCTTCGGAGAACAGCTCCTTGATCGCTTTCTTGGTCTCTCTTGTGGTTGCAACTACCTCTGGATCTGTGAAGACCTCGTAAGACTTATCACTCAGTCTCCAATTTTCGAACATCTGATCGATATCTGCATCGATCTTGTTGAGAAGATCATCATAGTGCTGTTTCTTACGACCCTCTGTTGGACGGATCGTTGGAATAAGCAACTCCATAGATGCGTCTTTGGCGTCGTACATCATCGGTGGATCGTTATCATATTCCAGACGTTCACTTCCCATCGTGAAGTTGCCAGGGATCATCTGTTGATTCATCTGAGGATGATTGACATTCTTGATGATCTCTTTGACATCGTGACCTGCTTTGATCTCATCGATATCCACCGCCGCATTCAGTGTATCGATATTCACCTGAGGTACTATGAGGATCGGAGAAGCGCCATCTTGGAAGATGGCTTTCTTCATCCAAGTCTTCATACGAGGAGCCAACTCAAACGTACCGTTGAAGAACTCAGTCAACTCAGAGGAGATCTTATCTTCGATATCCTGACCGAGATCGGTCTTCTCCAATAAGATCTGAATGCTGTTCGTCTGAAGATCGGTGGGACTGATCACAGAACTCACCCAGATATCGGCAGCGTCTTTCAGCTCAGGAGCCAACACCCCGAAACTTTGAGCAGTCCGAGACCAATTACCAGCCTGCTGAGAGATACCCAACAGCTGGTCAAGGAATTCAGAAGTGGAAGGAAGTTGTTCCGTATGGGAACCGTCGGGTGAGTAGATACCAGGAAGGTACCGCATCTCGGTTGGGGTATGAAGAGAGAGTTCGACATCCTGATGTTGATCCTGTTCCGGGTTGTCTTCCGGGAACGAAACACCGAGGATTTTGCCTAACCTCTTCAGCCCTCTTGTAAAACTATTGTCTGTAGGCATCCTATGCTCAAACCTTTAAATTAGGAGGTTCAATTGGTTCAGTTAGAATTATACATCAGGGAACCGATCAACTTCTTGAGGACTCTTACACTGAAGAACAGTCACTTCGCTGATCTGATTTGGAAGAACGATGTACAACCTGAGTATCAGGATCGATTACCCACTGAGTTGAACCCGTATTACCGGCATATTCGTGGGGAATATATCCTTGCCAATGATACAACGGAAGTGTTCGGAGTTCAGATCCCGAATCATCGGATCTATCGACGTCTCGATGAGATGATTTACATCCAATCTCTCGATACGCAACAGCAAGTTCCTTTTACCAAAGAGACGCTTGCTAAGCATCCGAAGACAGCTTCGTTGTATAGGATACCGAATTCCTATTACACAAAACTGTGCGAGAGCTACCCTCAATATAGCGACTTAATCAAGTCCATCGTGTATCCCATCCAAGAGGAAGTCTGGTGTCCAAGACACCAGCGTATGGAGACGATTGAAACAGCAGATAACTACACGATCTTCGGATATGATGAAGATATGTTCCAAGAGAACGAACGTACCTCAATCTACACGGCGCTTAAGACAACCCTTGAAATGGTTCGTGTCCGTTGGGATGTGAAGGAGTTCGACTACGAAGACATGTTCCCGATCGTACATCAGGGGATCTTGTGGCATCTTCTATATCTGACGATCTTCGGACAGAGGATCCTCAACGTCCGTACCTCCAAGGTACATGAGTTCCATATCTGGAGCTATCTCAATAGCAAGGGTATCGGTGATTACAGAGATGTTCTTTCTTTGAACCAGGCTCTGTTCTTGTACCGTAACATCAACTATCTGTTGAAGAACAAAGGAACTCAGAAGAACTTCAGTATCCTGATCGGTGCACTTCTCAGACCGATGAATGTTTCTCTGTACAGCAAGTCTATCGTGCAGGATGTTACCAGAGGTACTTCTTCTGTTGTCACATCCGGTACAAGTGATGTTGATACGGTCGTTAAACCGAAGACGGTTGTCTTGGATCACAACACGTTGAGCGCTTCGTTTTCGAACACTTGTAAACCGTATCCTCAGATCTTGTCGAATGTTGCTGGAGATGATGCGATCATCGAACAGGCGGAATGTCTTGTGGATAACACCAGACATCGCGAGTATGGTAAAGCGGTTGATATCGTACAGAGGATCCTGAACCAGTACAAAATGGGAGATGGATACACTCGGGTAGAGGAGATGAACACCGGTACGATCGAGGCAACATCGATCACGTACGATAAAGAACAGGAATCCTATCTGGAATACCAAGATGAGAACTTGTTTGAAGTATCTACTGACAAACAAGACCGTCGATTCGCTGTTACTCCTCACACTTTCTTAGATACGAAAGCTCACGAGATCGACAGAAACATCACGTCTACTCTGTATAACCAAGTGTATGCGAAGTTCGTTCAAGAGTCGATCTTGTACCGTGCATCCGAGAAAGACCTGAACTTCAGTATCATCATAACTCCACCGGATACCAAAGTACCGCTTGCACTGGATGCAGATCAAGTGGTCGCTCTGTTGCTGTACTGTGCGTGTCGGGAAGTTGGGATCACTTTGGAGAAACCCCCTGTTGCTGCAGAAGTCATGTGGCCGTATAAGAAGGAGTTCCCGGAGATCCCTGAGATCTTCCACTATCAAGGGCACAAGAGACATACGAAATCTTACCTCACGGATTACGGGTTTACCGATATGGTACCCTACCCCCTACCGCTCATCTCAGCGGACGATATGGCAGAAAAGATCCACAGCCAGGCGATCAACTTTTTGCACAACTTCATCGAAGTGCATCGATCTGCATCATCGATCCACATGGAGATCTTGTTGAAGGTCTACCAGCAGAGATGCGTGAAAGGTTGGATCCCGTTGAGTCTGATCAATAACATCCCATACACACAGTTCTTCCGTGTCGTAGATGGATTAGCAGATGTGATCGAACAGTACGACGCCAGTGTTGGTCCAGAACTGGAATATTCAAGGTTCTTCGATGCCTTAATGGAACAGTTCTATCCTGTGGATACTCCTCTTCTCCTGGAGAGTGAGACTGCTCTGAACGAGAAGTATCGCAGAGTGAAACAGTTCTTCGTTGAGATGTGTTCGTACAACATCACGTTCTTCGATCACATCGAAGGGATGACGAACGTATCTCATACATTCTGGCACAGTACGTTCGATGTACAGAAGAATATCCAGATCGCACGATTCGAATACATGTGGCATGAGTACTCCATGAAGTGGATGATCCATCATGTGTTCCAAGTCCCAACGGAACTACTGTTCCGTATGGATGTCCACGGACCTTACGAATACATCTATCGATACGTGTGGGAACTGTGTGATTTCACAGATATCAAACTGGAACATGTCATCCGAACTTACTTCACTTTGTGTGAACGAGATCTGGACATCTCCGGTAAGCTACAACCCAGATGGGAACGTCGCGATAACACGATCACCGATACGATCCGAGTAGATCTCGGTGATGATCCGAATATGTACGATCATTACGATCTCACTCAAGAAGAACAAAGTCACTACATGGCTTGTCGTCAAGAGGATCGTGCGGATGGAAAACGTGTGAAGATATACACTCCATATCCTCAGCATGATCCGAATGATGGTGTGATCATTACCCATTTCAGCATGGGTGTTGAATCCTGGTCTCCATCGGGAAGTGTAACACCTGTATATCAGAACAACAATGTGGTTGAAGTAATCGAGGAGAAATCTCAATCGTGGAATGAGATCCCAGATTACAAGTTGATCACAGAGAATGAAACAACAACCTTTGAAAAGATTAACCATAACTACGTAGGAGTTTAATCGATCATGGCAGATACTGTTTTCAAATCTGCGGGTTCCGTAACAACGATCATCGGAGCCATGAACCAGTTCCAAGCTTTCGCTGACTTGGACTTCGTGGAAGACCTCAGAACCACGTTGAACACCAAGTACAACATCCTGGCGGAACGTCGTCCGTCTACGGTACCGATGCTTCGTTACTTCGGGATCGGTGTTCGTGGATATCAGAACACGGATGGCAACCAAGGTGCTCTTCCGTTCAGCCCTAAAGCTACGGATATGGATCTGTACACTCCGATCCCGTTCCGGTGTGTCCCTGCAACCAACGATCTGACTCAAACCGAACGTCAGAAATATCGCATGCGTGTTCGTGCCACCTATAACGGTGTCGAATACATCTGTTACTATCTCAAAACGATCACCTGGGACCCTTCCCATATTGAGCTGGTCCAGAAAGATACAGATGATGTTGAGACCCCATACGCTCTGGATCCATCCAACCTGAACCCGGAACCTCCAACATTCGAGACTGGTGGTTCTATCGACACGAACCTGAACCGTGTGATCGTTCGTGCGACTGGTGTCTGTGAAGTCACTGGTTCGGAAGTGATGGAAGCCGTGAATGTCATCTACGGTGCGAATCTGATGTATGCACGTATCAGTGAGTTCGGGTTCTACACTGGATGTGAAGTCGGTGTGGATGCGGATGAACAGCCTGTGGATGGATCCGGTGTCAATACCGAAGCAACCTATGTTCAACTGTGCAAGAAACGCTGCACACTCGGTACCGATCTGAGTGATCCTGGTTCCTATATGAGACCTTACATCTCGTTTGAATCGAGCTGCTGTCTCGAGATCTAATCGAAGACAAAAGAAGAACTACTAGAGAAGAGAGTAACATCTCTTCTCTAGTAGTATCATCTATCGGATCAGGGAACATATCGTATCTTCGGTGTAGCATGTGGATGATCCATTCACATAGATCTCTGTGACCTCATCCACCGAGTCACAGTTCAGAGTTACTTGTTGACGACCGTCATCGGTCGTGATATCGATCTCTGGGAACTCCACAGGGACGATGTGTCCGTATTCCTCTGTGTCTTTTCCTTTGATCTTGACCGATCTTACACCGTGTTTTGCTAAGAGTTCCAATAAGAATACATTCACGGGAACCTCCTTCAGTTAGTGTTGCGTTACCATACCATACTTTCCTATTATCTGTTATCATTTTGTGAAGAACCGACCGTCTCTGTTACATTGCACTACAGCGGCACGACAGTTACGTCACCAAGGAGATCCTGTTTTGTAACGGGAGTCTTGGCTAATGTATCCATCGACAACTTGTTCTCAGACATAGCTTTTGCTATACCTTTAAGAAACACAGTGGTTTGCGGTTTCTGAACGAGAGTTGGAATTGGAAGGGTGATTCCATTTCTAACGATAGTTCTTGTATACATACGGCACCTCCTTTCACCGTCGTTACCTTAGACGGGGTGAAGTTCAACGTAGTGGTATAACAAGACGATCGGCTCTTCTCAAAATCCTGACAGAGTGTATCACAGCTCAACCGAGTGGTGTGACAATGGCATTCACCAAGAGGTCCTGTGCTGTGACAGGAGTCCTAGCCAATTGATCCATCGTCGTCCGATTTTCTTTTAGAAGAGTTGCTGTCTTCTTCAAGAATGGTGTGACACGTGATTTCTGAGTAATCAGAGTGGGTACACGCACACGGGTCGAATTTGTATAGTGATTCATGTTGGACCTCCTTTCTCCACCGTTACCTTAGGTGGTGTTGTGTTTAGTGGTTAAGTTGTGATCCTCTGTCAGGTACTCATTAAGTAATATATACGTGAAAAACGATGAACTACACTGAGGGTGCTGACTACGCACCCTCAGTGTAGTTGTGTTATTATACAAAAAAGATAGTGATAACAGAGATGTCCGGACATCTCTGTTATCACTTAGTGTGTAAGGTTACACCATCATCTTCACCGGCATCAGCCTGATCCAGTCATCGGAGGTGCGCACTGCGATGTAGGAGATCAGAACATTCGAACACGGCTGGAAGAAGATCGTGAACGTACGAGGATCATTCTGCTTGGACTTCACCATGAAGTACTCACAGTGAGAGGACGGTTTTTCCGGACCACCAAGATCCTGGGGTTCACAGTTGAACCTGAAGTTCGGCAGTAACATACCGTTGAACGGAAGCGTGGTATACACGACGTTCCTGTTCTTCATACGGACAACCGTATATCTGAGCAACAGGTCGATCATGTTGGTATAGATCTGCATCGCCTCCAGTGCCTGCGGAGTCTTCTCACCATCGTTGTCGGTATGGAGAGACATCTCACGATATCTTGCGATATCGCGGATCGGGTGCCCATCCACCAAGACATTGCCATAAACAGCGATGTAGTCGTTCAGACCCTCCGGTGTATTGGGATCGCTCAGCTGGATATCGAGGATCGACTTCAAGATCGTGGAACGAGCCACTGTGTTCAGACGATCACGGAACCCAGCCTGGGACCGAAGTTTGTCGACTTTGGCATCCACCGTCTCTTCCAAGTCCAGATAGGACAGCAGTTCCCTCAGTGAGTTGATCTTGAACGAACTGTCGGACGGATCCACCGTATTGTCATACAAAGCACCATACATGGCTGCCATGTTGAACTCCAGGATGAAGATCCCTTCCAACCTGTTCTTGAGATTGGCTTTCAGTTCGCCGAGGATGGCTTCCATGTTGCGGATATATGCACACTTGGAGTTCGCCGGAGATGCTTTCGCCATCTCTTTCAGCTTCTTGATCACCGCTTCCGATTCTGCTCTGGGAACCTCATAGGCTTGCAACTGGTTGTAGTTGACCGATATGTACCTCTCTCTGGAGAGACAGTCCCGCATCCCATGGATCGCCGTCTCGACGGCTTCCTTCGGAGATACGAATCCACGATCCGTATCGATCGTAGCCATATCGATCTCCTCTTCCGTAGCGGCATCCTTGTACTGGACGATCGTACCATCACCCCAACCGAGGTGAACATCCGTACCCGCACGACCACTTTCCGTATTGGTGACCAAGACCGGGGGATTGTAGAGTTCGGGAAGGTCCATCTTCTTCGTCCAGGTCTTCAGATCGGTACCTTCCGAAGACGGCTGCGGCTGTTGTACAGGCTGCTGAGGCGGAGTGACGATCTGTGTGTTCACCGGAGCTGCTTGCGGGGCAGTCGGAGGCGTCACCACACCATTCGGGTTCGCATAGAACCCACCCTGATGAGGAACCGGAGCTTGAACCTGCCCAGTGAACAGAGAGGTTGTCTGATATCCGTTGTTCGCCAACATCGGGTTGTACATCTGAGGTTGTACCACAACGCCGTTGGTATACTGCGGCTGGTACATCGCCTGACGCTGAACCTGAGCGAACCTGGCAAGCATCTGCTGGATGAGATTCGACAGATACTGCTGGATCTGTTGATCCGTCGGTTCCGTTCCAAGGGGGAACTTGTTGAAGATAAGGTTGACGAACTCACCGAAGTGCTGGTTGAACTCGTTCACCAGATACGGCTGGACGTTGGGCAGGATCTGCCCATTGGCGACGAAGGTCTGCAGCATGTTGTTGAACAGAGCATTCACCCTGTTCGAGAACATCGCTGTCGGCGTGTAGCTAATATTAGCCATAATGTTTTCTCCTATGCATAGATTACTTAAGTGACCAGTTGGACGACTGACCACGGGTCATTAGTCGAATACGTGCGAGATTTCTTTATACCAGGACGGTATGATAAAGAAACCTGTCTCCATGTCGACTTGGATCATTGGGTTGATCTCACCGGATACAACTGGTGCGGATGGCCTAATGTTGTTGTTATCATAGCGTTTGCTCGTTAGACAAACTATTCTCTACGTTTCCGTAGATGTTCGGACTATCTTTCAATCCTTATGACTAAGGACAACCGGTCTTTGGAACACACTTGTGTTCTACTCAGCGTTTCAGCATGATAGTCTCTGATCCTTCTTCCTGGTAACAGGAAGCTTGGAAGCTGATATCCCATTATTACTTCATAAGAAGTCTGATCCTTAGCACCATGTGGATACATGGCTTTTATTTCAGCATAGATCATATCAATCATTCTTTCTGCTTTCGCGACTATCACGTTCATCCTTACGGATCCCGTTGTAGTTGATTGATCTCTTAGGGTATCCCAGCCGTTAACACGGTTTATGCAGCCACAGTGTTACCACTATAGCGCCCCCATACACACCAGTCATGTGTGAGAGGTAGAGCCAAGATACTTTCAACCACCAACTGAGACGGGTGTGCCTTGAGGAGTGCGACAGGCATATTCCGTCCACCTGTTGTCGATTTGGTTTCTGTATTCTCCAGTGAGCGAAATCTCTTCGTGAGTACAGTCAGAAGACTATTGTCGTTGCAAATCGTTGGATTCGCACGGAACACGGAGTTCGCCATCATCCAGCTCTCTCCTTGAGAAGCTGTGGTGACGAATCGTTTCACCGTATCCGGTGTCAATCCTTCGTTCTTCGCATTGATCACTCCGAAAAGCTTCGTATTGATTGACGACACCAATGGTGCCATCAACTGACTCAACGAACCGATCTTCTTAGAGAACAAGTTCGTCGGTTCGTAACTGACGATCCACCGATCGATGTTGTAGAACACCTCTCGGAGAAGTTCGTAGATGCCGTTGACTTGGATGCCGATCGTAGCCAACTGATACTGTGCCGGTGGGTCCAGCAAAGTCGCAGTGGTCTCAAGATGCTTCTCTGCATTGTCGTAGAGCAGCTGAGCATTCGTAGTACTCGGATAGGTGTATTTGCCTAGCACGGTCTTGTAATAGACCGGGTGGGTCGCTATCAAATCACGTAATCCGAATCTCGTATACTCAGTGAGACACATCAGGTAAGATGCGATCACCCTTCTCTTGAAGAGATCGTCAAGACAGGAGTTGTGAACCTTAAGGTAGATATCTTCTCTGATCTCGATGTGAGAGTACTCGTTCGACTCTTCCATCTTCGGTACCAAGGAGATCTCTCCAGGCTGAAACCCATAATACTGCATCGTCTTATCGAACGATAGTTCGACCAGATGATACAGGATGATTGGGGTAACACCAGCCTTCTTCCCGCGTCCTCTCTTTCCTTGATGGATCTTCACTGTGGGTACGATCTCACGACATACTCTGCCGTCAGTCGTTGTGAAGACGAACTGCTCTGATCTTCTGAAAGTCAATGGTGCACGCATGACTTTAATGATCAGACCATCTTGGATACGATGAAGACCGCCGCGCTCTACGATGGCGAACATCGGGAAATATTGCGTGTCGGATAGGATCACCGCTCCATGATCCAGATAAGGGATACTGATGTGCAGTGGGTATTGCACATTTTCGAACTCGAAGATGAACTTCAACTGTTCGAATGAACTCTTCTGGATTTGGATCTTCTTCTTCAGGATCGTGTTGTTACGGATATACTCGATACGCTCGTCAGGAGTTAACCGTTGATACCCAATATAACGTAATCGACCTTTGAAAAGCTTTACTGATTCTTGGAACATCACATCGAGATAATCAGGTATCTTCTTAATACTGTTCTCTCTGAAGTGAAGGAGGAAGTCGTCGTTGAAATCCGGGAGCAGATCACTTGCTCCGATCAGGACATTCCTCAGTACTGGATTGAAATGTTCATCCACTTATGCACTCCTCTCTTATGTGTTGTTGCTACTTTGCCCCAGTCTTCATTTTGACATAAGCTTCCAACAACTTCACGATGCCCCCGATCACTACGGGGACAGAAGCTGCTACTGCTACATGCCACAACTTGATCTGGGACTCCGCTACCTTATTGTCTGATATCGTGACGTTGTTGTCCGATATCTTAGACTTCGTTTCAGTCTCTTTGCGTCTGGCGTTGATATCGCCAAGATCCGCTTGCGTCTTATGGTCTCCGATGATCGTGTTATATTGATCTCGATATCGATCACGTTCTGCAGTTGTCTGCTCTAGCGTGATCTTCAACTTATCACGCTCTACCTTAAGACCCTCGATCGTCACTTTATTACGATCTTCGATTTCAGCGGTTACTTGTTTCTCTCGGTTCTTGAGATCTTGTTCTGTGATCTTACGATACTCACGCTTAAATCGTTGTGCTTCTCTTCTTGATGTTGCGATGGCTAGATTCAGATTGGAATGTAGTTCGATCACATCGACTGGTTCCTTCGGATCTAACATCGCTTCCAACGATTCTGTATACGTCATCACTTCACCACCTAACGTCATAGTGGTATAGATCGCACATTGATTGGTGATATCGAGTTGATGAGTGATCGGGATCTCAAAGATCTCATCGAACATCACACCATACATCACATCTGTGTTCAGTTTCCGGAACGGATCGTTCACTACGAATTGAACCGTAGGACGATCCTCACGGGTTGCACTGATCTCACTTTCCGCATTGTTCAGCAGTTGGGCGTAGTTCATGCTGCTATACGGGTGGCTCACAAGATCCGCTCGATCACGGAGACAGATCACCACATTCAGTTCCTGGATGTAGACTTGGAACTCATTGATCAACAGATTCATCGGGATCGAGATCACGTAGCCTTTCATCAAGACCTGAGTACCATCGTCTTTGATGGATTTACCAACAACAGAACGGACGGTGATCGTCACCTGCTGACGTCCGAAGAAGTGCATGTTGCCAGAACACTCCGGAGGCAGGTCAGTTCTCTTCCCACTGAAATCAATCACACAGAGATTGGTCGTGCTCGTATTCGAATACGAGATCTCCGTGTAATAGTGGGTTCTAGTCGAAGTTAGCGAGCCCAACGCATCCGCTTGTTCGACCTTGTAGGGGTTGTCGTTGTACATGGATGATATCCTTTGGTTGATTTGATTGAACATACTTTCTAGTAGTAATATATACGTGAAAGTTGGTTCAGCGAATATCAACCGAACGAAGGACCCATGTATTCCATTGTCTTGAAGATTAGAAATATATTGATCACTACGTGTAGTTAACTACACGTAGTGATCATCACGTTAACGTAAGACCCATCTGGCTTCATCGATCGCTTTGGTGATATCCGAGTCGAATCGCCATTTGGTTCCAGTGTTGTCACCGAACGATTTCCCGTTGTTGAAGATCTGTTCGGCAGCTCTAGAGAGTTTCCGATAAGAGCTCCTACCGGAATTATACGAGTTCGAAGATCCATTCTTCGAGAAGACGACTTCTCCTACATCCTTCAATGCATCCAACTGTCGATAGGTCTCATCATCCAAGACTTCCTTAGCGATACGATCTCCGACATTCGTCAGTTTGTTGAAGAGTTTAGAGTCAGTTGCTTCATTCATCAACTTTGATACATTATCCACGATGGATCGATCAACACCCAATGCTTCTGCAACATCCCCAACGGTGGATTTCACAGCCTTACAACCGTAGGATGCGCCTTTGGACAAGATGCCACCAACATTGATCCCAAGGTCATCGATGAGATCCGTGTAATTGCTGAGGTTGTACGGGTTGTTGATCACATTCTCAGCCATACTGATGATGTCGGATGAGAAGATCCCTTTGTCCTTGGAGAAGTTATCCAAGAGTTTACCGAAGGTGGATACATCTCCGGCATTCTTGGCAACATCCAGACCTTTGGTGATGATACCATCGACCAAAGAACTAGTATCAGAGAGGTTGATACCTCCAACACTTTCCAGGACATCACCACCGACACTTTTCGCGAAGCTGGTAGCAGCACTGGTGATGTTGCTGAGATCGAAAGACCCATTGTTCGATATCGCATCGACAACAGAGCCACCGACACTATCGAGAACTTTATCCGTGATACCTTCAAACGTACCACCGGTGATGTCACTGAAGATACTGCTAGCAGTTGTCTCACCGAGGATCGAAGTCATCGAGTTAGAACCGAGCTGCATCCCGTTGATGCTGGATGCTAGAGTGGAAGTCAGACCAGAGCTTCCACTTAAAGCACCGGTGATCAAACTGGCAGTACCCGATCCACCGAGAAGACCTCCCGTGTATCCAGATACCACATTACCAACCAGATCACTTCCGATCGAAGAGAGACTCGGCGTCTCACCTTGGATGATCCCCAACCCAGCATCGGCTACGGTACCAACAACAGAAGATGCGATCGTTGGAGGAACCACACCCCCTGTCATAGCAGAGACATACATCCCAGCACCGGATACAGCAAGGTCTCCTAACCCACTGTTCAGAAGACCTTCTGCACCGCTAGCCAGAGATGATAAATCCCCACTCAGAAGACCGCTAGCTCCACTTGTCAGAGAAGAGAGACCACCTCCCATAGCAGAGCTCAATCCACCAGTCAAGGAGGAGAGCCCACTACCACCCAACGCAGATGCTAAACCTCCACCCAGAAGGTCTTTACCTTCGTTGAATAACCCTTGTGTCAATGAGTTAGCTGTGAGTTCTCCGGTTAAACCACCCAGCAGATCAGAAGACAACGGGTTCGTCACTGCACTTGGCATGATCGATGTCAAGGCAGGTGCAGTGAACCCAGTTACAAACATATCCTGTGCATGAGACATCATGTCCGTGGCGTAGCTCTGCATCGCAGACAGGTCCAAGTTCGCGATGTCGAGAGCGATCCCACCACGGACGGTATCGAGAAGACCACGTACATTCGTCGCAGCTTGTAACTGCGACATCATGTTGTTGGCACTCTCGTTGATGATGTCCATTGGATTAAACGGAGCGATCTTAAACAACCCACTAAGGTCGAGCGGACTGACTCCGGTTAAATCTGTCAACATAATCAGACTCTCCTTAGAGGTTGGTATCGAGCATCATCGATTGAAGGAGTTTACTTCCCACTACAGATGCTCGAGTACGACTATTCGGATCGATCGTATCCAGATCAGCTTCTCCGTTCTCTTCCAACATCCTGCGGAACTCGCTATACCCGTGGATGTTACCACCACGGATGTTCACCAATTCCTGCATCGTCTTGCTGAGTCCACGAGCAGCGAGGATCTGGATCTCCGGGTTCGTGATGGAACAAGCGCGACTGTCACCAGTAACTTGCCCAGTCAACCCATCGATCGTCCGATCATTATCCGGAACTGAAATCTTCTCATCCAAGAACTGTTGTTGTCTTCGGATGGGGAGTTTCACGAACATATACTTGTTGTCGGTCAGATACTTACGACCAGTTGCACGGTCATACATCCAAACACGTTGGAAGAGATCCAACCCGATCATATCACAAGCTTTCAGAAGATCTTCGTTCTGCAAGTTCACGATCATGTTGGGAGCGACGATGTGGAGCTGCCACTTGCCTTCCTTCATGTAGTTCATGAACTGATCAAACTCTTTGTCATTCATCTGTCCTATGATCTGACGATACCGTTTGGAGTTCAGTCCGGACGGTTCCATCGTATCACAGAGCTTACAGATGTAGTCCAAGATCTCCTTCTTTTTCTGAGCGATCTTGGATGATGCGGTTGATGCTTCCATAGAAGAACCTAATTGTTCTGTTGACGATTGAGACTCCGAATCAAAAGAAGTACATTCCAATGATTCGACAGCTGGTCCGAACTGTTTTACCATACTTGGATCAAACTTAGTTTCCCAAGTCACAGTGATCTTCTGTTTCGAAGTGTACTTCAATGGTTCATCATCCACATATCGACACTCACGTTTCGTATCTCCACCACCAAACGTTTTTAACTTAGACTTTACATCATCAGTCAGTTTGATAGAGTAAAGATACCCAGTGGATTCACCATGTGTTTCTTTAAACGTCTTTGCGTTGTGATACACAGTGATGTGTTTTGGAATTGTATTAAGTTTGGAGACGTCTTGTTTCCAAACATCATAACTCCAATGAATAGAACGATAACCGTGGTTCTCTTCTCCATACAAATCTTGTTTGTTTATGATGAAGATAGAAGCGATCCCTTTCAGAGGAGAAAGGAAGATTGACTTCTTATATTGAGAAGCTCGTCCATAACCTTTCAGTTCTGTCAGATCGTTTGGAGATCCATGATAGAGTTCATCACCCCATGTTTTCATCTGAGCAGAAGTTAGCTTTTCAGCTGACATCTTCAGCACATCAGTCTTCAAGACCATCAAGTACATCTTCTCTCTAGTTTCTACAATCTTGAATCCCATAGACTCATACAGATGACACACCTTCTGGTTCGTCTTGTACGCACAGATGTAGATCTCAGTTGTGATTGGGTTGTGTTTCAGCACATATTGAATCGTAGCAGATACACTCTGCTTACCATAGCCCTTTCCCTGATACTTGGGGAAGATACCGAGATTAAACAAATCCACGGTGTTGTCTTTATAGAACATCACACCGATCGATCCGATCACCTCTGATCCATGCATCAACAAGAAGAACTGACGTCCTTTCTTCAGATCAGCTTTGACATCACTCGGAGTCCATTTCTTATAGTCATCTGGATCGTCGTCAATCAGATCAGCTGTATCTGTCACATACTTGACTTCTACCTGATTGGATAGATCCAGTTCCTTCAAAGTAATGGAACTAGCTGGTAACGTCAGAGATTCAAGACTTATAGGTAACACTTCCATAGACACATGGACAACATCGCCTTCCAATTCCAGACTGGCTAAAGACTTAGACATCCTTTTTGGTTTCGGGGCTTTCCCTCCAGTCAGTTTTGGATTATGAACGTATTGTACATCCACATTGGTGTAAGTATTTGGTTGTATCCCATTAATACTCAAATGATTTGGATCACCAGTGTATCTTAGGATAGTCTTCTTGTCTGATACTGTTTCCGAAAGAAAGTCTTGTGTACAGCGGTTTGTTGGAACTTTGTAAACATCGACCGACACAGTCTGCGTTGGCTTACAACGATATCTCCAATTAGGTTTTCCAATATCGTTGTATTCAACGATGATCAGAGAGTTGTGAAGATTGACCTGTTTTGGTATAATGTTAAACAGAACAGTTCCACGTTTCATATTCCAAGTTGCAGTTTTAGCACCAAGCGCAACAGCATAATTGCTATCTGCACACACTAGAATTCTATTCCCTACCTTAGGAAGATCCGTTCCACCTGCTGGAATACCAACGTAAACAGGTTTCCCCTTAACGTCAACCACTTCAACTTCGCCAGCCTGGACATTAGCTGCCTTTTCCTCTGACACCACGCAATCCTCAGGGATATCCAACGACTCAAAACCACGGAAGAACGCTTTCACGTTCTCACGTTCTTTCTTATCAACGATCTGATCGAACTGGTCTCCGGACCACTGCATGATATCCTCCATACGGGTTGAGAGGTTCGCTTCCTTGCCGGTATCAAGAACCAGACTGATGATTTCACAATCTGTATCCTGACCGATACGGTGCACACGGTCAGATGCCTGCTGATACTCGATCGATCTCCAAGGTTTGTTCAGGAAAATCACTGTGTTGGCAGCCGTCAAGGTTGCTCCAGTACTCAACATCTTCAAAGATGCGATCAATGGATTCAACGACTGATCCTCTTGGAACCGTTTTACCGTGTTAGTCAGTTCAGAAGCTGTTTTACCGTATACAGCAAGTGGAGAATACCCTTCCTTCTGGAAGTAGTTATAAGCCAACTCGATCGTATCCACATAAGACGTGAATACAACAGTCTTCTTCATGGCATCATCCACATACTGCTTCAGATCAGCAGCTTGCATCATCTCAGAGGTCATCTGCATACGGAGATGTGTCAATAAGGTACCGATCACCTCTCCTTTGATCTTGAGAGGAAGGTACTTCACAACAGACTTCGACCAGATGAACTTCTTCTTGAGATCATCAGGAAGAGCAGGGATCAGAACGTCGCGTTCATACTGATTCGCCCAAACGATATCAGCGTTACCACGAGCATCAACGATATTCGAGTTGCGCAACTCGTCGATGATGTTCATATACCGTTGGAACTCAGGTTGATCACCGATACCAGGTTCATTCTGCAACCATTCGATCGCGTCTTCGAATGCTGTGATATACGCTGTGAGATTCTGTTGATAATAATCCTGTCGTTCTTTGACGAAGGTAATGATCTGTTTCTCCACTTGGGATACCGTATACTTCCATCCTGTTGACATACGGACAGAGACCGTTGTTTCTTTCTTCTCAGGAAGTGACAAGATATCCTTCGTAACACGAGTGATCATACGAGTGAGTCTTGCATTTAAGACGTCGTTTGCGATCGCCGTGTTGAAACCGAATGTCGCTTTGAAGATCGCACATGCTTCATCATCGAAGTAAGGATCCAAAACAGACATGATCGGGATGAGTTCGACTCCTGCGCACTTGATGGGCGTGCCACTGAGCAAGAGTAGATCTGCATTCTGATTGTATCTGGCAAGATCCAACAACAACTGTGTACGAAGAGACGAAGTTCTCAGGAAGTTATGAGACTCATCTACGATTACACCGAGGTTGTTGAGTTTGTTCTTGATCAAGAACTCTTTCACTTCTTCGATCCTCTCATAGTTCACGATGATCCATCGGGAGGATGTAGTGAGAGGACCTTTGGTATACCCAGCAACCCACACCTTCTGTTTTTGGTTGAAGAACTTAATCAGATGTGTGTTCCAAGTCTCCAACATCGTGTTCTTCGGACAGATGATAACGACATGTTCTTTCTTCAGAGCTGTCATCAACCCTAGAGCTGTGATCGTCTTACCAAGTCCTTGTTCGAAGGACAACAGATAACCTCTCAGGTGGTTCGTCGTCTTATTGGTTACATAGTTCTTGATGAACTCGATCTGATGCTCATAGAACTTGGCGTTGATCTCTCTATTGAGAACAGTCAGATCTGCGAATTCTGTCGGTTGAACAGCAGTACCTACCCAAGTATGACTTTTGATCGTATCGGTTAAGCTAACAGGGAATTGAAACTTATCCAAAAGATAGATGAGTTCCGGTATGAAGAACTTATGGATACTGATCGTTCTCTTCTGAGCGAAGAAGAACCGGATACCGATCACCTTGAACAGGTGTTCCAGTTTCGTAGTTTTATACTCTTTGCGGAGTTTGTTGAAGAACTGGATCACCGGAAAGTTCCGTATCGTGTAATACATCCCCTCTTCCACAACAGGATCGAACAACCCTTCTGAAGATATCACAATAGCTTCAGTAGATGTGGTTTCCTCTCCGACCTGCGAAGTCACACTCATCTTAAGCTTAGGCGGATCCGGGATCGGCTCGCTGCTCTGAACATAGAGTTTAGATGGGATCCACATCAAGCAAGCTTCCAACACTTGAGTATATCTCGGACCATAAGACCAACGTTTGTCTTTGTTCTTCAGCCACCAGTCTTTCGCGGTATCACCCATCTCGATACCAACAGCAGCCCAGTCAGCTACCATTTCACCGAGAGCCATCAGGATCGCAGGATGCCCTCCCTTATCCTTATATGCATCCTTCAGTTTTTCATCTGAGATCACCCACTGTTCTTTCTCAGGATCCGGACGATGCATATAGTTCTCAGGGTGATGGTCGTTGAGTTGGTGGTGCTTAGGCCATTCAATCTCTTCATAGACTCGCTTTGCTTCTGGAGAGATCTCATAGAGATCCTTATACTTATAAAGCGGAGCATTCAGTGCGAAAGACGCAACATGTTCGTTCCCTTGAAGCTTATCGTAATCATGCTGTTGGACTTTGGCGATGAACCGATCGAAATATCCTCCGAACTGGAAGAACTCGCGAAGGTAGTTCGCGCAGATCTTCACATTCTCAACGTGGTTCTTCGTCCTTTGAATATGGTAACGTAAGATCCACTGAGCCAATTCAGCATCCGACAGAACAGTGTTGTTCTTCGTGATACAGGACTCGATGATCTTTAATACAGTTCTGTTAGGATCACACTCGATCAGTACTTGACCGCCTTTTTTAGACAGGTTGTTATAGTACATCGTATCGAATGGGACCTGTTTGAAATTGAGTTGGTCACTCATCAGTAACCTCCTTGGTTCGACATATCTATTGTGAATTGCATAGCATGCCTGAACATCAAGAAATCTAACTGAGGTAGAGAGCTACTCTACCTCAGTTAGGGTCGATATATCTTACATATTGTTCAGTGTACTGCAGATCGCTCTTACAGTACTGATCTCCTGGCGCACTACAAGATCAGAGAAGTTCAACCAGCATACAGCACATTTACGAATATCTCGTACCGTGCTATCGTTCGATGTGCGAAGCTTCGTATTGTATTCATTTACAACACGATTACCAGCATCATCAAGTTTCCAACTGATATCATCCATCTGCAGAACGATAGACTGCATCCGTTTCACGGCTTGTTCAGAACTCCATTTGGAAGATTTGAACTTGACGACGGGACGAGCCACTCGCGGATCGAAGGTCAAATCATCGTTCTTGTCCAGATAGAAGTTCTTCTGACCGTTCAGAATGGTACGGATCGTTGCAAGCAATTTCACCATAGAAGTATGCTTCAACGGATCGATACCGACGAAGCCTTGGGTCACTTTCGTAGTAGCCAAAACGAGAGCTTGGATATCCTCGTACTTGTAGGGATCGGTTTCTTTCTCGGCAAGACGTTTAGGATCCAAGCTGTTCAGCCAATCATAGTAACCTTCGAATGTTTGATTGATTCCATTTTGCCAATTCTGTTTCTGCTGAGCTCTTCGACGTTCAGCACGCTCTTTCTGTTTCTTGCGGAACCACTCGATAAGATTGGAGATGATACCCTCTTCCGAGATGTAGAGAGACTCGGTTCCGATGAATAACTCATCTGGAATACGATCCGATGTGACCGTTTGCATACGTACGTCGAACGATGGATCATTCGTGGTTTTGTTCAGGATATCACCCAGGTGAAGATCGATCATAGTAAACTCCTTGATGTTGATAGTTACATAGGATGCTCTGTGCATCAAACGTTCTTCAAACAAAAAGAAAACATCAATACCATCGAATACAGGAGGAGTCTCCAGCTCCTCCTGGGTTGCGTTGTTGATGTTCAGCTATAAACTAAGATAGGTTAGGTTACGCTACCTTAAATTCACAGTTGTAGGTACGACCAGTTAGCCAGACCTCGTATTGGATCTTGCGAACCGCCAATTGTGATGCGACAAAGGCATCGTAACCTTGATCCAAGTAATGTTGGTTCAAGGTATAATACCGTTGTGCAAATTCGGACATAAACTCACCTCCTTTCAAAGTTAGTAGTTTGGAAACATGTTGACAATGCAACATAGCGACCTGTGTGGGTGTAGGGATGTTCGCGCATCCCTACACCCACACACCTATTTACGCATCCACGTGAAGCTTATATTCCCTACACACTCGATATAATTCCCAGATGTCCTGATCGTCCAGATGTTCGAACTCCGCATGGAGACATTTCGTCTTAACGGAGGTTATCTCATCTCTCTTGTTCGATCTCAGGAACCAGAATAACATGATCCCAGTCAAATTACTGGTCAATGCTCTCTCGTATTTCTTGAGAGCGATGTCCTGGTAGAAGAGATCGCGTGTTGGGAAGGACGATGTGATATCATCCTTCTCATCATAGAACGGGATGTTGATCGATCCAAGGAGATGCGATTCATCATCCCCGTGAGTTAAATAGGATACCACATACGGGTACACTTCCTCATCAGGACGATATTCGATAATGATCTCATCAACTTTGGGTTTGTCACACTCCGGGCACTTGCTGTATTTGTCAGCTATGTGTTCCCGAATGACCTTCTCCAATCTGTCACGAGAGGTGATTCCCGGCATCAAAATGTTGTTGACATCTCCAGTGGGTGCTCCATAGAACGTTCTGTAAATAGCGTGCATTTTCTTTTCCTTTTTAGTTATTGATTATACATGTTGTGAGTACCTGCAGAGTTACATATCCGGACTAGACGTTAGTAATCAACGCCTTTGGAAGGTTGTCCCAAGTGCTTTGGGGCATTCCAAACTCCTGAACAAAGAACTGCTCAGTGCGTTTGAGATCTCTCCCAAGAAGCAAGTAGACGCTCCGCATATGGACGACTGCAGGATGCAATCCCCATTTCGAATTAGCCATTGCCATTCGACACCACCGTCCTTTCTGATCTCTTCTTTGAACTACGTGATCAACGTAGGTTCTTGCGATGCTGGTTACATCGCAAGGGTCGTGGATGAAGTTGTGTAGGAACGATATGTCTCTGTCAGGTACTCATTAAGTAATATATACGTGAAAAACGATGAACTACACTGGGTAGGATCATCTCCTACCCAGTGTAGTTGTTATCATAACAGTCCGTGAGACTTGACGGTATTCGCTCTTGCGAATGAGAATGGAACACTCATATCTAGATTCGGGATAACTGTCGTGCTCGCTCTGGACGGTACTTGTTTAACCAGTCCATCATCTCCGCATATAAACGAAGATGGGTTCGCAAGGAAAGTCTTCAGGTCGATCCTGTTACCAGAGTGATCCGTAATCACATTTTCGGATACAGAACGAACACGAAGACCATTGGTATCTTCAATAGGAGCTTTCTGTGACTCATTGTACACTTCGGCTCTTACAACCACGTCGTCTTCATTGACATATACTGCGATACGCATAGTTGCCTCCTTAGACCAACAGGTCGACTTGCTGCAGAACGAATCGATCGTTCAACAGACTGTTGGTTCCAGTTTGACTCTTCAGGGTCAATGTGAAGTCGGTGATCGTTCTCATGGAACTCTTCGCACTGACCTGTCTGTTCTGCTGAGTCAGAGAACACGAGATCGCACAGAGATCCTGGATATAATACATCACGATCGGTTCAACACGATCCTGCAATTCGATCACCTGGTTGGAAGACTCCTCGATCACCTGGTTCTTATACCGGTCGAAGACCTTCACTTTGATACCTCTGATTTGAGAGATATCGATGTCGTTGTTGTTGATCGTGTGGTTGACCACCATACCCGCTCCATCGATGAACGGATCTTCGGGCATACCTCTATCCACAACCCAGGTGTTGTCGGTTGTAATGGCAGCATCTCCATCTCCATTCTTGTAAGACACATTCTCGATGTCCACCACATTGACTGTACCAACCCAGGTAGTGTAACGATCGCCCAACACCGATACCGTATTGGTGACAGCAGAGTTCGCTTGAGATGCGATCCACTGTGTACCATCCGGGAGAACTGTCTCCGTTTCCGTATTGGGGTGTTTCACACCACCACTGTCGATCACATCCCACACGGTAGCACTACCTGTCTTATCGTAGAACGTAAGCTGAACATCACCAGGTGTTTTGCCATTGATCGACATCTGCAGGATGAACCCGTGATTGATATCGGTACTGTCATACACGATACGGAACTTCGGAACGATCCGAGTATCGAAGTGAGACAACCCATTGTCCTCATATGTGGTTCCATGGACCGACACGTTCGACAACGAGATCTTACCAGAGATCATGTTGTACGTCAATGCGAAGTCTGCGTTGTAATCGTAAGTTGGGACTTCCAACCGGAAATACCCAGTACCCACATTGACGATGGGGTTCATCTCGGTCCACGGACCGTGCGATACTGCTGCGATATCCACCCAGTTATCGTCACTGTACTGGATCGCGTTGTACGAGAAGTTGGTGATCTCGTAAGTGAACGACACCTGCTTGTAGTGGCGTACCGCTTCTTCCACGATCGTCAACCGGTTTTCGATCTCTGTGATGATCGGCTGAGCCGGAAGGTTCTCTGTTGTGATGAATTGACCGCTTCCCAACAACTGGATCACATCGATCAGCTCGTCACGCAGACTGTAGAAGTCGTTGGCTGTGATCTCTCCTCCGAACGCACGGTAGTCCACTTGGATCGTACCAACGATCGGTGTTGTGAGCACGATATACTCATACACGCCACTCTTGTGAGAAGAGACTCTCGTTTTCCCGTGATTCACACCACGAACGATATAGTCTCTACCTTCCACAAGATCAGTTCCGTTGTAGGTGAGAACAAGATCGTGTTTGTAGAAGGATCCGTTCGCAGGTCTGATCACGTACTTGTTGTTCGGAACGTTGACCTGATGCTCTTCGTTGAAGATATGGTTGTTCTCATTCAGACCGGTATAGTCCTCATCCAGGATCTGGAGTGTTGCCAGAGTGTCGCTGGTTACATCGACCACTGGGTCTTTGACATACTTCAAATACTGAAGATCTTTCAGCATCGCAAGCATCAGACCTGGTGTTGGTGTGGGACCGACACTGGTGTCCGGGTAATCGGTCAAGTACCGATAGAACCCTTGGTATTCCACACTGATTTGGAACTCTTGTCCGGTCAGAACGGATCCTGTCATCAGGATCCCACGAACAAGGTTCGCTTGGAAGGTAGAATCCTCAAGCTTCGCTTCGGAGATCGCGTTCGTTGCCTGCAGACTGGAACGATGTGCCCAGTCTGTGTTCTCATGCAACTCGATCGGTGCTCCTTGTACGATCTTGTAAACTTTGATCGTGCTTGCGAACGCAGGCTCTCCAAAGTCGATCGTCTGTGTGGACTGGAACACCATGTAGCGTCTATCTCCACGCTTGAACTCGGGATCACTACCAGTGAGATCTGTCATTTTGATATCGTCTGGCATGGTGATTAGCCCTTTATATTTTCAATCGCTTTTTCATATGCAGCTAGCTTGACTTTCAAGCTATCATTCTCTGCGATGAGTTGTTTCATCTCGGTATTGAAGAGTTTGTCGATCAACAGCTCACCAGGTGTATCGTCGATCACTTCCTGTCTGGCTTGGTTGATACTGTTGTACTCTTCTGTGGTAAGATAGATATCATCGTAGCGGTTGATCTTAACCAGTTCCTTATCCGCTGGGAACTGCTTCCCATCCGCTTTGATGCCGTATCTCACTTCCAAGAGTTCGGTGAGAAGCATGATCATATCCGTGACCATCTCCAGATCAGAGAAGACTCCAAGATTGATACCTAAGATCAGTTTGTCATATCGTGCGATGGATCCATCCGGAACTCCATCGACAAAAGACAAAGGTATGTAGATCACGATATCTTCATTCCGTGGATCAACCAACTTGTAGAACATCGTGTTCTGGAAAGAAGGTTCGTCCTTGTTGTAGACATCCTTAGCAACTCCGATCGGGGCGTACAGATTGTTGTACACGTCGATACCAGACGACAACACATCTTTGTAAGAGAGGATCTTATCAACTCGATATACCCCACAGTACACATCGTGATATGGACTGTCTGGATCTCGAGAGTAACCCAACTTCTCAAAGTCTTTTACGAAGGTGAACCGATAGATCTTCCCAAGGATCAGATTGACTGTATCGTAACGTTGTGTCGTCAACGTGTTGTAGTTGGTCTTGGTCACCGTCCGGTTGGTCTCAGAGAACCGATAATTCGTGAATGCATTGTAGTACATCACGGACTGCGTTGTGATCAGATCACCTGTCACAGGATCGGTAGATGTGACGGGTTCACCGACGGTGATCTGGATGTTCGGATCATCGAACGCTGCAAGAGTTGGAGCATTATCCTCTCCGATATCACCTTTCTCCGTATCAACAGCATAGGTGACATTCCAAGGATCGGTAACTTCTGTTGTCGGTTGATATTCCGAGTAGTAGATTTTGAGACGATCGTACGAAGCGATCACCCATCCTCTACCACTCAAGTAATATACAACGACCCGTTGATCGAGCTTATCAGCGATACCACTCCACTCTCGGGCATTCCCAGATGTGGAAGGATCAACAACGGTGAGGTTTTGATTGACAACAGCGGTTCCGGCTCCTGTAATACGGATACCTCTCTGTTCCATCAATAACTCTCCTGTTTCAGAAGGTGGAATTCAATGAAGTTGGAGATGAATGCCAGATACTTCTTCTGTTCCAACGTTTCTTCGGTGAAAAGGTTGTTGTCATTGGATTGCAACCCAAGCGCTACTTTCATAGCGAGTGCAAGATCCATATTGAAAGATTGTGTCTCCTCAGTCATGAGGTCCCAATACATCCCAGCGTTGGCATCGATATTCTGGTAAGTCGGATGGATGCTTCCGAGATTCAGAAGATCACTCGGGTTATCGAGCAACGGGAACGCGTAGATATACAACCCAGATCCAGCAGCCATCAACAGAGAACCGTTCTTACGGATCCAATCGATATCCGTGTTCGGGAACAGCTGAGCCATCTTCTGGATCATCTGATTGTATCCGATGATGTTCTTATCGATGACATATCCGTCAGTCAGAGAGACACGGTTGATGTAGAACGGGATCAAGTAGAACCCACCATCGACGAACAAGTCAGGAAGGACACCTTTCCACACTTCTTCTGTTGCCAACCCAAGAGCAAGGAGTTCTTCACGGATGTAATCACGCATCGCAGCAGAGGACGGGGCACACCCCTTGTACAGTACAGTGAACGGCATCCTGTAATACGTGGCGAGGCTGCTGTTGACATATCTCGACACATAGGTCGCCAACCCACTGTGATCTTCGGATTTGATCGCTTGCTGAAGCTGTTCATCTTTAAACCCAGAAGATTCGACGATAGCAGCAACAGTATTCGCGAAATCCATGTCCAGAAGACGTGCTGGATCACAAGGCCAAACAACCTTCACCAAAATGGACAGAGGGTAATCAGCCAGGAACGCTTCCATCCCAAGCCAAATCTTGAATGTCAACACATCGGTGCCAACTCGGAACTGAAACTGGATCGACTGATAGAACGGAACAGCTGTTCCGTACATTTTGTATCCAGCAAGACTGGTATCCGACAACCGAATGTCGGAGTTGGTTGTTCCTGCAGATACTTGGATACTTCCAGGGACATACCCAGAGAACGAAGCAGATTCACTCTTCATCGCGCCATCCAACTGTTCAGCAGAAGGAAGCGTATCAGTACTGGTGTGTTGCAGGAAGCAATACTCGATGATGTTGAACAGATAAGTTCTTGTGACATCACTTTGACTGATCGCGTCGATCCCGCGAGCATCCGCTTCATCCATGTACACAGGACGTACATGGGTATAGTCGTTACCATCTCCTTTACGGGTGTTGTCGAACTGAAGAGCCATACGACCGAACGCCTGTCTTCCAAAGGGAGTAAGAGACATACGTTTGTTATTCTGCGATACCGATCTTGGATCGAACAGAGAAGTTGGGTTGAGGAAGTAGTTGATCATCTGATCATTGAGAACCCCAAGTTGACTCTTACCGATATCCGGATAAGAGAGCATGGAGCCTCCACTCACCCCAGCGAACGATCCGTCGGAGCAAAAGGCATAAATCATAGTTAACCTCCTATGACGATTGAAGTAGAATTTAGGCATAGCATGACCTGCTATAGCAGGCAAAAAAGATACGTAGATCAGGAGAGAACACCCCTCCTGATCTACGGTTCACAGATAGTATCCGAAGCCCTCTCTGGACTTCCTCTGTTTGGTCATGTTGGACTGTATCTTAGCGATTAAAGAGTCTGTCTTTTGTGACGGAATCTTCTTCTTGAGATTCGACTCGATCAACCAGTAAGGTTGTCCTTTGTTCGGAACGTGGAATGTGAAAGCCACGTGTGTCTGGTCGAACCCTCTCGCTATCGAAAAGTGGTAGATCGTTTCATCCTTCGTGAATGTCGCAGGATACTTCTCGATCAAATAACCTTTCGGTAGATACATATGCGGTACTCGCATCCCGATCGTTTGGGAAAAGTCGATCCAAGTGCCATTTAACGTAAACATCCTTCAGATCCTCCTCCTGGAAGATGGTAGAAGTAAACATTGCGTGCTCGTTCCTGATGCAGATCTTTCCTTTCATGGTAGTGACGTACTTGGGCTTGGATCGCCCAATCTACGATCTCTACATATTCAGGAGTCTCTCCATCTGGAAGCTCTCTTAACCGTCCTCTTGTCTGATCCACAACAGTATCCGCTTTACAGGATACGGTTTGTATCACAGTCTTAAGGTTCTTGATGTCTGTCCCACATCCTGCTTTCTTAGGAGTGGAGATGATGATCTCGTGGTTCATCAACACAGTATCATCCATCCCTCCGGTGTACGTTGTGATCTTAAATCCAGGATACTTGTCTTTGAACCAGTTGTATGCATAATCCACCATTTCCAAACGAGCGAAATAGATCAGCATCTTCTGACCTTCTTTTCTTCTATTGATGAAATGGATGTTAACAACCGGGAAGACAACTTCGTTGAAAAAAGCCCTCAGATACGTGGGTCTTTTTAACAACTCCAGCTCGTATTTTGCATGGTTGTACCCCCTAGCCTTGACGCACTTCTTTTCGTTCACATTCCCCATAAAGGCATAGGTGTAAACATCGATGTATCTCTTCCTGAGATGCTCTCCATATCGCATCTCAGATGGATAAATCATCTTGAAGATCCGACGGGTGATATTGGAAGCAGCAGAGAAGGTAGCTGTCAAGTAGATGTTGTTGATCACATTCGAGTTGAGATCGATGATCGTATCAGCGTGGAAGTTCAGATGAACTTCATCCATGATCTTCGTACCAATACCGAAGTACTTCAAAAACGAAGACCAGGAGGGAAGATCCTGATAGTTGTTCTTCTTGTTCACCCAAAGACGAATGGTCTCCAAGCTACACACGAAGATATCAGGTTTGACCTTCCCTTCCAGAAGTCTGGTGATACTGTCGATCCCTTGGATCATATACACTTGCCCTGGTTTGGCATTGGTGAACTGGTAGATCGAACGTACCCATTGATCCTGTAGACCAGAGACGATGATCAATCCAGCATAGCCTAGCTTCACCAGGGAAGCGATCGATGAGACAGTTTTCCCAGAACCAGTTGCCGTCGCCAACCCTTTGCGATACATGTCCTGGTTCGTTAGAAAATTGATCACTCCAACCTGTTCTGGTCGAGGAGTGAATGAGTTGATCATGCGGATATCGATCTTCCTTGGGGTAACCAAAGGTTCATCCACGATGTTCAACTCTACGCCAACTTCTTCGAGTTGGTCGATGATCAGAGGTAGTGCGTTGATCGGAACATAGAGACGATCTCGCACATAATCTGCACTGATGAACTTCCTCGTGGGCATCATACGTCTACCGTATCGTGTCTTCACGAAGTCGTAATCTGTGAGTTTATGATGAGTGATCGCTCGGATGTTCGGAGCCCATGCATTGTTAGGGTTGACATGGATGATCGCCCTAGTGCTACCTCGTTCGATCAGAACTTGGTTGTTGTTACTCATACTTGTATTATAGGTGGTTATACACCAGGGGTGTTATCCCCTGGTGTATGGATATTAGTGATGATGTATGTGTACGGTTCTACCGCGAAACATGCATGCTACGATATAACCGATCACGAATCCGATGAAAATCTCGAACATGATCACCTCTTACTATATCAATCTAAGATACCGAAGAACGGACCGAACAGACCGATCGGTCGAGCGATGTTCGAAGTCTGAGGATCGTTGAAATAATCCTTGAGTCGTTCGAATGCAAGCTCCATCGACACAGTTCGGTTGCTGATCACATCTTCCAACTTACCGAACGTCACATGATAGGGATCGGTTACCGTACAGAGTTGATAGTTCTGCTGGTTGTCGATCACCAAGTTGTGAAGCACGGTCTCCAGGTGGAAGATCGGGATCGAAGATTTTCGCCAGACGATCTCGCAGAAATCGTTCAACGCGTGAGGAACACTGTTATAGTTCCCTATCGTAGCGGTCAGGAAGGTCGCTACGCTCTTGGTATACGTGATCATATCATCGTTCATGATGATGAATTTGAACACGTCCTGCTTCGCATCGAACCCTGCCATCGGTACGATCACACCATCTTCGTCGAACTCCAACTTGTTGTAGTTGGTTCTCATGTGGTCCAGGAACGCCTCACTCAGATACGGTACGAACGCATCGTACTCCATCTGGATCGTCTCCACCAGTTCCCCATCTTTCAACAGCTCCAGGTAAGACACCTTACTGAACGACTCTGCGATGGGAAGTGTATCCAGGTTCAAGTCAACGATCGGCCCAAGCGCATCACTCGGGATCCGGATCTGATACTTATGGATATGTTTCCCCCACTTCTGATCGAACAGGATGGAGTTGTTGTTCTTGATGAAATACCTTGCAGCACTTTCCGTCAAGTTGTAGATGAGCGAGTTGGTGTTGATCAGGTGTTTCGCCGACAACACTTTCTGTGATACAGTGGATGATACCTTCGTAGAGCACAGCAGTCCGATATGGATCCCATGTGGAAGATACTTGATCAACCGATCCTTCCCATATCCAGCACAGTGTTCACACATCCCGTCCAGATGGTTGCACCCGAACTGAGAGATCATGTTCACTGTTTGACCAACGTATCGATCGATGACGTTCATGTTGCTGAGAGCGACCCTTCGTCCATCATCGATGATGATCTTGTTGATGAAGTTCTTGGCATACTCTGGTTTGATCGTCATCGGGATCACGTTGTGATCGGATCCACAATTTCCAGGATGAACCGTCTGTACCGTGGAACAACCGAGTCTCATCTTCCTTCCGAAATACTGAGACTTCTTGATCACATCTCGTGAGAAGAAGATGGACTTCTTCGCTGAGAGGGATTCGGTTGCGAACTCCACCGGTGATTTCAACCCACTGAAGGATGAGGATGAGATCACGAACTTCCGCATCGTATCATCGATGTCCGACCGAGGTCCATATGCCAGCAGCATCTGTGGGATCTGGTTGGTCTTCAGAACACCAGCTTGGATGTAGTGATACAGCACGTTGTTCGGAGTCTTCGGATCTTTCAAGATCTTCAGAAGTTCCTTCCCATCCTGTCTCAGCTGAGCTTCCGCAACCTGAGTACCCCACTTCGGATCGTAGACCTTATCAGCCAGTTCCTTGATCGGAGGATACTCCAACAGTTGCGTCAAGCTCAGACCATCGATAGATGGCATGTACTCACCCAACTCCGTTGTGATGAAGTTGTAGATCCTCGATACATTCCGGAAGATCTTGTGGACCATGAGCATGTGGTCCACGTCTGGACGCTCATCCAAAAACCGATCATAGATGATACTGTAGATCTTACTGCTACTATCGCTGGAGATACTCTTGATATTGAACGTCTCCTTGATCGTTGGTAAGATCCCGAAGTACATCAACGGTTCCCAGTACAGGATATTCAGGATCGCCATGCGTGTAGGCATCTGAACACTCTTGTTGTCTCCAAGAACCAGTTTACACATCCCACGATCTTGATGTGTCTGACGAAGTTGATCGGCATAACCGGCTTGGGTATACTGATCTGGTGTTAATACAAGCATTATACTTCCTCCTCGACTTCTTCGACCTCGAACCCGACGGCTGCCAGCTGGTGTTTGAAGATCCCGATGTTACTGGCACCATCGATCATCTCTTCTGTAGACATCCCGAGATCGTAGATCCCGCTGGGTTTATCAGCCGTCAGCAACAGATACTGGAGTCGATCGATCGCTGCAGGAGAGTTGCTGTATGTACACAGTAATCTCACAGCCATCTTCGCACCACAACACATCGTAAGAATAGCGGTCTCATCCTCACCATATCGGATCGGTGTTTGACCGAACATACTCTGTGCTTTCAGACTCTTGCTGTTGGGTTTGATCGGAGATAGGAACTGACTCTGATATCCGAACTCGATGCAGTTCAACTGGTCGATCGGGATCTTACCGAGCAGGTGGATATAGAGTTCTCCACAGAGAGCATCCGTACAGGTCTTCACCTGTTTCTTACCACCTTTCCCATCTTTGGCGTTGTAAGTAACCGGAGTTCTCCGGATCCCATACTTCTTCGCCAATCGATCGATCATCTCAGGACTGATGCTGTCACAGAACGGAGGGATCACCATAAAGATCCCGTGTTTCTTGCAGCTGTCCACGAACTCATCTTCATAGTTCTTGGTCTTCTCACGAACATACTGCGCGAACACAGGTCTTACCTCTTGGAGATAATCGAGGATATACTCATATTGAGCTTCGATCGAACTCCACTGTTGAGTCCAGAGATTCCGCACAACCACATCAGAGACATAGTTGATATATTGTTCGTAATACTGACCACCATTCAGACGGTTGAACGGAGATGCACCTGTGATCAAGATACTGGCTCTGGTTCCATCCTCCATCGTCGGCATATCTTCATCTTCCCAGATGTCCGAGATCACACCTTTGTTACCAGCGTTACCAACCAGCTTGTAACCACGGTCGACTTCCCGCTGATAAGCATAAGTGATCTTAACTCGGATGAAGTCAACCGGTTCCTTCTTATTCATCAGGAACATGGACTTCCCACCTCTCCAGTAACTCCAACCTTTACAGCTGGTTACCAGAGTGTTGAACGCAGGAGTAACCTCACGTCCTTCTCGTTTCATCTGCTCATACACATCAACGATAGCCGTCCAATAGGTGTGATACTGATCCTGATACTGCATCAGCTGGGCGTATGCTGTATCAGAACTCAGCTCTGGATACTTCTTGTGGTTCGTGAAAATCTCAACATCGATCACAGTTGCACCGGCTTCTGCTCGATAGAGATCATCGTGGAACTCCTCTGCACGACGGAGCTTCTCATCGGTCATATCCGTTAAGAACGAACTCTTGTTCTGTTTCCGGAATCCGATCAGGATCCCATCTTCACGGATCTGTTCACCGATTTCAGGGAACGTCTTATACTCGTTCTCCCCACCGTACAGATTCAGAGGGATGTCGTCGATCTTGACATCGATCGTCACACTGTCGATCACCGTGTGTGAGAGTTGTTTCTGAAGGCTTCTGCTGATCACGAATGCGTCTTCTGTGGTAGCCCACAGAGGAAGATATGCGACGTTGGCATTCACTCCCATCTTGTACAACCCATCTTCGTGATTCGGAGATGTAACGAACTTCGTTGTTTGACTGACCAGACGTCCTTCTTGCAGCTGGTCAAAGTTCATCTGTTTGTTGATGTATCCGAATCCGCTATACAGTTCGGTATAACTGTCGACTTCGAAATACCCAACTTTACCATCTTCTGCTCCGATGTAGATCACAGTGAGACTGGGGTTGTTCTTGATCTTCTGAAGACCTGCGTTGACTCGGAACTTCGGGATCACAGCGACGATCTGTACGTCCTGATCTCGAGTACTTTTGTCAAATTCATATTTTCCGATCTTCGTCTCGTAGCCGGACTGGATCCGTGCTGTCTGACACCCATCCACCACCATCATCTGCGGGGCATTTGAGGAGAGCATTCTTTATGTTCAACCGAGTGCGTTACTTCTCGGCCCGCAGCATTACCTGCTCCGCTTATAGATTTGCTATAAGAACAGACTATATCTCACTCCTTACTGAGTAAGGAGAACCTCCATTTCCACCCACTTGGGTGTACATTTAGTCGTTGATCTTTCTTCTCAGAGAGAAGCTTAGAAGCTGATTTCCCATTGTTCGTTATCACACGATAACGACATCCCTTAGCACCGTGTTGTTACACACAGCTTTTATTTCAGCATAGGACATTCTAATCATTCTTTCTGTCTTTCGACCGCGTTCACGCTTACCCTTGCGAGTTACGTTGTAGCTGATTAGACTTTAGTGGATCCCAGACCGTTAGAAGGTTGATTTCACCACTACATTACTGTAATAGCGCCCAATGTTGTTTAGGCCACGTTGCGAACTGATGAACTGTAAGAAAGGTGAAAGGAGCGCAGGCGTTCCTGTCAATTCCGGTCTTACATTTAGATCTGATACAAATTGCGATGTCTTCACATTGATTCCTCCTAGTTTGGGTGTTATAGTTTCCAATGTTATGACTCAACATACTCAGATAGTAATATATACTCAAAAGGGAGATGAAGCCATATGCCATCTACATTACGTGAACTCTTCGAAGAGCAAGTGGATCAGTACTGCAGTGAAGATCAGAACTGGGTACAGTTCGTAAGAGATCATTTTCAGTATCTCAGGAACACCGCACAAGAAGTCACTTTGGATGTCTACCGACACAACACGATGAAGTATCGATTGGAAGACTTCTTGGAGGATCAGCTCAAGATGTACCGATCTACTGCTTGGATCGTGTTGCTGATCAACCAGATGAACAGTAACGTGGATTTCCGAGAGATGTCATCGATCTTGATCCCTGACATGCGTGTGATCCAGTATCTGAGGAACACATACAACACTGTAAAAGCCAATCAAGAAAACATGGTTTGACCGATAGTGAAGGTAGGGCTAATATCACCCTACCTTCACTATATCGTTATTGCTTGGAAACTGACTTGTAGAGGAAGTTCTGGTACGCTCTGATGAACAGAGGATACGTCCAGAATGTATTATACTTGCGATCGAGATCTCGGATCACATCCCTCGATACATGGAACTCTTCCAAGGAACGTAAGCAACGTTCTTTGTACTCAGCCATAACCGATGGTCCGTATTTCACGATACAAGACGCTGTGAATACAGCGATCCGATGTCCTGTCTTGTAAACAGGACTCTTCGATCCGAATAGATAATCTACACGTTTCACACCAGCTTTAGCGTTCAACGATGATGGATCCAATAGAGCGATGTTCTCACAGACGTTATCATTCACCTCTGAAGAACGATCTTGATTCCTTCTATGAAGTTGACACTCCAGATCATAGAAGTATAAGAAATCATTGTAGATCTGATCATCCAACTGTGGAGTCAGATGGGATGCTTTTGAAAAGAACATATAGTATCTCCTGTTGTATAGGAAGATTGCATGTGATATCTTTCTACCCGATCGAAGAGATCTTGCAGGGGACCCTTCCGATCGATGGGATCTCGAGCATATAAACATCATCGATCTCACCGATGTTCCAATTACCAGTGGACGCTGTAATAAGGGATGATCCAGTAACCAATGTATCACTTCCTATCGTAGTTACTGTACGTGTCGTTTGATTACGGAGTACTGTAGTAGCATTGACGATGTCCGTTTGTAATGTGGTCACAGTACGCAGACCTTGGTTGTTGATCATCGCCATCGGAGTATTCGTGATGATGTTCTTCAGCACAGAGAGGGCAAATCCACCCGCTACAGCAGTACCAACATCTCCTACATAATTGAACGTAGCGTTCCCAAATCCTTTGTGATGGAACACATCCATCATCGTAGTTCCCACAGGTCCCTTGAACGACGCAACCGTGTTACCATTTACATTGGTCACCAGGTTCCCACCTACGAAGAACTCTAAGTTCTTGGGAACATGGATCGCCATGTTCTTATCTTCCAGAGTGATCGATGTGCCAGCTGCATTTTCCAGCTTGATCCTTCCTCTGCAACCAGGTATCGGCTGAGACTCCAGCTTGATCGAGTTCGATGGGATCGATTTGTCTTTGACAGGTTGGTCCCAGATCTCAACGCTGCGTGAGTTCGTATCGATCTTGAAGAAATACCTCCAGTCTTCACCATCAGAAGCAGAAGTAGATAACAAGATGTGTTTATGATACTTCGTATCGATCTCTAAGAAATAACTGTTGTCATCCGTGATACCAGCTTGTTTGCCTTCTACATCATCTCCGACAGCTCGACTCTTGTTGGTAATCGCTTGATCCAGAGCTGAGAACCGGATCTGTTCGAAGGTTCGCATGTAATCATCTCGTTCCAACGGTAACCAGAAGAACCGATCATCCGTTGCGAAGTTCAACACGAGAACCTGTTGGTTCTTGTACATCGTCGGTACAGTACGGGATGTGAGTACACCAAGATACTCTGCAGTGATCGTCGTAGCGGTCTGTACGTTGACGGACTCTTTCTGGTTTGTCATTACATTGGTCACTTCAACCGTATGAGTTGATGTTTCAGGGGTGATATCACCAGTCAACGTTGGGAGATATTCGGGTACGTATATGTGGAAGGTTCTCTGATTCCTGTAACCAGTTGATTCAGCCAGGTAACCGATGAACACTCTCCATCGATCAGACATAGGTGCTGCCATGAGTATAATCCTCCTAATATTTAGGTCGTATAGGATCACTTCCGTAACAAAAGAAGAACTATAGAGAGGGGTACCACCACCCTCTCTATAGTTCAATATACCAGATGTACGTTAGGATAGTCCTGCGATAACTTCTGTAACACAGGACTGATGATCTCATCGTAGATATGATAACGGTTCGCTAGTCCACTTCCTAACTTCGAGATCAGATAGATCCTGTCAGGATGTGACTGGATCTCATCCAGAAGTCTAGCTAACTCTTGATCGAATACAGGACGATACTCGTCTGGACGGTAATACGAACGCTCAGATAGACTGGGTCGTCGCTTCGTTACGAACCCATACGTCTGAGGATGCCACCGTAATGCAGCTGCACCACCTCTTCCCTGATGAAGCAGATTATCTCCATATACGAAGATCACGTTCGGATGATCGTCCAAGTACCGTTCTGTTACGATCAAGCCTTGATAGGGTCCTGAGGATTCACCGGACCAACTCCTGCGTTGGAAGATCCTTTGGTCTCCATCATGGTCAAGTAGAACCGAACCTTCGGTCGATCATCCACTTTCTTATCTTCGATCAGCTTCTTGTACCAGGGCGGGATCGCCGTGGGAGGGACGAAGATATCGATGTATCCCATTCCGTTGTCAACGCCAGTATCGGCTTTCAGACCGAACTCCGTCAACCACGTCGAGTTGATCTTCCGACCTTCGACGATCTGTTCGAATTCAAGAGCCCATTTCCGTTTGGTGATGTCAGATACTTCCTGATCCAACATCTGCCCAAGGAGTCGATGCAGACGTTCCTTGGGAGTGAGATTGCGGTCTACCGCACGCTTTACAGCCACAATAACCTCCTTGGTTAGTTGTTGATCGTTCGATTTATCACTCGATGATGTCCGTTGTCCAAACACCACGGACAGAGTAATCGAGTATAATGTTGATTCCCTTGCGTAATTGCAAGGTAGTGTTCTTTACAGTGTGGGCAATACACTCTCCCACAACCATCACAAGCGTACTTGGGATCGTTGGGTTCTAGCTTCTTACCACACTGAGAACAGGTGACTTGATAGTTCGTATGCATCACTTCTCCTTCTTGATCGTTTCAAGAAGATCGCGAACAAGCATGTTGATTGCTTGGTTCTCTGGAAGATGACGGTGACCGGAGGCATTCCTTTCCAGCTTATCTTGTATCGTATCGTAGAAAGGTTCTGACTCTGGGTACCGTCCAACATCCGTCAGGATCTTCGTCAACTCCTCACGAACGATCTTCCTTACATACTCGTGATCGATACACTCATTCGGAAACTTCCATGCAGGATGCATCCTCGTGACACCTGGAGGGAGCGGTTCTTTTCCAGATGCAGTATCATCGATCAACTTATTCAATTCATCACTCATGATCATTTCTCCTTGATCGTCCAGATCTTCGAGTTCTTGAAACAAGACTCCATCGTAAGACCCGTTGAAGTCTGTTTCTTATTCAGAAGGATCTGAACACGTTTCTTGGTCATCAGGAATCTGAGACTCTTCAGATAAATGTGTTTAACCACACATCGCATCAGGATATCAGACGGTACTGTAAATCCAACCGACTCGTCCAACTTGAACAACCCAACGAAGTGTGTCGTTCCCATCAGAAGTCGGTTGTACTTGGAACCATCTGTTACAAGCTCCAACGTCACAGTATTGAGATCGTTGGTGTTCATCGTGACCAGAACCAACCCTTCTCCCTGATCCAGTTTATCACCGACATACACCACATCGGTCTTCACACCGGTAGCCATCAGATTCGATCGCTTGGAGAACTCTGTATAGCGAACGGTACGAACACGACCACTCTTCTCGATCACGGTGAAATCATCACCAACAGGATAACAACTGTAGTTGCTATCGTCGATATACTGAGTTTCATTCACTCGATAAATCGTGTTCTCAGCGTGGTTCAAGATGATCGTGTGATGTGCGAAGTAAGGTGTGACTCGGAACACGTCACATTGGAACTCCTTCTGCAGATCGTAGTCTTTTGACAGGAACTGCGGAGGGATATTCGGATAGGGTGTTCCACTCAGATAAGGGATCTTCTTGTGCTTCGTAGAGGGATAGATCATGATCTCGATATCACGAGACTCCCAACGACTTACCAAAGAAGACAACTCGGTAAGATCCTTCGCTTGGATCACGCCAGAGCCTTTCACTCTCAGTGCACAAGTAAACCGATTGAACTCGGTCTTACGAGTACACTTCTTACCATATTTCTCCTTGATCTTGAGAACCTGTTCGCTGACGATCTCATCCACTCTGCCGAACTGATGTTGAAGATCATTGATGCGTTTCTTCACATCTTCCACCTTCGCAACCAGTTCTGCTTTACCCTGATGGGTGATCTGATGCATCTGGAGTCGAGACAGAAACTTCGCCTGATACTGAGACAACCCGAATGCTTGACACAATGGTTTGATCGTTGCTTCTTTGTTCTCCGCTTCTTTGAAGATACGAAGAACCTTATTCGTATTGTCAGCGATCACAACCAGCGCTGTCAATTCACGATATTCGTTGAAGAGATCAACATTGGTTTGTTTCAGATCAGATACGATCGAGGCGGTACGCATCTGATACCAAGCATCCAACAATGTGATCGGATCCATACAGAGAAGTTTACCCTCGTGATTACAGAAGTTCCAGATCGGTGCTCTGGACATCGTGAACCGTACGGTCTTCTTCAAAGTATCCAATACTTCGAATGGATCTCCACCTCGCTTCAGAGGGAGTTCCACATCACCCATCATCTTACCAGTAGTAAGATCGAGTACTTCTGTGAAGTTCGACGTAACGAACGATGCTTTCTTGGTGAGCTGACCAAGTGGTTGTTTCACACACTTGGAGAAATCCTGACCGAACGGAATCGTACGGATGTTGATCTTATTGGGATGCAACTCCATCACACCACACGATACCAAAGAAGTATCGAACTTCCCTTCGCTGTAATCCTGCAACAGCTCCTGTTCATTCAAGATCAAACCAGCGACCGGATAGTCCGGGATCAGATACTTAGCATACTCTTTGTACGCTGTTGCAGCACTGATCGAGTTGTGATGACGTAAGTTGATATACTTCATCACAAGATCACAGACTGAGTTCAGGTTCAGATGAGGAAGTACTGAACGGAATCCGATCGCGATCCCTTGAGATCCTGTCAATAGAGCCATCGGGATCACCGGGATCAGATACGCTGGTTCCACTCCTTTACCAGTCTCTCTTGGAACATACACCAATGTTTTCTGGTTGGTATAGTTGAAGTAGACATCCCTAGCGAACTCCGCACTGGTTACGTCCAGATAACGAGGTGCTGCAGGATCACCACCACCATACGCTCCGATATTGCCTTCGCTGTAAACCAGAGGCTGACACTGGTTGAACGGTTGACACAGTCGGATCACGGCATCGTAGATACCACTATCGCCATGTGGATGATATTGATGCATGCAATCACCAACAACAGCTGCTCCTTTGATACGATCAGTACTATCTCCGATCGTAACCAAAATACGACGGTGGACCAATCTTAATCCATCGATATAGTTGGGTAATGCTTCCAGGATGGTGTACTTCCCATACTGTTCCATGTTCATCACAGAAGCATCACTTGCTGATATTTCACTTCTGAAATCTGTTTCCATTGTAACTCCTAGGGTGTTGTGTTCTTGTATACTGTGACTTCTTGCTATAGAGTTATATATACTTGAAACCAAGAAGAAACTAATAGTACTAGACATTACTTAAATGCATCTAGTTGAGATGGACACCCATCTCAACTAGATACTTGAATATAAATCAGTATGTGGTTGTGAACTTGCGCTCTGTATAGTAATACAGAGCGCTTATTTAAATATGATCAACTAGTTCACATTCACGAAGCAGATCATCGATGTTTGGAATAGTTGGTTTCAACTGATCATACATCGCTTTAAAGATCGGGTCGTTCATTGTAAAGTCTCTAGCGAGATATAGAAACTCTTTCTGTTCATCTGTGAGATTATTCTTCAGGGTATCCCACAGACCAAGCTCCATGAGTTTCTGAGCAACTTTATACTTACTAAAGATGATACGATCTAGAGGAACAACAGGGGTTGGTAGTTCCGGAAGTGTATCAACCTTTTCATACCCTTTTAGTTGCATAGCGGTAGGACCCATACTTGGACCATACCACACATCGTAATTTGTTTTGTCTTCATTCCACTTGATGTAGGGCATTTTAGTTCTCTGATATAAGTTTAATTTCGTCGGGTGTCATAACCGTGTTAAACACAGCTCCATATTCAAAGAGTGCGTGGCAATTACTAGTTTTATAGTTATTGTTATTGTTTCCTATTCCAAACCGACATGATCGATAGCTATTATCAACCTGTTGTCCAACACTCAGTTCATCTCTAGTAGCACTCCACTGTGATGTGGACGCTACAAGACTCCCATTTAAATACAAATTACCTTTTCTAGTTGTTTGATCACAAGTGAGTGCTAAAGTGATCCACTTGTCAAACAATTCTTTCTTTGCATCATCTACAGTAGAATAGGATTTGCGACATCTAACAATTTGCCCAGAAAAATTATCAGCAACGTTCTCAGCATGAGTCGCTACCCAAACATCTCCTTTCACCGTAACACCATTTATAGCTGGAGATGGATTACCAGGATCTCCAGTAGTTCCTTCTATACCAACATAACACATTGTACCACTTGTATCTAAAAGCGGTGCACCTGCACCTGAAACAAAGCCAATACCAACATAATCTGTAATTATCACATACGGTATATACATTCGCATAATAATCGTGTGATTCGGAGTCATCCCAGCTAAGTATAACTTACTAGTAATAAGTGGTGCTTGAGTTTGTTTTGGAGGAAAATAGAAAGTACCATCTGTACCAGATTGACACGTAACATTCTGCAGTGTCAATAACCCATCCTTGATATCGGTGGAACCGTTCGTTGCACTACCAGGGATCGGAAATACCTGATTATTCATAGGAGAAAACACACTCCCAGCATTATCAGGAAATACAGCCCACAAACAGTCAGGTTGACGTACTCGAGCCCTTATATAGTCCATAACAGGCATATCAACTACACCTCCAGTCAACAACCATAGCAGTGATAAGTTCACCATCATCAACCAGTCCATCCGTAGCAGCTAACTCAGCAGTTGTATCTCTGGATATAGTGATATCACTACCGGTTAGTGGTGTTGACAATTTCAATGTGCTATGTAGGATGATTCCGGCGCCAGCTCTTGCTTTAAACGACTCACTAACAGGAACTGCTGCGATACCAAGACCACCCACATTCGCTACACCACTACCAGTCACTTTCAAATATACAATTCCATTGTAATTACTAGCAGGAGTTATCCATAGATCGATCGTTGTTATAGGTTGAATGTATGTTCCAGAGAACACCATAGAATTAGTTGCATCTAGATAAGCTACTGTACCATAGGTGCTATTTGCAAATATTCGATTGATAAATGGTCTTTCAGAACTAGACCCTCCACCAAGTGATTGTTCTGTTCCATCTTTATCATAGACTTTCAACCCGTCTGACGTTGCACTAAGCATGAGGTGTCCATCTAGTGCGTTCTTAGAGATCGGGGTATCCACGATCTTAAGATTAAGAGATGCTTGATCTTTCATACAACTATTAACTCTCATTCCGAGCAATATTACAACGGATGCTCGGTTCCCTACCCCTCGATAGTACTGATGTCGGGGGGGGGGTAAGCCCTCCCGATAGTCGCATACAACACACAATCATAACATCGTTAGTGCTAAAACAGCACTAACGATGTTAGATCGATTCAAACAGTAAGTAGATAGTGCATCACTTGATGTGTTTCTTCATCTTCTGGATCGTATAAGCTGCGAATGCAGCTTCGTCTTCCATCTGATCAAGAGCAACCGAGTAGTAGCTCCAGAGATGGACGATGAACGCCCGGAACTGAGCGAAGTTCTTATGACGTTCCCTTGCGTTCTCTTTGTCATTCGCATTCAGCATACGACGGATATCCGAAGATGCTTTCTTGGCACCGGATGCGAAGATCGGTCCGAGTTTCTCATAATCGGCATAGAGGTCAAACATCTGATCGCCGAACTTCATGACATTATCCAAGGACTGAGCCGTGTAGCCGAGTGCACTCAGCTTTGCCTTACCGAACATTTTCTGAAGAAGACTGTCTTTCTTGTAGGCAACGAACGAGAAGATACGCTTCGTGTTGGAGGAGTCAAGCGATGCAAGGACCTTGTCAACACCACCGTTCATCATGTTGATCGCTTCTTTCAAAGCGTCCAGACCGTCTTTACGAAGCTTATAGACGCCATCCAGTTTGGAGGCGTTGATCCCACGAACAGACTCATCGAGGACCGCTTCGTAGTCGATCTGTTTACCTTGGATCGCTGATTTGCCTTCATTGAAGAGTTTCTCATAACGGTTGATCGTCGGGAACCACGTGGAGATCTTGTGACCGATCCGTGTTCCAAGCCATTCGAATTTCTCTGCGATGCTTGCAAAGAATCCAGTGATCGCATCATCGAGACGCTCCAGAGAGTAGTCATCTCCGATCAGAGCTCTGATCTGACCGTTGTCGTCGATCAGGGTACGGAACGCTTCCGTAGCACCATACTGTTTCAGATACTGTCCGATCTGGATCAGGTTATCAACCGCCGTGATATCCCGTTGCAGTTCATCCAACATCGCTGCACATTCCATCGATGTGGTGAGATGCTCGTAAGCGAGTTCCGCATCATCCCACTTAGGATATACCTTGGTTTGAGTGAGTGATTCAATACCGAGTTGCATTTGTATGCTCCTGTATAAACACACATATCCCCTTTTAAGATATCATTACATCTATGGGGGGGGGTTACCACCCATAGATGTTAACACAACACACTACATAGGATCGTTAGTGGTTGATATCGAATGTACCGCGTTTACCTTCACGGTCGTTACCAGTTGCTCGTAATTGATTGATAATAGCTCGTAAGCGAGAAGCTGCTTGTTCTACACTCCCAAACACCTTCTCCATATCAGTTGAGATTCTCGTGAGACATGTGTGTATGCTTCTAACAGTCTCTAACATCGCTTGACATGCAGCTGCAAAATTACGCAAATACGTCTTAAAATCAGTTTGTTCCGTTTGCGTTTGTAAACTCTGAATGTGTTCGAGTACACGTATATTCACGAGCGACTTACCACTCAATCGTTTGGCAGCAGTTGACAGAGTACGAGTCACAGATGTTATTCGAGCTTCGAGATCATGATAATCGTTAACAACCCGATCTACAGAACGAGCTGTATCCCAACCGCTATCAATCGGACCACGCTCCAACCGATTCTCATTCAACTCTGTTATCGCATTGTGTAACGTGGTTAAATCGTCTCCTAGTCTATCGACAATCGTTTGTAACTCATCAGTCTTTTTAGTTACATCACAAGAATAAACACCATTCATGATGTTATCGACCTCTACAGAGGTAAACGCGTTTGCTTGATCTAAACTACGACTTACATCACGTTCGATCGTACGCATGATGTCTCGAATGCACGATAATCTGCTTTGCAGTGCTGAAAATATAACGTGACTCTTAGGGTTAATTTCACCCTTAGTGTTATACACATCATCACTATCATCAATTTTCATCGCCTGAGTAAACACGGGTGGGATAGATATTGGATTCACAGCTTCCTGGCTTATCGTGAAGTTATTCATGTATTTGTCATAAATCTCACGATGCTCCATGATGAACGCTCTGTTTTCATCCAACTTATCGGTTCTCTTCTTAGAGAACCACTTCTTGATATGTTCAGAGATCCAATCACAGATCTTCTTAAAATATTCACCCAGCTTACGGATGAACTTCACAACAAGATCCCAAGCACTCTCCAACAACCCTTCATATGAAGGTGTGATGTTAGCATTTACAAGCGCATCCGTCACTTGTTGGATAAGCAGTGCTTCTCCAGCTCCAGATGGTTGTAGAGGATGTTCATATACAGGTACTAACTCTACAACATTATTCAAGGCCATCGCAAGCATATAACACTCATGCTGAGCCTGGTACAACTCAGATATCATCAAATCGTAATCCATATCCATAACGTTCTCCTTATATAGGTCATAGCATGAGACTAAGAATGTGTCTCTCGGAGAAAGAAAAAGAAGCAAAAAGAAAGAGAGTAGAGTGTGATCTCTACTCTCTTCTCTATACTCTAAATAATATGGTTATCTAACCCCCTAAGAACCCCCGGGTAGGGGTTGGGGCGTAGCCCTACATTTATGATGCTAAGGATGGAGGGTAGGGGAGATCTGATCATACACTGGATCTATCTCTAACCAATTCAAGATATCTATATCTTCGATTGATTAGAGGATAGATCTGACAGGCTTACGCTGGTGGATCTCCCCTACCCATCTCTGGATAGATACTCTTATGGTATTCCCGTTCGCTTCACGTACGTTACGCTCACTCAAATAATATAGTTGTAGCAATATTTAATTACAGAGTAAAAAGTTACATCGTTATAGGTTAATCATATCTAACAAAAGAAGAAGAGTAGAGAGGGTGGATCTCTCTACTCTTCCATGTAAGATCTTCTACGTTGATAGAGTTATCTGATTAGATATCTCTCATACGTCTTACGACGTCATACAGTTGGTTGTTGTATTCAGCTAACCTTCTGGTGTAGGTTCTCATCTGTTCAGGGAGGTTAGGAACCTCCCTCTGGATCAGACGGATCGTCGTCTCCATGTTGAGATGGGTATCGCTTAATTCAGCAGTCAATGACTTGTACTTATCGATCGTAGACTGCATCTCTGCATAAGCCTTCTTGGAAGACTCGATACCACTCTCCGTGACTGCTTTCTGGTTCATCAGATAGAGTAGATATCCACGATAATCTTCGATCGTACAGTCTATACATCCTGCACAAGTCAGCTGACAGGATACCACTACAGGTGTATGACCTTGATGCTTATATACTTTGGTCTGTACATGGATATCGTAGACGTTCTCGATATCCACGATCGACATCAGGTGTACAGTCACCAGGAAGTCATTCTCCACTTTGGATTTATAGAGCATCCCTTCGTGACGGACATACCCATCACTGAATACTTGTTGAGTCGTATGAGTTAACACCTCCAGGTAACTCCCATCGTTCTTGGGATAGCCTTCTGGGAAGACTACACGTTTGTGGTCCTCATCCCACTTTAATAGATCGATCTTGTCTTCTGGGAAGACATACGTAGTATCCATCAGGTGTTGAACTTTGTTCAACATCGATGTGATCAGTTCGTTCTGTTCCATATTAGATTAATACTCCTTCTATTTATGAGTTGGTTGTAACTTGGAGAACTCGATCTGTCCTCCGTAGAATGCGTTGTACTTCGGTAAGTGATAGGCTTTCGCTGCACGCTTACCATGTAACTCCCACCAACATCCCCGGATCCACATCTTCGTAGAACAAGTTGTGGTGAATGTTACATAGGACCAGTGGTTGCTGATCCTTAGTAATTTCTCCTTGAACATATCTACATAGTAGATGCTGAGGTTGTCCGTATTACAGCTGACGTATTTTAGGATCCATCTTCTCTTATGATAGAAGATGGAGGATGGGAGTCGTTCTTTGATTATGTCGGCATTTACGCTTGTCATATCAAGATGTTTTAGTCTGTAGAGGACGTTGGATATAACCTCGTACTCTACTGACCAGAAGTGCCCTAACGACTGATAGGAATAGTTGTTCTCTGTGTACTTCACATGTCACACACTCCTCATCTGACACCTGCATGTTTGATCGACATGCAGGTAGTATAGGTCACCTCTTCAGAGACCCGTTCGAACTTCTTAGTTTGGGGATACCGTATGTACAGTAACCCATTCCACTTGATGATGACAAGACCATCGTTGCCTTTGTGTAATATTCTGTTGGTCATGTTAAACTCTCCCTGGTATAAATGTGAGGTTCACTCTGAGCATCGGTATGTTGTGGTTGTGATACATCTCAAGAGTTTCTTGTTTTTGATTATCATAGAGTACAGTACACCGGACATTCTTGAGTGGAGTGTATTGTATCAGTTGTTTGGTGAACTCCTCCGTATCAAGATCCACGTAGAATCTGATGTTTTCCTTATCGGTTGGGAATATATCAGGACTGAACTCACGATTCAATACAGCTCGGAATGACTCTTCCGAAATGAATTGTATATCCGGTAGTACCGGGCTGGACCATAGTGAGATTTTGCGATCCCACATGGTACTCCACACAATGTTTTTACTCACTACGTAGTAGTGGAGATCGGGTCGCTGTATGCATTCGGATATGAGCATCGAGAGCAATGTCTCTGTCTTACCGGATTGCCGACATCCGCATATTGCAGTGAACACCGGTTCCGGATGCCAAACACGAGTACGAACTTTATCAAAGAACACATCCAACTCATGGTCGTACATGTGTTCGAAGGTTCGACGAATGGTTTCGAGCTTCTCAGCTCTGTTTGGTTTAGATTGCATTAGAATCCTCCTTGGGTTGATGGGTATAACTTGTTTGTCCTTGTGATATATTAAGAGTGACATCATACAACAACGACGATCTACATTGACCAGATCAGACATCAGGGTAGAATTGGGAGAACGTTAGTTAGTTACAACACTCTTCTTAGAGAAGAGTTGTCGTCTTAATTCTCGCAGATATGCTTCTTTTGCTCTGACACGAGTCATGACCTCGTCCATATGCTGAGAAGCACTCTTACTTGAATTAGCGTAAGAGAACGCCATATCGATCACCTCCAGTCTAACCGTTCAGGTACGAATGAACGGATAAGTTCGGTTAGATCAGATCTGTATGTTGTTGTATGAGTCACTTAAATTCAAAGAGTGATAGGAAATGTTACGGCAGTTGTTGACCAGACAAGACATCAACAACCGAGTTCACTGGTTATTTCTGTGGATGCTTGACGATCCATCTTCTCCAATCTAAGTTAGACTGGTTAGGATGTCTTTGCATTACAGATTGCATGTGTTCTGAAGCTGTCGGTGGGACTAATACTTCAGGATGTTTAGCATCGATGTATGCAAATGCCATAGAGCTCACCTCCTTCTACCACAAACAGGGAACTGTCTTTGTGGTGTGACAGGTTGGAGCATGTCTGTAATACACCTCCTATCACTTAAATTCAAAAGAGTGATGGGTTGTAGATGTGCGAAAATCACCAACCAGATCAGTCATCGGTGATTTGTGTCACGTACGATCATTGAGCGATAGCAACACTCGATGCTTTTGACGTGAGTTTTGCATCAATAACACGTGTTTGCTTAAGAGCATTGCGCTCCCAGCGTTGACGATCACGTGCTTCTTGTTCAGCAACACACTTGTATCCGGCATTCGGATCTAAGATGCGTTTGAAGAACTCATCTGAGGTCATATGACATCACCTCCTAACTACTGTAGATTAAACAGTCTTGCAGTAGGACTGGTTATAAGAGTCAGTAACAGAACCTCTCTCCTTCAGGTGAGGGATGTATGTTACTACGAACTATTCTTCCGTTGGACGTTAGTCCATCGTGATGTAATAGAAGGACAGTATGCTAAGAACATATGGTTAAAATGTTCTTGTTGCCTGGAACAGGCCATCGACGTAAGTCGGTGTACTCGGTAACACGAGGAAGCTCCTTCCTTCAGGTAGGAGTAGTTCACGTTCAGATCTGTAGTCACCTACCATCCATCACTCGTCTTATCGAAAAAGAGACAGCTAAGGGATGAAGGATACAACTCCTTCATCCCTTAGCTAATCGTGTATTCGAAGTATAACTCTACACACGTTGGATATAGTAAGAACAACACTTCACAGTTGTCGAAACAACATCGACCAGATCAGTCATCGATGTTGAATTGTACTCACATCTAAGTGGTTAACATTGCCACGATAGATGGCGTTTTAGTTGGTTTGTTGCTGTGATATATTCCGTAGTGTTTACGGAGCATATCCATCAACATCTTCTGCTTAGCTTTGGCACGTGCTACACGAGCATCATGCATTTCAGAAGCAGATTTAGGAGATAGCACGGTTGGGTGCTTCTCATCCATCATCGCAAACGGCATACAAATCACCTCCTAACTACCGACTCAAGCACAAGTGAGTCGATCAGCTTGGTTGGATCAGATCTGTAAAACTATGAAGTGTTGTTCAATACAAACAAGTTAGCTAGGGATAGTGGAGTGTTCGCCTCCACTATCCCTAGCTGGTTATTAGTTGACTTTGTTCCAGAGGTTGGACTCAGCCTGTCTACGTTTAACAAGCCCCGGTGCGATATCGTAAACGATCTTACCGTTCTTATCCTTTACGATTTTGCCCTTCGAGACTCTCTTCACTTTGTTCCATCTCTGGATCTCAGAGGGAACCGAACCATACTGGCGCTGGTTCAGTTTCTTAAGGAGAGTGGATGAAGCGAAGTTCGATCTCCCCACGTTGTAAGTGAATACGATGAGAGCAGCCTTCTGGTTGTCCGTCAGAGGGACCTTGACCTGTGTATCGATATATCCACCGATACTGGTTACGTATCCGTCCAGAATACGATTTGCTTCTTCTTTAGTCATGTGACCACGAGCAACGAGGTTCTTATCATTAAACCCCCAACCGATGGCTTTCTTGTTGACATCAGTGTAGGGGGCTGAACGGAAGGTTTCGAACTGCTTGATCAGTTCGGTTGCCGAAGTCTTCCAATCTTGTGCGAAGACGTTGATGGTGAGGATGATGGTGATAAGAGTGATGATGTGTTTCATGTTGTTGATTCCTTTTGTTTAGGGTTGTTGGGTTGATACAGCTAGATGTATTCAATAAGTAATATATATGCGAAATCTTTTGAACTACACTGCATACGGTGTATCTAGGTATGGGATAACTACCCATACCTAGATACGTTGAAATGTATTATGCGTTGGCGGGAGCAGGAAGTTCTTTCGTATTGGAGAACTTACGATTGAATGCTTCAAGACGGTTCTTGATGTAGAAGATACCATTAGCTGCTTGTTTCGCACATTCTTCGATAGCATACATCACAGTTGCGGCTTGTCTGATTGTATTCTGAGCAACCTTAAGTTGATCTACATCACCCTTCTTCTCAGCACGTGCTTTGAGTTTCTCAGGGATCGTACGGAGACTGTTCACCAGGTTCTCACCCTTCTTGCACATTTCGTGGAGAGATTTGGACATCTCAGGCGCTTCATTGATAAACTTCTCATCGACTGGCTTTTTAGGATACTCACGTCCACCAGTCATAACAATACCGAGTTCGCCAGCCAGATCATTGCCGTGCTGACGGATCTGATTAGATTCTTCGTCGTTCATAGAACGGATCACATCAACATTGGCTTTGGCACAGATCGACCGATCGAAATCAGAGATGATCTTCTGGATGTTGGAGTTGGTGAACGATTCGGCAACCATCGTTGGATTACTGTCTGTAATGATGGTATCTGCTCTGAATGGTTGCTTCTTTGACTGTCGTTTCTTTGAATGATTGTTTTTGGCTTCCTTAGCCTCCTCTTGGACAGCTTGGTTGGCTTTGTCCGTAGACTTGAACAAGTTCGTAAAGAACTTCTTGATCTTCGTCCACAGATCTTGGAACCATTTCACAACAGCATCCCAACCTTTCGAGATGGTCTCACCGAGACCTTCCATCGTGAGCGATATGTTGTTCTGTCCGTAAAGGTACTGAATTGTTTCAGTACTTCCAGACTGTTGGATCACATCACGGATTTGGATCAGCTGATCCATCGTGGTGATACGATCCATCAAGCAGTTGTATGCTTCCCAAGTGACGTCATAAGCCGACTCCATCGCGATATAAGCATCCAGGAGTTCTTCGTTGCTTGCGACACTGGATGTCTGCGGGATGCTCAGGTGTTCTAATCCGAGGTTCATGATGTTGTTTCCTTTTGATGATACATTGTAATTACCCCCCCCCCGCAGAGGGAGAGAAGGGTAAGTGATAATACGAGTAAAAGCCCTCTGTATACCATTGTTTCTTGAGGGTATCCCAGCATGGTATGCACTCTGATATACACTACACTGAAGGAGGTATTTATGGCTTTAGATCCAGTACGCATCTGGCTGATGGATGTGCCTAAATTCATACGAGAGAATAAATGTCAACCTGTAACATCCGTCTTCATCCGTGAGACCACAACGAATGAATTTAAACACGATGGGTTGTTCTCAGAAGACATCTTCGGTCAGATCAATACTCCGGAGCGGTTGATCCGGTTCGGATATGTCGATCTTCGGACGAAGATCCTACATCCGCTCATCTACATCGATATCGTGAAGCTGAAGGCTTTCTATGGAGAGATCATGGCTCGGAAAGCTTATGCCGTGTTCAATCCAGAGACCAAAGAGTTCATTCGTGCATCGGAAGAAGACGAAGATGCTGATACAGGGTATCAGTTTTTCATGAGTCATTTGGATGATTTGAAGTTCGAGAAGAACAAGTCCTTGAAACACAACGAGATGGTTGATGTGATCGAGCGACACCAAGGCAAGTTGACATTGGAACAATGCCTTGTGATGCCAGCTGGATTACGAGACCTTAGAGAAGACGAAGGTAAACCAGCTGCAGATAGTATCAACAAACTCTACTCTTCTCTGATCAACTACACACTGGCTCTTCCCACTACCAAGACTACGTCTGATATTTATGACAATGTCAGGTTCTCGATCCAGAAGAAAGTCTCTGAGATCTATCAGTATCTATTCGATATGATCGAAGGGAAGTTCGGGTTCTTCCAGAGGAAGTACGGTTCTCGTAACCTTGCATTGGGTACTCGTAATGTGGTATCCACAGCATCCATGGCTGCGTTATCACCAGATGATCCTCAGTATCTGAAAATGGATGAGATCAAGATCCCACTCTTCCAGTTATGCAAGATGTTCACTCCGTTGATCATCTACAACATCCGGATGCTATTCCTGAACGAAGTGTTCCATATCACATCGGACCAGGTTGCTTTGATCGATCCAGAAACCAATAACTTGGTCTACCAGCCGATCGATGAGGATGAGAAGAGTCGGTTCCTCTCATCGGAAGGGATCGAGAAGATGATCGATCTTTTCAGGGATCCTGAGTTCCGGTTCACTCCTGTTGTGGTATACAACGAAGAGGGCAAAGGATATTACCTCTACATGGTCTACGATGATACGGAAGTGATCTACTTGACGAGAAGCGTCAGTGAAGTGATCAACAAGATCAAGGATAAAGTAGGTGTCTACGATCCTCAGAAACTGAGACCTCTCACTTATGCTGAGATGTTCTACATCGCAGCGTATCGTGCTACTTACGACAAGACTTCATTGATCACACGATATCCTGCCATCGAAGTAGGATCTGAAGTACCGAATCGTGTACATCTGATCTCAACGAACCCTGCAAGGAAGATCAATCTGTTCTCTACGATGGATGATGATAACTGGATCATGCTTCCAGAGTATCCGATCATCAACAATACCTTTGTGGATAGTCTGATCCCGCATCCACAGATCTTAGGAGGGTTAGGGATGGATTCGCTAAACAGTCGAAGTCCCGCTATCGGGTAACCGGTGGTGACAAGAAAGTGAATTGCTGGAAACATCTAAGAGCTAGTTTGGCTACAGCGTGATCCGAAAGGATGAATGCGATATGCGGTCGAAAGACAGAAAAAACAAACTAGATGACCTATGGTGAAATAAAAGCTTGTATGTACCACACCAACATACAGGTCCTAAAGGTTGATGCTTCTATATGAAGCGGAACAATGTGCAATCAGCAGCTAAGCTTATAGATAACTCTCTGAGTCGCTATGAGAAAGTTCATCGACTAGGTGCTCCCACCCGAGCGATTGGGTGGATGGTATAGTCAGGCCGCTAATGAAGATTAGTGGGTAAACGTATGTAAGTTATTGATATTCAATGAGTTACAACGGAAGATGTTTGATGGCGACACAGCCTCGTCCAATGGTGTATTGAGCAAACAAGCCAACCAAGAAGTCAATGAGTATTTGGATTCAATAGGACGTTACATCCACAGTAACGGAAAATTGATGCACGGTACCACTGACTTGATCAAATTGACGATCTTCAACTTATCGAGAGATCCTGTTCTCGTTTAAAACAAAAGAAGAACTAAGGAGGGATAGGACCAACCCTATCCCTCCTTAGTATTAGTACAGGTCCTCTTCCTCTTTTTGGATCTGTATTTCATCGTCCATCAACCCTTCGACTAGTTCGATGATCTCTTCATCATCTTCCGGCATACCAGTTAGATACCGTTTCTGAACGAAAGATCCACCACACCAATCGACTGTCCATTCAGCTTTTACTTCAGTCCGATCATCACCCAAGAGGTTGGTGATGATACACAGACTCCAAGCACCACGTGTGTTCTCATGTGGTATTTCGATGGAGCCTTCTGCTCTACGAACATCTCCGGCTTCTGGATGATGCATCGTGAGCTCGTTGTAATCAACTTTGGTTTGGTACTTGGACATATCAACTCTCCAGGTTGGAGTTGAGGATCTTGTGACACAGATCCAACCGGCTGTTCAACATCCTCAGGTGGTTTTCGATAGCTGAGGTGAAATCGATCCGTTTCAGAGCATCGTGCATGTAGATGGCTGTCAGCTCCATAAATCCCACATCATCGAGTTGGAAATCGGTGATGGAAACACCGTTGATCCGTACGGTTTCCACCTTGGTATGGAACTTCTGGGAAGTTCCATCGTAACACACATAAACATTCAGAAGAACGGATTTGATGTGTGGATAAACACCGATGCCTGTCAGATCTACTTCAATTTCGTAGATCGGTGTTGGTGACTGATTGGGGACACCACTCAGATTGTAGATGATGTTGTTGATTTTGATCCTCTTCCTGAGAGCATCCGGAAGTTTGGTCACATCCTCTTGGTTGCATTCATTTTCTTTCATGGCAGCTATGCCTTTCTCTGGTTGTTCCATTTTGGTGTTCTTGTAATACTGAACGATTCTTTCAGCGATGTCTTCCAACAATTTGTTGAAGTCATAATCTGTGTTGTTGATCGTTGTGTGATTCGTGACATAGTAAGGAGATCGTAAGAAGGTATCGTACGGTGTTTTGTCAATCGATAACCTCCATGTGATATTTGACGTATCGATGTTACGTGGTGTATCACCTTCGATTCCTAAGAACCCGATGCGAACATCCACATCTTGGTTCATCTTTGTTGGAACATCGATCGATTGTGGCTGTTTGCGACCGACTGTGCTGTGTTGATAGACCAACATGTCTTTCTTGGTGGTATAGATCACATCTATGATAGTCTTGTTATAGGTGTGATCGTCGTTATATTCCGTGTTCACAACCACGAACTTAATCGGTCCGTTATTCGGTTGGTAAGTTTTCATAATGATTCTCCTTAAATGGGTTTAACACTTCTACGCGATTGTACAGTTCGTTGATGTACGACGGATCTGTGATGCGAAGTACCGTGGGCGCATCTTGTTCGACAGTCTGTTTGGTTGGTGAACAAAGACGATCCAACATTCCGTATTGTGTGATGTAGGTGGCTTCGAAGAAGAGAACGTACAACTGTATCAGTGTCTTCGCAGACACTGATACATCTTTGTATGTCTCGAAGGTCGGCCCATCGATTACATACGGACGGAACAGAGTGTTGATGAGATGCTTTGATTCTCCAGACAGAGAATTAGCTTCGATTCCACCCAGACTGAGTGGACTGATGCGGATACAGTCTTTTTCGTAAGATACAAATACGGATCCGATAGTGATGTGCCGTAGTATCTGGCTTACAATACGGAAGTCCACATGTCCTCCATTCTTGGCAAATCCAGCATCTTCAATCACCACGTGGAATGGTGTATGAAAGATCGTAAGATACGAATCCTTCGGGTTGGGCAGTATTGTGTTCAGCTCTCGTACATAGATCGGAAGTTGATCGAACGGTATGCGATAATGAGCTTTGTGTTTTGCATCATATCCGTACTGTTCGATGAACTCTGCTGTTTTGTGAAACAGGTTGTTCAGTATAGATGGTGTAACGAGTAAGTTTGGAAAAACAACATTGTCGAATGAACTGACATAACACAGATTATCACCTCTATCATTGTCGAGATACACATCGATAGCGATGAATGGAGCATTGGGTGCCGGTTGGACCTTCAGCAACATGATTCGACCGATTGTCAGCTCATTGGTTATGATGTCATACACACAAACCAATTCTTTCAGGTTCGGCATGAGTTGATGTTGTCTCAATGCATAAGTGTCGTTCTTAACGAACGTCACGTTTCCGACGACCATTTCGGTTGTCAATTCTACTTTAGTCATGATTGTATCCTTCTTCGTTGTTAGTTGAAATAGAGTCTATAAGTGTACGGTATACCGTACACTTATAGTTCTCAGTTGGTTAGATTTCGTTGGGTCTAGTCAGTAGAGCACGGCTGTGTATTCTGCTGAAGATGTTGTAGGTACTGAAGGTGTGGAAGATACTTCAACGCGTTGTTGTATTGTTCGTGGAAGTTCTTGTTCCAAGCGACGGTATAGATCCGTGCGAGCTCGACAAGATCTTCACACTCTGAATCAGAACCAACAAGTTTGAAGCTTTCTCCTTCGTCTATCTCGGTACCATTGATGCATTCGGCGAAGATGGTCCAACCATCTTGTCCTCTGTGGATCCGTATCCTTGCATTGTTGAGGTAATGTGGTGGAACCGCTCCATATGCTTCTTTTGGGATGACGTGATAAGTAAGAATGAATCCTTCCGATCCCCAAAATACACGAGGTATGATGGAGTCACATACCACCTGTATCGTGTAATCGATGTGACTTTGTTTTTGGTTGGCTGTTTCTTTCGGTTGTTCTTGACGGACTTGTTTGGTCTTCTTGCGCTCCTTACGAACCTTCTTAGGTGTCTGCTTGAAGAACTCATCATAGAGTTCCTTTATAACAGCTTCAAGATGATCCTCGATGTTGGAGTATTCGTAACCACACTGCACGATCCAGTGTTTGAAAGTTCTTTCAGAATCAGGTATGATGGAAACTTCACCTGTGACGTAGTTGGCTGTTTCACCAAGCTTATCACGCGAGATGTTTCTCGTTATGACGACATGACCGATATATCGTGATGTGCTTGTGAAGATTTCCCAGCGTGAAGATCTGCACTCGGCATTTTCTTCATCAAGACAAAGCGTGAAATCCTTCGTCTGTACACTGATGATCTTATCGCAGTCGTTACGTCTGTATCGATACTCCAGGTTGTCTTCAGCATCCGACTTCACCCTACCGTTTAACAACTTTTGAAGTTTAACACCTAGTTCATTAAGTGTCTTGGCATCGGTTGAGAATCCAGTGACAATCGTTATAAAGATTGCTCTTTGGAGTTCTGTATGAGGTAGATCAGACCGTTTATAGTGTACCAACGAATAGATCCCTGCATCGTTAGTGATATATTCGATTTGCGATAATGGGTGATGAGTGGCGCAGTATATCTGTATCTCTCCATGTTTCTGGCCATTCTTGAACACATCCCATACGACCTTTCGAAAAGTCTCCATAGCGGGTGTGTCACTGTAGTCGCCGGTCCACGGTTTCTGTACATAGCAGGATGAATTAATATTGATTGTAAACACACCGTGTGTGAGTGTTACGATACAATCGTCTGGTGGTTGATTGGTAGTCATAGTTACTCTTCTTCCTTCTGAGGTAAATACTGATCACAGTGGTAGTTGCGTTTAACCACGTGATGGTTCAATTGACAACGTACAACCTCGTGGTGGTTGTACCGAACAACCACCCTGTGCACGCAGTTGCGGCAACAGGGTGTGTGATGTACTGGATGCAATTCGTTCATCGTCACCGAACAGGTTCGATGTTCTTCAGAGTTTCCATGATGTCTTCTGCCGTTGGCATCGTATCATGGAACTTCTTCAACCTGGAAGTAGCGTTCTCCACCACGAGGTTCAGCTCTTCCAGAGTCAAACTGTCTGTATCCGTCACCCAGTCAGCGACGTAATAGAGTCGTCTGGATCCTTCGATCATGCCGAAGAGGATCGGATCTCTCTTCTTGATCACGGCTTTGTCCAGTTCCGCTACTTTGAAAGCTTCCAAGTTGGGATCGTAGTGTGCGATACAGTAGTTATCGAACACCTTCAGTTTGTCCATCTTGTCTTTCTTCTCAGCAACAGGGAACGGAATCAACCCAGTGTAGTTCCTTATGAAGTCGATCCGAACACCTTTCTTACATTTCAGGAAGAACTCAACCATCTTCTCTTCTGAGACGTATTCAAGATATCCATTCTTGACCAACGTCATCTCACCGACAAGTGCGTTGAGTTTCTTCTTCAGCTCTTCCACAAGAGCTGTCTGACCATTTTGAGCAGCACGGTTCGCCAATCGAGTTACCACTTCGACCATAGCTTTGGTGTCATCAGACAATGCACCTTTGGCATTCTTGATCTTGTCGAAGGTCGTCTCAACAGGATCTTTCTGTCTCTCGATGAAGAGGTCGATAATCCGATCGAAGAACTTCCTTTTGATCGTCTTGGTAACCGATTTGATATACTGCTCGTTGTTCCAGAAATCAGGGTTCGATTGGAACGATGATGCATTAGTGGCCATGGAATCCAACAATGAATTGGTATCCATGTCGATGGCGGAGGTGGACTCTTCTCTGTACTTCGGCAAAGTCAGTTCCTTGTAGAAGTACTGGAAGATCTTAAGTCTTGGTTTTCCCATGCTTGTTTCGATGCATGGATGTTTGGTGTACTGTGTCATGATTATTCCTCTTTTGTTTTAGGTGGCATAGGAGCTTCACAACAGATATCAATCACTCCAGAAACAGACGTATCAACGTATACCACAGGGATTCGATCACATCCTGTATAAACAGGTTCTGGTGTTTGACTGTTGATCCACACAGCGAGTGGAAGATCTTGATTCTCTACTTTCTTTAGAAGTTCGATGACTTCTCTAACGGTTAGTTGTTTGTGCATGATACCTCCTTAAGCAGTTGTTCTACTGCTTTTTGAATGTACGGCAACGCAGCTTTTCCATAGTCGTTCGGCTCAGAGAGTTTCTCCTCTTCAAAGCGGATGACAACACCGGTATGTCCGATGTATTGATCCCCTTTGAACACGTCAATCTTGGCATAGCCTGTACTAGCATCTACCAAGCTGATAAATGTAGTAGCCAGGATGTCGTCTTGATACCCAACATCAACAAGTAAGTCAGGTGTGTTGTTCACATGACATCTCATCTTTTTAGCAGTCAGCCTCATCATCTTCTTCTCCTATGATAATGTATTCGTCGTCTTTGGTATCCATCAGAGACTGATACGTCTCGACCCGCTCGATCGCTGCTGCGATCTGCTGGATCAGGATAGCATCACGCTGTTCTTCCGGTGTATGCTGTATCAAGCTGATCACCCGTTCCACGGAAGGATAGTCCTGCAGAACTTGTCCTTGTGCATGGATCCGTTCTGTGATCAGTTGTGTGAGGTTGTCAAAAGCCTCGAGTCTCTGTTCTGGTTCCCAATCGTTCAAGATCAGACACAACCTCATGAAGAAATCCAACGTGATATCTTCATGTTGTTGTTCTATGTAACTCGTGATGGGAGCGGTATCGTCCGTATCAGTACCAACACTTGCGGCATGTTTGTAGAGGTTGTACTCACGGGTGATGTTCTCCATCGCCAGTTCGTTGTATTTGTTGAAGACTGGAGTGAGGAACAGTCCAGATGAAGCAGTAGCGTCCATCAACATATTAAGGAACTTAAGACGACCTTCATTGTATTTTTGAGCATCAAGGGAACCGAACTCATTCCGCAACGGTTCTCTATTCATCACCATCACGGCATACGATGCGAATGAGATATAGTCCAGATCGTGGAGCAGAGCCCAACTGGGATGTTGCTTGATCTGATTAAGATCATATCCGATCTTGGTGCTGTTGATCATAGCAGAGACATCACAAATGAAGTCGGGTGATATATTATCAACGTTCTTTGCATACTGCTCCCATTCAACTGCGGATTTCTGTTCGTTGCATGAATCTCCCGGGATGTACACAACATCATGCCAGCAGATCGCAACGAGTACTTTCGCCAGGTCTTCTACCGTCAGTTCATCCTGGAAGAACTTTCGGTTATCTGGGTTCTTGTACTCCGCATCGAGAACTTGCAACATAGTCTCGACATGTTGCACGGTGTGGTACTTCGTTTTGTCAGTGGACATCCGACTGACACCAGCATCCATCCACTGATGGATGTCAGGATACTCTTTGACTGTCAAGTCAATGACTGTATTGTTGGAAATGATTGGGTGCATAATACTACCTCCTGTTGATATAGTTTGTTGGTTCGTTACTAGGTAATATATACGTGAAAGAACATAGAACTACACTAGATTGGGATATCCCAATCTAGTGTAGATATGTCATTTCTTCTCAGTATCAGGGGTTGGTTGTTCTTCAGGTTGAGCTTCCTGTTGTGGTTGTTCTTCCTGCGTAGCAACACTGTAGCCCTGTGCTTTCTTGGCGATCTCAGTAACCAACCTACGGAACCGTTGTTCCACAGATTTCAGGTACTTGATATCGTTGAAGATGATCCTGGTGTACACGAATACAGCTTGTGATTCAACGGTAGGTCCAGCATCATTACGGAACCTGTTGTTCGTAAGACCAGAGACCAGTTTACGAGTCTCCTTACTTACAGTTTTCAGGTTGGTAAGAACACTGTTGCCTGCTTGCATACAAGATTTGATCTTGCTATCCACTTCTACGAACCTATCGTACGACGTGAATCCAAGCGTCTGTAGGGAAGACATCTTGCGTTGACGATCTTCGTAGGGTGTTTGATAGTTGGGACCAACCTTCATACCACCCGCTGGAACTTTTGAGTTGAACCTCTGCAGATATGTTGCACGTAAGCTATCGATCGGAGCCGTTGGGAGAGACGGTTTCACCACATCATCGTACGTTACCTCGAAGTGTTTCTGCACGATCTCACACGTCTTGATAAAGCGAGAAGCAGAGGTCGAATGGAACTTCTCATTCTGCATCGACTCGACTTTGTCTTTGATGAACGCGAGTTGCTTCGTGTAGGAACGTTGACTACGAGAGAAGAACGCTTCTGCGAAATCCAACACCTTGGAGACGATCGTCTGCAGAGCGTGAATGAACGCAGTGATCCCTTTCTTCACAACACCACCGATTTCGCGAGCGGTTACTTCGATACCATACTGCGCAAGTGTATTACCGTAAAGAGACTCCACAGAACGAGTATACCCGTACTTCTGGATCACAGTATCGAGTATGGTGAGATGCTCGATCGAGTGCAAGATCTCTTCTGCTGTTCGGATCGCGTCTTCTGCTTCATTTATGGTGCTAACGAGCATACACTCAGCAGCGATCGCGTCCTCGATTGAGAAGAGATGGTCGTTCTTGGACGGAACGAGATTTTCAAATCCAAAACGCATATCGATCCTTCTTGTTTAAAACTAGACATAGGAGGAGGAACAAGACCTCCTCCTATGTCAAAGTTCATATAAGAGTTACAGCTTACTTAGCCGCGTTCTCTTCCGGAGCAGCTTGGTCAGCATTCTTGTCTTTCGACTTGTCGGCACCACCTGCACGCTTCGCGGCAGCGATGAACGAGTTGGCAACTCGGATGACGTTTCTGTCGTCCTCGACCGCCTTCTTGATGGCATCACGCAGCTGTTGAATGTATTCATCAGTAGCTGCATTCTGCGCTTCTTTGAGCTGATCTTCAAGTTGACTTTTTGTCTTCCCAAGTTCATTGACAGCCTGCTTCAGTTTATTGAGAGCAGCCGTGAACTTACCTTCATCGGTAATCTTACCATCGATCACAGATCCGCCTTTGATTTCGAACGGACCTTTGAACTTCAGCGAGTTCAGAGCAGAAGCAGTACGTTCTTTCTGGTTGAAGAGCCATTTGAAGAAATTCGTAACTTTCGCCCAAAGATCCTTCAGGATCTGCTTGATCTTCTGACCGAGACCCTTCTTGGCCTCTTCGTTCTCAGCTTCCATAGAAGCGGCGCTGCTGAAGTTCTCTCCATAGAGAGCTTCCAGAGAACGAGTCACGCCATATTTCTTGATGCACTTGCTGATGGCGTTGACGTTGTCATAAGTGCGAACCGTAGCGGTGAGTTCATGACACAGATCCAGGACATCGGAAGCAGCCTGATTGAACTGGATCAGAGAATCCAGGTACTCATACGAAAGTTCACCAGAAGCTTTCGGAGCCATGCCCAGATTTTCAAAACCAAGATTGATACCCATGAGTATTCACTCCTGTAAAGATGTTTGTACGTACATTTGCGAGATGATCATCACACACAAGAAGTCAAATGTAGTCTGAAGAGATAGACATACACGTAACCTCAACACATATGATGTCACCGTGAGACATGTTACAACTACACACTGTCTTGGTTTAGGAGTCCGTATCCATGAGACCGTACGGATCATTCGTCGCCACATCAAGATCTGATGCTGTGGTCGTAATGTCCTTTTCTGATACATTGCGTGTCTTGAAGTACCGGTAGTCCCACGTTACTTCCTGAAGCTTCTTGTACAGTACATTCAGGATCTTCTTAACACAGTTGTAGTACCGTGTATCATCTGTTGTCAGTTCAAACTCTTGCATACACAGCGTGACAAGACGATACGTGTCGTGTTTACAAATGTATGTGTCTCGATTCCACACGGGGTAGTTTGCATTCAGAAACTCACAACAAGTACAATACTTATCTTCCGTGTAAGTATCCGGATCTTGTAAGTAACGTGTCAATGCTCTGTTGTATAGCGTCTTATAGAACTTATCGACAACATGGTTGATCGCGGTTGTGTAAAGGGCATGCTCTTTTTGGAACCCTTTATCGGTCGCTTCTTGTTCGTCTTTGAACGTATCAATGCGAGCATCTGCACAACAACCAAATATCTTCTTGATGATACCAGGTTCTGCGATGTGTTGTGTGCAAAGATCCATCACCCATTCAGGTAGCGGGTGAAACGCAGGTTGTTGTAGTGACTTTTGATTGGGTTCGTAGAACGATTTGGCGATACTTTCTACGGTGTATGGTATACAGTCGGGGTTGTCGATATGACATGTTCTAACCCAAGGGTCGCTGTTTTTATGTAGCCGATACATGATCTGGTCAACTACTGCTTCGTAGTTGATTTGCTCCGGTACAGGGATGATCTCTTTGAGAAACGTTATCAGAGTGTTTCGAAAGTTAGCGTCTACGGACGCTGGTATCTTGACATACCCATAGTTTCTCCAGACACTGTTCGCAAGTGGTTGGATCAACCCGTCGATGGTTGCTTGGAATTCTTCTCTTGTTACGATGTTGTTCTCCATAATGCTCCTCTTGTCATCTGTTGAATATCCCAAATCTTCTCTTGATCTTCACTTTCACCGTTACCTTGGATAACCCAACCAAGTACATTTTGAAGTAGGGTTCTCCGTAGTTGCAGCAATCTCTGTTATGTTTGTTGATCTCTTCTACTACACCAAGTGCAGCTCCCATCTGTTTTAACAGACTGTAATTCACGACACGAAGAGATACGTTCAGACTGTACTCCAACACCTTGTCGTGATACATCTCCTCCACACATCGACGATATGCATCGTGAACGAGGTCGTAGATACATCTGGTGATCTCATCACTTGGGTTCTTCGCATTCTTGATGCGGATCGACATGTTCTTCAATTGTTCTTCTTGTTTCTGGTAAACAAGATCGTAAAGTTGTTTGGCATCCATTGTTTCTAATTCCTTTCTACGTATGCATGCTATGATCACTTGACATTCAATATATTTAACCAATCTAACATGAGGTGTAAGATGGCTTTCAAAAGACGTAAGATCCAACTGGATCCAGAGATGAAACAGAGGATGGAAAGTAGCAGTAGGAACATTTTCGAAGTGTTCTACTCTGCGACGACTACCCCCCCCAGGTGCGTTCCCACTTTGGACAGGTGAGTGGATCCTGAACTGTGCGGGTACTTACCCAACATTCTACCAGAAAGCAGTAGAATATCAATCCAAAGGTACGATCCGTGCTGTGAGCAATGCTGATTATGAATCAGACTTAACTATATATGGAGAGTGTGGCGCATTCGTAATCCAAGGGAATGACATCCGTTTACCTAAGATCACTTCGTATGTGAAATCATGCAATCTCAAAAGCGACATCGGTGTTACACTACCTCCTGGTCTTCCTAACATCACAGGTACATTCGGTGGTATTTCCAGAAGGACAGATGCCGGATGGATCCACCCGAGTGGAGCGTTGAGTTTGATCAGAGAACCTTTTGGTTGGGGTCCCGCCGGTAGTGATCCAACTTACGCTGGAGAACTTCAGTTCAACGCTAACGCATCGAACAGCATCTATGGAGCATCGGGTACCGTACAGCCTCCTTCTGTTCAGTTAGCGGCTTACATCCAAGTGTATCACGGAGTATCGGACCAATCTCTCGTCAACATCGGTGAACTCACCAACCAGATCTCTCAGTTATCTGCGAAAGTAACAGAACTCACCAGACAGTTGGATACCTACAAATCGAACAACTTCGGTGCTCCTGATCATAGCAATCGTGTTGTGTTGACTCCTGAAACATCGGCAACAGAACTATCATACACTCCGAATGTGAATGGATATATCTCGGGATACTTCATGCGAAAGGACGACGGAGCAACCCAGATCGACCTGATTGTAAATGGAGTTACCTATAGCAACTGGTCGAGACCTGGTTCGTATTACGTGAATGGTCACATGTCCGTACTGATGCCTGTGAAAGCAGGACAGACGGTCGTTGTAAGAAGAGTCAGTGGTAATTGGAACAACAGGCTCAACTGGTTGTACTTCATCCCGTGTGCTTAATAGTTGATAGAGTGAGGAGTATGACACTCCTCACTCTATCAACATTCACTTCTCTATGATCTTTAAAAGAACTTGGCATTTCTTACCAACAAGCGTAGAGTATTTCATCACACTACGTACATTGTTGTCGATCTGTTTGACAAGCGTCTTCACGGTGTCGAGTTTGGTCTTCGCCATCTCTTTCGACATCTGGGTGTTGGACTTTGTGTCGTTAGCGATTGCTTTCGCCGTCGTATGGAAGTTACGAATGGCTCCGATGTAAGTGTTCATCTCATCGAACCGTGTAGCCAAAGTATTCAAACTGGTAGCATCGAACCATTTACCGTTGACAGGGTCCATACCATCCTCAGTATTGCGGACATCTTTTCCGTTACCAGACTCCTTTTTGAGTTGGTCTTGGGTGGTGGTCAGGGCGTTATCTTCCGTTTTAGATTGTTCCTCCTGTCCCTGTGCTTGTACGGTCTCTTCGTTCGTCTTCAGTGCTTTAAGCTTATCGGCTCGATCTTGGAACTCTTTCTGATTGTCCAAGATCTCTTTCAGGAACTTCGCGATCGACTCAGTTGATTCACCGTGTGTGGTATACTCTTTCTTGAGTTTATCCACATTCTTCGGATCTTGACATTTGTTCGCCAACTTACGAAGGAGATCAGCAGAGGCCTTCGTGCTGACAGACATCACCTCTGTGAGGTATCGAATCAACTTCGGGAAGAACTCAGTTACTTTATCCCACATCGTAGTCATCGTCTTGGAGATCCCTCCTGCAACTTCAACGCTAGAAGTATAACCTTCTTGTGCAAGTTGTAAGCCGACGATATCTTGAAACACATGATCTGTACGCAATGTATCAATGTGATGTTCTAACCACATCAGATTACGACACAACACATCCAGATCCTCCAAGGACTGGAACAGTTCTCTCGATGTGTCATTGTGCTGATCTTCTTTCAAGGTCAAAAGGATCCGTTCATCCATAGACAAGGATGGGTCCTTATAAAGCGGTGTAAAATTAAATGACATGATAGGTCTCCTGATTTTAGCATAGGATGGAACCATGGGTGAGATACTCACCCATGGTTCCAGATGTATCAACGACTGCTGATATTTGCAGTATCGGTACCACGACCCCGATTCGTAACACGATTGAGAGAAGTAGCATTCGTACTGATGTCTGTCTTCTCGTGGTTCGCATACGGAGCTGTAACAGTAAGGAACCTGGCTGCAGGAGAACGTCCGATCTTGGCACCCCACCATGTGGGATTGAAGATCGTGTTCTTCTTGATCAAGGTTGCAGCTGCAAGTTTCCGCATCGACTTCGGCATCAAGTACAGTCGTTCACTGATCCCCAATGCAGACAAGGTATCCAGATACTCCATCAGGTTGTTGTTCCTGGTAAAGGTATCGAAGAACCCGATGTCTTGCATACTGAGGAACACAGCAGGACTGAGATCCTTGATGCTGAAACTCACATCGATCGCAGTTGGCAGGTTGGTACTGCTCCAACCAAACTCATCTTTCCCACGACTGATCGACATATCCGTGATCATTCCACACGGTACTGCGAATTTACCTTTGCAGTATGCGTTGATGATGAACGGAGAGGTGTACATGTTGTCACCTACTGATCTGGGAAGAGCGGCAGCCAACAACATCAGAAGAGGGATGTAGATGCTCTGGAAGATGGATGTAGGATCTCCATACCGAGCTCTCAACTGGATCGTGAACGAATACGACTTACTGAAGGAACTACCTTTCCACACTTCAGGGATATCGATGAATCCACTACCATCGGTCAGGATCGCTCCGATGTCACCGATACCAACAGCACTTGCTGTTTTAGCAAGTAGTTCCATACCAACTGTTTTAGCGAAGTCACCGATCGATTTCTTCTCCGATAAGTTCTTCGCTAGACGCGCTACGAAACTACCACCACCAGTATCATCGAACTCATCGCGTTTCTGTTGAGCGACTTGGTTTAACCTTTGACTGATCCCAGTAGGACCTGTCTGGTTGGAGATGTTTTCGGTACAGTTCAATCCACGTTCGATCCGGAATCCAACGAAGTCGCCAGCACCGAAGAGCGTTCCTTTCAAAGCTTCAAACGATTTGGTGAAGACACCCTTGGACTCGTTATTCTTGACTTCCGTGAAGTTGCCATCTTTGTCAACCTCATACTTCGGTTGAGGATTCACATAGTACTGAGACGTCTCTTGTTGACGTTTCCACTGTTCCTCCATCAACTGACGCGTTGTCACTTTCACACGCTGTGCGTTGAACAACATCGCACGTCGGTTCATGATGGTGAAGATATCAGGACCGTTCTTCAACAACTCAGGGATCCCACAGTCGTTCGTGGAGAACTTCCCTGACTTTGAATACTCACTGATATCGATCGGCATCACGGATCGTGCGCTGTATCCTGCTTCTCGCATGACCTGAGCGACAGTCTTGCCATCTGCATTCAGTACGATACCGTTATCATTCGCTGGTTGGGGTTTGTTTGTGTCGTTCGGAAGATCCTTCGTTCGATCCGAACGTTGGAACATCCAGGTTGGATACAACCCCATACCAACAGCGAGATAACTGAGCATCGTGTTCACCGTCTCGTAGTAGAGAGGCATCGCTGGTTTGAAATAGTAGTACATCGTGATCCGTTCACTATCGAGTTTCATCATCCATCGGTTGATATGGAATGGAGCTAAGACAGGGAACGTGATCGCCCAGATCGCTGTACTGAACACCATGCGGATGATCTTACCAACCAAAGTGCGGATCGATCCTTGGTTCATCGCGATCGCAGCTTGACGATTACCACTAACGGTATAGAACTGAAGTACGTTGACGAACTCAGGAACACCCATCCTCATCCAGAGGATCTCCTGGTTGTCGTCGTACATTTCTGCATAGACTCTTCCCATACCAGAGGTGAATGCCTCCATCCCAGGTATACGAAGTAAAGGAGGAACGATATCATCGTCTCGATTGAACTGCCAGTACGGGTTGATCGCATCATTCCCACCAACACGAGTATCCGTGTAGTTCGGTGAGGCATAGAGCGACTTACCCTGAGCCATCTCGTCGGTGACTTTGTCTTTGTTCAAGGCTGCAGAAGATGCATCGGTCTGTTCCACGTTCTTCAGGATATTCATCCACTGTGTCACGTTCGCAGTGATTTCACTGTTATCGGCATCTTGAGCCAAGACGAACCGTTCGATCTCCATAAGAGTTTTGAATGCTTTGTTCGGATCTTCTGCGATGCGGACTCCGTAGGGTGAGCGAACCCACCCGTTGGAGTCCCCACCAACAGATGTGATCCCAGCAGCATCTCTTAAGATCTGATAGGACATATACTACTCCTTACGCTGGTACAGGTTTGGCAACATTGATTGCAGGTTCTCGTCTTGGTTTGGGACGGGACGCTGCTACCGCGTTCTGAGCGGTCTCTTTGGCATACGCCATCGCAGCAGTTAATGCTTTCTGAGCCCCTTCAGACGTTGCCTTCTCCTGAGCCACTTTGCTGTCAGATGTGACGATGATCTGTTCCTTCATCAGGTTGACCATCTCAGCGAGTTTATCGACGATACTGCTGTTACCGGAAGTTGTCGCTTGGACGAGTGCTTCCGTTCCAGCAGCCTGTTGACTAGCAGCATCACCAGCCTTAGAAGGCTGTTTGCTCTCCAGATAAGCATTGACACCATCGTGTTTCGCCATCTGTTTGTCGCTGATGCTGGATGCTGTATTGACAGGTGATTTCGGTTTAGTGCCGGTGATCTTGTCCCAGAAGGTTTGCTTCTTCGGAGCGAACCGATCAAGAGCATCGTAGACGTCTTTCGCAGAACGTTTCGATTGACCTAACTCCGTATATTCACCAGGACCTTTCAAGTTACGACCGATGTTGTGGAGATCACTCATCGCCTCAACGACATTCTCTTTGTCGTTATCAACGAAATCTTCGGTGAGTGTAACTTTACCATCAGGTCCGACCACCTCTTTGGTAGAGGCTCTGCGTTCGAGTGCACCATGAAGACCTTCAACCGTACCTGTTGTTTTCTTGCGACGGTTGACGATCGATGCGTTCAACGATTGGCTGATGTCACTGGTACTTACTTCTCCATTGTCGTCTGTAGTAAGGGTGTCTTTTGCACCCAACAACATACCGCTGGTGTCGATCTGTTTACCAGTCATCCGATCCCAGAGACCGAGATGATGTTTCATACGAGTATGCTGATACTCACGTCTCAGCTTGTCGTACTCTTCAGGACCAACCATCTTCACCGCTTCTTCAGCGGACATGCTCATGATCTTTTCGACATAAGCAGCTCGTTCTTCCTGACCACCTTTCAGTTTGTCAGCAAGAGCACGAGAGCCTGTTGCTGCGATATCTTTCAGATCGGTGATGAACCCTTCACCACTAGCATTCGTAGCAACATCTTCAAGGTACCCAGCAGCTTTCCCAGCTAAGCCTGCGGCTTTACCGCGTGCCCACTTAAGTCCTGCTTTAGCACCTGTAACCATTTTGCCACGAAGTTTCGCTTTCAGCTCATCAACTTTATCATTGGCAGCTAGGATACCTTTACCTATGGTTTTAGCACCACCTAGTAGTGCGTTACCAACGGCTTTGTTACCTGCTATATACTTAGAACCGAGCCATTTGGCTCCTTTCCAAGCATTCTTAAGGTTACCAAGTGCTTTCGCACCTGCCCACTTAAGTCCTTTAGCAGCTTTACCTGTTAGGTCGAACTTATCGTTGAGAGCTTTCGCACCCATAGCGGCTAACCCAACTGGTGAAGTGAACGTTGCTGCTTTCAGAAGCTTACTACCCCATCCAGGTTTCTTTATGGTTGCTCCTTCCAACGCCTTACTTACGATGTCTGATTTGGTGGCGGTGCTGGCACCTTTGTCTGTAGCACCCTCTTTAGTCTTACCTTCTTCTGCAGGTTTTGCTTCATCGGACGACTCGGTGGTCTTCTCAGATGATCCACCTTTGTTGCCCCACATCGATGTGACAGTTGCTTCGATGAGTGCTCGACGACTGGATGCCGACGCATCGGGATAGTGTTCATCGACATAATCCCGAAGTTCTGATTTGAACTCAGCCACGGAGTCGGAAGTGTCCATCAGAGCTTGTGCGACGTTCTGAGGGATACTCAGTTTACCGCTATCTTTTTCCTCAGTCTTTTCTGCACCTTCCTTCTTCTCGTCTTTCTTACCGAAGCCGAGCTTCTTGGCTAACCAACCGCCAGCCTTAGCAGCGCCTGTTGCAGCAAGACCGACTGGTGTTGCATATTTCAGGAGGTTTTTAGTTCCTTTCCAGAACCCACCTTTGGCTGCCTCCAGCTTCTTCTTGGCTCCTTCATCACCTAGTGATGCTTTGTATTCCAAATCAGCACGTTCATCAGCATCGAGGTCTGTAGAAAACCCGGCCTTCCTGGACAACCAGTTGACACCACGAGTCGCTTTGTCTCGATCCAAAAGACCAAAAGTTAAACCAGAAGCGACACCTCCAAGTGCACCAGAAGCTTTCTCAGCGAAGTTCAGTTTATCCTGATCTACACCAAGAGCTGCCCCTGCATTACCCCAGCCTTTATATCCGTCGTAGAGACCTTTCGCTGCTGTGACGGCGAGACCGACAGGTCCTGCAAACTTGGCAAGTCCTCCAGCGAGAGAACCCAATCCTCCAAGTTTACCAGCGATACCAGCAGCAGCTCCGCCGAGCTTCCCGAGACCACCGGACAGCAGTCCGCCTGCTTTCGTAGCGATGCCTCCTCCAGCACCTCCAAGAAGACCACCAACTTTGCTAAGTCCACCAGAGATCAACCCACCTGCTTTGCTGGCGATCGATCCACCGGCTTTACTCAGTACGGAACCAACGCGTCCTGTGATCCCACCCATATCTCCTTTTTGGAGAAGAGTACCGATGCCTTTACGCATCAGTTTACCGACACCAGAATGGAGGAACTTACGACCGAGTTTGGTCTTGCGAAGGAGCTTCATACCTCCAGCAGCGAGTTTGTTACGTGCGAATTTGAGTGCTTTGCTCTTTACAGCATCCATCGCATCGTCCATCAACCCACCACCTTCTTCATCTCCTTGACCTTCACCAGATCCTTGTCCTTGGACTGTGCCTTCTCCACCTTGTGCAGCGGCTTTCGCTGCTGCATCTTCTGCCATCTTTTTCTTGCGTTCTTCAAGACGTTTTTCGTTGGCAGCTTGCTGTTCTTCAGCGGACATGTTGGCTTCGGCTTGTTCGGCGTCTTTCTTGGCTTCTTCTTCTTTCTGATCCTTCTCGACACGACGATCTCGTTCTTCCTTCAGAAGATCGTAGATCTCGGTGATCTTGTTCAGAAGAAGATCGATACCAAGTTTACGTCCAGCTTTCGGTACTTCGGAGTCACCTTCTTTCTCTTTACTGAAGAATTTAGCGATCCCAGAACCTACCTTTTTAGCACCATCCCAAGCGGTACGGAAGAGACCACCCCATCCTTTGCGATTCCAGATGTTATCGTCTTCTTCCCCTTCTTTCTTCTTGGAAGGTCCACTTGATTTGGAGAACCAACCACTCACTTTGTCTTTGATACGACTGACCAGGGAGGGTTTCGCACCAGCTTGTGCTGTTTTATACTGTTCAGGTACTTGATCAGCACTGACGAATCTACCATCTGGACCATGCCATCTTCCGTTGGCATCCTGATAGTACTGTTTATCCTCTGGAACAGGTTCTTCCAGTGGTTTTGCATCTTTCTTACGGAATGGGTGTGTGATTCCTTTCCAGGCTTTGCTGCCCAACCACTTGCCACCTCTCCAAGCGCCACCAACGGTCTTCTTCGTGGTCCACCAAGACGCTTTACCAAGCCACTTGGCTGGAGTGAGCAACGCCTTGCCAACAGCAGGTGCTGCTTTCAGAGCACCTCCGATGACACGACCACCTCCACTCAGAACACCTTTGGCGATGTTACCGTACATCCCCATCATCGCCGCCATCATGCGACCATAAGCTCCGATCAAACCACCGCCGATCTTACCACCTGCACCGATGATAGAACCAAGGATTCCTTTGCCTTTGCCACCTCCTGGGATACCCATGATAGCAGAAAGCAAAGATTGGTTATCAGCGATCTGTCGTTGAGCAAACAGTCTGAAGTCACTGTGGAATACAGACTCAGCCTCTCCTTCGAACTTCAGATCACCCTCTGGAGCTTTGGATTCTTCTTTCTTGGTAGCCTGTACCGTAGTAGCAGGAGTTGCATCGACTGCAGCTTCTTTCACTTCCGGTTTGTTGCGATGAAAGAGTCCCTTCATCTTACCGAAGAACCCAACCTTGTTGACATTCTTGATATCAGACTGAGGTTGATCTCTATGGAAGAAAGATCCGATCTTCTTGAAGAACCCTGGTTGTTTGGCTGCAACAGGTTCCGATTGACCGACTTCTTCGTCAGCATGTTGGAGAGTTGCATCCGGGATGGCATCTTTCGCGATGTCCTGAGGAGTGAACTCACCCTCATCTCCAGATCCTTCCAGCTGAGTAGCATTCAGCATCTTCGGATCGATCTTCTGTTCTCCGGGTTTCGCGTTCTTGTTGTACTTCTCGATCACCTTCTTGGCTGCTTCTGTACCTTTCTTGACGTCACCTTTGGCTTTCTCAAAAGCTTCCTTGACGTCTTTCTTGACACTGTCCGGGATGTGAGCCATGATCCAGCGACCGATCTTCGAACGACGAAACTTCAACCACCCATAACGAAGCTTCCTCCAGAGACCACGGATACCGGATGTCGCTTTGCTTTTGATCGCTCCACCAACACCTTTTTCCTGGATCTCTTTCTGGATATCCTCAAGCCCACTTACCATCTTCTTACGGATGTTGTCGAGGGCTTCTTTCCGTTTCTTGCTATCGGTGATCATACTCTTGTAAGAGGACAACTGACTCAGTACTTCACCGAGATACTTTTTGCGCTGATCAGCGCTTGGTATCACGGTGGAAATTCTCTTCAGATCATCCAATATCTTCTTCTGTGCACCGGTGGCTTTTAGATCTGTTCCAAGCTTATTGAGGAACTTCCCGATGCTGTGCCCAGACTTGACTGCGTTGTCATAAAGAACACCGACTTGTTCCTGCATGGATTCTGGGAAATACTTCACCAGTTCTTCTCTGCTTTGGAATGTCTCCACTAACTTACCGGTGACATCTTGGACTTTCTGTTTCGCACCTTTGACAGCATCTGTTGTTGTCTTAGGTGATTCCTTAGCACGCTCTTCCATGAGAGCACTGAATCCCATAGGACGATGTTCTTCTGGCGCAGTACCTTGTACGTTGGAAGTAACATTACCGACCTGCATCTCAGTGGTGGATGTTGCCCCACCAGCGGAATTCACAGCATCAAAGCCGATCCTACGAGAACCCTCTTGGGTATAAGTGGGTTTGGTTCTCCACTCAACACCATCCGTTGGATTGTATCCATCTGGCGGGATAGGACCATTAGAAGGTCTTCCACCACCGAGTAACTCGATGATACGATCCAGTTTATCTGGGATCCAACGACGAAGCGATGTTCTGCTGTCCGCATCGAATGCAACAGCTTCTTCAGCGACATCCGCAGCAGTACGGACTTTCACCTGTTTGGTAGAACGACGTTTGCCTTTGGAGGAACCACTAACCGTGTAGTTACCGGATGCACCTGGTGTAACAGTATACGCAGGTTCCGGCTTAACCTCTTCGTAGTGTTCCGGTATGTCATTCTCTTCAGTGATTTCACTGTAACGGAAGCTGGGATCACTCATGTCGAATACCCAGCGTTTCTTCGTACAGAGCTTATTGATCTCTTCTACAGGGAGGGTCCCTGGTTGAAGAGGTGTGGACACGTTGATCGTCTCACTGTACCGATTGAGTCTTAAGTCAGAGGCAGAGATTACGTAGGTCGTAGGACCTGTTTTCACGACAGAGTTTACGTGAGGCTTCTTCTGCTCACTCTCATCGTACTTGCTTTTCGCTTTGCTGTAAGTACGACCGATCACGGTGTCATCAGAGAAGAAATCAGTAACACCCTGTTTGGTTTTCTCATACTTCCCTTTCAGCCAACCAGCTGCTTTCGTGAGATCGTTGTTGATGAAATCAGGTGTCGCATATGCTGCTCCACCGAGCACACCAGAGAGCTTATCAGCGAAGTCACCCTCTTTACCACCACGGTGCTTCCACCGCTGACGGAGCTTCTCCTCTTCTGCTTTCAGATGACGCAATTCATCCATCTCATATGACGCAGTACGTTCTGCATCATCTTGGGTTTCCAAGTCAAGACGCAAGTCCTTCAATTCCTTCTGACTGTACGGTTGTCCAGTCTTAGGATTATAGAAGGTGGTTTTCTTCTTCTTGAGTTTGGGATCCAACATGTTGAGAAGACCAGCGTTCTTGACACCCTCTTTGTGAGTGGCGATATCGGAGAACAATTGAGACTGACCGAATCCTTCCGAAGCTCTCGCCATCATCTCCTGAATGTTGGTATCGTTCATACGATCTGAGATAGCAGCGTTGATACGATCTACCATCATCCCACTTGGACGATTGGTCTTCGGATCTTTGGTCATATCCATTAACAACTGCACAAAAGCTTTTCTGGTAGCATGATCCTCAGGTATCCCGTCGAATACAAGCTTGATGTAAGACGAGGTGATGTCAGTTCTGTTCTCTGCACCAGGACTAGATAACGCTTGGTAATATTCGAGAAGTGTTTCATAATCGAAGAACCGAGCAGCCGTTGCAGAGTTGATCAAGAACCGTTTCAAGTGATCTTCCATCTTGGACATCTGCTCTTGAAGCTTCTCCGCTTTTGCAGTACCCTTCTTAGCGTTCTTGTTCGTTAAAAGGATCGCACGGAACTTACCCATCGTCTCACCCATACGGCGAGCACGATCTTCTTTGCTACCGAACTCTTTGGAGATGAAGTCTTCTCTAGCTTCTTCAACGGTTGTGAGTTTCCTCTGATGAACGTTGAAGGTCATCTGGTTGATCTTAGCATTCGGAGCTAAGGTTTGCTGTAACGCTTCTACCAGATTACCGATCCTCTCCAGGTGACGTGGCATTACTTCAACGATCGTCTGTCTCGTTGTATTGTCGAACGGAACCGCTTCGTTCGCTCCTTCCAACATACTGTTACGAACAGCTTGTTTGTTGAAGCTCGGGATCTTATCAGCGATCCACCCGAGGAGGGTACCGTATTCACCACGATGTCTCTCCGCGAACTGCTGAAGCCATGAGATCCCTTTGTTCTTCATGAACATGCCTTTATTCTCGATCAGATCACGAAGTCCACCATACTGTTTCAGCTTATCTCCGAAAAGTTTCTTTGCTCCGAGTTGAGCACCAAGTCCGAGACCCATAGCAACAAGTTTCATGGGAGTGAGTTTCTCCCCACCCCCCATCATCTCCATCATGGAAGTCATCATGTCCAACTGAGGGATGATCCCCCTGGTGACATTCTTTACACTTCCCATCAAACTCTTGGAGATGTTCTGCATCATGGTGCTGCGGAACGAAGACTGATACTCCGAATAGGTCTGGAGACGAGATCCTCTGGAAGCAGCAAGTCCCCCAACTCTCAGATTACCAGCTTTCATGTAATCAGGAACGCTGGTATTCTTACTGATCTCTTTCAGACGCTCTTCTGAGATCTTAGCGATCGCAACCGTCGCCTTATGGATGTCTTTCATCACGAAGAGTCCCTGATACTTCAGTTCAAGGCTCTTCTTCAAATAACCAGTATAAGTACCCGTCAAGAACTCAGCAACTGTACTGACACTGTCACCGATCTTGTTGAGTGCTTCATAAGAAGCTTTAAAATGTTCCTCATTCAGTTTACGGTCGACCATGCGTTCCGTATCCTGTTTGATGATCATCTGCTTCTGTACTTCAGCCTGTCCTTCGAAGATAGACTGTAACGAAGAGCGTATGGTTTCATTGCGGATCTCCGCTTCCATATCTCTCTTCTTCTCCGCAGGGATGATGCTCTCTTCCAGCTTCTTCTTGATGCTATCATACCACTTCTTGGGCATGATCTTCTCCACCATGGGCATGGAACGAAGTGTAATCTGTTTCATGCTGTTGACAGCTGGAGAGATCTCGCTGGCAAGGTCCTGTTGGAGCTTCTTGAAATCATCCACAGTAGCAATGGTCTCATCGACAAGTTGGCTGGTGTTTCCGAACCGATCTTTCAGTTCGTTGTGCAACCCTTTCAATGCACCTTTGCCTGTGCTCTTCAGAAGCTCAGAGACATTCTTCAATGTCTCAGAACCTTTCTTCTTATTGGAGCTGTCATCACCCATGTCGATATCAAACTCATCGAACATGTCTGCGGATAGATTGTCGAATTGGTCAGCGCCCATTGCGCAATCTCCTCAAGTTATCAGAACGTCGGAATCGTAGAAGGAATGTAAGCGAAGTCGCAGTAGAGATCCAACTGTGCTCGCGTGGAGGTCAAAGCTTCCTGATACTGTTCCGGGTCTGGAATTAAAGTCTTATTCACATACGGTACTGTGAAGATCCTGGTATCGAAGAACCGTCCTTCCGATACGAACGCAACGGACAGATCTGTTCCTTCTTTCACGAACTCTTCGATGTTGTAGATCAACAGCAGTTTGTTGTCTGCATAATCATTCACAGGTGACGTATAACGGGGTTCTTTGGTGATGTCAAAGTGGACATTCGGCATCCTCTCTTGGAACGCTAATTGTAATGCGTTCAACAGTTCATCGGGGTAGAGAGGGTTGGCGACATTCATGCGGATCCTGATGTCTACAGGTCTAGACGAAGCTGCTCGGTTGTGATGCTGGATCATCATCAGGATATTACCGAACTCGTAATAGATCGAAGTGAACGGTGCTTTAAAGCAGATCATATCCACTTGATTCGGATCACTCAATAGCTCATCCAACTGTTTATCCGTATGCTTCAATGCTGGGAAGTGAGTACAACATTCGTAATCATACTTCTTGTTGTACTCAGGAAGTTTATGAAGGATGTATGCCATCTCCTTCGGTACCTTCACCAGATGCATCAGCGCACCCAATCTGAGATCCTGTAGATACTCAAGATCTACATAGATCCGTGTGACTGGACCCAGTTCTTGACGGATGAACTGCTCACTTGTTTGATTGAACAAGTCCTGTAATTGGCTCACGATAGAACCTCCTTATTATTCATAATATTCGATTTCGCATAGCATGCCTGGCTTACGTAGCAAGCTATCACACAAAAAAGAAAGAGATGGTAGGAGGGTGACATCATGTCACCCTCCTACCAGAGTCTCTCAAAGGTCAGCGATATCGTTTAGAGTGTGAACGATCCTGCCGGATACGTCGGCACACCCAGAGGTCCTGACGCCGCACTGACCAACGGCGAAGCAGCACCTGTTGCATAGGAGTTCGTATACATGACATTCCCGTTGACATCGATGGAGCTGGACGGAACCAGCATCGCAGGTGCCGGAGGTGCTCCGATCCCAGCGGTTGCAGGAACCAACTGCGGTTGTTGGTTGTACGCCATCGGCGTATTCTGCTGCCACGGTGCCAGGGTCTGCTGGGGTGCAACTTTCTCCACAGTCTGGGTAACCCAGGCGTAGAGCTGTGCATAGCCTTCCAGCGCATCCAGATGTTCCTCCAGTTCCTCTCTGTGCAGATCGATCCCACACAGATCACGGCTCCACGGATCCATCGCACTGAGTAGTCCGATGATCACATGAAGTTTGGCATCCGTTTCCGGGATACCGAGCAACTTGGCCGTATAGGTATACGTTCCGGAGATATCATCCGTCCCGAGGAATGTCGAGATGAGGATCTGGAATACTTCCCAGGTCTTCTTCCGGTATTTGGAATGCTCCTTGATGTAGTCTTCGTTGAAGACACAGCACTGCGCTTCGGCGGTCTTGGTCTTCTTGTTGTAGAAGATGGTGAGGAGGTCGATCGACCGGATCTTCTCCAGTTCATCCATCATCGTTGCGTCGACTTTGTCGATGATCCTCGACATCAGCGGGAACTGGGAGTAGTTGTCATCCTTCTTCTCCACCGCATCCTGGATCATCTTCTTCATCAAGGATTTAAGGATCAGAGCACAGAGTGTGTTCATGCTGTTGTAGAACCACTCTCTTGCCCGGTTGATCCCAATGCACTCTTTGAACGGGTTGAGGATCGCAAGATCCTCATGACCAGGCATCCCTTCATAGAAGAATGCCACGATCTTGGTCTTCTTGCCATCCACCACCGTAACCGGCTGTTGGGTCGAGAGGTTCTTGATCGTATGGTCGTCCTGCACTTGGAAGACGTTCCCGATCTCGATCAGCAACTTCTCGAAGTTCGCCAATGAGTCTTTGTCGATTGTTTTCATATTGATCCTTTATAGTTGATGTTGTTACAACGAGTAACTCGAAAAGGTGTTCGCGTTGATCGACTGACCAAGCTGATGATCAGGGATCGTATGTCCTCCTTGGAAGGGAGCCTGTCCAGGGGGCAGGTTGGCTTCCGGAGTATATACTGGTTCGTCTTCCAGCATATATTTATTATCTCCGAATGCGTTCGGTCCCAACCGTTTCATGATCGTTTCATCCGCTAACGATGAGAGCATACTCGCGTTGGAATTCAGAGTATCGAGCTTACAAATCATCGGATTCATGAGACCACCGAGTCGTCCGTTGGTCTCATAGAACCCGTCTTCCGGACTCGTTGTATTCCGCTGATCATCGAAGTAGTTCAGATCCAACAGGATCTCACCGGTCAGGTTGCAGATCGCCATCAGGTCGAACTCTCCATTTACGGCACGTAAGATCGGGAACAGTTCGTTCTCCAACGTCATCTTGAAGAGTTCTACCATCTTCTTCATCTGCTCAGGGGTCGACTGCGCCAGAGAGTGGATCGGTTCGTAGAACTCCCAGATGCCGGATGGCGTTGCCATGAACTGATCGCTCTTGATCCAGCTATTATACCGGAACGAGATATCAGCCAACCCACACCCCGGAAGGATCGAGGTGATCGTGGATGCAACCATCGAACACATCTTGTTCCGGAGGGACATGTTCTCCTGCGGAGTGATACCCCAACCACCCTGGTTCGGTACCTTGATCGGTCGGATGTTGATGTTCGGGAACATCGACTGCAACTGCATCAAGGTGATCGGACGAGAGGTATCAATCCCTTGTTTCGGGATGCTGTAGTTGGAGTTCGGAAGTTCCTGGGTGAATGTTGTCCGGACCACATCTGCTTGTACGTTCGGAGTAGCCGGAAGGATCGAACTCTTCATGAAGTCATCATCCGACCGTGCTAACGCCGCATCCAAAGCATGCATCACAGTGTTCAGCTGATGCTTCGGAGATTTCAACACGGAGCTGATGTTCTTCGCCCCTTCATCCACCACGTTGTTGGTGATCGCCAGAGGACCGTACGCTCCAACCATGGTGTTGGGGTCGCTGGTATCGATCATCCCCATGAGATCTCCAGGAGTACCCAGGAATAGCTGTTCGCTGGATGCTGACATCATGGAAGTCAAGGCGGAGATCAAATCCGTATCGTGAGATACGGTGTATTTCCTGACCCCTCCTCTCATCCCGATCTCATTGTGAAGATAGGTGATCGTTGCATGGGTGAACACCAATACCGCTCTCGGATTGATCGACTGAGTCAACGGATTCACCGGTTCCTCAGCTCCGAGATTATCCAGACCTGCCACATATCCACTTCCGATAAATCGTGTGGATGCAGATGGTGCTGCCATCCGGATACCGTGGTTGATTGGGTTGTCATCGATCGTCAACACGAAACTCCAGGTATTGGAGAGCTCGTAGGTGTTCAGCAAGGATCCGAAATCCTCCGGAAGGATCGCTGTTACAACACTTTTTGCTTTGCCTGCTCCGTTCGGTGCTACAGCTTCCTGCAGAGTGGACGCTCTGCCGACCACATCGTTGTAGAACTGAGGAGTCAGGTTGTAGGCATATGACCGAAGCACCTGTGTTGGTAAGAGCTTCGGCGAGAATAAGAACAGGGTCGCTTGAGGACCCATGTAGTCGCCGAGGTGTGCCTGCATGCCATACAGGTTGGCGACGAACTGGTTGTAGTCTTGCATGTTAGCCTCCTATGCGTTGTGCTAGACTTGGTTATGGGTTACACTCCGTGTTGATCCATCACACACAGACTCGCTACCGCATATACGGTGAAGTCGATGTAGTATTGATCCACGAAGTCGTCACTGTGTTTTATTTCAATGTAAGCTTCATCCAGCCAATTCTTAGTGATGTCGATCTCAACCACCGTGTTGTTCATCGGGGGTTTGGTAAGATCATGCCAGTACCATCTTGCGAATGCGTTGAACACTTCGTCGATGTGGTATTGGTCCATCATGGCTGACTGTTGAGAACTGATGCCTTTGTACCGATTGTACAACTCGTATTTGTGATCGGATACGATGTTCTTATCCAGTGTGATATGGAGATGATAGTCAGTGGCTTCGATCATACCTAACGCTTGGACGAGCGTCATGAACCCCCACCTCCGATCCACATCTTCTTCTCCATATTTCACACCTTCTCCTGCAGGATCGAACGGTGGTTCGATCTCTGCTGAGATCACAGAGCACATCGGTACACCGAAGTCCAAAGCTCGGATCGTTTTCAGATCTTTCAGTGTGATATCGTCCTGCAGGAACACTTTGGTGAACGGATCCACCTCATGCTCCGGGATGTAATCACAAATGTATGGTAACTCTGACACATACCTCGGATCACTTCGCATACCAAGAACTCTCTCCAGAACATCCACGTTGGCGGAGTCGTGTCCGAAGATACACTTGTGTACGATGTGGTCCAAGTTCCGCATCAACGCTTCTGCTTTGGGGTTCCAATACAGAGAGTTGCATACGGCTCTCAGGATATGACTGTGGATGGTCCTCGGACAACAGAGTCCGATCCCTGTCATCTGCAGCACACCGGTGATCCCATTCAAGAACTTCACGGTCTTGACGTTCGCCAATGAAGATCCTTGATGCATCTTCTGATAGATCCCGTTGATCTGGATATCGGATGTCCACCAACGTTTCTTCAGATCGATCGGTTCCGATGTGACGAACATCCGCTCGATTACTTGATTACCGACAACTTCCACTGTCTTGTATTTGTGGAATCCCGCACTCATCAGAGCTACGATATCGACATCCCAACCATACCAGTGGATATCATCCATGCGCTCCCCATCGGAGAACACCGGAACCACCGATGAGAACTTCGCATCCGATTGATACCTCGATGGTATCGGTACTAAATCATACAACATGTTAACCTCCTAACGTTGTTCACATCTAGTAATATATAGTTGAAATCACTCTCAGGATATTTACAAAATATATCCTAGGTTCGTGTTGAACGCGATCGATTCCAACCGATCTCTGTTCACCAGACTCGGAGTTATAAGGTGATACATGTTGAGATTTACATAATACCATTCCACCAAGGTTCCTCTGGTTGCTGCGATCAAGATCTCACCCAACCAGGTTTTGGATAACGTAACTTCGCTGTACTTGTGGATCGAAGTTTTCCAGTTCAGGAAGATCTTACGAAGTTGATCTAGCAGTGGTCCGAAGATCATATCCGTCTGTTGATAGACTCCGAATCGATCGTACGTGTAGATCTCAGGTTCTTGTTGGTCACAGGACAACCGAACGGTTACATCCGTGTATGGGACATGACAGAAGAACTCGATGAACTCATCGAAATCGATCCCTTCCTCCAACCCGGATATTTGATCCATCAGAGGAGTAAGCGGATAACTCTCAGAAAGATGTACGTCTGCACAAGCCATGTCGAAGTAGCCACAGGCTAAATTTCGATCCTCTAGGTAAGGGAGCAGCGCATCCATCGTGAGGTAAGAAGGAGTGTTCAAACAGACCATGGTGACAGGGTCATATTGACCTCGGAACATGAACTCATCGATCAAACATCTCGGATCTTCTTTCGCGTTTAAGCCGATCAACTCATCCACCAAGGTGAACAACCCATCTTGGTTCTTCTCATAGAAGACCAGATCCTTCAATAGATTGATCACCGTGGCAGGACGTTCTGGAGTTACCTTCTGTCGGATGTTGAATGCGAGGTCGTTCGGACACCAGCGGACGAAGTCACTGTCCATCCGAGTGTTCGATACGATCTGAAGCATATTGTCCAAATACTCCACGATCCCACACAGACCTCTGTAGTTGCCCATCGGGATCCGATCTGGTGTATCCGGATAGATCGGTCGTGCTACAGGGAGAGTGATGTTCGTGCTATCACTGATCTTCATCCCTAACACATAGTTCGACAATAAGAAATCGATCGTTTGTGTAAAGAGGAAGGTCTCTGTAATACAACCTGGTTTACCATACGTCGCAGAGATAGGAACAAGCACTGGGGGAGTCCGATAAACTCCCCCAGTGTATATATCTCTATGCATTTGAAGACATCTTGGGTCGAATGTTTCATCGGTGATGAAGGTATGTGCGATCAGATACCCGTCCCAGGTGGAATACACCTTGTAGAATGCCAAAGGAGGAACACGGATGTTCCTCCCATAAGTCCAGGTATCTTGGGTACCCATACCGTCCCAAGTGTCTTCGCTTGTCTCTCCGAGGATCATGGCACCAGGTCGATAGATCCGGTTCGGAACCGGAAGGATCGCCTTGATCATCGTTGTTTACCCCACTTGTTTTGTTTGCTCGATTTCAAGCAGCCAATCGTAGAACGAGCAGATCGCCACGATCGTGATCTCCTGTGGTTCGATCAGCTTCCCATTGAGGTTGTCCTGATCCAACCAATCCCACAACCACGGAGCGGTGTTGTACACGTATCCGGTCAGGAGGAGTTTGTTGGTCAGTTCCTGGATGTAGTTATCCCAGTCCTTCCCAGATGCTCCGAACGGAGATGCTTCCAGCCTCTGCTTGCAACGACGGTACACATCGGTTGCACCAACGTTCAGTCGGAACTGTCCATCGTTGATCATCGAACTGACACCTTGATCGGAGGACTGTTGCATGGTCATCGCATGCGCCAGCGTCTGATAATTGGTATCCAACTGGAAGAGAACCATCTGAAGCAGAGCCACCAGCTTGGTATACTCCGGACTCTTCAGGTAGAGGATCCCACGTCCACCACCGATGTCATCGCTGTAGAACATACTGCACAGCATCTGGTTGATCGGAGTTGGAGTGATCGGATGTTTCGCATAATAAGCGAGCACCGTCTCGTAGTCCTCAGGATCGATCCCGTAGAGGTTGAGATACTTCTTCGTGTTCTCCACAGCAACCGAGATCAACATCCGAGTATCACTCGTCTTGCGAGAGGTCATCGAGTCGATCTCGATCTGAGCCGTGTTGCCGTCATCCTCATGTTTGGTTGTGATCGGTTTACGACTGTAGGTTGGGAGTTTGTTGATGGTACTGTAGACCGTACGGATCGCTCGTTTGACCGAGACGATGATGTAGGTCATCAAGTTCCCGTCGCGGATGCTCAGATCCACATTGACGAACTGACGGATTAACAACTGACTCTTCAAATAGAGAGTCAGATTGAAACTGTTATATCCATGCATCAGCGAGCTCAGAGAAGTCTCCGTTACCTGATTCACCGTATGCTCGATATAGTGATCGAGTTTGGCGATCAGCAACTGATACTTCCGATTAAACAGTCGACTGAAGATGTTCGCACACTGGATCTCTTTCAGCTTGCTGTCGATGTGTTGACTGAGATTCTTCATCATCGTACTGAACATCGGACAGAGCATCTTGCAGAGCAATGTGATCGTCATGAGATCGATCACCTCCGGCGGATGGAATGTCAACTCGGCGCTGTCCTGTGCTCGCTTCCCAGCACCTTCGAACAATCCGATCGGCATGTTCCCAACCACATATGCTCTGAGTTTGTCACAGAGGTTGATGTTGCGATCCAGGAGATCCAGATAGGATCCGAGGTCTCCGATGAACTGCTCCAGATCGTACATGTTCCCATGACATTCCTGGAAATAGTTGTTGATCCGTCCATGCATCAGTCCGATGCAGGTTGCCAGTTCTGTTTTGTCATCCGAGCTCAATGTGTTCATGAACGCGTTGACCGATGCGAAGATCACATTCCATCCATCATCGCCTCTGGATGGGTTGAGTTTCACATAAGTACTGATCTTGAAGACGAAGAGATCCTTCGTCTTATCCAACAGAGATTTCAGTTCCGTGTCGGAATGCTCGACATCCAGTTCGCTGATGTCGAGTTTCGCACACGTCACTTTTTCGTCTGTTACGAAAGGTTCGAATTGCATACGACGCTACCTCCTATGTTGATGGGTGTTATTCCTTCGATACGCTCTCTAGTAGTAATATATATTCAAGCTTGCGCTGAGGGTTCTTGGAGTTCTCCAGTCAGAGCTTTCTCCAGATAGGGGATGTGTTCCGATATCGCTTGTACCAAATGAAGGATCCACTGCTCATCTTTCGATCTCTGTTCCAGATAGTAGAAGACCGTATCGTATTGCAACTCCAGCATCTTGGTGAAGAACACACTGAGTGGTCTTCGATCACATACGAAGTCGCATCCCCAGCTGGAGATATCGGCGACATATCCTTTCAGATAAGTCACGAACTTCTGTTGCATCTCACCTACAGACGAGGGATCCTCTTTGGTATGCAAGAACGTATCCTGATGCATCTTGAGAAGACCTTTGTGTAACTCCAAGATCTTACTGGTGTGATAGTGAAGTTTATCTTCCTTCATTTCAGCAAACGTTTGAGTTTGCTGCTCACACCCCACTTGGTAATCTTCCAGATTGGCTTGCGTAGCGAGGGATGCTTGATGTATAGCTTCCCACATAGCAGTCCGATCTTCATCTTCGTCTCCAGGCGCATAGAACGTGTCCTCCATCGGTACTTTGTTCAAATCATCTTTGTAATTCTGTAGAGCAGACATGAATGGAGATAACAACTCCAATACTTTACTGGAACCGATCGGTCTGCGATCATCCATGTCTATGTCTTTGTTGATCTCTGCGAACAGATCTGAAATACGCTTACGAAGCGGTGGATGATCTCGATCAACCAGAAGAGTCATGATCGCCTTGTATCGCTTGAGGTAATCCAACATGTAGACGGGATCTTGTCTGCGTTCTCTTAACTCTTTCTGGAGAGCCTCTACGGTTCTGGTCGCCGAGATGTACTGTGCGAACGCGTGACAGATCCGCGTGAATATTTGGGGATCTTTGGCAACAGCACGTCTGACTGCTTTGTATGCAGGACGATCCAATCGTTCCTGTAAAGCCATTCGGATCTCATCGGTAAACTTCATGTTGGTAGAAGAGGTTCCGAACTCAGGGAACTTCTTGGCGATCCTCGGGAACTCCTGTGTTCCGAAAGTTGTGATTTGTTTCTCCAAACGAAGCTGTTCCGGTGTTTTGGTAGAGACGAGTCTGTACTCATCCCCACCAAACCGTATCAATAGATCTTCTGGTTCATTGCAAAATCCAAAGTCCAACTGAACCTCTTTGGACTCCTTCGTTGTTTTGTTATAGAGAACTAGTATGTCTCTTGGTGCTTCTTCCATGTTAACCTCCTATCTTTGGCAAAAAATGTACACCTGATATACATTAATATTGCCTACGTTGGATAGGTTGAGTATCGAACTCAACCTATCCAACGTATGTGCACAACAATCATTTTCAATGAGAAATATATATTCAAAACTCGGATGAACTTCACGGGTTACGTGGAGGTTTCGGTCGATTGGAGTGTGGTAGGTTACTGAGGAAGAATGTGAGGATCGTGGTGAGCGAGGTAATTAAGTAACAGATGAACAGTACCTTACATGTTAAATAAAACCAGTCCGGTTGATCATTCACATACGTTACTAAATACCAAAGTGCTAACAGGTGAATGATGTTGTCCATCATCGCCATATGGAATACTTTTGTTGTCATAATGGTTGTTCCTTTCTTACGTCTCATTCTATGAATAAAACAACGTTAGGAGTTACACACATGCCTACTATCAATCGTGGTACATCGGGCACCTACGCGGTGTCTTCGGATAAAACAACAACCAAACAGACTGTTACACCTCGCAAGACGACGAAACGTGTCGTTGTATCTGAACAATCTGATGTGGTTTACACTAAGTTACCGACCAAGCGACTTACTAAAATAGTTTCGATGGAAAAGATCTCCAAGAAACGCAGATGAGCAAGTATCGCGTTGCCGTATCTTACTACTAGAGTGTGGTGAGCTGACACCACACTCTAGTAGACATCTATGCTGGATCCGGCATGGTATGCCATTTAGACTATATAGAAGAAGGAGGCGAATATGCCATTCACATTCGATATGTCACCGAGTGAAGAGCGTCTTCTCTACGACAAGTTCTTCCGGACGAATATGTTCCGTAGGATCAATGATCTTACGAGATTGTGGAACCGAGAGGATCTTGTTGAATACCCCGTAGGGAGTATGCTTCACTTGATCGACGATAACTTCTTGATGAACCATCCTGTTGTGTTGGTTCCCGATACCTCTGGTTGGTCTATGACCAGAAAACCAGACCGTAAGTTCGTGATGCACATCATAGAACCGGTACCTGCAACAGCGATCCCTCTTACAGAAACCTTCGCTCTACCTACCTCAGGGGTGTCTGTTACGATCTTGAACTTCAAGAAGCGTAATCAGAACCTGATGCGTCCTGTTGTGAAGATGGAGGATTTTCCGAGTCCGATGCGTCCTGAAGTACAGAGTATCATCTCGTACAACGCACTTTACCGTGCTCGTATCTTTGGACTGTTGCGAGGATATCGTCGGTTCAATTACATCTTCACCAACATCTTCAATACCATCTGCTCGATCGGAACGGGAAGACGACATTTCATCCCGATCCCTGTCGGAGATAAGGTCTTTGATCGAAACAAGTTCATGACCTCTTTTATCAAACACGATAAAGGTTCTCTGAAACTTGCAGAAGATCCGTGGTATCTGTTCATGGTTCACTTCATGGGGTGGTTGAACACCCAAAACACACCCTCTCTGTTCGAGAAAGTCCCTGAGAAGTATTGGGAATATATCAACTTCGTTCTGTATACAAGAACCAAAGTTCTTGTTCTCAATATGAAGCTCTTGAAAGAGTTCAACGAAGGGAACAAGATCCTTTGGCGGGTGATGAATTTGATCAACCTGATGGCTGAGGAAGGTCATCAAGCTGCGATGCAGGACTTCGGTGATGTTCCGGTTGCATGTGATACACAAGAAGAACCAGGAGAACTCGCTGTTCAAGCGGATACTCCTTTTACAGAAGAGAAGGAACCGATCCATGTCACTACTCAAGAGACTGCTTCTGATCGTGACAACCAAGATCAGAGTACTGTTCCACAAGGATCCCCCAGAGAGGAAGATCAGGTAAACGAGGTTACCTTACAGCAACCTCCTGCGGAACCTGCCCCCAAACAACAGGAACCCCCGTCTCCTGTGAAGACGATGTTCACTTCTCCTACCAGGAGGAAACCCATCCCGTATCTCACCACTCAGCAGAGAGTCAAACGGGAGACTGATGAGTTCGAAAAGTATCTCGATTTCGAACCTCAGACGCTGACGATCGATCCCAAGTGGTTAGAAGTAGAGATGGTGGAGGGGAAACAGAATGCTCCCGAGTTCAAAGAGAACATGACGGAAGAGGAACAGAAAACCTCCAACCAGAAGTTCTTGAATGAGATTGACGAAGGAGCGAAGACTCATATCGAGAATGATCAACATCTCAACAACTATCAAGCAGAGCAAGCGAAGAAACTCGCTGAAGCATACAAGAACATCAAAGTTGGAGATAAGACGATCGAACAGATCATCCAGGAAGTACCAGATGACACGGTTGCAACCAACACGTTGAATTTCTTGGAGGACGATCCGGATATCGTGGATAAGTCCATGTTGAAATCTTCCGTTGCTACGTTCGAACACGACTACATGAAGAAACTCTTCCTTCGGGATATGGTGATGAACCTCACCTCATTCAACAAACAAGGGATGTTCCTGAAGCAAGTGGATGTGGAAGACGTCAGCGATAGTCTGAACCAGCTGATGGAGTACAAAGTCACCTACGAGGATACAAGCAAGAAAACGCACGTCATCCGATTCAAACTTCCCAAAGTAGATGAGAGAGGATACTGTTATGTGAACGGTACGCTTAGCGTCCTGAAGAAACAGAGAGTCCCTCTTCCGATCTGTAAGATCAACCCGACAACTGTTACGTTGACCAGCAACTACAACAAGTATCTGGTGGTGCGGAATGTCACGGTGGCTCACAGTTATATCAACTACATCGAGTCGATCCTGAACAAAGGCAATACACCAGAACATCCTGTTGTTGTTCAGCTGAACACCAAGACTTGGAACGATGTGACACTCCCCTACGAGTACACCTCGTTGGCGAAGAAATACCTCAGCATCAAACTCTCGTTGACAGAGACAGTTGAGTTCTATTTCAACCTGGAAGGAAGACACCAGTGGTTGAGGGATGTTGGGGGTCTCTTACCAGAGGACTTGGACCTCGTAAAATCGATCGAGAGCGACGCGAAATGCCTTGCTGTAGCGTACGTTGGGAAGCGTCTAATCGGGTTCATAGATATCAACAACATATTTACCGTGATCAACTTGGACGACCATACAACCTCTGCTTCTACGACGATCATCGATTTCTTGTGTGAGCAGTTGAATGTAGCTCCGACTCCGCTGTCAGAGTGGACGGATTTCAAACTGTTGGAGACAACGGTTCCTGTGATCTTCGCTCTCTGTTATCGGTACGGTCTGAGTGAGATGTTGAACTACACCAAGACACAGTATCGTATCTTGGAATCAGGAGAACGTTCCTATCGGAACTGGTCTGATGTTGTAATACGGTTCGCAGATAAGACGCTGATCATCCCGAGGTCTCCTCTGGTGAACAGCATGCTGTTCGCTGGGTTGAACTTCTTCCAGTTGAACAAGATCAATATGGAAGAGATGGACAGTAAAGATATCTACTACGATCTTCTCCAGAGCAAGAAACGTTCTGTTCATTTCCTGAAAGGGATCGATAACTTCTTCGATCTGTTCGTGGATCCGATCTCCAGAGAGGTTCTGGAACAGATGAAAGAACCAACCAATGCAAGAGATATCCTGATCCGTGCTACTCAGCTTCTGACGACAGAAGATCACAAACCTCAGGCTTCCAGCACCAACTTCCGATTCCGTTCTTATGAACAGATCAATAGTGCGATATACAAAGTACTGAGTCGATCCTTCGCCAACTACAGAAGCAAGAGTGTAGGCGCTACTCACAAGTGGAGTATCGCAGATTACGAAGTGCAGCAGATGGTTATGCAGGATCAGTTAAAAGAGAATGTCGACATCATCAACCCCATCAACGACATCAAGTATCAGGAGGAGTTCTCCCATGCTGGATTCGCTGGTGGACGGAAGAGTCTGCAGAGTTTTACAGTCCCAGATCGTCAGTATCCGAAAGATGCTGTCGGTATCATCTCAGAGGCTACCGTCGATAGTGCGAAGACTGCATTCGCAGCGTCCACTTCGATGGATCCGACGATCGTCAATATGCGTGGGATGACACTCACCTCTAACCCAGATGAGTTGAAACCTACTCAGATCTTGTCGATCAGTTCTTTGATCATGCCTGGAGTGACGCAAGATGATTAACATTATAACAGTCCGGTATACCCGAAGAGGGTGTGCTTGTTACCATTCCTAATACTAGGAAGTTCTTAAGGTTCTACATACTACAACGTAGCTCAAAAGGCAAGCGTGATAGTCGCGAAAGCAGAAAGAAATGTAGAAATGACCTATGCTGAAATAAAAGCCTGTTACAAGGTGCTAAGGGTTGCTAACAAGGAATTACTAGTAGCGAAGTCTTGTCTATAAGACAGGATGTGCTCAACGACTAGGGGGTTAATCGCCCCGTACCCGCCAAGTGGCGCTGGGAAACGGAATGGACCCTAACAGATTAAGCTGAGGGTTTGACATAGTCTCTACATCTACGGAAAGCGTAGAGCAGAACTTAATGTTCGGGTGATGAGTAACGATCATCACTGAAGATAAAGAGCAAGCGTCAAAATTTAAACATTACTGAACCGTATACTGGAAACAGTGTGCGTGCATAGACCCTTTAATTGTCTGGGAGTTCCTAAAGCCTGTTGGACCACAACGTGACTTGTAAAAGTGAGCGTGATGGTGACGAAAGTAGAAAGAATCAACAGGATGTCTCATGCTGCAATAAAAGTCTACTTCTAGTAGATGCTAAAAGACAGTAACAATGGATAATCAGCAGCCGAGATCCTTCACGGAGGATCAGGTTCATCGACTAGACCTGAGAAGGTCGTACCCCTCAAGTGAGGCTGCGGAAATAAGGGTCCGCTAAACGTATCGTAAGATACGCATGTGTGAGATATAGTCAGTACATCATGCGAAACGCATGAGCTGGGTAACCATTCCCGGGACGGAAGTAACGACTCCGTCTGAACACAAAAGCGTAAGTATCCACCTCTCTCACTACCTTCCCACTGAGAAGTGTGAAGTGTCTCGTCTTCGTACAGGTTACGAGAAGATCGTAGCCCATCGTTGTAATCCTCCCTTCGCTTATGCTGCAGAAGCAGATGGTGTGATCGAAGCTATCGATCAGGAAGCGAAGATCCTTCGTGTGAAGTACAAAGATAAAACCGTTGCCGTATCGTTCGGTGATGATTACACTAAGAACGGCGGTGGTGGATTCTACTGTACTCAGAACATCGTAATCAACGGATACGAAGAAGGAGATAAGGTCAAGCGTGGAGATATTATCATCTACAACGACCGGTTCTTCACTCCTGATCCGTACAGCAAACAAGTCAATTGGAACATCGGTGTGTTGAAAGACGTCGTTCTTATCGACGGTGACAGTACACTGGATGACAGTTGCATCATGGATCATGATCTTGCTAAGGATCTTGCATTCAACCCTGTCCATATCCGTGACATCGTGGTCACCAAGAAGACTACGATCCACAAATATGCATCCATAGGAACAGAGGTCAAATCGATCGATCCTCTGATGATCTTCGACCAGTCGGAACTGAATGAAGATATGTTCGGTGGACTGGATGAAGATGCGATCCGTCTGTTGGGTAAGATCAACAAGAGAACTCCGAAAGCCAAGTTCACTGGTAAAGTAGTCGCACTGGATGCGTTCTACATCGGAGGGATCCAAGACATGGCTCCTGGTGTTCGTGGGTTGGTCAGTCTGATCAACAAGATGAAATATCAGAAACACCAAGCTGCGAAAGGAACTGTCAACCAGGACAACTACCCTGTTTCTCAGAACATCACTCAGTCCAACCGGATCGGTATGACCGAACTGGATGAAGAGACGGTGATCTTCCGGTTCTATATCCAGCAGGATATGAAGATGAACGGTGGAGACAAAGTGGAGTTCGATAGTTCCTTGAAATCCGTCTGCACAGGTATCTCGAACAACTCCTGGGTGAGTGAAGATGGTTCGTTGGTAGGACATGCTCTGTTCTCCACGATCGGTATCGACAACCGTATCATCAACTCTCCTAAGATCGAAGGGATGTGCAACAAGATCTTGGAGACTGCGGAACAACAGATCCTCAAGATGTATTTCGAAGAGTGAATAAGGTACTGTAGGGTGATGGATGTCCATCACCCTACAGTACAACTTCACAGTTTGTAGTAGATCTCCGATTCATCATACGGAGTATTGTCCTTGATCCAATAAGACCAGAACCGTTGAAGTTTCGTCTTACCATACCGGAAGAACGACACTTGTTCGATCTCCACGAACCCACGGATCGTTTTTGTTTTATCCCCCTTGACACGGGTTGGAGGATCGTATCGCAACGCGTACGTCAAGATCTTGGTATCACGTTTCAACGACTCCTTGAAGAAATACGTCGTCAGGACTCGCTGACGGATCGCATGACCCAAGAACTTCTGTAGGATCGGTCCGATCTTGGCTGTGTCGTTCGTGTGGAATGCTCCGAACCGATAGCTGGATCGGAGGTGCTGGTCCATAGCGGACAAAGTACGGTAGACGTAGAACATCCTCAACTCCTTAAGATTGTTGTATAATTGGTCTGATCGACATGTTTCAATTTCACGATATCCGTATTCGTAAGCCAGTCGTAAGTCCAGTTCAGGCAGAGCATATCGTCTTCTGACTTCCCCCATACGAATGATACACGGATCTCAGCTTGTCCGCAGAGGACGCCTTGCTCAGCAACCTGTTCTTGATACCGGCAGATCTTGTTGATGTCGTATGCATATACCGTATACTGCTTGAACTTCAAGAAGTGATACAGGTTCGTAAACTCTCGGTTGATGAGTTGTTCCAACTCATCCAGTCGTACACGACGAGTGAGCATATTCTTGCTCTTATCGTAGAGAAGATCTGGTCGTTTACGGATCTTCAGCCCGATCTGGTCAGTCGTGTAGTGGATCGCTTGCGTGATGGTGGTGTTCTCCTTGTCTGTTTTCGTTGTCATGTTTTGATTCCTCTTGTGTTGTGGTTGAGTGTACTTAATGGTGTGAGTAACTTAAGTATTTACCAACTACGATTCACCCTATGCGAACAAACTTAACATAGGAGAATAACGATGAATATTCTGAGTGACATGGACACATTCGACAGTGGTGACAACCCGAATTTCAACACGGGAACACTGCTCGATCTACCCACTGGTAAATACGTACAAGGTGTGGATGATGAGTGGTATCTAACCGGTGGATTACCGATGCACATCACGGTATTCGGTGGTCGTAATGGACATTTCAAGAGTACGATCACCAACGCTTGTGCTCAACGTATCACCGCGATCTATCCGGACAGTGACCTGATCGTGGAGGATACGGAAGACAGTCTCACCAAAGACAAAGACCGCGCTTATGCGATGGCTGAAGAGCTGGCTCCGCAAGTGAATAAGAATAACGTTCAGTGGTTGAAAGGCATCGACTACGATCTCGACAGCTTCGATAAGTGGTTCAAAGACTACTGTATCAAGAAAGAAGCCAATGCCAAAGATCTCATGGTGGAAACTCCGTTCTACGATGAGAAGACTCAAAAACCTCTTCGTGTGATGATCCCCACCACGATGATGATGGACAGCATCACTGAACTGGTAACCGCAGTGGAAGAGGACATGGTCAACGGTGAGAAGACTCAAGGGATCGGTGACCCGAAGAACAATACTGTCGCTATGGTGGATGGCAACAAGAAAACACTGTGGATCCGAACCATGCGTCGTCGTTGTCAGAAGTACGGGATCATCTTCGTTGGTACAGGACATTACGATAAGATCCTAGAGATGGATCCTTACTCACCGACTCCCAAAGAGACCATCGTCGGGAAACAGTCGTATAAGTTGAAACGCTGCGGTAGCAATCTCAAGTTCCTAGCATCCATCTATGCGATCACCAACGCTACCCTCCTTGTCGATAGCAACAAAGAACCGCTTTACGACGATGGTACTTCTGCATCGAAGGATATCTTCCAAGTGGATGTTACGTTGGAACGTTGTAAGACAGCTTGCTCTGGAACAACAACTCCGTTCGTTGCATCGCAGACCAAAGGATTCCTGAATGCTGTTACCAACTACCACTACCTCAGACTGAACAACTACTTCGGTCTGAACGGCAACAAGCAAAAGCAGCAACCGTTCCTGATGCCAGATACTACGATCTCTCGCAATACCGTTCGTCAGATCGCAGGATCCTCTCCTCAAGTGAGACGTGCACTGGAACTGGCTGCACAGTACTGCTTCATCAAGAACAACTGGAACACAAGAGATCTTCATGTGGATTTCAGTATGGATCCTGCCAAGGTCTTCGATATCCTGAACAGCGATAAGAAGAAGACATTGGTTCAAGACATCCTCAACACCAGAGGATACTGGACCTATGGTCAGTGTGACATCCCATACATGAGTCTGATCCGCATGTTGGAGCTTGTAAAACAAGGATAATACATATCTAACACTAGAGTGGCAACAACACCACTCTAGTGTTAGATGTTTATTACGCGGGGATGAAGTAGAAGAGTTTCATCCGATTCGGTGTCTCGGTGGTAACGATGTGTGTCACACAATACATAAGACGTCCATCCGAAGCGGAGAACTTTTGTTTGCGGATCAGGATCTGACCCTGCATCTGCTCGATGGTATCACCCTCTTCCAGATGATCTTTCTGAGCACACCAGTCGGTCCAGAGAGATTCTGTGATCGCAACTGCGTTGCTCGGAACAGAAGGATGCTGGTGATCACTGAAGAACAGTCCGTCTTCCCAGTAGTAATTGTTACCACTGCCAGGTTCGTTGGTCACGTGTTTGAGCGCCAGTTCCACCGTATCCACAAGACTGAGGATCTTGTTGTCCACAACAGCACGACTTGCGGTACTGATGTCGCTCACCATCTCACCAGCGAGAACGGTCTTGATGTACGCTTCCACAGTCTGTTTCAGCTGTGCCTTGAATTGTTCTTTCGTCATAGAAGAACTCCAAACGACCCCCAGCTGATATTCCTCGCATGGGGGGGGGTAAGCCGCCCCATACTTGGTTCACGAATGTGTTCTATACCATGCTTCTGTACCTCTGATCACAGCCTCGTCTAACGCCATGCTATGGCTCAAAACTACCTTGAAAAACCAAGCACATAAGGAGCTTAGATATGTCTACTGCGCCTATCCCACCTGTGGTGCGTTCTCCCCTCGTAAGGGATGTGACAGACGCATCGCAGAACAGATCGAAGCAGTTCATCCCCTCCGCATACGCCGTCGGCAAACTGTTCACCGGCGTTACGTTGAAGGATGACATCGATCTGGATACTTACGTGGCACCAGGTGTGTCGCGTGTGAATACGTATAAAAACGGACCTCCGGTTACCAGTCCTGGTTATCTGGTGATCCACACCGTGAACCCGGATGAGGATAAGAGTACCCTCAAGTATCGGTATCGTCAGATCTACTATCCAGACAGCACCACGGAGACAACTCCCTATACTCGTGTGGGTAACAGCACGAATGGAACTACTATCACTTGGTCTGTGTGGACCACGATGGGTGGTAACTGGGTATGTGAGATCTTGGGTGGTAACAAAACTGGTATCGTCAACTACATGTACCACTCGTTCAACAGCTGGACGCTTACCCTGCCTGATCCTAAACTGTATGTAACAGGAACCAGGATCGGATTGACCCAGTGGGTGAACAACGGTAAGGTGGTCTGGGGAACGAACGAACAGGTCACAACCCCTGATATCTCTGAAGAAGGAACTGTGGTTGGTGCCCTTCAATATATTTTTCAGATTGTACCTAAAAAACAACCGGATGGTAGTAGTGTAAACATATGGGCTCTGGATGTAGACAACAACATCGATGGTACCGTCGAAAAGTTGGTGGAGAACTTCCAGAGCAAGGTCGATACGATCAATACCACGATCACGAACCTTACGAACCGCGTTGCTAAAGAAGAACAGACCCGTGCTTCAGAGGACACTGCGATCCGTAATGAGTTCCGTGCAGCAGATACTGCATTAGAGAACGATTTGAATGCGAAAATCGAAAAGAAGCAGCGTTTGATGAAGCACTTCATCAATGTAACTAACGCAACAGTTACGAATGGTTCTGGAAACTACGATATATCCGAGTTCGACTATACGCTGGAAGTGATCGCTAATGGAACCATTTCAATCTATCCATCCAGCTCCGGAAATGCAGGACCGCATGGCGCACGACTTGTGTTGCATCTTCATCCAGGAATCACCACCGTTGTCAAATACATCAAGGGGGGACCTGAATATGCAGAGGAAACATTCCAAAACACAAGCACGTCCGATATCCTTGTTATCGATATGCAACTTACATACGTTAACAACACAACGACGTGGACTGTCCTGGAAGTAGGATGATCTATCTAAATAAGGACACAACATCATGCCTAATGATTTTATCACAACAAGAACCCCAGGTTCCCGTACTTCAACGTACGGACTGGCGGATCACATAGCGGATACAAATGCTAATCCGCATCCTCAGTATCTGCTGAAGGACGATTACATCACTGGTGGTGCTGTAACTGACGGTAAATTGGAAGCACATATCAAAGATCTCAATGCACACGCTGGCGTACTCGCTTCGATCCAAATGCTGAACAACTATGTGTTGATATCGAAGTTCACTGAGCTCTTGAGTGCGAATCTGTATCATGATTATGCAAACGACAGTAGCGAAGCACATGCTGCATCTATGTCTGCTGTGAATGGCGCATATGGTGCAGCGCTGACTGCGCTGAGCCAACATACGGTTCAGTATGCACAAAATGCCGCAGTAACAGGGCATCGTGATTCTGAGAACCAAGAGCTGTATGCACATCGAGTGCATACACATACATTGGAAGAACTGGGTGGAGCTACCAGTTTGCTCCCAGATCTGGATAAGAGGTATTCTCAACTTGGTCATAACCACGATGACCGATATGCTCTTATCACACACTACCACAACTACCTTGCGCAGTCTGATCTTGAATCAGTCGGTATCTATCCGAACACGACGATCGGTATCGCTGGTACTGATACAGAGACTGGTGCTGTTACCGATCCGTTTGATTTCAATGACGAGACGCAACAGGGGAATGTTTCGATATCTCCTACTGTGATGTCTTCTGCGTTGAACAAACCAGACATCACAACTCCGAGTGCCGCTTCGTTTTTGAATATCACCACAGAGATAACCTCTGCTGACAAAGAAGACGATAGTGATACTACCATCTACGGAGAACGGTATGTGTCTCAGTCTTTGACCACCGATAATGGCATCTACTACCGTATCGGTCATCGTGCTGCTGGTTCATTGGCTGAAGGTCAGGATGAGTCTGCTCTCTGGACTTGGAGTGATTGGCAACCTGTTGGTGGAGGTTCGAAGGATATCTTCGAGGTGTTTTACTCGACATCAACGGCTACACCAAGAGGCGCATTTCCACTGTGGACTGGTGAGATGATCACGAACTGTAAAACGCTATATCCGACGTTCTACCAGAAAGCGCTGGAATATCAAACCAGCGGTAAGATCCGAGTGGTTACCCCCACTGTTTACGAACAAGAGCTGACTACGTACGGTGAGTGTGGTGCATTCGTGATCGACACAGCGACTGGTAACATTCGTCTTCCGAAGATCACAAGATTTATCAGTTCTTTGGATGCGGTTGGTGATATCGGCGTCGCGAAGAACGATATGCTTGTTGACCACACTCACACAAATGATTACACAAATGTCAGTGGCAACGCATCCCCGACTGCTGATGGAGTTCATGGTAGTGCCATGCCTGCAGAACGCGCAACTAGAAACACTACAGTGTCTGCAAGTAATTCTAAAACCACAGTTGGTAATGAAGTCCAACCCAAACACGTTCGTTTGGCGCTGTACATCCAGGTGTACAACTCGATTACGGCATCTGCGATCACTGATCTGGATGCTCGTGTTGGTGTGCTGGAACAAAATGCGATCATGTTCGCAAGACATGATTTCACAGCATCCCAGTGGAACGATAACAGTGATGGTACCTTCACTTATACGTTCAATACGAACCACTTCACTTCATCTCACATTTACATGAATGAGACAGGAGGGTCGGTCCTTGTTGATGAATCCGTAGAAGTGCATATTGAGGGTCCAACTGAAACTGACGCATCTTCGCGTAAAGTCAGATTGGTCTCCCCACAGCGGTTCTCCGGATACATCATCACATTGGGGTAATTACCCCCCCTCAGTTTAAATATACGCTTATTGACTGGGGCGGGGTAACCGCTGCTCGCATCACAGGGTTGGAGTCGAATGAGTCCAACATATCAGCGTTGTACGTCCCATCCTTCATCACAGATGAGGATGGGGTACAGTATCCTGTGAAATCTGTTGGTTTGAAAGCGTTCGCGGGTAATCCGAACCTTGTCAAAATCTATTTTGGAGAAGGTATCGAAGAGCTTCGTGAACAAGTATGTTACCACTGCTCTAACTTGGAGTCGGTATCACTTCCGTCTACACTACGTTATATGTGGAATGCGTTTCAAGAGTGTGGGAAGATAACTACGTTGGAGTTACCAGCTAATCTGGAATACCTCGGATCAAGTTGGATATATTCGATGGTAGGACTTACTGGGGTGATCAACATCCCAGCTAAGGTAACTGAGATCAATATAACAGCCATCTCGTCAGAGCATATAACCGGGTTTAATGTAGCAGCTGCTAATCCCAACTACAAATCCGTCGATGGGTGCTTGTTCACCAAAGATGGAACAACGTTGTGTTTAGTACCGTCATCCGCTGATTGGGTGACTGAATATGTTACACCAGATGGTGTAACAACGATTTGGACAAGTGCATTTTCTACCAACCGCAGTCTTGTCACATTGACACTTAGCGAAGGGGTTGTATCTGCACCAAGCGCAATCGGTAGCTGCACAAAGTTGATACAGTTGAATCTACCGTCTACTCTAACAACCAACCCATTCCAATCCCTCGCCAATATGTACAGCTTATCTGCGATTACCGTATCGGAGAATAGTCAGACATTTGCGGCGGTGGATGGAGTGATGTTCACCAAAGATCTGAATACATTGATCAAGTATCCTCCTAAGAAAGAAGCAGCATATATCGTACCTTCTACTACCAAAATACTTGGTAGTGGTGCGTTCTCTTTAGGTAGGATGCAGTCTCTCACCTTGAATGAAGGATTACTTGCTATTTATTCAGATGCATTACGGTCTGTGATCAAAGTTCCAAGTGATAGTACACTGAATGTGTTGCGTATTCCGAACACGGTCAACTCTATCGCCAACAACGGATTGTTTGAAGCGTTCTGGTCTGGCTTTGAAGTAGACAACACACATCCTTATTATTCCACGGATGGTTCTGTTCTTTATAACAAAAATAAGACTGCAGCTCTTGTGTATACCTGTGATACCTCCGCTCCTCACGATCGAGAAGTAACACTTCCATCTACCGTTGAGGAGATCGGTTTAGGTTTCTCACATAACAACAGTCCACTTGTGAAGTTAGATCTGAGTCGAACCAAAGTAACGGTTCTTCCGCAGTTCACTTGGTTCTCAACAGCGAACGACGGTAATGAACGAACTCTTTTGCTTCCAAACACGTTAACAAGGATCAATTATAACAGCATCCGAATCGTAAGTGCAAGAACTCTCACGATACCGGCTGGTGTAACTACCATTGAATCTGCTGCGATAGGGTTGGATAATGCAGAGGAGATCGTGTTCGAAGATCCAGGGCAAGCTGGATCTGATGGAGTTAAGGTGTTCAACCTGACAACCTTCAACAGCATCTTCTGGACTATATCTCCAAGGTGTGTTGTTCGTGGGTATAAAGGATCTGAAGACAACTTGTCTCCAGCTGAACAAATCGCCAAGCAGTATACATTGCTGTTTGAACCACTCGGTTAACAACATGATAACTTCTTGGGAGTATGTATCTCCCAAGAAGTTCTATTAACAACAAGGATAACATTATGTCTTACATCAAACATATGGGTAAGTTGGAACACGGAGGTGCTATCGGTGTCCCTGATTACCAACAAGGGATCGTTATCCCTTGGGTAGATGGGTCCGGTTCTATGCAAGAGATAGGTGGTTCCAGTCGTAATATCCAGAAACAATACACGATACCTCAAGATGGATGGGTGATCGGACGACTTGGTGCAACTCACTACTCAGTCAACGGGATTTGGGTGAACCAAGGACAGGACAGCTACAACGGAGAAGGTTGTATCCCTGTGAAACAAGGCGACATCCTTGGTTGTGCAGCCAACTCACCATCAGATCATGTTTATTTCTACCCAGCTGTGGGGGGGGGTAATTACCTTCTTGATGAGAGGAGGGCTGCCTAATGTATACCAAATATATGGGAGCTCTCACTCCGAGTGTATGCGGTGCGCCTGATTACTCCAAGGCTGAGAACAGACCTTACACTACCAACTCCAACGGCACTCGCGCATTCCATTACACAGAGTCACAATCGGGTTGGTTGTTCATCCAGTATGTGGCTGATGCGTTCGAAAGTAACCGTGCGAATCGATTGATGATTGATGGAACTGCATTTGTGTTCAACGATACTAATGGAGCGAAGCATTACATCGATTATGTGTCGTATCAAGTTCCGATCGGTGCAGGAAGTACTTGGGATTTCTCCTTCCAAGGGCAACGTGCTACAGTCACGTTCGTTCCATCGGGGGGGGGGTCGTTAGCTAACGACCTGATCTACGAGGAGGTGGCGTGATGGCTTACGTAAAACACATGGGGATCTTATCCCACGTTTATGCCGATATGGAGATCGACTACGCCAATGCTGTCACGCTTACCAGTAGCGAAACATACATCGCACCCAATGCAGGTGTATACTACGCGAAAGGTCACTCCACGAACAGTGGATCAGCGTCGATCATCGTCAGGGCTGTGAAAGGTGATGTACCGGCTATCACCAACCAAGCTATCGTAACAGAAGGTAGCTACGACTTACACGCTAGTGTGGTGGTCGGCAAAGGTGACAGTTGTTCGATGATCGCAACCAGATGCAACAATCTCGTGATACGGTTCTATCCATTCAAGTAATAGATCGTAGGATGTAGGTGGGATATCCCACCTACATCCTACCTTACGCTACTTATTGCGTTTGTTTGTAGTAGTGGTCGTGGTACTCGAGTGATCGTCTACCCGCTGTATCTGATACCACTCTTGTTTCTGTTCACGAGATCCGATCAGCTCCTTTAAGTTGAGAGTGAGCGTGAACAGGTATCCAATGATGATACCGATACCGCCGATAACTGCAAAGAACGCATACACCCAGATCGACACATGTTCCAAGTGTTTGATACGTTTCTCAAACCCAGCATGTACATCAGCAGAACTGTTGTTCAGTTCCAATATGTGCCTGATGTTGTTATTGATCTCGGTGATATCTTTTTGCAAACCACTGATGTCTTCCTTCTGAGCATTTTGTCGTTGCTCAAAATCACGACGGCGTTCTTGCTCCCCACTGAGAATCGTACCGATCTTAGTCAATTCATTTTTCAACTCATTATCCCTCTTTGTTTGATCTAATTGAGAGGTAGTGAGCATCTCAACCATCGTAGTTAAGCGTCCTTCGATCCTCTGGTTTTCCTCTTTTCTAGATTGTAGAGATGCTTTGATCTCTCCGATCTGCTGCTGTTGAATACAGACAGCCTGATGTGTCGTTTCCTCAGCCACAACGCACCTCCTTCCTAGTGTATCGTAGACCAGACTTTGCCGATCGCACCGATGTGATTGTGCTCCACAGCCATCTGACGGGTTGTGGTCGTACCGTAGATGTCGAAACTGACACCCATGTATTTCACAATGTTGATCATATCGGTAACCAACGCTTTATCGATCTCCTGATCCTCGGTCAGGTACGAAGTGATATCAGCCAATACCGTGTCGATATCATCCACCATCTTGACAAGGCTATTCGTCGCTGCCAGATATTTCTCCATATCCAGAAGAGAGAGTCTGACATCTTTAAACTCCTTCATCGTCTTGTAAACGGACATGAACTTCACATCCATCGGAGTTTTTTGTTCTGTGAAGACTTTATCCACAGAGCCTTTCAGAGAGTTCAAACTGGTCTCTCTCTGTTTGACAAGGTTCACCATGGGAACCAGAGTGCTCTTATAATCTTCACTCCGCATCAACTTCCTTCTGAAATCGATCAGAGCAGCCAGAACACCCTGTCCATACGCCTGGATATCCAGCACTGTATAGACTTGTTCCAGACTCATACAAGCGTTCTGGTAGGTACCTTTCATACCGCTTGGGATGGGGATATCTAGGTTCGTTACCTGAGTGATCGGAATGCTCTCGGCTTTCAGACACATCGTCGTATGCGATTCGTAGTAATACCGCATCTCAGAACGCTTCAGGTCTTTGTAGAATTTGAAGATATTGGTCTTGAATGTATTGCCGATCTTGAGGAACACATCGGTCACACCGATGAAGATCTTCAGAAGACCGGTTCCGATCCCTTCGGTAGATGTGGTATCCAGAGTACGGAGGTAATTGTGATAGACTTCCAGCTTACGAAGGTCCTGATAAAGAGCATCACTGTTCCAAGGAATGAACGGATACTTGGATGCACAGACACGGAGGATCTCTTCTGATTTCTCGGACTTATCATCCTTGTCATCTTCTTCATCTTCAGGATCCTCTTCCTCAGAGTCATCTTTATCTTTGTCTTTCTTGGACTTAGACTTCTTGTCTGACTTATCATCTTCGTCGTCAGACTCTTCATCATCGTCCTCTTTGTCCTCATCGGAATCTGTATCATCATCTTCGTCAGAATCATCCTTATCATCAGAATCATCATCATCGTCTTCTGACTCATCCTCCGGGTCAGGCTCTTCGTCTTCTTCATCCTCAGAGTCCTCATCCTTCTTGGATTTGGCGTTGCGGTAGATATATCGTTCTTCAGACTTCTCTTCTTCGTCTTCCGGCTCATCGTCAGAAGTGTCTTCACCACCAACAAGATCCCATACTTTATCGACGAACGCTTTGATTTCACGACCATCCTTCTTGATCCAGTCGTATTCAACATCGATCTTGATATCAGTATCGTACTTGTCTTTCAGTTCCTTCTCGATCTTCTTGAGAACATCAGACCAGTCGTCTTTTGTAAGGCTTTCCAGAGTGGAGAAATTGTGTTCTTCCTTTACAAAATCAGGACCATCGGAATAGTCGTTCAATAGTTTACAGATCATCCGAGAGATGACGTAACGGTTGAGCTCTTTGTCATCCTCTTCCTTCTCATCGGAACTCTCTTTCTCATTCCGAAGGTGCGTTGGTCGGATCGGTCGAAGACCTTCCGTCCCTAACGCAGACAAGCTAAACTTGGAAATCATAGTTGTATTCCTTTTGTTATGTTGTTTCTATTCGAGTCATACGATGGCTCAAGATACGATCTATAGGTAGGGTAGTTACACTACCCTACCTATAGATCACGTGTTAAGCGAATGGATCGTACGTGTCTTCCTCTGCAGGAGGTTGTTCTGCTTCTACAACCGTTGGTTCTTTCGGTTCCTCTTCTTTGGGGAGAGGTTCCTGAGGAACAGGTTGTTCTGATTGAGGTTCCGTTACATTCTGGAAAAGCGCCAACCCTCCAGCATCCGTCACCTCATTGTTGTTGTCGCTGTAGATATCGGGCACACTAGTGTCCTTATCCAAGTAGATATCATCCATGATACCTAGAACAGGACCCATGAACCGATACGCACAGTACCGATCCTCCTTCGGCGGCGGCGGCTCATCACGGTGTTTACTCCAACATAACGTCAAATAAGGCACTTCGTTCATGTTCCTTTCGATATACATGAAGATCAATCCAGTCAACTCCCTTCGGAATCCTTTACAGTCACCGAGATGGATCGCACCGTAGGATTTGACAACGTTGGCTTGACCACTTGCGTTTAACTCCTCAGCACGACTATCCAACTGAAGACCATGCAGCATCAGACAGTTGTTCCTCTGTCCGTAGTTGTACATCTTCTGCATCAACTTCTGAAGACGTTTGGCTGGATTGTCACTATCCTCATCTACTCTCATCAGTGTGATGTAGTCGATGACCGTTGCAACAACCTCGTAGCCTTTCCTTTTCAGTTCTTCCATCTCTTTCACGAAGTCTGAGTAACCGAAGTTCTCATCCTTACGCATCATGATGAACTTGATCCCGTTGCTGTTGAAATACCGAGCAACTTGCTCAGCCATCTCGCGCATCGGCATGTCTTTGGGAGGCTCTGCTCTCATCGCATTAACATAAGCCGACACCACCATACTGTTGGCGTTCTCAGGAACTTCGTTCTCCAAGGAGATCAATACCACACATGGGATCATACCAGGTTGTACATCTACTTTCCCGTAGACCGTACACCATCTGGCACAGTTCATCAACATCTGAGATTTATAGTTGTGAGAGGATGCTGCGAATGCCCACGACTCTCCTCTCTTGAATCCTCTGTCTTCTCCCAACATCCGGTTCAATGCCTTCAACCCAGTTGGGAATACATTGGATTTCCTCTTGTTCCTGTAGTTATCCAGAGACTTCATCAGAGCATTCGCATCTGTCATATCGACGTTGTCGATCGTCTCTGACATCCCGAATCCACCCTCTGCTGACTTCACCAGATCTCTTGCATATTCCGCCACATCATTCAAGATGATGTCGTTTGTCATGTCATCCGTTGGGTTGAATTGACTTCCACGGATCTGCATCTTCTGGATGATTCCCATGGACTTCGCCATCGCAACCCAGTTGCTCATCCTGTGAAGCAACCGAGTGACGCGCCGATCACTGATCTCTTCACTGTTTAGAAGAAGACTGCTTAACTGCTCCACGATCACGGGATCTTTCTGAGCCAGATCACTCTTCTTCAGTTTCACCACGATACGATTGATCTCTGCTTTCTTGCTGAGATCCGCATCTCTGGTGACGATATCCTGGATGATCTCGAAGAACACATCCAGATCTTTGTTCAGGATCTCTGGCTTCTTCTTCTTCGTAGCCATGTAGATATCCAAGATCGAGCCCAATGTCTCCTTGGAGTTGTCTGATTTAGAAAATGCTGCCAGACATACAGCATCCAACATGAAATCCGTATTAATCGCTATCACGAGTTCACCTACCTCTTCCAAAGCTCATGCTATGCTTAAATGTCAACCCCTTACTATAGAGGTATCCAAATCATGCAATCTTTTATCAAGTTCATCGCGGATGTCACCATCCCTTATAATCCGGACTGGTTGGCAGATCCGGACAAGATGTTCCGTTCGCTTAGCACAGAAGGTAAAGTATACTTCCTGATGCAACAAGCGATCGCCCTCAACTACCTTGAGCGAGTATACGATAAGGGTCTTCCGACACTTATTAAAGAGTATAAAGAGAAGGTCACCAAATGGTGGCTGGTTGACCTCGAATATGAGGTCAATGCTCTTGAGACAGACGATCCTTCTCTGGAGAAGGAAGGGTATCTCAATATCCTGGCTCTTCTCGATGATGACCGTAGCAACCAGATCGATGCGGAACGCTGTTCCGATTGGGCATCTCATCAACGAGAAGATGCTCCTGTTGCTATGAAAAATACATTCTATAGTCCATACTTGCGTTTCGCTGAACGAGCCCGCAGGTCGGAGACGTTGGCAGACGGTGAACATGCCCAGAGCACAGAGTCATTCAGTGTCCCTGGTCCAGTCACTCTTCCGACGTTCACCTACCAGGGAGCGATCCTCAGCGTGCGTCACGATTTGAGTTATTCCGGTTATAAGTACGATTACACATCCAATCACAAATACGGGACATCCCAGTATGGATTGGGTGTTGGGTCCATCTTCTCCTACTGGAGAGGATATAACTGGACTGACTTCAAATTTAATAGTGTGGTGGGAGTGCTCGCTGCACAGTGTTTGGATTTGGATACAAACACCTTCCCAAACAACTCGCTCCTTTGGGCTTACTACTTCGTTTACTGCAAAGTGACCGGATGGCAACCGAAAGGTGCAAGTGAATCGAATTACATTTGGCTCTCGTCTGAATCGAACTTTCTCAGACGCTGTGTGCTCAGCTTCTTGATCGATCTTCGTGATCGATACAAGGTCCAGTTTGACGATAGTGAGCTTCTGGCTCGCTTGATGCAAGGGGATACGGCTGAGGATGCAGATCAACTACACGCATTTCTGAAGGCATCCGAGCCGACAGAAGTAAGTGTCGAGATGTATCACGCTTTTCAGAAGAGTCCCTTCGCTCGTTTCGACGAGCTCGACTTGATCAAACATAAGAGGTTGTCTAGTCGTGAGTTGATGGATGCTACCATCGATGCGAGGAACTCGGAAACGGACCCATCCGACACCCAGCAGGATGATGATTCAACATCGGGTAGATCCCGTCGTCGCAGAACCAGTAGACCCTCCAGTGAACCGAATCTGTCGGACAGCAGCTTCGATCAACTGGATGAAGAGACTGGGATGACGGAAGATCCGGCACAGCCTGATGGTGAAGACGAAGAAGCTGCGGCCACTGAAGATCCCAACACTGATGAGTTGTCGGACAACAACTTCGATGAGTTGGATCAGAACATGGACCCGGAAGCTGACGCTACTACTCCTGACGAAGAGCCGACCGACCCTGAAGGGAACCCTGAGGGCACAGAAGATACAACACACAACACACAACACACACAAGTACCTGATATGCCCGATATGGATGACAAGAAGGGCGTGAAGCTCGAACTGAGTGCGGGTGAGACCGCAAATTCGGTTCTTTACAGGATAGAGTTGGAGTCGTTCATTGATTCACTCCTAGCGAACTCTCCCAATTTCTTGTCAGCACAGAAGGTTGAGCTGTTGAAACGTGTCAAAGCGTACTGGCTCAATCGTCTTTCACCTGAAAGCTTGGTGAACTTGCTGAACTCCATCATCAAGTTACCCAAGTATCTTAACATCAACAAGAATAAGGACAAATAACAATGTCTGCTATTGACAAATACCTGAAGCAGCTTGAAACTGCGTTCGCCAATACTGGCAAAGCTGGTGATCTGGTTGGTATCGGTCGCTCGACGTACGACGCTGTTGGGAAATACCTTACCACCCGCAACATGATCAAGCGTGGCGCCTATGAACAGATGTCCATCAGCAACGAATCCATGAGCTTCGAAACTGCGATGAACGCGCAGGGCGTCGATGGTCTGAAAGACCTCGTTGAGAGTTGCGGCGTTCCGCAGGCTTACGTCAAGGACTGCTGCAAGACCATCCTGAACATCATGAACCGTTGCTCGCAGGGTGCGGCCGCTGCTTGGCAGCAGCAGAACCTCCGTGCGGATCACACGGCCAACGGTCAGGCGGAAGCTCGTCCGCTCTCCTCGATCTACAGCTCCGACGTTGCTGGCATTCTGAACAGCACCGCTGTGGCCGGTCAGGAAGCGTTCGGTACCAACGTCGATATGGCGGTTCCGGATATGAAGGTTGCCATCACGGTTGCCATCATGGACTTCCATGTCCGTCTGATCCCCCGCGTTATGCCGACCCGTTCCACGACTCAGCCGAACGTCTCCTACACCAAGGAGTGGCTGGAAGTTTACGATCTCACCGGCAACACCAAAGACAGCCAGCGTCTCGTTGACCTGTACGCCGATCCGTCCTTCGCTCGCAATGAGCTGAAACTGATCGAAGTCAACCCGGCCAACGATCCGGAACAGAAGTTCATCAACGGTGATGGTACGCTCAAGTTCGGCCCGAAGGCCAACATCCTCGAGCTCTCCACCCGTGAGGACAAATACGGTTACAGCCATATCAACCGCACCGACCTGATCGCGGACAACGTCCAGATCAAGTTCGTTCGTGTCGCTCTGACCTTCAACGGTGGCGAAGCGGAATACTTCGACTGCGAAGTTCCGATCAGCAAGAACCGTCTGACCCGTATGGTCAACGCCAACGACTCTGCGATGCGCAATGCAGACATCAAGTTCCGTACCTACCTCCGCAAGAGTGCGATGATGGCGAACGGCTCTGCGTCCGGCATCCTCTCGAACCTGAGCGACAGCGAAGCGTTCGTCCTTGACTTCAACGTCAAGCCGAGCATCTCTCTGAAGTGGGGTATCGCGGACTGTCTTGCGGACGTCAGCGTCAGCGTTCGTCACGATATCGACAACGCTCAACTCAGCGGATTCGCGACCTCTCTGATGAGCAGCGGCGCTCTGAGCCTGATCGGTTATGAACTCGACGCTCGTTTCTCGGAAGAGAACCTGCGCAAGACCTCCATCGCGGTTATGACCCACCGTGTTCCGTTCTCGTTCGATATCCCGATCGGTCGGAACTATGTGTTCGATTACGCGATCGGTCAGGTCAATGCGGAAGAGAACGCCACCAACCTCACCAAGGTCATCGGTCTCGGTCAGGACAAGGTTGCGCTCGAACTCGGCATCCGTACCATCGAAGATGTCTACGATCGCATCCGTGCGGTCAGCCCGAACCCGGTCGATCGTCCCGAATATGTCGGCACCAACTATGTTGCTGGCGACAAGGTTCGCCCGTCCATCTTCATCGGCGATCTGGATCTGACCAATCTGGAAACCATCCGTGATGCTGACCGTGCTGGCGACATCAAGCAGAAGGCCATCTCCATGCTGACCGCTGCTACCAGCCGTATCCTTCAGGAGTCCTTCCTGCAGCAGCAGCTCGGTGGTTCGACCACGGCTACCTTCAAGGGTATCACCAGCATCGAGATCCTCGGCAACGTCATCGGTATGCCGCACATCCACGACCATATGTCCAAGGATGATGGTCGCAACGTCGGTGACGGTGTGGAATACGTTCTCGTTCTGCCGAACGGCGTGAAGATCGAGTTCGTGACCTCCACCTTCGACAGCATGCGCGACAAGATCGTCATGTGGCCGACCATCCCGAACAACACCGAAAGTGAACTGCACTTCGCTCACAACTGGGACTATGGGTGCATGGTTGCCCATTACACCCCGAGTGGTGAAGCGGCTCACCATCGTCTGTTCGGCAACATCCGTGAACTGCCGATCGTCGTCAACCCGCTGGGTCTCATCATCCAGGTCAAGGGTATCGAGCTGGCGAACGGTATCGCTCTCGATGGCGTCGTCCGTCCGACCTTCAACGTCAACGTGGAAGGCTCGGTTGTCACGACTGTCAACGGAACGATCACCACGGCTCCGGAACAGGGTGGCACTGAAGAGCCCTGATCTTGGCATAACCAAGACACTCGTATAACGAGTTAGTATAGGCATCAGGTGTAGTAGGACAACCTACTACACCTGATCCTAGCTATTTGATTAGTTGTATTGTTTTGTAACTTCGTGGTATTGCAGTTCCATCGAACCTGCATGATGTTGTTGGTAAAGAAGTTGAGCACGATGTATTGTACCACAACAAGTAACTTCCCAATAAGATCGATATACATCCATGAGATCAGCGTTTTCATCCATTTCAGCACGCTTCAATTCAACAGAACATTTGGCACATCGGACATTACACACTGCGAATTGATTTTTGGCGTAAGGGCACAACAACCCAACTCGATCATCTCCTGGTAACTTCTGTACATAGATGTTACCTTTTATATCGATATCGATCCTTTCCGACAACATATCGTATTTGATCATAAAAACCTCCTGTTATAGCAAGCGAAAAAGAAAAGGAGAAGGACGAAATATCCTTCTCCTGTACAGTGGTGCAGGGACCTCTTATTTTGAGGTCTCTACGCTCACACGGTTGGTTGGAACTTGGATCGTTTTTAGGTCCAGATTCAGGTGATGTTGTTCTGCGAACAGACTGAGCATTTCGTCATATCCAGGGATGTTGAAATGCTGCTCACAAAGCTTGACTGCATTCTCTACAACGGCTGGATATCTGGAGAAGAACTCGAAGATATACTCAGCGTTCTGTTTGACGATCTTGTCTGCATACTTCTTCTCTGCTTTGGTCTTCTCTTTCGGTGGGAGAAGATCGATCTCTTCTCTCATCCTTTGTAGTTCCTCGATCGAATATGGACAACCTGTGATCCAGAGTACCGTAGCCTCTTTTGTCTCACGGGAGATGTTCATCGCGATCGTGATACTGGGATAGAACGAAGTTACATCCAAGTCACAACAGAGTCGATAGATGCCGGTTGGATCGTCAGACTCCTGCATACAACGACTACCCTTGTATCGCATCAGAGATGGACTGAGTACAGTACCGCCGACGTTGCTGATTAGTTTATCATAACTCTTCGCCATGGAACCAGATACGGTTCCAGGCACAGCTCCTTTAGATAGGCAATACTCGTAGAACTGTGCTTTTAACTGTACTGTCTGATGAGCGAAGTCGTCCAACAGGGATGGTCCTGTCAACATGATCATCGAGGATATGTCGGTTGTGACATGATCTAGGATGTTGGGTTGCAGAACGTCGAAGCAGTTATATACAGCGTAGCCTACTTTGTCCTTGGTCTGCATCAGGTAGTGAGTTTGATTTGATCCGAACTTCATCTTACCAGCACCCAGGTTCTTCCCACAAATATAATCCAATGTGTACATGACCTCACGTCCTTTTACCTTACGGAGTCGTCCATACAGACACATGGGATCCACCCAGTAACTATATCCAGGACATTTCAAGATATGCCACTTGTCTGCCAGATGTTCCACCTTCCGTTTGTCCTCTTCGAATTTAAACATTCGAAACTCAGGAGGAACATCAGGGTGTGCGAAGAGTTCAACTGGATCCAACCCACGGAACAGAGCACGTCTTGGGATCCAATCCAATTCGTAAGCATCGTTCCAAGCCAACAAGAAATCTGGTTTACACAGGATCGCTGTTCTTACGGATTGCTCGATCAACTCTTTCTCATTGGAGCACATGATGAACTTCGGTGTCCACTCTTCTGGGATGAACACTTTTTTGGCTTTGTCATTGAGCTGACTGTAGATGTTGTTCAACTCAAGATTCCACCGATCCATCAACTCCTGTCTCCAGTTCTCAGATGGTTGGAACCATTCTTGCAAGATCCAACAGTAGATCGTCCGGGTTTTCCAATCACAGTAACCGTTCAGGATGATCTGCTCATCTCCGAGAACGGAGGTTTCAATATCCATCACTCCGATGTCATAGGTTGTGATACCCTTCTTCGAAGCTTCGATATACTCCAACTTCATTTGGATCTCAGGATCGATATCTGCTCCATACACATAAGGACTCTCTAAGAGCTTCCGTGTGTTGATGTAGCCATATGTAGGGTAACCTAACGCTTTCGCTAAGGTCTCTCCCATCTTCTTATACTGACAGATATAGACATCCAGTTCTGACAGTTTTGCACTCTCTCGTTTGTTCTCGTAGTTGCGAAGTCCTTTTCTCGCAACCCACACTCGTACCATAGGGTTCCTTACGATGTGTAGTTTGGACTCCAAGGTATCGACATCTTTCACCATAGCCACGATCCCATCCATACCGGAAGGATTGTTGGATGGAGGGATATAACAACTGTGGATGAAGTTACAATTCGGTATCGGGTTATACATAAGCGTTCCTTTTCGTTGTTCGTCAAAGTATCGTTCGAAGTGCTTACTTAGTAATATATACGTAAGATAGGGCTGACCCTATCTTACGTATACACTAGTTCAAAGCTGTTGTACGTCAGCATCTCGCAGATCGATCTCAACCTTCTTTGGTTGAAACGCTTGGCTCAATGTTGCTTCCATCTTGGGATCATCCAGTTCCACATGGAACGGGTCTCCCAAACACGCTTTCCCTCTACGGTCCATCACGAGTCCTTGGAACTCAAGATTCGTCAACTGCATAAACTGAACCGTGTGGTTGTTCCCTGAATCATAGAGCCCACGATCATCCATCGCAGGTAACAGTTTGTGTACCTGGATCGGTACGAGACTCTTATCGTCTTTGGGATTACCAACACACATACATCCTGGTTTCGAGATGGAGATGAAGTTCCACCCAGGATAACGTTTCATGATGTTGAGGAGATACTCTCCGATGTTGTTCATATCAACTGTATCAGAGGGAGTACGTTTCGGTTCCATCCCTGCAGCTCGTAGAGCGCGCCGTCTCTTCTTCGCTTGTCGTTCGGACATGTTTAGATCCTATCTCACTTCTGGTTCAATACATTACAACAGAACGTCCAGTTACACGCGATCGCATCCGCTGAATGTTCTTTCAACTTATATCTTTCGGACTCTTCGAACTGGATCTCCGGGATCTTGCGGATGGCTTTCTGCACATCCAGTTTACCTGAGTCTCCACGTCCGACTGCTCGTTTGATCACTTTCGGTTGGAAGGTATACAGTTTGATCTGATACGTCTTCCATAAGAACAACTCGACAGCTGTGATCCAACCCAATAAGGCTGCATACGCTGACGGTCTAAATCGATTAAAGAATGCATCTTCCGAACAGATGTAGTTCGGTCTGTATTCTGCATAGAGATCACTGACCATCTCTTCTGTCTTCAATAGAGTCAGAAGACGACGTCCACACAATTCCACCATCGGTCGCATGATCGACCGATCCAAGTCTTTGGATGGTTCCATCACTCCGTAATCCAAGATCTGGAGTAGATTTTGACCCTTGTAATAATCACCGATCGCCCATCCTGCGAAGGTGAGTCCGGGGTCGAAGCTTAAGATCCGTACTGCATCCGACATGATACCTCCTGATCAGGTACCACATCGTTATTCTTCGATGTCTTCAAGATCATCGCCTTCGTTGTTCTCCACTGTGGAAGAACCGGGATCCATCACTTCCAGACTATCGAGAGTCACCTCTTCTTCAGTTGCCTGAGGAGGTTGTTTTTGTTTCTGTTTCGGCATATGTACATCTCCGTGTTGATCAAAAAGAAAATAGGAGAGGATGCAAGATCCTCTCCTAGTATGGTGAACTCAGTTCACCGATCAGCCATGGATCGCCTTGAACGCAGCTTCCACTTCTTTGGCAGCCTGATCCAGAGCTCCGCCTTCCTCAGCCAGACGCTTCGGAACTTTGTGCTGGAACTTCACGGAGACCACGCCGTAGTTGTGATGAACTTCGCCGTTCGGATCACGGGGGTTCTTCGTTTCGACATGCTCTTTCATGCCGACAACGATACGACCGTTGCCGAGTCCGGCTTTGAGAACGCAGTCACGATGATCGTTCTTGACGTGATCCTTGAGGAACCCAACCGAACGTTCGGTGAGAGTGTCGATGGCCGCAGATTCCGCTTTCTTGAATTCGGCATATTCCGGAATGCCGTTCTCCTTGAAGAACTTGTTCAGTTCATCCTGAGACATGGTGAAATCGCCGTTCGACCGACGGGTGACCTCGCCAAGTCCTTCGACGTTGTAAGACTTCTGTTCGAATTCCTTCTTCTCTTTCGCTTCTTCGCTCATGAGAAAACTCCTGTTTTGATGTTGTTGTCTTTGATGTACGCTACCTTATTACCGTAGGTGTCCAGGACTACGGGAAGCTTCACACTAACTTGTGTTCCAGGTTCACTTATCAGGATCTGCTTCATAGTGTTATATATACGTAAATATGTTTTGACGTGATTTGACACAAAAGAGAAAGTATGCGAACATATTAATGGAAAGTGTTCTGTCCAGAGAATCACTTCCCAAATTAGTATGCTAACAAAACAATGATAAGTCAGGATTTCGTTGTAATGTTAGCATATCACTCGTTGTTTGTTACTGACGGATCACACAGTCATAAGTGTGACCGGTCAACCAGACCTCATACTGGATCTGGGCAACGGCACGTTGCATGGCGGTCAACAAATCATCACCACGTGCTAGAAACTCGTTTTTCAGAGTCTCGTATCTGTAGCCAAACTCAGACATAGTTCCACCTCCTCTCGTATGACGTTGTGTGATGCTATCAAGTTACCTGACAATTTGACGGCTCACGGTTGTATGTAATCAGGACGAAACTAACAACGAGACACAGAGAGGTAGTGTGTAGCTACCTCTCTGTACCTTCTATTGTAAGTTCTCCTGTATGTAGTAAAAAAGAATCATCAAGCATCATGTTCTGAGTCAGGATCAGAACACAATACTTGATGATCGTAGGACTATAGCTAATTAGCTATAGGTACGTCCTGTTGTACGGACTTCGTACTGTATCTGTGACACAGCCAAATTCATCGCATCCAGGATATCGTACCCAGCAGCTACGAATTGGTGATACAATTCATAGTAGCGTTGATGAAACGTCTTCACGTATTCACCTCCTTTCTGAGAGTTGAACACAAGTAGGCAGCTTCCTGACAACTGTTCTACCTGTGTTGTGATCTCTTGACTTCAAACAAGACACTGTACCGTAGCTCGCAACTACGGTACAGTGTCGCTTTCTATCAAGAAACCACAGGGTTGAAAAAGAGAGCGACGATACAGCAAGTGTCGCTCTAAGAATCGCGGGTGCACAAACTAGTGCACCCGCATCTTACACTAAGTAATATATACGTGAAAATAGTTCCATCTACACTTTTCTAAGTGACTGTTCAAAACCATCTTTTGAATCAAAAAGAGGTCATTATGTTTATCACACGTTTTGAAATACACTTATACAAACCACTCCTACACAACAACATCAAACATGTAGTTGTGAATGATCTAACTCAGCAGACGGTATTGGTTGCACCGAATGGATTCGGGAAGAGTTCGATCATGAGAGAGTTGACTCCTTACCCTGCTTGTCGCTCTGACTATGAGAAGCAAGGTAAGAAGATCATCGAGATCCAACATGAGAAATCTTACTACATCCTTACATCGGATTTCAGTAAGATCAATGGAGCACATAGCTTCATCAAAGATGATGAAGAACTGAACCAGAGTGGCACCACAGAGGTGCAGGAGAGCTTGGTTGCACAACATTTCGGATACACTCAGGTGATCGACAAACTGTTATCCGGTGAGTATCAGGTCTGCTCTATGAGTGTAGCTGCTCGTAAGGAGTTGATCTACAGTACTTACCCAACATCATTAACGTTCATCTTGGATAAGTACCAAGCTTTGAAATCCAAGATCAGAACATGCAGCAATCAGTTGAAGTTGCTGAATGAGAGAAAACTCAAGTTAACCGATCTTCTGTTGAAAGACGAAACACTTCAGTACTTTGAACAGTATCGGAAAGATCTCAACCGTGCACTCAGTGTTTTGGATCGTGAGATCTATGCGATGAACAAAACGTCTGGTGATATCAAGAACCGAATTACGACGTTAAAGATGGAACGTGGGTCTGAAGCTGAGGTATCATTAGAGACGATCCTTCAGGAGTGTAAGAACATCTCCATGGAGATGTTCGAACTGAAGTTGAACCATGAGGTAGATCTTGTTGTCCCTGCACAACTGGATCGGCTGATCGGGAAGTTAAGTGCACAAGCTGAGACACATCATGAGAAGAAGAACACTTTAACAGAACGAGGAACTCAGTTGAGTTCTGAGATCGATAAGATCCGTACTTCTCTTCAGAACGACACGGCTACGGCGATCCAGGAGTGTAAACGGTTGATCGAAGTCCAAGAGGAGATCGTCCGGCAGAACACGATGGACGACGATACACCTGTTGTTCCATTGGAAGAGGCTCTGAAGTTGGAAGAGAACATAGATAAGATCCGAGAGGATCTTCAATTCTTACAGGGATATCTTCCACTGATCACGCATAAAGAGTACAACGATCTTCTAGCCAAACGCGCACTACTGGAAGGCAGGATCCATCAGGTAGAACCGGAAGTATCACGGTTGGAGAATGTGATCGGTGAAGTCCAGAAGAAGATCCACTCTTTAAAGGACAAACACTCGTATCCATCAGACTGCAAACGCACTTGTAAGTTGAGAGAGAACTTGGAATCCGTTCTTCTATCTTACCAATTGGAGTTGAAAGATTACGAGACTTCTTATCAACGGGATCGTAAGATCCTACAGGAAGCAAAACAGCAGTATGACGAAGCAAATACAAAGGTTGAAGGGCAGAGAGCAGCGAGGCTTATTTTGCTCAAACTGGAGACACTTTTCACCCGCAAAACCTGGGGTCTTTTTGTGTGTTCTGATCTTGATCCATTAGACGCGATCAATCAGGACGTTACGAAAATCATCAACCGTTGTCTGAAGGTTGTTCAGAAAGCCAAAGCACATGCTAAAGTCAAAGAGGCAGAGGACAAACTAACAGGACTTCGTGCGAAGTTGTTAGGTCTCCAAGCATCCGATCAACCTGTGAAAGAGTATCTCACGAAATCTCTGGTTGAGAAAGAGTATGAGTTGAATCAGATCGGGAAACAACTCTCCTTACTGGATCAGAGATTATCGTCTACAGAACTCGCTCTTCAGGTTTACAAAGATCATCTGAATCTCCATAATCGTATCACTCACCTCAATGGTGTGTATCATCTATGGCAACAGCTCTATGTGCATGAAGAGGAGTTGCGATGCCTGGACGATATGGTGTGGTATCTTCAAGATGTGAAGAATCAGATCAACGAGAAGTTGAGAGAGTTGGAGACGATCGTCAAAGAACAGTCCGGATATCTGACCCGATTGAAAGAAGAGATCGAACCATCGATCCAGGAGATCTCAGGTAAGATGAAGAAGTTGGTCGCTGTAGCGGAACAACTATCTCCTGTATCAGGGATCCCTTATCGGTATACCGTAAGATACGTCAACACAGTTTTGCAGTTGGCGAATATGTTTATCCGTCAGGTGTGGAACTACGACATCGAACTGGCTTATTTCGATGAGAACAAACAGAATGATTTCGACTTCAACTTCCGGTTGTTGATCAACCACAACAGTGAAGTGAAAGATATCAAACTCTGTTCGAAGAGCCAGAAGTCGATCATCAATCTGGTGATGCGGTTGGCGATCTGCATCTATCGTGGATACATCCATCAGTATCCTCTGAAACTGGATGAGATCGATGATGGTTGCAGTCCGATCCATCAGGATCGGTTGACTTCGTTCCTTGTGGAGTTTCTGAACAAAAAGAATATCCTACAAGCGTTCATCGTCAACCAATCGGTTGCTGTAAGCAGTAGCTTCACGGATGCTGGTATGATCTTGTTGTCGGAAGATGAGATCGTTCCGGAACACTGTGTTGTAAAGTCCAAAGTCAATTGATATCTAGAGGTAGTGGAGGATCCTCCACTACCTCTAGAACTCTATCACATCTTAGTGATCGTAACATCGTTGTTGTTGGTGGATACACGGAACTTCTTATCGGTCCCTCTGATCGCAATGACATTTTGAGATTCGTTGATCAACTCGTAACTTCGTTTTACGAAGGGGTGTTCTGAGTTGTTCAAGATATACTCGATCACTTGATAGTGGTACTCGTCAAGTTTCTTATACTTGATATACTCGTTAAAATCTGAGTTGATGGGATGAACTTTCCCTGAGATGTGATCCGTTTCGAATGAGTGACTGACGATCATCTGGCATTTCGTCTCAGCGTAGATCACCATCTGAGTACTGCGGTCTACGAAGTTCACAACATCGTAGCAGACCGTCTTCGGGTAGTCGATCGCTCCTGTTACCGTGAACAGTTGGTTGTTCAGACTGAAATCGAAGTTCTTCCTCTGTGCATCAGTCACAGCAGTACGGATCAATGTGACATTGTACTCCTGTTCATCTATCTGTGCGATCGTTAAACAAGAGATGTAACTCTTACGACAAGCGTTCACCTGGATGTCGATGATCATACTGTTGTTGTACAGGTACATCTCATTATAGTTCTCCAAATCAACGTACAGTCGGATGCTGTCATTGTTTCGTTCGATCGCATACGTGAATGTCTTACCATGCTCCAGATCAACGATCTCCAATGATCCTGCGATACAGACGTTAGAAAAGAAGGTATAGTTGAAATGGTACCGTTCTCCTCCGACGATTACATCGTACTTCATGTACTTGTCTTTAATAGTTTTCTGAAGTACAGTGATGTTGTACTCATCGTCAAAACGTTTGTGTCGAGGCATGATGTTGTTCACGACGGTAGCGTTCGCATACCACATGAATTTAAGGTCCATGTTACCTACCTCCAACGTTATAAGTTATAATGTGCATACCATGACTCCTAGCCCCACTGTTCCGGGTCATGGTATGGCAAAATCAACAGAAACTAGAATGGAAGGAGATCATCATGAACAATGCGATCGATCTTGCTTTAACAACGATTACGAATGAAATACCTCCTGATGTGTTGGCTTATGCGTTCAGCACCAGAGAGGAAGAAGAGAAGACATGGAGTGTTCAGCAGATGGTTCTGGATAAGGTGATCCAGGATCGTGTGTTGAAAGATATGAACGTTCACGGTGGTAAACTGAAACATATCGTTCTACTCCCCAAATACAGAGAAAAACTCCGTATGGATGTACAGGATGCTTATATGCACACGGGTCCGTTCTCCCTGTATCGTATCCCACCGGAGGAACGGGAAGGGCTTCCTCTCGTAGAAGTACATGGGTTGACGTATCGCGGCAACTATGCTGGATATGTCCCCAATATGAACGGCTGGGCTGGTGGTGTGAATCTAAACACACTTGGACAGGCTGTGTTAGACAGTCATACTTTCGCATCCTCTCCGCCGAAGCCCAATGTGGAGCTTCTGAGTGGTGACCTTGTGAAGCTATGGCCTGCACAGCATTCGATCATCGTGTGGGTGATGAGTTGTCGTATCGCTTACGACAAGGACTTCACCAACCTGAACACCAGTGCGTTGGAGACATTTGAAGAGTTGTGCCTGGAAGCTACCAAAGCCTACATCTACAATCAAACGATCATCGCTCTTGATAGAGGATACGTGGAATCTGGTTATGAGATCGGTGAGATGAAACGTACCATCGACACTTACGCTGATAGTCGACAACGCTATCGTGAGTTAAGAGAGCAACTCGTCGGAGCTATGAACTTGGATCCGAGCCGGATCATCGAACTGGCAAGCTTCATCCTTTGATGTGAAACAAAAAGAGAAGGTAGGACCTGGATGGTACCTACCTTCTCTTACTTATTTGGATTTTTCATCAGATCGCTTATCAGGTTCCAGATCTAACGATCGTGTAATCCGTTCTGGAAGTTGATAGATCGGATTTACCTTGACCAACGATTCCAACTCCTTCATGGCCTGACGATGAAATGTCTTTGCAAGTTCTTTATCGATCTTCAAGGCATTCTTCATCCAAGCGTTGTCTCTCAGATTACAAATGTAGTTCTTCAGACCATCGATGGTGGTTAACAACGACAACACGATCCTCCAGAGTAACTTGGTCTCCACTGAGTAGTTCAGTGCGATCGACACGTGGTGCATACCAACGAAGATCGACGCAAGTACACTCAGGAACGCCACGAGTGTCATCAACCAACAGTATCCGTTCCAATCACCCATCAACTGATCTCCTTCCGTGTTTACAGATGTCTTCTATTGATAATGTAAGTATTACGATATTCACGCATCTCTTCGAAAACTTTGAGACGGTCTTCTTTCGATGGAGCGTAAGCGGCTTTATTGGATAGTTCTGTGATCTTCTGGTCACGATACTTCGAACACCAGATACGATCTTCAACCGTCTTGATGCCAACTTTCACAACAAGTCTCGTGATATCAGCGATGATAAGTGAAATCAATGTTACCAACAACATAACACCTGCCATGAGCATGACGGTGTAGTAATATGCCCATTCCAATGTTAGATCAATCATCACTTCTCCGTTTGTTTGATGAGTGTTGTATAGTTGCGAGAAACTTTGATGATCTGGGCACAAGCATTATCAAGGGTTTGTAAACACTCGTTGTGTTTGCCTTGCTCAGCAAGGACTTTTGCTTTGGTGACCAACAGACCGATCGCGTTGAACTGTCTGGTAAGTCTGTAGAATTTGAGAACCTTGTTCAGGTCCTTAATCGTAGATCTTGCGATGTAGATCGTCTCAACTGCGAGAACGATCAACAGAATACTGTTGAATAGTGTCATGATATCTCCTTCAATAATGTAAGTGGTTGTTCGAACTCACTAAGTGTGAGTCCATCTGGGTTGTAATAGGTAAACGCTGTCTTGACATTCTCCCTGGCTGCTAAGTAGTGTGTCTTGATATCAAGGATCACTTCTCGTTCCAGCTCAGGTGCGATGTTCCTCTGTTTCAGCTTAACGTAATTATCCATAAGCTCTAACACAGTAGTGTATTGTATCAGAGCTAATGTGATGTATTCCGAGTATCGCATCACTTGAATGAAACGTTTTCTTATCTTGATGAAGAGCCATAAACTCGCGATTACCTCCAATACGAGAAAAGAGCAAAGTATGATAACCAATATATCCATAAGAACCTCCGTATCTAATGTGAGCCATACAACTATCCATAGGGTAGTCATACGCTCACATTAGATACTTGATGTTATTTGGTGATGTTGAATCGTGAAGCACTCACCAAAGTGATCAGGTTCTTGAAGAATACGGTGAAGCGTGCATCCTCACCATACTCGAGAACACCAATCCTCTTCAGATCCTCTTTGCATTCCGGAGTATTGAGAACATCCGGAAGGGCGACATCGTCTATGTCGTCAATAAGATGCGCGAGCAGATCGTTCAGGATCTCATTGTACCGACGCTCCGATGTTCCATAGATACCGAACTGGTTCGTAATAGCTGCGATGAAATGGTCCATCAACATACGACCGATCTCCGGTGTGAATTCGCAATTGGATGATACAGACGGGACACACACTTTGACCGATGATGCTTGGTCCACTTGTTTGGTCACGATGTTCCGTTCTATTTTGAAGATCTCAGAGAACTCTTCGAGTCTGGGATCCGTATGATCTGAACTCACACGGAGCAAATATCTCAGGAAGAAGAACGGGATCTCTCCCAGTCTTCCGATGAACTGAGCGGACTCCTCACCGTGGTTGTCCGTGATGTGATCGAGTATCGCCACGAGCTGCCAGTAGCGGATTTCATGTTTGTTAAACGGAACAACGAGTTCCTTCCGCTGAAGTTGACCCATCGGGTCATACAGCTCAACCACGATCCTGTTTTCGGATCTCTTCACGGAGAAAAAGTACCGCGTGAACCGTCTTTTCAGTTCCGTCAGTTCCTGGATCAACATCCACTCGTATTCACGAGCCATGTAGTCCGTCACTGACGACGCTGTCAATATAGAACTGACGATGCGTCCCGTAATCAGACCGGCTTCATGGGCGAACGCCTCCGGGTTCTGATCAACCATGTAGTTCCGTTGCGGTACTCCGATATTCGGAACCGCAGCCTGCGGGATGATCTGCGCGAAATTAGTGTTGACAAAGTCAGGCGACTGTCCATACATGTTGTTTTGCATCTTTTGTTCTCCTATGCTTGATGCGTTAAGGGATGGGTGATATGGTATCACCCATCCCGATTGTTTTACTTGAACCAGAGTTTGGTCTCACTCTTAGTCAGCTTGAAGTCATACTGTTCAGCGATCTTCATCCACGTACGGATCATCTCTTTCGGGATGATCCCCGAAGAGTAATCGAGCAACTTAATGTAATCTTTCTCGACGTACATGATCCGGTTGTTGGGATACTTGTCGTGATCCGTATGAGTTGTGATCAGATATCTTCTCTTCGCATACTGGAAGAAGAACTTGTGAACTCCTCTTACCAGATGGGAGGTATATCCCTGATCGCGTTTGGTCACCATCTCATAACCTCTTCCGAGGAAGAGGAAGAGCTGGTATGCATGTTTGATGTAGTCTTTCTTCTTGGTAGGGAGTTTGTTGAACTCCAAGTCCAACTCACTTTCTTCCAGCTGGAAGAACTCCATCAGGAACTGATCGGATGTCTTCTCTTTCAGAAGACCCAGTGTTCCAACCGTCTGTGTGATGATCTGACAAAGGCAGACCATCGCTGATTCGTTGAATTTGCTTACTGCTTTAAAGTCGTAGTCAATTTGCATTATTAGCCTCCATTTCTTTTCTGATTTCAGATTTCACAAACATTCCAAGATCGGTGTAGATAAACGTGTCTTGCTTACATACACAACAACCATTGTCCGGATCCGCCTGGATCACTCCAGAATACAACAAACGTCGATATTCACGTTTATGTGTATCGTACTTATAATACGGGAATACAGCTTTCTTGGTGGTATCTTTCAGTGTATTATAGAACTCGAGTTTCCACTCCTCATCTGCATCACCGAGTATGTTGTCGAACCATGCAAGCCATGAAAACTGCAACGGTTCCAGAGATGCACCCACCTCTTCTCCTTTCTGAGTCAGACGATACTTGACAGTGGTAGTTGACCCGGACTTCTGAATCAACCCTTGGTTGTACATTGTTGCGAGTAGAGTCTTATGCTGAATCTGTGTGATATTGATGTCCAGAAATCCTCTGATACAAAGACTAGAAACCTCTTCTACTCCTTTCTGCTTGAGAGCATAAAGTATTCTGAGATTCATCTCACGACACTGCCGTGCGACTACTTTGTTCCCGTTAGACCGAAGATCCTCATTAATCACCGAAACACGTAACTTCTTCACGCGCTCACGAACCGATGGAACATTTTCTTCCCCATCTTTCGGAACATCCTCGAACGGGTCATCTTCCTTCGGTGGTTCCTGAGGCTTCGGAGGCTTAACAGGAACAGGTACATCTCTCGTCCTAACCATGATACCGTGTACTCTCTTGTCCTCCGGGATCATATCGAAAGGATCATGAAGTTCAACGCGGATCGTGTGTGTGGACTGATCATACCACACTTGGAAATAGAACCGAGCATACAACCCGTTCTTCATCTGGGACAACATCTGCATGATGTGCCAGATCATCTCGTAGATGGCCACAGTACCAAGCACTGTATTGAATTTAGAAGAGATGTCCATCAAGATCCGTTGTACTTCTTCTAAATACTGCTGTACCAGATTAATCTGCGGTTCAGTATACAACCTGGGCGGTTGCTGCTGATGTAAGATCGATGTGTTGTAGAAACACTGTTGCGCCTCTTTCTGTTTGGCGAATTTGTACTTCATCTGTTCAACGATCTTATTGACAGATTCTCTGGCAACCTCTTCAGGAGATTGCGTATTAGGTGTCATGTTGATCTTGGATAAGATCATGTTGGTGATGTCCTGCCCATGAAGCGTCCATTCATTCGTTGCGAAATTAATGAACTCATAATCTTCCACAGCTAGGATAGCTGTGCGGACCATCATTTCGACGTTGATGTTGGTTGGAAACATACTGTTACCTCCTTGTTTATTTTGTTTTGGTTGGGTGTTGTACATTGTAAGAATAGGGCTAGCTGAGAGATACGAACGATTAGATTGCTGATACTTTACGTCTCAACAACTAACCGATCACCTTGACGAACGACGCGTTTGATCGGAACGCGTCTACCATCCTGTGAACGAAGGGCTAATTTGTCCACAGGAATACGTCCTTTCGCAACATCTCTCAAAATACGAGATAATGTGTGACCGGAGACCGTCATAGTCATGCCAGGCATAGTTCTCACCTCCTTCCTAAAGTTGCTGGACGAAGGTTTGTATTGAGGTGTTGTATGGTGATTACAACTCGTCCTATTGTAATCACCAGGATGTTATCAGGTGATCTCAGCTAGAACCTATTCTCAACTAGTTATATATGCTTAAAAATACGTTCAACTACACTGGATAGTGCGCACTATCCAGTGTAGTTGCTATGTTTGTTGTCGATATATAAGTGTATACTGGAGTAGATTACCTCTACTCCAGTATACAACATTTACGCTCTCTTGAAGGTAAGCAAGATGAAGTACAGGATCACAGCTGTACGGATCGATACCTTAGTAGCATCTCTTTTGTACTTCGTGTGTTCGTGGACGAACTTGTCCATACTGTACTTGATCGTGATGATGTCAGGATCATCAACACGAGAAGACTTAAATGCATTTCGGATCATCTCCAAGATCTGCATATTACTCCTCATGTCGACTTTCTTCAACACACAATACCGATAACATTTCTGGATGATCTCGGTAACCAAGATCCGAAATCCAACGAAGTATTTCTGACCTTTGATCGTCACAACTTTGTCTTCTTCGTGGTGTCGATACTGCAGTGTAGCCATATCAGAAAATGCGATCAAAGCTTCTTCCAACATAGGAGGAGTGATCGTCTTCGTCAAAGCACAGACTGACTTGATATCCAGATAACTCAAGAACGAACTGGTGTTCGTTACAACACCACAGACATTGATGATGGTGTTATCCAAAGTAGCACGGAGGGCTTTTAACTCACGTTCTCCTTCTGCATTCAACTGAGTCGCATCAGAACTCTTGATAATCACACCTTTGGCTACATTCTCATAGTAGTCGTGAGATACATTCGAGATCTTGGATGCCAACCGAGTGTGTAGGTCAGAGATCACATAGAGTACATTGGAATCAGGAGAGAACGTATGAAGCGTGTGATTGTGGACACTTTTCTCTGCTAATATCGTCTCACAGTGATCGTAGATGATCGCTCTCCATGTAGGAGTCTCTGGTCTCTTGATGTCGTTCTTCGCCGACAGTCGATCGATCGTCGCTTGCATGACATCGTGGTTCACTCCTTTGGGGAAGAACGTTTGGACTTTCCCTGTGAAGAACTTGTAGTTCAACAGAGCTAAGATCCAGAACGCACCATCATGTTGCATCTGAGGATTCAGGTTGCTCTTCAGATAGCAGTACACCAACCAGATACAGAGGATGTTGAAATCATTCCCTGTAACATGGAACGACTTATTCACTGAAACACAATCGTGGATCGCCCTGTTGAAATCAGGGCGATAGATGTTGAAGTTGTCGAACATGAACGCAGCATCCTTCGGTAAGAAGTATGCTCTGGATACAGCTAGCATGGGAGTATTGAACGCCGCAGGGTTCTGATCTCTCAGTTCGTACATCTGAACATATCGGATCAACGATCTCGTCTGAGCGATCGTCGGCTGGATGTCGAACTTATCCATGAAGAGCTGTTTAAGAGTAAGAGGTTGCATATCAGAAATACTCCTTCAGCTTGCGAAAATCGAATGGTGTGAACTGCTGTGCTTTCGAAGCTTGTTGTTTCACTTGGTCAGCACTGATCAGGTTATCATCGACCAACTTATCGTCTACCAAAGACTCTAAGTGTCGCAGTTCACGTTCATACGATGTCTTCACCATAGCGTTGGAAGTGCCCAAGATCAATCCTTTTAACTCTCCGATCCTCTCACGGATCTTAAGCTGTCTACTCTTCGCTTCTGGATCCACATGCTCTCCTTCCAGGTTCACTCCTTTCAGGACTTCTCCTTTGGGGATCCCATACAAGTGGTGGTTCTTACCATAAAGAGCGAAGAAACACGTTAACAACCAAGCGATCACCATATCGTCATGGGATCCGATCGGATGGTCAACACGTCCATTCCTCACAGTAAGTGATTTGATTTCACTTGCCAAATCAGCATCAAACAACCGGTTTGCCATGTACTGAAGACTGGTGATCAATACACGCCCATAGAGGATATTACGACTATCCTGACTGCTGGTGGTGTTGAACCCGAAGTGCTTACGTTTGGTTCCATCTCCGATGTCGATCTGACTGATATCCAAGAACCCATCGCTTCCATCTTGGAAATAGGTATTATAGATCCGATAGAACGGGTTGATCCTCTTCTTGATCATCATGTCGATCAGAAGATCGATCATGAACGCTCCGTTCTTATTACGTTCTGGGATCAGGATACTGTTCGGTAGCATATCCATCAACTCTGCGATACACGATGCGACATTTACCAAGTTAGTAACGTTACACTTACACGTTGCTACCACAGAGAGATCCAATGGATCAGAGATCACCAATGTAGTATTATCACGTCCTACGTTGTCCGAAGTATCCAACCCGATCAGATAGTTCCTCTTGCGATTTTCATCATTCATCAGGATAGAACGTTTAACATACCAACGCACGATCAACCCACCGTGTGTGGTGAACTCCGTAGGTTCGCAGATCGATGCGTTGAGGCGATTCAACAACTCGATAGGAACGATCGACTGTCCAGTACCCAACTGCCATTCGTTGAGATAGTCGACAGCCACCGTAATAGCATCTTTCCCATCGGACATCTCTTCCAACCACGCATCATCCTCTCCTAACTGTTTATAGGAGTATTCGAGATACATCATCGTCTTGCCGCCCATCCCTCTCATCCACTCTCGAACAGCAGCAACGTCTTTAAGGTCATAAACACACTCGTTAAACCGTGCACTGTTGGACTTCAGATGGAACGCATAAGCGCCTGCTGGGTCGTTGAGCATACCTGCCGTTGTAGTGAGGATGTTCGCAGAGGGGATCCCTCGTTCGAATGCCATCTTCCTAGCGGTAGCACACGCACCTGTGGCAGATGGATACGACTTATGGTTGTTCACATAGTACGCCATCTCATCCCACCATTGTGAAGACGTGGTCTCACCACGTCCCTGTCTTGCAGCACGACGCATATCCTGCTGAGCAACGAAGGATTTAACAGCATTCTTCAATCTACGATAAGTAACGTCTTCCTGGTTCTTGGTGTCGTTCTTATAATCGACAAGGTACTCAGGAAGACTGTTACGGATCTCCTTGATACGTTTAATGTTCTCAGAACGAAGACTATCGTCCTTCGCGAAGATCCCGATAGTGATGTTCTTAGCAGCTAAGAACTCCTCCCACGACAGGATACACACAACACCGATGGTCTTACCCTTCTGGCGAGGCATGGTTAAGAAGCTATCGATGGAGTTCAAGAAACACCAGTTCAGAGCTAAGTTCGCTCTGGAGAACTGATAGTGGATCGGATCACCGCCAGGGGCAGGCACACGAATCACTTCTCTTAAGTAATACCAAGGGTTGACCTTACACTCATAAGCGATCCTCTGTCTTAGTTCTACAGAAGGATCCTTTAGATCGTAAGGGTCATATTTTTGGAGATCTGGTTGTGACAAGAACAAGAAGAACTTATTGTTCTTGATCCCCATATCCTTCAGGATACGATACATACGGAAACAAGAAGCATTCGTCGTGTTCGTATCCAAAATACCACTGTGAGTATTATAATCATCTAAGAATAGTAGCATAGCAACTCCTTTGTGAATCTATCAAAAAGCATACCATGCTCCAATCTACAAAAGAAATAGTATCTAGAGGATAGTATCGACTATCCTCTAGATACATCAATCTACTTTGAACGGTATGATATCACTCATATCCAATCCAGAAGCATTCGATCGCAGTTCTATCTTCACAGCGAATCCTTCTGACTTGCTAGGACTGAGTGTCATACGGACGAAGATATTGATCATCGTACCAGTGTTGTTGATCGGCTCCATCGATACGAAACATTTATGTCTATGTGTGGTATTCCACTCATTCATCGAGTCGTTGAAATAAACTCTCAATTCCTCGATACCGAACTGACCTCTATGCTTGAGTGATTCGATCCTGTCTTTGTAGAACACCAATAGAGAACAGAGTTCTTCATCGATTACAGCATCAGGATGTTCTCGATTGTGTAAGATTGCGACACACTTATCCTGGAGATCTTTGATCTTGATCCTTGGGTCTCCGTAGTACACCTGTTCAAATACGATCTGTTGTAACTCAGCAACGCATTCAGAACACAGTAACTCTTCGTATAGACCAACTTGTTTCAAGGTGAGCTCTCTTGCAAAATACTGATTAAGGATGTCGATCATCTCTAATGTTCTGTTACAACAGCAACATCTGTGAGGCACACCCTCTTCGAAATCATCTTCCTCTTCCATCACGATGTCCTTATCTTGAAGGTATACGGACCTTGCTTTGCCAACACACTGTCACCCGGTACGGTGATGATCACTGTAGTATATGGCTCAAAATGGTGTAGCTCTACGCTTGCGTTTTGCGTCACAGGCAACACATCTTTCACGCACTCTGATACGATCTGTAAGATCTCATTGATGCTACAGATTGCATGATGTTTTTCTTGATAGTTGATGTAGTCTGTGATCCGATCCTTCAATGGGTTATGGGTATCCATGTTGTTGACTCCTCAGTAAAAAAGAAGGTGATACTTCATGTATCACCTTCATAAATTGATCACCGACGTTTGTCGGAGACTTTGCGGCGAGGAGCCTCTTTCGCACCTCTGTGTTCTTTGATCCGAACGTTGTGTTCCTTGTCGTCCTCTTTGGACTGACGAGGCTTGTGCGCCTGTTTGGGCTTACTGTCGTGTTTCTTGACCGTTTCCCAATCATCGTCCGATTCGTGTTCTTTGATGATATTCATGGTCTTTTCCACAAACGCATCGGACACCACATAGTTGAGATCGATCAGCTTCGTCTCTTTCATGATGGTGAGCTTCTTGCTGGATAGAGGAAGTTCATTGATGGTTGCACGGAGTACTTTGACCTGATCTTGCAAGAAGTCTTTCAGCTTGTCCTTGACGGGATGTTTCCTCCCAACGACCTCTTTGTAGTCCCTCAGGATGATCTGAAGAACCCACTTCTCCTGTCCAAGAAGTTTATCGTTCATAGCGGTCTGCACCTCTTCGTGCTTATTGCAAGCACGACCTTCACCGTACCGTTTGCTGGTACGGCGAGTGCACGATTCACCACAGATTACACAGGTAAACGTCTGAAATCCCATTTGTTTTCTCCTTAAGTTAAGATGGGTGTTGTTACGTGTATAGGGTATACACATTGTAACAAGTTATATATACTTGAAAATAGGTCGACCTACAGGGTGATATCACCCTGTAGGTCTTATAACGATTACTGAGAGATCTTCTTGAATCCAATCGTGAATGCGATGTCATCCGTGGCTTTGCCGAGGATCTTACCAAGTTCATACACCTGGTTGTAAAGTACGATACGATCTCCGACCTTAACGGTCTTCATCGTAAGTACGATATCTTCCAGAGCCATACGGATACAACGATAAATCATCCAGCCTTTCAGGACTTCTGTGATCGGTACTTCATAATCATCAGAACCCACAGAAGGAGCGATATTCACACTCTTGCTGAGGAACCGGATCCAGTCGATATTGACGAACCAGTTCATCATCGTCCCATACGGCGTACGATCGAAGAGACGATAATTCGGCACAAGATCCAGTCCTTCGAACAGATCATCGTACGAAGAGAACTCCATCTCTGGGAATGCTTTGATATCGGTGTAGATGATACCGAAGTTGATATCACCAACGGATACCTTCATGTGAAGTTTGTTCGCTGGATAGATAACTTTCCAAGGTTCCTCTGCTCTGATAAACACTTCTCTGAGGATATTGAGAACGATATCTCTGCAGATCTTGGGGATCAGATACTGCTGAGGTTCTTGCCAAACCTTGAGTGTGTTCTCCAACAGATAACGTTTCGAGATCGATTGAAGTGTGGTGTCCTCAAGATAGTACACGTTGTTGGTTACACCTTCCAAAATCTGTTCTCTCACTTGGAGTTCTGCCAAGATCATAGAACGGATGTCTGCGTAGTTCTTGTTGATGAACTCCTTCAGTTCCTGGTAAGCTGCAACTACTTCATCCGATACAGTGTCGCAAGTGCAGGTGGTGCACGGTGTCGTGCAAGTACAAGTTGTCATAGGTTGTCTCCTTAAGTGAATGTGTATATCATTTTGACTCTAAGGAGAGATCTACGTAACAGAAGGAGCAGATAAGCACTTCGTCTGACTCATCCAACATGGTGTCGTTCGTAAGTGGGATTTCAACGTTGGTGACGTATCCATCTTCATCTCTATCCGACTCCAGGACCGAGAGTTCGTCATATCGATAAGACCGTACTGGATGGGATGTATCAATGTTCTTGATTACGATCTCGTCTCCTGTGGATCCCAAACAGAATCGATACAACTTGACGTAGTTGATCCCTGTCATCTCATCGGTATAAAGGTGGATGAGATAGGGTTTTCCTTGGATCAACAGTTCTCCTGTAGCGTTGACCTTCAGGATCGTGGTGTGTAAAAAGCGATGCATTATGATTCCTCCCTGTTGGTATGTGAACGTGTGTAAGATAGTGAGAACATCTCAACATCTACGTTACTGTAATGTAACGTAGATGTTGAACATATTAATTGGCTCTGGATTCAGCACCTTTCGATGTGAATATGACATCCGAGTAAGGATCGTAGAATACTTGACGTTGATCAAGATGGAACAGTAATCTGTTCAGGTAATATGCAAAGTCCACGTCTTTACCAACCTCCATATACCCGTACACAATAACCTTAGTGATACGATCGGCGAACTCAACAGAGATACCAGTATCAGTTAATACTTTCACCAACTGAGCTCTGTAATCCTCTGACTGACTCACTCCCCGTCTATGGATCAGAAGAGAAGCGATGATCGTACGATACGCCTCTACACCAGCAACGGTGTGCTCGTAACTTGGATACTTGCAAATATCACGGATCGTATCAGCCGTTCTTACAGCCTGACGTTCCAGTTCATCTTGGAACACTACGGTTCCGGTACGACATCCCGCCAGAATGAGCATCACACATCCAACGAAAAATAAAACAAGTTTATGCATAAGACCTCCTATTAGGTTACCCATAGGGTGGTTGAGTTGTTACGCTCAACCCCCTGATAGGTTACTTGTGTGACATATATACAGGATTGATATTGTCCATACCTTCCTGTTTCATATAGTTGACATAGTTATCGACTTTGTCACGAACCCAGTGATCCAATAATTCACACTGGTTATCCAGAGTACGACAGTCCTTCTTCCAAGGCATATCGACCACCAACCAATGACCACCGTAATAGTAATCATCGTTCATTTGGATCCCGTATAGAACGGCGATAGTGTTCATATCAGGATGTTCAAACAGATTCTGGTGAATGATCTTGACTTTGCTATCCGGACAATCCGGAACGTACTGGTTGTTGATGTAGTGTTTTCCAACATTCCAACCAACATCCCCAAGATAGGCTTTGGTAGCATCTCGTAGATCGTTGTAAATGTACTCGACATCCTGTTCATCCAATGAGTTCCCATCCGTGATATAACACGGCACAGGTCTTGCCAGGATGTATTTCGCCAGTCCAATCCGCGATGTGGCTTCTCCAAATTGTTTGGTATACCAATCTTGTAATTCGGACATTGGTTCACCTTCATCAGGAAAGATCGCGCTGTATTTCCGTATCCAATCTCTGATCTTATCAATCAATGCTTGGTTCTGCATCACTGTAGAAAAGCTGTCTTGGATAGATGTGTTAGATACACGGAACGTCTTGTACTTGTTGTCCTTATACTTGAACTGATAGACGGCGTAGTTACCAGTCTTATCGTTATAAGTATCCAATGTGGATATACGAACATCAGAGTCGTTTGTAACGACTTGATCTAACGTTCTGAACAGTCCACATTTGTAATTGGAAGCTGCAACATCAGAAGCGGTTCTTCCACAGTAATCACTTAAGAAGATCGCAGCGCAGTTCTTGACAACATCGGGTGCATCTTCACGCACCCGGAATTGTAAACGCATCGCTCGTTTCACTGACATACACAATACCCTCCTCTGTTGATCCCGAAGGATGCTAAATCACATTTGCGTAAACTCACAGTATGGTCTCCGATACTTACCTTGATGTGAGTGGATCGTTCTTCTACGAACTTCCCGTAGATCAGCTCTCCATTCTGTAACTGAACTCTGACCGTCTTACCAGGCCAACAACAATGATGTTTTGGTTGTCTCTTCATAAGTTGCTTTCTTTTATAATAACTTTGATGTTCCAAGCATGCCCACTCTGTTTCAAAGATAGGACGATTTGAGCAGCTTGATCCGGATCTTTGGCTACGCGGATGCAATGCCCATGTTTGGTCTCATACTGAATGACTGCTTCTGACATAGTTTCCTCCTGTGCTTTAAGTTTATGATGTAGAACTATAACAAAAATATCAACAGAGGAGGCACCAACCTCCTCTGTTGATATAGATATAATAAATGGTCCGTGTGGAGGGATTCGAACCCCCGACAACTCCTGCTCCCAAAGCAGGCGCGCTAACCAGACTACGCTACACACGGATATTGAATTCATCGATTACCGTAACCAGCAGGAAGCTCACCAAGATCGTATCCTAGATCTAGATGACTCGCCTCTTCTTTTATTTTCTTATTCCGGATAGCTTCGGAGATGATCGCTTCTCGTTCTGCTTTTGCTTTCTTAAGGAAGTCTGCTGTGATCGCACACATACCTACATCCAATTCATCATCGAGGTCCATCAGTTGTCTCCTGTATTCAAAGATTAGTCCCACCAGGATTCGAACCTAGACTAAAAGATCCAAACTCTTCTGTGCTACCATTACACCATGAGACTACGAAGTTGTATAGGGTGAATGTGGTAGGACTCGAACCTACACCAGTTTTCACTGACTTGTCATTCTCTGAGCTTGAGGTATATATCTCAGGATTCTCCAAGCGACCGAGGGACCAGCTCGGGACTCTAACCAGTTGAGTTACACATTCATGGTGGAGGTGGCGGGTTATTCTCCCGCGTCTTACCTTACTTCAGATCAGTTTCGTTCACAAGCTTAGTTTCGCTTATATTAGTCACACAGTCGATGTACGAAACTTGAGGAATCTCAGAGTGCTACTCTGTATCATTCTAACTGTACTGTGTCAAGTCACTTCATGTGGGCGCTACTCCACTTCATGGATGCTCCCAGTAGTGTACCATCCTGGGCTACATCGACAACCAATCTGTGCGCATATTCTAACGATTCACGATTGGTGAACCTCATTAGAACCCGAACCAAAGAAACGAGAGCGAATCATCGAGTCTTTGAAATTGCACTACTAGTCTCGTTATCGGAGTCCGAGACGTTCGTGGCCATCACGCAGCAGCGAGAAGGGCTTCTTCAGTGTTGTTGACACTTATTGTTTTGATCAGCTTTTATACAGGCCAACTGATCAACCTGTGCTTGCAACTTAATCTTCCACAAAGCAATCGAAATAAAATCACCCCCGTGAAAAGAGGAACTGTGATCGGTGATGGGCACCGATCTTCACCCGGACTTCGTCAACAGGTTGGGGCAGTTCCAAGCTCCCATCGAGGTGATATAGACACCTCTTACAACAGCGAACATAACTCACAAAGATCACCACTCCTCAGAGTGTTACGAGGAATCGGGATTTACCGGGATCCGGACGATGTATTCAACTATCTGATCTTGAGAGAGGAATCAAACTCTTGATCAACTCATGGACTAACCCTGCATCTACAGTGCTCCGTTAGATCCATCATCGTTTACTTTGCATCGATTACCCTGTCACTCGCATCCTGTGTGTCCACTGGAGTATACATTAGGTAGACTCAGTAGATTATTACTGAGATTACACGAACGACCAAGCTGTCGTGAAGAACGAAATGTCATGTCTTGGATCATCGATCGATACGAACAACACTCCATCCGAACCGAGACTGATCAGACGAATCGGAACCTGGTTGATGATCGCTGTTTGGATATCATGAAAGTTGTTCGGATAAGTCATCTCAGCTTTTGAATCTTGTTTGTTGTAGATTGTAAGATTCAACCGATGGAGATCTTTGTTGGTGTCCTGAAGGGTCATTTCCAACAGGATTGCTTGTTCTTTTTCACGTGTGATCGCACTTGTAGTGCACTGCTTGATGTGTCCATCCATCAATGGTTCATGTTCCATATATTACCTACCTTTCAATTAGGGTTGTGTTATGTTAAGTGTGATGCATCCATACACCACTATCACTTCGTAATATATAGCCAAAACATCATTGAAAAAAAGGTGGAGGAGTTGAACCTCCCTGTCGGATAGTGCAGTCCGACCCATCACCGGATGGTTATACACTCTCGTGTTCGTCTAACTCGAGGGAGTATCGTTGGTGTTCCAAGATCCTTCACGTATCTTGAAGTTCGTGATCAGATCGCCGTATGGGAGATTCAAGGACTTCCTGATGACGATAGTTGCCCGATCAGAATCTCCTATACAGATACCACCATGGATCGTGCTATACGCACGTGATGATGGAAACTCTCTGTATAGGAATATGCGACCTGAGTTAAAGTTACATTTCTGTAACAACTCTTTCGCACACTTTTCAGAACAACGGATGTGTGCCGTATCGATGTTCCTAAAGAACTCTCTTAATCCGCTGATATCAGTATCAAGTGCATCGAATATATCGTTGCGCCACCCGATCATCATACCATCCAGTACGGTATGCGCCTCCAATACCAAGTCGATTCCCTTCTGAAAGCTCATAATTAAACCTCCTTTTCTCACACAGGTGTTACCTTGGATACTTTGTATTCTGAACCATGCAACAGAACGTCAATGGTCTCTTTCACTCCCTCCTGATACAACACAAACCTCGGGAAGTCGTCCAAGTATACTCTTGTATTTTCGAAGAGTTTCTCTTCTAATGTCGTATTGAGATATCGAACCACTCCTCTCTTTTGTCCGTGGGTTTCCAACTGATTGACCATTGTCATCAGATCTGTTGGTACCTGTTTCATCCTCAAGATACCAAGGAGGGCTGCCCAGTATTCCTTCAGATAACACTGAAGGTGCTCAGGGATATCAGTAAGAGGATCCTTATACGATTCATCTTGTGCGATATCCTTCAGGGTGATGAGTTGAGGCTCGTCTCGATATGTTCCATTGACCTTGCAGCAACGGTAAGTATCGATGCGTGCTTCTCTCAGGATATCCAGAGACAACTGCTGCTTCTTCCTCCAGTCATCTTTGATCTCTTGAGTCGGTGCTTCGGAACGATCTTCCATATAGAAGACATTCGTAACTCCCGCTTGTTTGAGAAGTTTCGCACAGCTGTGACATGGCGGTAACGTGATGAACGCATAGCATCCGTCAGTACGCATACCACTGAACGCTGCGAAACAGATCGCGTTGGCTTCTGCATGGACTACATAATCCATCTTCACTTCACGATCCGCATAGCGTTCCGGAGTATCCGCAACATCACGACAGAACCCATTGAACCCAGTTGACAGGATCTGTTTGTTGGTGGGCGATACCAACACACAACCAACTTTCGTCTTGTCTTTGGATTTGGAAGCCACGACAGTGGCGATATCCATGAAGTACTTGATCCAAGAATCCGTCATAGGAGCTGGATAGTTCTCCAAGATATCACGAATGCCAGGTTTCCAATGTTGCAGTGAGATATCCGGCATAGCACCGAAACCAGTATAGGACTTCCCGTTTTCGAAATACAACATGTTGTATAGATCGACCATGATAGTTCCTCCGTAAATAGTGAGCAGGGAGAGTATACAGTCTCTCCCTGCTCAGATGTATTAGTTCTTGGATTCCATCACTCCGAGCGGGTCGACTTCCGCTTCTTTGAGGATGGTATCGAGTGTCTCCTTGGGAAGATCGTTGGCTTTGTCGACGTAGACTGCGGCATCCGTCTTGAATCCGGTCACTTCGATTTCGACGTTTTCACGGAACTCATCCGATACCGCTCTGTACACGACAGAGGAGACCACAGTCAGATCACCGGTCTGGATATCCAGTTTGCCGGTGCAGAAGATGGTCAGCTTGACATCCTCTGTGAAGTACTTGCCCCAGAAATTAAGCACATCTTCACCAGAGCGCGGCTGCTTATCAAGTGACTGGAGGAGACCTTTCGCTGTAGTCTCGATCATGAACGCAACCGTGCGCTCACTTGCGTTCTTGCTGATCCCGTACACGAACTGATTGTGTTTGTCGTCATTCACTTTCAGAGTGAACAACGAGCAGAAATCAGGTTCCTTATTGGCTTCTTTCTGTTTGTCAATGATCCGAATATGGAGATCTGTGATCTTTGCACGTTCCACGATCTTGTCACCATTCCAATCGTGGTAGTATTCCGGAGCGTGATTCAAGAGATTGAGTTTCTCCTTGATCGGCAACCACTCAGTCGTCAGAGTCTGCGTTCCGAAGTCTTTGGTCTCTTTCTTCTTGGCAGCAGTATGCTCCGTATACTGGATCAGTCGCAGGAACTTGGCAGCATCCTCATTCACGATATCTTTCCCATCTTTGAAATGACGAGTGATCGTGAGAGCTTCTTTGTTGAATGTATAAGAAATCTCAAGGTCTGAAAGTATCAGTTCGTCCTTGGTGATATCCGTAGTGAATGTAACCGGGATTTCTCTCTTGTTCGTTCCATTCTGCTGCTTCAGGAGTTTGATAGCAGTATCCAGTGTTCCTTTACACAGTTGATGATAGTATTCATACACTCTGAGCGGGATACCGCTTACCACAACCGTGGTAAGGACCTGAGTGATCTCCTTCTTGAATGCAGCGAAATCACAGGGTTTCCCAAGAGCAACAAAGTTATACGAGCTGAGAGAGCTCTGCTTCTTCTCCTTTTTGGGATTGGTGTTGACGGGATGGTACTTGCTTTTCTTCTTAGGCATAGTGATTCCTTTCTTTTGGTATTTTCATACGCCTTACAGCTGAAACTAAACGTTGTTTTACATTGGGTGGGATAGGCTCCTCTGCTCTGGTGAGCAGAGGGCCTCCTAAACGATCAAGCGTTGCGTAACAACGCTTGCAAACATGGACTTCTAGAATGGGATATTCCTTCAGTTCTCTGTTTTGATCACAACAGGAACATGCTCCAGACATTAGTCCTCCTTGAGTTTGAAGTACGAGATGCAACGATCGACGAAATGATTGTACTGTTGTGTGAACGTTCTGTTAAAGATATAGATGCAATCGATTCCCGTTGTTTTGTCGAAATACGGGATGACCGGATAGTGCATCCAATCAGCAGTAACGAATGATGCAACAACCTGACGGTTCTCACATTTATCAACGTCGAGCAATCTCTGATGCCTCAACTTGTTGTGAAGAAGAGTCAGCGAAACCTTCTTGTCGAACCAATAGCGACTGAACACATAGTCCTCAGGTTGACAAAAACTGTAGCTGACGTAGACACGTCCGTCTGCCTTCTTCTGTGCACCGAAGTATCCGACCACTCGCAGCTGTTCCCAGTTGGCAACTTGAGTGCACAACTTGTTGTACCGCAGCATGTTGGAAGCGAATCCTTTGTAGTTCGATATGAAGATACCGGCTTTGATCGGGTGGATTATAACGCCTTTGGACGGTTCGATAGGAATACACGCGAGTTTCTCGATGCCGAAACCGTTCGCGGTCATGACATCCAACAGGCCTGTCGTCATATCGAACTTGGTCTGGGTGTTCTCCATACGACCAAACGTTCTGCATATCCGGACCGATAACGGAATACCATCCTTAACCATCCTGCGGGCATGCTCACGGCATACTTCTTGATAGTCCCAATTGACAAATTCGATTGTGTTGTCCATGATTGATTCCTCTCAGTGGTGTTGTTATAGTGTTCTCCAGTTCCAGAATCGAACTGAAAAGGAGGAAGGCAACCAACCTTCCTCCTGACCATCCTGGAGATTAGAAGCACTTATAGTACTCATTGAACTGCATCTTGGGATGCAACTCATACCGGTCTACATAATCCGGTTCAGCAAGTGTCCCAGGAACTCCGTTCGGACGTTCATACCGGAACCGATAGATCGTCCGCCGATACGCATCGACGACATCGAGCGTATCACCCATTTTTACACCTCTGGAGATCATCAGATCCGTCCAAATCGCCAGGAGAGCATCTCCTGCTTTGCATGCGATGTAAGCCTCACGGAGAGTCATGTTCGTACCAGGGACTTGCTCCTGGAAGAACTTGACCGGATCCAGCTTGATCTCACACTTATCTTCCGTGACCTCTTTCACAAGATCCAGATAAGGTTCACTATCAGCCTTACCTTCGATCTGCTGATAAGGAAGATAACTTCCCATGATCTTCCCTTTGATGATCGAACCAACTTCCAGTCCATTCATCGAGATAACCAGAGAGTTCTCTTTGGGGATGTTGCAGAACTTCTTCAACATGGAGAGGAATATACGGTAGTTGAGTCTGGCGTACAACGGACTCGTATAGGGGACAGTATACTTGGTTTTCAGTTCAGTGATCAGATCGATCAAGCTGATGTAATCGTGGGATGAGATGGTGACATTCCCATCTTTGTCCAGTCCGTTAAACAGAGCTCGTGTGATGTTCTGTGTGTTGTAAACACACAGACTCAGCTGTCCAACTTGGTTACGGATGTTGTCGGTTTCACGTTTGATTGTGTTTTCCATCTTCTGATCCTTTCGATTTGTTGAGATGGTTGAACATTGAGATCAGTTATCCTTTCGATATACCGATCTATGACGATGTGTTCTATCTTAGCGTTACCCGAGGTGAACCACGTGGAGGTTTAGAACATCTCACCTCTGATGGGAAGGACTCTAGGAGGTAGGTATTAAATCCTTCCCATCAGGTACCATATCACAACACCCAAAGACTCTTGGTACCGATATTACTCCAAAGGTAATATATACTTGAAACTACTTTGAGTTATGCCTGATAATGCTTGTTATGACGTCCATGACCACAGGGCGTATATCTGAAGTATCGTTGATTGTGGATCTGATCTTACGCATATCATCCATACATCCACAGAACTTCTTGAATCTTGCTCTCTTTGTAACAATACTGGGACTATCCTTCGGATACTCATACACACCATCTGGTGATACGAAGCATCCTTGCAATTGATTTTTGTCTTTATCCCAGTATAGGGCCAATCCGAGCGGGTGCAATACTTGATCATTGATCGCGGTGATAATACCTAGTTCAGACATCAGTTTAGCATCCAAGACGTACGGTCTATCAGCAGTTGTTTCTGAATCACTCATTGGTCTTTGATTCCTAAAGTTTAAGATCTGATTGGATCATGTTCGCAAGATAACGGATCTGTGGATGTGCATCAGATGCTGTTCTCAGTTTGAGGAAATGATCCCATGCTTCTTTAGTTCCTGTCACACAGAACTCACTCTTCAGAGATTGGGGTAGTACAGAACGAGCTTCCTGAGGAGACAACTTGCGTTCGATCATTTCATTGTACACACGTTCACACGCCTCCATGTGTTGTAACCACAGCCGCATGGTGTGGAAAGTAGCCATCAACTCAGAAACTCCCTTAAAGGAAACTCCGTTCATGCAAATCAAAGATACATCACCTTTCTCTTCGACACATCCTCCCTTTTTCAAGAGGTTGTATAGGAACTGCTCATCACTGTCGTCTTCCGTAGGAGACCAAAGAAACGGGATCGGAAGACAAAAGGTCACACCCTTTTTATTGTAGTTACAATAGCGGGTAGACTCCACTGTGAACGACATGTTGTATCGATGACGTGTCCACTCTGCCATCACACCACGGTCTGTGACCACATGGTAGGTTTGGTATTGCATATCTTCGCTGATACGCAACATTCCATCTTTGGGTTCCAAAGGTGTGTCTTCTTTGATCAAAGATTCAAAGATCGGTGGGAACAATTCTGCAAGGAAATGTTTCACATACCGGAAGACATACCAATAGGGCAATGGTGAAGATAACCAATCAAGATAAGCTCTGAAGTTACCAGTGATCGTGTACCATTCACTTTTATCATCCGACGTATGACTCAAGAACACATGTGGTTGAAGATACTCAGAAAGAACTTCAAAGTCTGTCTTAGTGAAAGAAGAACGTTTGATATCCAGAGTGATCCTGGCATGTTCCAACACACTCCAATGACCACGCTGTACGATCCCTTTGATAAATCTGATGTAACTATCATCCGTGATCTTGTCTTCAGAACGATACGCGATCCTTCCACATCGCTCTATCTTTTTCATCAGAGCGATGTTTAACGGTATATCCTGATTGTTCGTAATATCAACACTGGTAACGCTCGGTGCTACTAATTCCATAATGGACTCTCCTTGTAGTTGGTAGTTGTGTAGGATGTGGATTCGACATAGAAAGATACTCTACTCTGGGAAGGATAACTTCCCAGAGTAGAGAGCCACAGAAAGGTATAAATGAAAAGTCCTGGTTCCGTTTAGTAATGGAGTGACCGTATAGGCAGGCCCGAAAAGAGGCTATGTGATACGGTCAGTATCAGATCTCATTCACACGGTTTCCTTACGCTGAGCTGATACGTTTCTGGTGAACTACTCCTTACGGAGCTTCCTCGTATTACCGAGTACATCGACTTACGTCGATGGCCTGTTCCAGGCATTTACGTGTGTTATTATCCCACCACATGTACGGATGGATATTGACTATAGATACAGGACCTTTGTACAATCCACTCGATTGTGCTCTTCCTAAGTGCAAGATGTTCAACGCAGCATTGATGTCTCGGTCTATCTCAAGACCACAATGTTCACATGTGAATGTTCTTACTTTTAGGGAGAGCTTCTCAGTGTGTTTTTCACCACAGTACGCACAGGTCTGTGAAGTAAACATCGGATTCACAGGAACAAGATGATTTACCTTGTACTCTAGCATACTGATGAACTTACCAAGTTGTTGATTCCGTATCTCACGATTACGTCCAGTTGCTTTGGATTCAGACATCCTCTTAACCTTTAAGTCCTCTACGTACACTGTATCGTAACGACTGGACAGATCTTTAGAGATCTTGTGAAGTTGGTCATTCGTTTTACGACTCTTCACTCTATACAGCTGTTTGATGACTTTAGTGAGATGTCTGTATCTATTTGATCTACGTTTGTGGTTGGTGTCCCTCCTTGCTTTTAGTTTATCTATTTGTTTATCATACCACTTCTGATGATTCGGTCCTCTGATCACTTGTTGATCAGATGTTGTTACCAAGTTAGCCGTTCCAAGATCGATACCCACATCAGTTGGCTGTCTAACTTTTACAGGGTTGTAATCTGTAGTGATGCTGACATACCAGTGATCTGAATAACAGATGGATATCATTTTAATAGCACCTTGGATAGGTCTATGTAGCACAATTGGTATTTCACCATATGCTTTGGTGATTAGCTTACGACCTCTAATCGAATATCCATTTTGTGGATATGTGATGTTGAAGAAATTAGAACAACTTCTAAAACTAGGCGGATGGATCACTACCTTTTTGAAGAACGACTGGTATGAGTTATGTACTCTAATAGGTACTTGTTGTAACACTTGTGAGTGTATCTCGTACAACGTAGGATCCTGTCTCTTCAGTTCAACCAATTTAGAGTTGAGTCGATATTGGTTCAGATACGATTTGTTGTTCGTATACTCAGTTTGTTCTGCTTGGATGAACTGGTTGTATATCCAGTTCAATCTGCAAGAGTGGTTCCATAGTTTCTTAACTTGCTGGTTAGAAGGTCGTATGCGAAACTTATAAGTTCGCATGTAATTACTCCAACCTTTGGTTGTTGATGTAGTTATGTAACGTATCTATGGATACGTTACATGCTGTTACTAGAAAATAAGACGGTTGATCTTAAGATACGTGATCCGTAGTCTACATCTCTCCAATATGTAGAATCTAGAGCATTAAGATCCTTGCTATAGCAGGCTTAATTTGCCTTAACTTTGTCAATGACACGATTCAACTGATCTTCACTCGCCACGATGAACACATTCATCTGGATCGGTGCGTAAATCACCTTACCTTCACGAACAGCTTCAGACAACCACATCTCTCTGATGGGATTAGAATCTGTTGGCATCTGTTTTGGTTGTGGAACAATTTCAGGAACGATCGGTTCCGGTTTTACTTCCACTTTAGGTTCCTCTGTAACAACAGGTGTGGTAGTGATCGTTGGCTGTACAACAGATGTTGTTGGTTTTGCAACAGACTTGGCTGTACGAACAAGTGACGTCTTCACTGAGTGAGGGATTTCACGTCCTTCACGAATGCTCTGCTCGATGATACCGATCTGAGTCCGCATCATTTCATCTTTGTATTTTTTCGTGTCTTTCCCTCTGCAAATGTCATTGCAGTACTTCTTGTCTCTATCAGCGTACTCGAAGGTTGCATTGCACGTGGCACAACGCTTAGGGTGAGCGTAATAGAGGGCTTTCTTCTGTTTGAGAGTGAGTTCCGACATAATGTAAAATCCTTTCGTTTTGGGTTGGTTTCATAAGATATTATCATCCGCAGTAATTTTTTACAGAGAATATATCTAGGTAAGTAGGGAGAACCTACTTACCTAGATAACACGGTTAACAAACAGATCTGAACAGATACATCATTTCAACTCTATCTCCAGAGGAACTAGGCGACATAATCTCCGTACAGATCCCCGGATCTTTCAATCCGATCGTGCTGAACATACGCTGAACTTCTTCTTGGATCGACGACGCATCACATGCGTCATCTACAACAACATGTATCGCGTTGGCGATTAGATCAACCATCGGTTTGTGGTCTTTTCCGTTCTTGCGAATGTACCCACTTAGATCCTGACCTTCAAGCGCCGCATATATCGGGAGCATCGAAGTGTATCGTTTCGCTTGGTTGAAAATATCAAACAAGGGATAGAAACACATACTCGGAGCTTTGATGACGGTTGTGTAGTCAATAATCCCTCTATCATAACTACAACGAGCGACCTCGATCACTATGTCTCGATAGGTCAGGATTGCCGTTCCTGTATCATATCCTCCATCCAAGCGCTCTGTGCGATCGTGCAACCGAACATACAGATGATTCGATATTTGTTCATATTGAGCCAACATCGATTGCTGTTGCTGAACCAAGCAAGGATCGTTGATGGACATGTTGTTGAACTTGTGAACCAGTCCAAACAAGTATCCGATGAACGCTTGCATACGGACATATCCATCAGTCGAGTCAAGAGTTGGGAGGTACTTCTTTACAGTCTCTGTGAATATCGAACCGTTCGCCAGAGCGAGTATGCATTTACGGAACAAGTCCGGGTATGCAACATCTTCATGTGTGAACAGTTCCAAACCGAACGGCTGTAGGAACATCCCTTTGTCGTTGAATTCGACAATCATCTCGGTATCATCGAAGTTGTTATACAACGATGTTGGTACGATGAAGCTTTGTGTTGTAACCACTGTAACAGTCTCCTTTCTTAGACGACGAGGAAGTCGACTTTGTGGGCGACATGTGTTCTTCCACCTAGCGTGTTGATATCGCTATGTAGTTTCAGAGGGATGATCTTACCCTCGTAGTGAGAGAACTTCTCTTTCACAGCTTCGTTCCACTGAGGAGAAGTATCTGAAAGTTGAGTAAGCTTATTTGCGAAGTCAGAGAATGTCATCTCCATCGGAGTGCGTGTACTGCTGCTAAACAGAGACTCTATCCATCCCCTAACGAACTTCAGAAAAGCTTTCTCAAATGGATCCGTGTGAGAGGTTCCTATCGTACTTTTACATACAGATATGTCCATGCGGACATCGTGTGTTTCGATCATGCCACCCGCACGATTCGTTCTATACAGATCGATCTCGATAGCTGGTCCACCATCCACAGCGAACACATCATGTTTGATCCAATCTTTGTAATCAACACATTCTTCCATCGTTCACCTCCCTGTGGATCCGAATCCTCCAGAACCTCTATCGGAATCTGTATCCAACGATTCAAACTCTTCTTTGTCGACAGAGATCAAATGAGTGATCGGTTGATAGAGGAACACCAACTGGGCGATACGATCTCCACGTTTGATCTGATAAGGTTCTTGTTTCGTATTGAACATGATCACACAGATCTCTCCTTTGTACGACTGATCGATCGTACCAGGGCTGTTCAGAACGAAAAGACCTTGTTTCAGAGCAAGTCCTGATCTGGATCTCACATCTGCCAGCATGTGATACTGAACGATATCTAGTCCCATAGAACGATCGACCTTGGGATGCATACAGATGTGTACCCCAGTATGCACAAGTGTTACACTCATCGGAGCAAGGGTGATATCCTCTTTACTTCGCAGATCATATCCAGCATCATCATCGTGAGCTTTCGATGGGATGAGATCCTCACAACCTTCATCCATTAAAAGGTGTACATTCTGGGAGATGTGATATGAACACTGTGGCTCATTCCAATTGACTGTTATGAGATTGTCGGCTTCCGATGGATATGTCATCTCATTAAAATTTGGCTGTTTGGGTTCTTCAGACATAGTAACTCTCCTGTAAATATAGATGTAAGGGTGGAGTATACTCCACCCTTACAGAGGTTTATCGGTTAGAAATAATCGTCAGATGCAGCAGCTCCACCATTGGAACCACCGTTGTTACGAGCTCCACCACTGGAGCCTCCACCATTCTGTTCTCTCCGTTTGTTGGTAAGAACCATCTGGAGAGGAACGGTCGTGTTCAACCAGTTGCGCAGATCATCGATACCGTAGAACGACGCATCCGCTTCGCTGATGTTGTCAGACCCGAAGGACACACCATAAGCTCCACGGATCGGAGCATCGTAACGATTGCCTTTCCAGTTCACGATGATGTGGTAAACCAGTTTCTCATCCTTTTGAAGTTCGATACCCCATTCCGGAACTTGTTTCTTCTGTTCGTTGTCCCAGCGGGAGAAGATGATGGGATCTTTGGTACCGGGGGATTTGGAGATCAACGAGTTGATGTGATCCCACAAGATCCGTTGACGGATCGGGTTGAGCGTCTGACTCCAGAACGCTTTCCACTCTCCCGTCTTGTTGACTCCGATCCGAAGGGAACCACCGAACACGCTGAACGAGATTTCTTCCGTTCCCGTTGCGCATTTGAACTTACGATCCGCATAACGCAGATCACCGAGACCATACGGTACGTTAGCCATACTTGTAACTCCTATGTGTTGTGATGGGTGTTATTTACTTGTGATTTGGAAAGGAACCCTTACTCCGATCTCATGTAACCGTTCTTTGGTCCACTGTGGAGTATGGATATTCCAATGTTCGTGGGTGGCTACTTCGATCAACTTCTTCTTGACACCTGGGGAGATCGAGGATTTAATATCCACACTATCTCCCAACACAGCGTGTGTGTAAATGTTGAAGGGAAGGACATCCGTACCGAACACCTTATGGTTCAAGTCCTCTGGTTTTAAAACATGACCAGTGAAACTTTGAACCAACCGATAGTGTGATGTTGACTTACAGATGTGATAATCCAAAGGATGACTGGTCACATGAGTGATCCTGTGGTTGTTCTTGATGTATCCCAACTCGATATCCAGAAGCTTATGTGGGAACTCACCATTCAAGATCGGGATCTCGATCAGGGTGATGTTCCTCACTTTGGTTACCGAACGTTTGGGCGTCATCGACGAGATCAACAACTGTTCTGCTGTTGTCAACACACGTTTCCCAGGTGTTGGTACACGGTACGACGTCGACGGGATCGTCTTCTGATAATCACAGAAGTAAGCGATCAACGTCGGGTTTAAGATACTCTTGTTCGCATCGAACATCTCCACGATATCATTCAGTAACATGGAGATCTCCGCTTTGGTGCGATTCAACAACGACATGGAAGGACGATCGGTCTCCTTACCCAGTCGTTTTTCTGCTCGAACCATCTCCGAGATCTTCTCTGTCTGTGCACAGTTACGGATGATGGTTGCGACATTGAACATCACGATCTCCGCAGGACTGTCTCGCCTTATGATCTCATCGATCAACGAGTTGTACATGGGAGTCGTCCCATACGAGTATTTTGAATTCTCGAGATCAATTGGCTGTATCATCGAGGATCTCCTTGATTTCTTGTTCTGTCAACGGTGTATCCGTTCCTTTCAGACTCTCTGCTATCATAGAGGGTAAATTGTCCTCTGTGATCACAGGTAGTTCATCTAGTACTTGAACCAGTTCTTCCGTATTAACATCTTGAGTGACGGTTGACTTCTTGGTCACAACAACATTGTGGAAGTTGTCTTTCACATAGGCTGCGACGAAGTCACTGTTCCCTGCGATCCTTAAGAAGATCTTAAGATCAGGGTCTTTCCTTTGTTCACGGATCTTATCAACAACAGACCCGATCCTTATCAGTGCATCCTCAACATTGAACGTGGTGTCCAAGTCTACGGTTACGAACGGGATCGCATCTTCGTTGATAACAAATGTATACTGTATCTTGTGAGTAGTTGGAGTATAGGTGAGGAGGAAGTATCCTTTATCCTCTTCTTCTCCGTGTTGTAGTCTCTCAAAACTTCCCCCATTGAACACTTTCTTGTACACATTGGGTATATGCACATGTCCATTCAAGATCGCACCTTGGATATAAGGTTCAATCCTGTTGTAGATCAGTGTGTTGTGTGGTAACTGAGTCAATCCCTTCGGTAGGAGATGTTCCCAGTACCCATGGGAGAATAAGAAGTCTACTTTCTTCAACTTGTGTGCTTCGATTACATCGATCACCGCTTGTGTGACATCCTGATAAGGTTGATCATCCGGACAATACACAACCGAGATTTTCAGATCTTCGAACAGTTCCAATTCGATGTTGTCGATCACTCGAACCAAGGGTTTGTTGTGTAACATCAGAGGGTTCCTGTAGTTCTTCGTCAGAAACAGCCTGTTCTGGTAACGGTCGTGAGAGAACGTACCTCTCACGACCCTGATGTAAAACTGATAACGCTCGGCGTATTGAATCAACTCATCTACGATCAATGCGGCATATATGCCATCGTCACTGTTCAAGTTGCACAGTCTGTCAAAGAAATCACCTACGATCGCTAGGATCTGTATCTCTTCTAATTTGGGATATACATACTTCACAAGATGTTCGTGTACCATGTGTGGTGGTACATTGGGTCGACCGATATGGAGATCAGTCAATTCCAATATCTTAACATCAGAGTGGTTCGACATCTACATCCTCTATATTCGTGCGTATCTGTTCTGTATGGGATGTAGCACCATCCGTTGTGTTAGAAATAACACGGTTCGGATCTCGAATCGCACCTTGACGTTTCAATGTGTTCGTCATCCGTTCGGCTTGATGACGAGCTTCATTGAGCTGACTCTCTGGGTTCGCCATACGGATCGCGCGTTCAAAGTACGAACCCCACATGATCTTCTTCCTGTCGAACTCATCAGGAAGTTTACACGCGTTGGCGAATGCCGTAGCGATATCACTTCCTTCTTTCACAACATTCACAGGATTGATCCTGTTGAACATCGGAGGGATCTCTAGAACGATCTCGTTGGTATCATCCTCTTTGATCCTTACAGGGTCGAAGTTGGAGAACCGGTTCATCCACTCGATACAGAGTTCGTTGAATCGTTCATCTCCGATCTCATCTCTTCCTGTTAAACGGAAGATCGGTTCGTACTGACGGAACTCTGAAAGATAGATCGTGTTACGGGCTAACTTCGCTTCCCGTAATACCTCGAATGCTTTCTGAGCTTCTTCATCATCTTCATTCATCCGCTCCACTCGGATGTGTAAGTCTTCATCCGGTACAGATACGAATGGCTGGTTATCAATATCCATGAGTATCGATCTCCTTTAAATCAGATTTCAACAGGATTTCACCATCTCTCACCACAACGTCATCCATATTGATCACGGGGACGTTCATCCCATCTGCGATGCGGATGATCAGAGTGTAAGTGTTCACACCTACCTGTTCGTAACTGACGTTCGCTTGCCAGTCTGCGTGGTAACGCTTCACAGCCGCATCCAAATAACGTTGTAATGCCTGTGGAAAGTCGGGCACATCTTGTGTGTATTGAGCCCTGATCTTTCGCATGGATACGAGAGTATCTTCGATCTGGCTGGAGGTCCAACCAGGGTTCCATATCGCAAACTTCAACAGGGATGCCATGATCTGGCTGTCATCCGTGATGATCGGTTGATTGATATTCAATGTAGGTAATGCGTAAGGCATGATAATAGTCTCCTTCTGTATCGGATGGTCAGTAGTTCACAGAATCTATATCGACTCCATCCTATGTCAAAAGATGTACAGTATACCAAGGATATTAACCCTTATAAAAGGATATCACCATGAAGACTGATTTTCCATACAAGGCTCAACTGGAGAAGATCGGCGATCACTCCATCGAAGAACTGATGCACCTGCAGCTTGCACAGCAGATCGAATCGGATACCACTCAGCTGGATGAACTGGATGCTCATCTGGATGAAGTGACATATCTGTACGGACTGCGAGATGCGGTGCTCCTGAAAGGTGTCACACCTGCGATCTTCCAAGACTACCAGGAACACATGTGGTCGAAGTACGAGTTCGATCTGGAACCGTTCGTCAACGGCAGCAACGAACAACTGACCTACTGCATGGAAGGACTGGGTTCGATCATCACCAGGATCCTGCTCAAGATCAAAGAGATCATCACAGCTGTGATGGAGTGGTTCTCTACAGAATCGATCTTCAAGACCTGGTTCAACAATATGTCGTTCTACAAACGTCAACTCAATATCCTCTACAGCGAGTATAATCCGAAACGTGACAGAGTAATAAGAGATGTCTATGGAAGACAGTTCATCTCTGGATACGACTACGGGACCTATACACGACTGTTGTCGGCGATGAGTGTGTTCATCACACACATCAAAAAGATCAATGTTCCTGCTGACATATCCAAATTTGGAGACACCGCATCTGTAGATGAGCTGAACGATAAGCTGTATCAGTGCGGTTATATACTTGACGAAACACACATCTATGCGACTGGAGCAATCACCTATCGTAGAGATACGATCCTGGCGATGGGATGGACCGTCAACTCTGTATTCAAGAAATACAACGATCTTCAGAATTACATCTTCAAACACGATCTTGATCTGGGTAAGCTGAAATACGCACTTACCCGTGCCACGATCCAGTGGTCACGGAATATCGATGATCTGCTGAAGAACAAAGTTCCGATGACAGATGCTCAACTCCAGAATGCGCAGATGATGAAGATCAGCTGTGTACTCCTGAAACGACTGACACGATTGGTAATGCAGCAAAGCTCTGGCATGGCTGCACAGTGGTGCCGGATGGTACGACTGATCGATGCAGCATTGCCTGCGAACACCAATTATTGAACAAAAGAAAAGGTTCCCTATACGGAGGATCAACCTCCGTATAGGGAACACTTATTTATCGACGTTTCTTACGACGTAACTGACCGATCTTGTTCGAAGGATCGGTGGGATCTCGCATCTCACCACCTTCACGCATCTGATCTCTCAGATACTTCTCGACCCAATCACGGGTCGCTTCGATCGCATCAAGTTCATCGAAGGTAAGGTTCGGGTCCGTGGTCACCCACTCTTCCACCATGTAGTCGGGGATCTTCCCATCTGCATAGAAGTTCTTGTTGAGTGTCACTTTGCCGTTGTCGATCAGACGTCCGAAGACATCCTCTTGTGGAAGGTTCTCTTTGCAGAACCCATATCCGTAGATCCGATCTTGCTCGAACAGTTCCCGGATGGGTTGATACATCAATATCGGCAGCTGCATCGATACTGGTGTATTATACAGTTGCTCTTCGCTGGTGATCGCTTGGATCTGGAGAGGGTTCGATACAGCAAGAGAAGTCTGCTGGACCATCATGTTCGTATCAACCAGTTGCGTCTGAACCAACGTCATCAGGTTGTTGAACCGATCTGCCAGGGGATCTCCTGCCTGTCCGAAGATCACTCCGTTCTGGTTCCCATACTGGTGGTTGAGATAACTCAGTACATCCGAAGTTGCACTGGTTCCCAACAGAGAACCCAAAGACGGGGTGATCAACGCTTCTGCTAGTGGTGCGATATACATAAGTCACCTCACTTGGAGGCTTCTTCTGCATCACTTCCAGACGCGGACACCTCTTCTGATTCTGCGGGATTGAGAACACGATCCATCAGATCCACGACATCCTTCACGGTGACACACTTCTCAGCATCTTCATCCGTGATGTTGACATTGTACTCTTCTTCGAAGGACATCAGAACTTCGACTTTGTCGAGGCTGTCCATCGTCAGATCTTCCAAGGTCATATCCTCGGTGATCGGATCATCTTGATCGTAAGCCACCTGTTCTGAGATGACTTCGATTACTTTCTGTTTGACTTCTTCACGAGTCATTCCATTCTCCTATGCAGGTTGTTCAGCTTCGTCGAACTGTCTGGGATCGTTGATATAACAGTTCAAGGCGATCGCTGCTTCTTTCGTGATCATGACATCACTTGTGATCCCGATGTCATCTCCCGCCAACAGTACATTAGCAGGGTGCATGTTCATTAATGCAGGTATCATTTGCAACTCTTTGATGGATACTCCATTCATCGCTACTACCCGTGCCTTATACACGGGGCTAGACTGTCCTTTCGTCATATGTACACGTGCACTTGTACAGTTAGACATACCGTCTCCAGTCGTTGAAGCGGATCTATCAAGTTGAACTCCTTCAGTACCCGTTAAGTACCTCAACCGTGGTCTATCGGGCTCGCTAGACGCTACTCTAGCACCTTCTCTCTTCGTGGAGATGTGCGCTTCGCACCCTACTACCTTACCCCTCACCCGGCAGGCCATTCACTTGATATATTTAGATCTGAGCTGCTGATAGCACCATTTTGCTGATCATACACATCGACTGTAACCATCTATGTTCAACATATAGCAAATCAAGGTTGTTACACCAAAATTACAGTCGTATGCATCATCAACCATCGATAGAGAACCGGAGTGTGGTCAAGATAGAGCAACACGTATCGAATGTGCGCTACAACACCAGCCACGCGATGTATCTCCAGCTTTTATTTCATCTCATCGACATCCCAAGACGTTGTTTCTGTCTCACGACACCTCAGTGAGGTCTCTTGGGCTTTAGGACGTCCCAGCTATTTACGGTAATTCACGCACACAGTTTCCTGTATACGGGCCAATGATCGGTTAGATCATAAGCATCTCCATCATAGTCACTTACATTCCAAGTACTAGCGTGTGATTCAAGTACTCCGGTTCGCTTAAGGAACCTGCCCATACTCTTCGTATGGAAATCGATTATATCTCAACCCTCAGCTTGATCTGTTAGGGCAACCTTCGTTTACGTCTACCATTACACACGTTGTAGACCTACGTGGTCTTTCACCACTAATCTGTGAACACATCCTGATAATAGTTTGGTAGGCGATAAGGGACTCGAACCCTTACGTCTTACGACACTGGATCCTAAATCCAGAGCGTCTACCAATTCCGCCAATCGCCCAAATGGAGCCCCGTGCAGGAATTGAACCCGCCTCCCAACCTTACAAGGGTTGACTTGAGCCACTCAAGCTAACGGGGCATTATCAAGACTTCGTTACTGGTTACACATTATGACCATCCCTTAGCACGTATATTTGTACGCTTTTATTTCAGCATAGGACATCTCGATGTTTCTTTCTATCTTTCGATCACATTCACGCCCGCCTTTTGAGCCACGTTGTAGTACATCGAGCTTTAGTTGCTTCCAGTTATTAGAAGGTTTACGCACCACATCCTTTCAGATATAGTGTTCTGTGCTAACCCCTTGATAATCAAGATGTTAGACAAAATTTGGGGCCGCGGATATTTCGGGAGATACTCCTATCGTCACATCTCCATACTCGCGTTTGAACTTTGTTGCAAATAATGTAAATATGGCACCTAGTCGAAGGGACGGATTCCTGCCAACACCTATGTTCGTTACAAGACGCTACTCTTATAACCGCGCCATTACGCGCAGTACTACTTTCGTAGTTCTTAGGTCAGACTAGATCTCAAACTTGACTATCGTCAAGCCCACTACCGTTTCCATCACCATATCGCTTGTGATGTACTCCCGGAGATTAACCCGGGATAGTCGTTGCACCGTATCTCTCCGTTAAGGAGAGGCTTGGCCAGGGTTAGCATATACCTCACGATACTTAGCGTTCCCTGTTTTCAGTAGTGTCTGCTACGGGGTATCACTATCCCGTAGTCCTTGTAGTTTGACAGCTTACTTTGTCAATAAGTTGTCAATTACGTTAAGAGACAGGTCAATCCCCTTACATAGTCCATGCCATATTTTCTGCACTCTTCTTTGCACTCTTCGATCAGAACATGCAACAGGTTGTAGATGTCCTCATCGAACTTTGCCAATGCAGCGTTGTGTTTCGCTACCGCTTGCGGTATCGTCAATCCCATCCGTTTGGTCATCAGATTGATCAATTCCAATTTCCAACAGACCACACCGATCAGGTATGGAAGATGGAGTTCATCCGCTTCATGTGGTTCGGTGATCGGTACGATCACACCTCGGAACGAACAATGGAGTCGTGCACCCATAACCAACTTACGGATATAACCGATCTTACTGATCAGTTTCACCTTGGAGATCAGAGTGCTGTATTCCACGATCGACCGTTGGATCTCCCACATCCGTTGATCCACGAACTTGGGACCAACTGTTCCATAGTTGAATACGTAGATCAGAGCGGACAACTCTGCTTTCGCATCCAAGATCGCTTCCACGGTATCATCACTGTATTGCATGGTACCGGAGGTTGTGATCAGATGGAGAGCTTGGTTCAACACCGGAATATGTCGAATGAAGATCCTGTTGCGATAGCGCTGGATATATTCGGCGATCCCTTCTGACCTAGCTCTTGCGGATGGTTGTTTTAACGGCGCATAATCGTTGAGGAAGAACCTTACGATGTCGTCGAAGTTATTGTAGAAATACTCAAACCCCTGACCGAGCAGTCCTTTCAACGGTTGCGGTAACTCAACATCGACATTGAGTAAGGACTCCAATATCGATACGGATTTGCACTTACCGAGCCACTTATCCAACACTCGATAGACTGCAGGATGGATGACACTTGGTGCAAAAGGAGGCAACTCCAACCAAGCACGGAACTTCACCTTATCGGCGAAGTAAGTACGAACAGGTGTATGACACCTGCTACACACAGTGCCTTCATAGAAGTTACCTTCGAGATGTCCACACTCACAAGATGCGACGAAGTTCAGTTCCTTGACACCGTCCTGGAATAGGTTCTGGATCTGTTCTCTCATCTGACTCTTGGATGTGAACTGCTGATCACAAGGGATGACTTTCGCATCCGGATCCTCCCAGAACATCTTCTCGTAGTCTGTCGGGATCAACCGTACAAGTTTCCGTGTTGCCACCTTGTACTCCTTGTTATTGGGTTCCTGTGAAAAATAGAAGAGGATAGCCTGGATCTATCCTCCCCTATAAGGTTACTGCTGTTTACTCTGATCGAGATCAGAGGCAGTAGATGCTCTGCTGATTGGCGTACGGATACTGACCAACCATGACACGGTTCATCTGGGAGAACCCAGTGAAGTCGTTCGCCTGAGAAGTCATCAGAGGCGCAACGCTGTAGGTCGAGCTGGACGGAGTATCGTAGTTGAGCTTGACGCCCGCCTGATTCAGGATGGTCGCGATCGCGATCGCGAGTTTGCTGTCGAGGACCACGGTCGTGGTGGTGTAGAGATTCTCAACACCATCGGAGAAGATCCCCTTGACTTCGTTGATGTGTCCTTCCGGAAGGTTGGACTGACGCAGCAGAGGACGGATCTTGCTGAGGGCGTTCTGCATCTTCGGAGCCAGACGGAGGTAGTCCACCCAACGGGTGTCCTTGCCGATGCCGTTCTCCTGGTACACACCGGTGAAGTTCCGGCACATCCAGACAGCGACGTCACGTCCGAGGATCTCCGGACCGAACCCACCGTAGATGCCGTTGCCGAGGAACATCTGCAGAGACGCCACGAACTCAGCACGCTTGTCCTGATAGATCATGGCATCGATGCCGACCGGACGCGCACGTCCTTCGGTGATGTCGACCGCGAGGAACGGTTTGATCAGCGACTCGTTCACGAAGCGATGGAACTCGTCCACGCTGGTGATGTTGTAGGGCTGCTGAGTCTTCGGATCCGTGTACAGGTTGCCGAGGTTCGGCTGATCCTTCTGAGCGAAGGAGGCGTACGGACGGCTCCACAGGGACTGCATGATGAACGCATCGGTCGCCACGGAGAGCGCCAGGGCCATCAGGTTCTGGTTCGGGATCTTGCAGATCACGTCGGTGATCACGGCAACCGGGATGAACTTACCCGCACCGGTATCTTCAGGAGAGAGGATACGGGTGTAGCCGGTGATCGCCATGAACGGCTGCTGATCGATTTCTGGCTGACCGAACCGGTTCGTGGTGCCGGTGGGCACGTCGATGCAGAGCAGGATGCCGATATCGTTCCGAGCCGGAACCGCATGCGGGCTGTTCTTGGAGGTCCAGTCATCGACCGCTTCTTTGCGGGTGATCACGGAGAACCGTTCGTTGCGGAGGGACTCGACGTTCAGGACGCTGCCACGAACGCAGGAGTTGATCGAGTTCATGATGAACGCGGCCATGTTGTCCGCCTTGGCATAGTCTTCTTTGCGAACCACGATGGACTGCAGAAGCTTCGCATCGCCGCGCATGTTCTTCAGCATGTTCGCGAAGTCACGGGACTGTTCGGAGATGCTGTTGCTGTCGACAGCGCCATAGGTTTCAGCGAAGATCAGGTTGATCGCGAACTTCGACTGTTCGTCGATGAACGCACGCCCTTCCGCACGGGTCGTCGCGATCGGATAGGAACTGATCGTGGACTTGAAGTCGACCAATTTCTTGTCGATCTTCTGGATGTAGAACTGACCTTCTTCGGACAGTCCGGTTGCCGATGCGGTTCCTTTCAGGAACTCGCTCAGGCGGATGGCGTTCGGGATGGTGGTCTTCGGAGCGGCGTTGTCCATCGGCGAAGATCCGTTCATGTTGGTGTTGTTGGCTGTGGAGCCAGCGGTTTTCTGTGCCATAGTAATTCCTCCTTATGGCTGTTCTTGGGTTGTTAATGTTTTGTGCACAAATCATCACACGACCCACTCGTACGATGATTCTATTTAGTTATATATAGGTGAGACTCTGTTGAAGAAAATCCTACCCAGAGCATGCTATGTCAAACAGAAAAGGAATCTTCTCATGTTCAACATCATTTTGAAATATGCATCCGGACAGGCACAGACGATCAGCGAGTGGATGAGATACGTGAACACAGTCGAACTGAGAACCAGTATCTATAAAACTCGATTTTTAATGGGACCTTTTGTTTACAGTCCATTCGTCAATCTGTGCAAACAGATCTTACACGATGTAGCAGTGACTGATCTATTAAAAAATAGAAGTGATTACGCGAGGTATCAACAGATCTACTATCTAATCGGATCTTACCGAGGGATGTTCGATCCTGTATACAACGTGAAATCATCTGGAGGTCTCTTCACCAAAGGTTCTACAGCTGATTACGTTCTCAACGTGATGAGAACTTCTCCGATGCAATCTTTGCCATTGGATCGTTCTTGGGATCACTGGAAAGAACTGCAACCGACCAGGATCATCTACCACGACTCTATGGAGTTGGTGACCGATCTCGGATCATTCAGTGTTGAGTTCAAGAAACATCCAGCATCTTGGATGACCTGTTCAATCGATCTGATCCTGCTGATCTTCAAATATCTGAAGTTCGTGGAATACGGTAACAACACCGGAGATGATACCGATATCGAAACCTATCTTCAACGTTACGTAATCCCAGGATGGTTCGATGATCTTCGCAACATCTGGCTGTTCAACGTATTGAACGCGATGATGTTCGATCAGTTCCGTAGGGAAGACGTTTACACAGATGGGACGATCGCTCCTTTATCTGGATTACTCGGGGTTGCTCCTGATATCCACAGGATCCAAGCAGAAGCTCAACAGAAAACTCTGTTGTTCGGTGAAGTATTGGTAACCGAATGGTTCGGTCATACCAAGCCATTGCTCGCATGGATCCGTGAGATTCACGATGATCTCAGTGTACCAGATCTCAGGCAATATGCACATCTGAAGTTCCTGGAAGAGTTCCCGTATGTTGCATTCGTCATACGACTGAACAACATGATCCGTTCCAGGGAAAGTGCGAAGGTGAATCGAGAGCTCTATCAGCTCCTGAAACGCTACGATGATAGTAATATCTATGCGAACCTTCCTCAACAGCAACTGAGAGACAAAATGTCGTATGAAGTAGGACATCTTCTGTCAGAGACGAAAGAATACCAATCCTACTAAAAGACAGTATGTGCTCTATGCCATCAGGACAGTGACCCTTGCGAGTCAACCATTCTGACAGTATAAGATATATACGTCAGTAAAAATATATTGATACATAGAGAAGGACTCACCATCCTTCTCTATGTATCGTTATACTGGTTAGAAGATCCCAACCTTAGGTCCTGTCCCAATCGCGTTCATAAGGGTAGCAACATTGCCTCCTCCATTGTTGCTGGCGATAGCACCAGCTAACGCTGCGATATCTTGACCTCCACTGGAGACCTCTCTATTTGATCTCGCAGAGTCGATATCCGACACCGTATCACCCGTCGGTGCATTGTTCGCCGGAGTATACTCCAAAGACAATACCAGATCGCATTGACAGGTATGAACATACTCACTACCGTGACGACCTACTTCTAAGAAAGTGTAGGATACTCCAGAACAGATCCCTGTTTTGGTGGTATACATCGAAGTAGCACTGACGGTAGCACCTTGTTCTCCATTAGCGATATTGTCTCCATCGTAATGGTAATAGACACAGTATCCTGGTTTAAATGTGAATGGTACTGCAGCAGCCCATTGTGTTGTTACGATCACTCTACGATAAGCGTTCAAGAGTTCACGAAGCTTATACGGGTTGCTATCATCGAACCGGAACATCGGTTGATAAGCGTTGTACGTCATACCGAGATCCGACTCACCTGCCGAGAACATATTGGTATTCAACTCACTGACCGATACCTTACCAAGTCCCGTAGCACCTGACTCACCGATCGTAGTTGCACTGTCAATGATCCTGGTAGCATCTTGGATGATCATAGAGGTACCGTCCATCTCGGACCCACTATCTTGGAGATCTTGCTCCTTAGCGAATCCGTTCAAGATGATGTGTGTGATCGTATCCGCCATCGCGTGGTTGACATCGTTACCAGTGTAGTTGTTGCCCACATAGTAAAGATGTGCTGACTCAGGAGTGGTTGGTTTGGTCTCGCACTCAGGGAACACGTAGAGTGTTTCGTCAGTATAGTAGAACCCTAATCCCTTGTTGTACACTCCATAGTAGGACTGTAAGAACACCATCGCCTGATCGAACGACAAGCTCGGTGGGATGTAGAAGTTTTCATAGGTTTTAGTGTTGTCCGGCTGAACGATCGCTGTCTTCTTGATCTCACACAACTTACAGATCAACAAGATCGCATCTTTTATCGTCACTTGTCTGGCGATGAAGTTCAACTTGATCTTACGGAGATTGTAAGAGGATTGGTCGATCAACTGGAACTCAGCATCAGGGATCATCGCTCCTTGTTGTTCTTGAGTCATCTGACCCTGTGTATCCGGAACAAGAGCTTCTTTGGAGTACTTCTTACGAATATCGGATTTATCCTTGAAGATCACAAGATACTCTTTGATGATTGTGGGAGCAGTCTCACGTTTCATCGTGTTCTTATTCGTCGGTATGAACTTCAGAGAACATTTCAACCCTCTTGAGTTGTCATACATCTGAAGATACTGCGCTGGCATCAATGACACCACCAATGAGATCTCATCGGTATAACTACTGTTGAAGTTCTGTTCGATCGTAAGCTTCACAACTTCAAACGGTGTTACCTCAAATCGTTCGTTGTTCGTTCTATTATCACCAAAGAACAGACATTCGATCGTGTACGATCCGAAGGTAGGACGTTCTGTGATGTTGATCGAAGAAGTGTTCGGTGTATCCGGAGACGATGCTTCGTTAAGGATCAGATCCACGTTGGCTTTCATCGTATCCGATACTGGCATGATGTATTGAGACATAGGTCACCTCACTTCATCATCTTCAAGAGATCCAACAAGGAGTTGGATTTTGGTGTTTCGATACCGTGATTCAACGCGTAGTCGCGTTTCAGCTCTTCATAAGCAGTCTTGAGTTTCCCGCATGTGCCTCTCATCGTTTCGATGTACTGTTTCAACTCTGAACTCCTGGAGATATAGGAGAACATCTCTTGTTCATACCCCTCCATGATCGCCCAGACCTTCGGCATATCCTCGATGTTCTGGAACTTGAAAGGAACATTATTCACATCCATATCCACGATCATAGCTGGTGGACAGGAGCTAATACACATATTCAATTCAGCAGCCACATAGATCGGTTGTGGGATGAAATCATCTCTCATCACAGGTTCTCCTGTGATCTCCTGATACTCCTCATCGGTCACCATACGTCCATTGACGACAGCGTAACCGGAGTTACGATGTTGTTTGAAATAGTTCGGAAGCGTTGGTTGGTAATACTCTGGTATGTATACTCGGAAGACTTCATCGTTCATCCTGTCCGAGAATAGTTTTGTGTTCTGAGACATAAGAACCTCCGTAGATTTAGCATAGGGTGGTACTAGCAGGGTGAAGAAATACACCCTGCTAGTACAGTGATCTTTACCAGGCATCTGCCGTTTCAAACGGATTGTAACCCAGTCGTTGAGCTAATGCTCGTTCGTCAGGAGGAAGACCTTCGTAAGACTCACCACAATCTCCGTTGATTTCAGGAGGCTTGCCGTAATCGTCTTGCGCACGTCCACCATCATCGGGGATACAGTACCGATCACAATCTTCCAGACCATCCGTCCAAGGAGGTCCCGGATGATGTGGTGGAACAGGCATCGGAGGTCCTGGTTTGTGACAAGGACAACATCCCGATCCACCCGGAGGTGGTCCAGGAGGAGGCATCGGAGGTTTCCGATCACAATCACAGCAGTACACACAAGTACTGCAGTCCATATCACAAGCATCGTTGGTGGGTTCTTCCACGATGATACCGCCCGATCCTGTTTCCAAGATCCCTTGGAGTTTCTTCAGAAGGAACACCAAGATCGGTATGAAGTAGAACCTCGCCAGTCGTTTACAGGTGAGGATCTTATCCACTAACTCCAGAAGTACTTTCGGTCTCACTTTCCCTTCCGACAGATACAGAAGGATCTGCATCTGGATCGTTCTCGTCTCAGCATCGTATTCTGTTGGGATGTTGAACGGAGGATAGTTGTGTCTTCCATTCGGATGCAAACGAATATAACAGCGATTCGTCAGAGCGTTGATCCCAGCTGTTCTGTAATGAACACCCTTCAGGATGCGATAACATTTGTCGACAACGACTTCTTCAGGTACGGTATCTGGATCCAAAAGTCTTGCCCAGAAGGATCTGGACCACCACTCTGGTGATGGAACCAACTGGGTTGGGTATGCTCTGAAGTATTTATAATCGAACACTCTTGTGATGAACTCCACGATGTAAGGATCGTAGAGACAAGGGTTCTCAATGAATGTACGGTAGATATATTTCTCGTAGAACTCACTCACGTAATACTTGGAGAGTTTGGTGATGGCGTCTTTGACTTGACCCAAGGTCTCCGTCTCATCAGAGGTGAGAAGAGCTCCTTCTCCAGAGATATAACGTTGAAGATTGAAGTAACGTTCTTCAGTTACACGATCGTTCAACGTATCCAGTTGTTCTTTGGAGAGATAATCTACCAAGATAAACTTGATCTCATGGCCGGTGAGATCCTTGATCGACAGACGAGTTGGTGGGTCTGTTATCTTGTACAGACCATACACGCCTTTCTGTACTTCATAGATGAACAGGTCACCCGTCCAAGGTACGAAGAAAGGATAGAGTACCGCTTCTCCCGTGACTTGGGATTTCACCTTGCTTCCGTCATAGGAGAATGCAAGGCTGTCTTTCAACTTCATCTGGAAGTTGTTGATCTTCAGATACGCAACGTGTACATTATCCTGTTGAAAAGAAAGATCGTTGAAGAATGATCTCGCTGTTGCATCATTGTTCAGATTGTGATAGAACGTCACAGTGATGGACATTCCGGCACTGTATGCGAGGAGTGCTGTATCCAACGTCGTCTTCGCTGTAGTAGCTACGGTGTTGTCAGCAGCATCCGTTGCTTGCACATATGGTTCAGATGCCAACGCCTGGGATGGTGTTGGGTTGACCACTGCGGACGAATCCACTTCTGGTTTCTCGGAAGGAGGAACCACGAAGCAACTGGTCTCACAGTTGGGTCTATTAGGGTTCTTTGGCTTACGAAGCGTGCCATTCGCTTTTGACATAGGCATACGTTATTTCTCCTTTTGAATGGCTGTCTCCGCAACGATCACACAATCCCATACGAAGTGCCAAGGGTTACGTCCTTCTTTAATCAGAGGTGTCTTGCAGAGAACCAACCGATAGATCCTGTTCGCACCCATCGTGTTCGGGAACTTCAAGTATCGTCCGTCGAATTCCAGTTTCTTAGGATCTACTTGAACATCGTCTGCGAATACAGCCAAGTTGTAAGGAGCGTCCGGATAGAGACACTCTTTCGGATGTTCTCTGTAGTAATCGACAACCACTTTCTTCAGAGCATGTGGTTCCAGATCTTCATAAAGATCCACTGTCGTGTATCGACACGGACAACACTCACACTTACAACGATCTTGACACGATGTACACGCTGTGTTATCCAGAGTGAAGACTCCGATCAAGAACGGTTCTGCATGTTCGAAGGTGTGTCGACTGTAACTCGGTAAGGACCAATTGTCGTACCAAGGTAAACGGACAGGAAGCCGATACAAGAACTTCGAATTCTGATAAGCACCGTCAAATGACTCATACGGGTGTTTCAGATACCGAATCAAACGACCATACGCATCACTCTTCTCAACATGGACCAGTTCCTCTGGGATCAGAGTGTTGTGCAATACGATCGGATACTTCAGATAGAGCATATTCACCCTACCGAATTGAAGAGTTACATTGAAACTCAATGTGATCGCATCCGCTGAAGTACCAACTCCTTCTACCGTCGGTTCATCTGCATTGTAATCGATCGTAGCCAATACTTCATACAACTCCCTATGAACCACCATCTCGTGATGTTTCCCAGGGTTATACTCGTTGGTGATCAACCGCATCTTCCCCTGAGAACATTTGGTGATCCACTCCATCCCTTTACCCTTCTCAACACCAGACATCCGTCCAAGAACATAGAGTTCATTCAACAGAGGGATGGGAAACTTATAATCGTAAGTGAAGTTGTTCACAGTCAACAACTCACCACGTACGTAGGTACTCATCATGTTCGTCACAGCATCGAATGCGACCACTCGATCTGTGAAAGTCAACGCACACTCCATCTCTAAGAGACAAGGTTGTTCTCTCTCGATGATGTGTACATTCGTAGTGGGATCCAAGAACAGAGGTTTTGTGATCAACGCATCTCTTCTGTGGATCGCAGGATCCATGTGCTGACCAGGTGAGGTCACACTCCATTTCAATCCGAGCGGATTCGAATTGAATTTGATATTCACTGTCATCCCTGGTTCATTCAGGATGGCATGTCTTGATTGGATATCTCTCCATGATTTGGAAGGACCTGTGTAACTGCTATTAATGTACACATGGTTCTTCATGTACTCCAGAAGTCCGAGATCCTGAAGGATCTTACGTGACATCTGATCCGCAAGAGGCTTCCAAACGTGGATGATATTTTCAGACAACGTTGAGGAAGATATCAGCATAATACCCTCTTGATAAGTTAAACTTTTAAGCATAGCATGACCCCTGATAGGTAGGCTAGCCTACCTATCAGGGGTATGGTGTATGCTTGTAAAGAGTACCGTTTACTGGGGCTTTTCGACGGTTTCCTGAGGTTCTTCTTTGGGAGCTTCAACAGCTTCCTTCTGTTCCACAGGAGCATCCGGTGTCCGTTGAGACAACATCTTGTCGACTTCATCCGGTTCCAGGATGACGTTGTACTGTTTCGGATTGATGAGCTTCCCGTCTTCTCCGGTGGAGCGATCGAAACTGTAGTACTTGTTCGGAAGAACAGCTTCGATCTGGAGTCCGTTGTACTGAGCGAATCCAAACACATCTCCGAAGGCTTTGCACTGGAGATACTTGTTCCAGTAGATAAAGTTGATGATCTTCAGATCCGAAGACGCAGTGTCTTCCTTATAGTTGATCTGGTAGACCGCTTCCAGAGGACGCTGAGAGAACAAAGTACCACCGAAGTCATCCATGACTTTACGGACACACAGTTCGAACGGGTTCTTGTCAGAACCATCCTGGATCTTCACCCAAAGGTTAACCGAGGCGATGGTTGCGGCGACGAGACGGTTGAGATGAAGGTCTTTGTCGATGAATACGGCGGGAAGAGGCTTCCCGTTCTTGACCAGTTGTAATGCGACTGACATAGGAACTCCTATTGTTAAGTTGATGATGCGTAAACAAAAAAGAGAACTCTTGAGCTCAAGAGTTCTCCCATACACATGGTACCAGTACTATGTTTGTTACAGATACTCAATCTTCATCCGGATCTGAAGTATCGAGTGTTCTGTTGTTGAGGTCGGTTAGCACGATATCGACCGTATTCGTTTTGGTTGGATGATTGAACTCGAACGCTAACGTTTTCAAAGGCATACCGAGTACCCTGCAGCAGAACTCCATAAGCCTCTTGAACGTGATATGTCCTCGTCTCATCATCTTGAGCATATTGCTCCTCTGTGTGGATGCTTGTTGCGGATGCTGACCGAGAACTTTAATCGCATACATCTTGTATCTCTCTTGGAAATACGGTTCTGTGATGCGACTGTCCTGACACAACTTGACCGCAACCTGATCCAACGGATAGGTGCTGTAGAAGATCGGGTCATTCTCCGTAAAGATCAGCTCCCCTTGTTCTTTCAGAGCTTCCAACTCGTCGATCTCCTGTCTCCGTGCATACTTGTTTACAAACATGTCCCGGATCCTCGAGTTCGCTTGATCCGGCTTTTCCATGTCGTCACCTCCTTGTTCGATGTTGACTGATATGTGTGTTGATGATCGTCTGGTGAAGGAGTAACATGCTACCCAGCATCTTGTTAGCTTGCGACTTCACCTTCGGATCTTGTTCGATCTTCTTGGTGACGACAGCCAGATAGATACTGGCTACATACCGCACACTGTCCAAGGCGTACTCCAGATACTTCTTACCTACATATCGTTCATCTTTCGCCGTTGTTGAGATGATCAACTGTAGTTTACGAAGTAGATCCAACGGATCATACAACATGATAGACATACGAGCGTAACGATCGCTGCTTAATGCAAATGATTGGATCACACTGATCAACGTTGAACTCCGGTTGGGATGAAGTGGATACCACTTCGTCTCCATCAACGCGAACAGTGGCATCATCAACATCAAGTTGATCCCACACTCGTGCTTCTCAATACGTAATATATACGTGAGAATCTGATAGACTAACGGGGGAGCTGGCATCTCCCCCAAGATCAGAGCGTCCACCAGTTGCCTGGTGGAACGTTCTTCCAAGAACCGCATACGAACACATCCGATCCGGAACAACTGTCCTGCCATGAACAGCTCCTCAGGAGAGGCACCACCTCCCTTGTTGTAAGGATCTCGAACGATACAAGATACTTTCGCAAGGTACTTGAAGAATGGTTCTAACTCTACGAGAGGAGGATCATCCTTATTTGTAGTATCGATCAACCAGGCTTGGAACCTGGCGATCTCAGATGTGTCGAGATCACATCGTTTCACAGGACCTCCTGTTCTGGTATTTGGTTCAAGATACTCTTCACATCACCAAGAACCAACGCTTTACGAGGTGCGGTATCCACGCCCATCATGTCGTAGATACGATTCACATCCCCGATACTCGTGATCGTGGTGAATGTGCGTGTTGCAGGATCCAAACAGGTGTACTTCAACTGAGGACCACTGCATTCACCGAGACCTTTCAGACGGTGAACAGGATAGTGTTCGTCGAGTTTCTGGAGGATCCGATAGAGCTGCATGAACGTCATGGGTGCTCGTTCCATCTCCGTTGTTGTTTTGGTTGTCACCAGGAGATCGAACAACTCCCAATGAACCATCTCCAACTCAGGAAGGATGTAAGAACGGATCTCTTGAACCAAGTTCTGCATCGGAACACTGATCTCGATCCCTGCTACCGACAACAAGAGTGTCTTCGCTCCAGGATGATACGAACAATCATCCAGTTTCAGGATGTTCTTCACCATCTTGGTATCCAACTTGTACAAACTCAGATAGTCCACACAGTGAACCAACTGTTCCAGTACCATCGGATCGATCACCAACTTGTTCGCAGAACGGGTGATGATCCCACCGATCCTCTTGGTCAGGTAGATGAAATCCCGATACTGTTCTCCTTTCAGTTGACACAGATTCTTGGTCATCTGAGAGTAGAGTTCCAGATTGAAGAACTTCTCATAGATCTTGACACGGGCATCGTTCAGGGCTTTCTGGTCTCTCAAGAAGAGAGCTTTATCCCGACTTTCCATCACGTAGAGCGGAGGATTCGCCATGAACACACGTCCGCTTGCCAGGATCAAAGGATTGATCTTCAACAATGCAGTGATCACAAGGTCGTTGATGTGATAACCGTCAGGGTCAGCATCTGCCAGGATCCCGATCCTTGCGAACCGCAATCTGCTCAGATCTTGATCTCTCGGTCCAACCCCCAGGATCTTCACAAGATCTTGGTAGACTTTGTTCGCTCTAAGATCCTCCACATTAGCAGTGTGTGCATTGATCGGTTTGCCTTTCAACTTGAGTACTGCTTGGAAGTGTTTGAACCTCTCCTGAACCACGAAGTCTCCTGCGCTGTTACCCTCAGTGATGAACAGTTCCGTGATGGTCGGATCCGTCACACGTGCAGGCACATAACAACCTTCATTGTTCATGTCGTAAGCAAGGTTCTTCGAGTTGGAACTCAAGTTCATACTCTTATTGCTGAACTGAGCGAACTTCTTCACAAGATCATCGTGGATGATGTTGAACATCTGTTCCCACACCCCATCCTGGATCGTATCGAAGTATGCATTCAGCATCTGACCGTAGATCTTCTCGAAATCGAGATCCTTGAATCCATGCTTCGTCTGACCTTCGTATGTTGCTCCTTTGTAAAACGCTCTGATATATCCGTAGAACGGAATATTGTAGAAGCGTTCGAAGAATGTCATGATCTCATCATCGTCCTGATCGAGATATGGAGTCAATCGTTCTCTGATCTTCTCAAAGAAGACACTGAGATGTGAAGACTCTTTATCTTTGATCTGTGTATCATTCACAGTGGCGATATAACCATTCTGACGATCACAGTTCTTGACCAGATGAACACTGATGTCACAGGCAAGCAACTTTGGGGATGTCACCTCTTGTTTCACCTCGAGATTCCAGAGAGGTTGCTCTGTGATATTGAATTTACCACGAACGTAATCTTCAGCTGAGATCATCATAGGTGTTTCGTAGATCAATGTACCATGCTGTTTCTGGAAGTAATTCCACATGTCTTCATATGGTTTCTTGAACCAACTGTCAGGAAGAAGTTTATCTACCTGATAGATGTGGAACTTGGTATTGGTCTTGAATGCTCCGATGTAATCCACCAACTCGAATAGACGTTGTACTCCTTCCGTTGGGAAGAATGTATGAGTGTATCTCAAGATCGTGTCATCTGGTTGATGTACTACGATAGTACCAACGGTCTCGCGAATACTATCAATTGGCTTCATCACTTCAGACTTCACCACGTTTCCTCGGTTGAGAGTCAACCCAGCGAAACCATCCAGTCTCTTTGTGATGGCCACAAACCGTTCTGAGATGGCGTTACTTGAAACAGCACCGACACCGAACTGTCCGATACTGTATTTATAAGCAGCACTATCTGCTTTGCCAGTTGAAAACGGTATCGTGAAAACATTCCGTAACTTCTCACAAGGGATACCTCTGCCGTGATCCAGTACAGCAATCTGGTAGGTAGTATCTCCCTTGAACAATATCACGTTGATGTGATAGATCCGATTTGGGTCGATGCTCTCGTCAACCGAGTTATCGATATACTCTTTTACGCACTGTATGTTAGCGTTTAGATTCGTCTTACCCATGAGCATACCCGCATTTCTACGGGTATGCTCCATGAAGGTGAATTCTCTAATGTCACTCGATGTGTAACTGTCCGTCATTTGTGATTCCTCCATAGTCGTACATGATAGCGATTGTACGTCGTTTTTAACTCGGTCAATATCTGGTAAATTCTCTATACCAAACATAACCATAAGCTCATCTGTGGTGTACTTGTGTGTTGCGATTTTTGCACGTAGATCTTGTAGTTCTTCCTTGGTAAGAGGAGTTCTATTGTTTCTATCTGCAGCATCATGTGCAGCTTTTAATGTCTTTGCACTCTCTCCCTTTCGGTACGGTACTTCATCTGTAGTGATGCATCGATAAATCATAGCTTCCGATTTATGCATCTTAGCGCTTAGTGTATTATACGTCCATCCGAGTTTATACATATCTCTTATGTAATAAACCTCGTCTTTGGAAAGAACATCACGTATTTTAACAGTCTTCCTAGTGCCCCGGACGTTCCTTACAGGATCACCCGGATCTAACGGATAAGTGATCCCATCCAATGCATTCGAAATGGTGTGTCGATCTACATTAAAGTACTCTGCTAGTTTCCAAATCTTCCACTTCTCCTTCCCATACAGTCGACGGATCTCTTTTACTTGATCACGATTTAACTTGCTATGATTTGAATTATAGTGTTTATCACGATAACGATCAATATCAATAGCTTTATCAGATGTTGTCCGATAGTACGTCTCATTTACAGCAGTTGATATCAACGAACCCTGTACATTGAATTCTTCTGCAAGATCTTTAATGTGTTCTCCGGACAACACACGAATTTTAAGTTCAGTAACTTGATCGTTTGTTAACTTCGCCTGTGGGTGGGCTTCACCAGACAGCATCAGACCCATACGGACAGCGTGATGTTTGTTCTCACTAGATGATACCCATTCCAGATTGGACACATCGTTGTTTTGAGGATTTCCATCAATGTGATTTACTTCTCTAAGATTGGCAGGATTTGGAAGAAAAGTCCATGCAACCAAGCGATGTGGGCTTGTTAGGTGACGTGACCCATCTCGTTTCACAAACACACATTTCAAACGATTATGTTTGTCTGTAAAGTATTTGAGATCCGGTATAACAAACCCTCGTTTTTTAACATACTCAGGAGAATTAGCACCTGGTTTAATACGAACATGACCGGTTGTACTAGCTTCATAAATTCCTTCATACCCTTTTACATCTTTCCAGTATTCATTCATAATAACAACTCCAGTTAATAGTGTTTTCTTAGAGTTATATATACGTGAAGTTACCACGAAACAAAAAGAGAAGGTATGGTGGATTTTGTATCCACCATACCTTGTGTGTTAGAACGTTCTACTTCCGTATTCGATCACATTCCATTTCTTCATAAGTTCTCTCAACGAGTACTTATTCGATGCGATATCCTCCCTTAACAGCATCAGTTCTTCTTTCGTGAATGGGACTCTATTACGAGTCAATTGACTATTATGTTCTTCGATCAATTTGCGAACAGAATCACCATTCGAAAATGGAACCTCATCCGTAAATAACGCACGTTGCAACACACTGTAGTTACCAATATCAACCCAATGTATGATGCTTGATATACGTGCACCTCTACGATACGCATCCCGTATCTTAATAACTGTATCTTCAGACACAAGCTTAGTTAACGGGATGTGTGCGTTAGGAGATTTCAAGAATCGAATCGGTGTATCCGGTGTGATATCGTACGTTATACCACCAAGAAGATGTGACACTGTAGGAGCATTCACATTCATTAGAGTAGATATAGCCGTTACACTATACCCGTGATCGAAGTAAAGAGATCTGATTCTACGTACATCTTCGTTTGTGAAAATGGAGCTTTGGTGATCTACTCCTGATTGTTTCACATGCAGTTTGGTACCCTCTTTACCCTCAAAACATGCACGCTGTTTCAATATGATCCCATTCACACCACTCAGACCGATATTGAACTCTTCAGCAAGAGACTTCATCGATTCTCCTTTATGATAGCGTAAATAGATCTCGATGTCTTTAGAGCGACTGACCATTGTCATACCAGAATCAGAAGGATCGTTAGACCAACTGAGATTGGATAACTGACAATTACTGTGATCGTAATCCTTATATCGGACATACAAACCATCACTACCAACAAAGTGACGTAGCACCAATCTCGATACGGGAGCGGTCTTCCATTCACCTTTGTCATTAACCATGTTCACAAACATGGACAAGCAGTTGTGATTCTTATGCTGCGGTAAAATGCGATCTCCCTTTTTACGATGTCTCCTAACACGTCCGAGATTAGACACCTCGTACTTCGAGAATCCTTCTATAGACACCCAACGTTCTTCTTCCATGATACTATCCTCCTAAGTTAAGTTCTATTCACGTATCATTACAGAGTAATATATACTTCAAATAGGCTTCATTTACAGTAAGACGGACCTATCTGGTTGGTTATCCCAACCAGATAGGTCACATACAGGAGAGAGTGTGAACGACTAGGAACATCAACCCAAGAACCATTCCTAAAGCTCCCTAAACCAAAAGAAAGGATGGTGTATCGCTACACCTGTTTCTAGGTCGTTTCACATAGGATGTGCACCGTAGAGCAGAACCCCCTGAAACACAGGGATATGCTATGACAGATCCCTGCTGTAGCAAGGACAAATTACGGTGAAATCAACTAGGAGATTTAATATGGCTGAAGAAGTACAATCGTCTCCGATCGATATGTTGTTCCAGGAGTTCAATCAAGCAACCCGTGAAACGGATCAGATCCGTGATCAGATCATACAACAACTTGTGAACTCGGTGCCATCGATCAATTATGACAAAGACAGCGCACGCGACATCGAAGTGAAGATGGGTGTGATCAAAACACTTGATGATATCCTGAAGTCGAAGGAGTCATCTAAAGCGAACAAGATCACAACCTATTTGAAACGGAAGGATACTGAGAATACCGAGAACTATCAGGAAGCTGTTCTGGCAGTGCTTAGTAACTTGGATCCCGAACAGTTTCGCAAAGGTTCTGTTGCCCTTCAGAATAACGTGGATGATCAACTTGAACATCAGTTCGAAGCGTCAGGACAATCACCGATCAAACCAGGTGAAACTGAGATCGACACTCCGATGTCAGTGGAAGAAGCATAAGTAAGTTAACATCAGGATGGGATGTTACTCCCATCCTGATGTTATTTCGTATGCTTAGCCGCGATTCTGCAACTTGGCTTGGATCCAATTGCAGAACTTGTCGTTCTTCAGGGCAAGCCGGATCGCACGGATGCTGAGACCGAACGGTTTGCGTTCCGTCTTGTGGCGGATCATCGCGTAGAAGACAGCGAAGAATGCCGAGATACGAGACTTCTTCTGCAGGTCGGTGATCTTGTGGATCCCGGCGAGAGCCAGGTTCCGATGGATCAGACCGTTCTTCTCCTTTAGGAAGAAATCATAGAACCGGTTGAACACTGCATAGCTGTCCGAAGCGAGGACGTATTCAGCGATGGTGTAGAACGATTCCACGAAGCGAGCACGTGTGGACTCAGACGGGTTCTTCGTCTGGACGAGGTCCTGATACTTCTTCAGGAGAGCATCCAGTTTGGCAACCTTGGCATCCGGAGTCTTGTTGTTCACAGGAGCAACCGTCTTCTGCTGAACGGTTGTATTCACAACCGTAGCTGGGGTTTCAGCAACAGCAGCTTTGGGAACTTCTTCCTGTTTGACGACCGTCTCTTCTTTCACCTCTTCCACAGGTTTCTGTTCTTCCTGCTTCTGGGGTTCTTCCGCAGCGACGTCTTTCTTCTCTTCCAGGACCTCTTCGGTCTTCGGTTCCTGAGCTTTGTTCAGCACATCCATTGGGCTGACTTGAGGATTGTAACGATTTTTGTTCGACATGATGTTTCCTTATGGTTAGTTCAAAACGAACTTGTTGAGATCATCGATCTGATAAGTTGAGATCTTCGTACCATGCATGCTCTTCAGAGCATCCGTGGTGAAGGTCGATGTGATATCCACTGCATCCAATGCAAGATGCTTCGCATTCTTCTTCGCATAGATGTCGCCCATGCACATGTAACAGAGTCCATGTTGGGCTTGACAATACATCGGAGAACGCACCAAACATGTCTTACCGACGAACTTCTCCATGTTCTGTTCTGTAAGAAGAACCCAGTTCGAACCATCTTGGATATAGGAACCAAGATAACGTCCGATCTTGTACTTCGAGAAATCCACAGTAAGTCCACGTGTGGTGTGACAGTCCTGTTCTGATACGGTAAGGTCCTGAAGAACACGGGTGATGCCTTTGGTTAGTGCACCGCCGAGTTTCGTCTGGTCACCACGGTTGAACGAACCTTTACGGGTCTCGTTCGCCATAGCAGGCATCGTCTCTGCGGTCATCCCTTCGGACAGAGAGTTCGGAATAAACACGAAGTTCCCAGTTGTCTTGGAGAACTCTTCCACACCACCGACCGTCAGATACATCTTCTTACGGGAGATGTTGAAGGGTTTGTCACCGAGCGGCCCATAGAATCGCATCACTTCATCATCTTTGAGATAGTTCTTATCCATCGCGATCAAGGTATTCTCGATCTCCATGATGACGTTCGGATCGTTCAACTTATCCTTGTACTTCTCCATCAACTCTTGTTTCACTTTCCTCACATTCGGATCTGTGGTAAGTGATTTACGAGTATAAGTCGGTACACAGAGTTCAGTGAAGTGTCCGATGAAGTAGAGATCGTTCACATATTGCTTATATGCGGATACCGGGATAGAACCGTCCAACATACCTTTGGCAACGATCGTATCGATATAACCGAGATCAAATACGGAGTTCTGATAAGAGATCTTGTCTTGGAATGGATGAACCAGAAGAAGGTAGTTCAATAAGAACCGACCTACGGTGGTAATCATCTCTTCCTTGCAGTTGATGATCTCACCGGGATTCAGTTGGAACGTATCGATCTCACCGAATGCTCTCTGGATCCCGTTGTCCAGGTAGTTCAATGTGAACGAATATGTCTCCTGATCGATATCCGAGACATACACCAGACAGGACTGACTGCTACCCACAACGGATGCCAAGAACACATCTCCTTCTTGCAAAACACATTTCTGGAAGTGTGTTGCGTTGTAATTCGCAGAGGTGTAGTAATCGAAGAGCTCTTGGTTCGTCTTGTTGTAGAGGTCTTTGCTGAACTGATCTGCTTCTTCTTTCTTCTCTGGAGAGAGAGCAAGGTAGTTCCTATACTGGAACAGAAGATGGAAAAGACTATCGTTGAACGGATACACCAGTGCGATTTGTCGCATCGCGATCTGTTTCAAAACTTCATCGTCTGTGATATCTTGCTCTTGCAGAGGAATATACACCGCATCTTCCGGAGGTGTCTTCAATGTAACACGAACAGAATGACGTTCCGGTGTGATCGCTTCGCTCTCATACAGAGGGAAAACAGGACGTCCACCAACCTGTGTCATGATGTCGATCAAAAATGCACGTTCTAACAGACGTCTCTGGTACTTGATCAAAAACTCTTTCTTATGGATCGGAAGTTCCATCACTTAGTCCCTCCCAATAATGCTGTCCAAGGAACCTGACGATACAAGTCCCACATGAACCGATAGGTCTGCTCTGAAGCGATCCCTTGATACCGTTCCAGCTCCTTCTTCATCTTGGCTTCTGGAAGTTCGTCCAGGATCAGAGAGATTACGATCATCACAGCGACTTCATTCGCCAACTCAACCAACTGGTTTATCTTCTTCAGATGTTCCCAATGCTCGATGTGATGATCATCTTTCAAATGATGTTGTTGAAGGAACCCAGGTTCTCCGATCTTCTCCTTCTCTTCATGGGACAGTGAGTTCCATTTAGCGAAAAGAAGAACGGTATCCGGATGGAGCTTCTCTTTATCATACTGTTTGACAAGACGCATCAGTTTCGTTTTGTTCAACAGTCCTGTAAATCGATCCAAGATGTAGTTGACATATGCGGTAACCTTCTGTTCCCGTTCGGTCATTACCATCAAGAATTGTTTCACCATCGCAAGCTCATCCTCTTGGATCGGGATGGGATTCGGATCAGTGTTCATCTCCATCCTCAACTGGATGTTGACGAGATGCGATACCAGAGCATCCGTGCTGTACCAGTATTCGGTACCACGATTGATGTACTCCCAAGCGATATCCGTTGGGAAGAGATCGTTGAAGTAAGCCGCGATCTCAAAAAGATAATCCTCAGGAAGATCGATGTTCTCGATCATCGCATTGTACTCGGACAACTGTTGTTCATCGAAACTCTTCAGTACTCGATAGTAGTTGTCGAAGTCAAATTTGTGTGCGAGATAGAACATCGTTTCCAAATCGATAGAGGATTCCAACAACTCTTCTACTGAGAAGTTGGAGTGGATGCCGATCTCTTCCAGGAGATCGAGAACCAGAGTGATCGCTGTATTAAGAAGATACTGAGGAGTGATCTCCTCAACGTTCTCAACTTCAGCGATGTACCTCTGTTCTTCAAAATAATCGTTGATCCCAGGTGACACGGCACGGCACCTGAAGATCAACTGTTCAATATAAGGATCGGGTTGCATCGTTGTCTCCTATTTTGGCATAGGATGTGCCTACCGTGTAGACTTATGGTGATCATCAGCACTCTTCTGTGCGTAGTAATCGCAGATGCGATTCGCATTAGACCTGTAGTCTTTGCGAAAGGTATGGGCTTTTACCCACTCTGCTTTTACGTTGTGTACTTGCATGAGATCGTAAAGTCGTTTGACTAGATCGAGATTCGCAACAGGAGTACCACCTTTGGTAATCCAGTTGTTTCGTTTCCAACCATAGATCCACCCGTTGATCGTGTTGACGACCAACTTGCTATCTGCGATCACTTTCACATTACAAGGCTCGGTCAACTCTTCCAAACCGTGGATCACTCCTGTCAACTCCATCCTGGAGATCGTTGTATCTTGATCACTGGATGTCACCAGTTTCCAATGTGGCCAGTACACCAATAGAGAAGTCCAGCCACCGGCATTCAACTTCCCTTTCCAAGAACCATCCGTGAATAGTTCTACTGTTTTCAATTTCGGATCATGTTTTCGCATAGATTCACCTCTTACGTTCACAGCATGTTGTAGACAGAAAAGATACTACTCTACCAGGGACTACACCCTGGTAGAGTAGTGGATACTTACATCTGTCGGAACTGTGATTCCGTCACGATCTGGATCCCGTAGCGTCTGGCTTTCACCAGTTTCGTACTTTCATCCTCTTGTTCTTCATCCGGAACAACGAGTAATGAGAGATCTTTTGTGACAGCAGGTACTGGTTGATAACCTTTGGATCTGGCATAAGCTTCCAACTCAGATCTTGGGGCACTCATTTTACCTGTGAAACAGATCGTCATGTCGAAGTTCTGACCAACACTGTTGAGATTGGTGCAGAGCATCAGACAGAGAGCCAGATTCTGAACATTCTCAGAATAGGACAACCATCTCACAAGGGACAATCCTGTTTCACCAAACGATTGAAACTTCTCTAAAGCGTGTTCCGTTGAAAGCGTTGTAAGATCTTCGATCGAACAAACGGTCAACAGCATCGCTGCGTTAGCTTTGCTGATCCTCGGGATCCCTAACGCTGACAGCAGCATCGCAGGTGTTGCTGTCCGAAGAGCGTTCTGGATCGAAGCATACAACTTTGTCGCTACCTTAGGTGATACGTCCGCGTAAGAACATAGTCCTTCCAAGGAGATAGACAGAAGTTGATGCAACTGCAACACCTTGTTGGATACCAGGTTCATAAGTACTACCTTCCCGAAACCATCCAGCTTCAGCTCCTTCGCTGCTTTGCGAAGGATCGCCAATGCAACACCAGGACAATCAGGGTTGGTGCAAACCAACTCTACATCTTCCTGATGAGTCGGATGTCCACACGATGGGCAGGTATGTGGTATCATCAGTTCACCTTGGTTACGGACATGATCTTCCACACAGATGTGAGGAACAACATCACCCGCTCGTTCCACCTTGACGATATCTCCGAGTCTGAAATCATTCTTGATCACATACGCCAGGTTGAACAACGATGCTTGCTGTATCGTGACATTCCCGATCTTCACAGGATCGATGATGCCTTTCGGAGTGATACTCCGCATCCCAACATTCCACTCGATCCCACGTAAGGTAGAAGTCTGAGACTCATTGGCGAACTTGAACGCCATCATCCCTCTTGGATGGTGTTGTGTTGCACCAAGTTCTTGAATCTTGGATATATCACCAAGTTTGATCACCATCCCATCCGTCGGATAGTTTAGTTCTTCCACATCCAAGACAAGTTTATCCCACTCTTCTGGATCCTCCAACATATTCAACGTCATGATCGTTGAATAGAAGGTGTAATCCACGAATGTCAGGATCTTCTTGCCTTTCAGATCAGGAAGTGGTTCTTTGGATGCCAGGATGCCCGCAACCGTATTCCTCTGTGTATTATATTTTTCACCATTCTGTTTCAGGATCTTACCAGAGAGGAAGTACTCTTCGAAGTCCTCATCTGTGATGATGATCTCACCATAGAACGGTGTGTTCAGAAGAAGCAACTGTATTGCTTTGTTAGGATGTCTCATCGCCTGTAACAAAACAGTTGAAGTTGTCTTTACTTCGATCAGAGGCAACTTGCTAGTGATATCCTCTCCGACATGTCCATCTCCTCTGGTGCTCAGTTGCCAACCACGAGTTGTGTAGACCAGTTTACCTGCGATCCCATCATACTTCGGTTGCACTACGAACGTGCTGTCTTCTCGTCCAACACTCTTGCACCACTTGACGATCTCTTCGTGCGTGTAGCGTTTGTCCAGAGAGAGCATCGGTGGATTGTGGATCACAGAGCCTTTCTCTCCTCCGATATAGGTGAGTCTTGGATCATCAGGATCCAAGACACGAAGTTGTTCGATCAACTTATCATACTCCTGATCGGAGATGATGGGTTGGTGATCGGTCCAATATTTCACATTGGCTTCATCGATCTTCTTCCGTAAAGTGTCAATGTCCATAGAGAACTCCTTCTAGTTGTATATTTTACGTAGTATGCTCAATTTTCCTCAAGTTGTAATATATACGTAAAGCATAGTTGAGTATACTGGTAAGTGGATACCAGTATACTCAGGAAGATTATTTCATTCTAGAGATCATCGTTTTAATCTGTGCTTTAGCCCAATTCAGTTCACCCAATGTCGGTACGTATTTCTTTTCATTGCCGTAAGCACGACGTTCTTCCTGATCATCGTTACTTCGATTTTTATCAAACTGTTTATAGTTTTGACCATCCGACAGATGAGTGCATTCATGTACGATCGTGACTAGCATCAAGCGAGCTGCACGTTCAATTCCATCAGGTGAAATATCTCTTAAGAGATATCTAGCATTGATCCAAAGGTCTCTTGCACCGATAGATCCATAACTTGCATGACACCAACCAATGATTGTATTGTTATCATCAGTAGGCCAGGTATTCGGCTCCTTCGTCGTCACAATAATGTTATCAACACGAACAGAATCTCCTATGATCTGTTCAATGTGACGATGAAAACCTGGATCGATCGTTGTGGTATAATGTAACGTAAACCCTGAGTTATCGTAGATCTTTCCGATCCTGATCATGATCCCAGGTAACGGTTCCAAGATGTTGGATATCGATACCGTAATGTATCCTAATGTCTTAATACACTCCAACACAACATTCTTCAAATCAGATACTGTTCTAGGAGAGGTATCCGGTATCATCAAAAAGTCGTATGTTGTAGCTGATGAAACATTTACAAGTTGTGCTGTTCCACGAATCAACTTGGAAGTTAATGAAACTACATCAGTCACAGTTTCAGCCTTATCGATCAGATACCGTACTTCACTTACGTTCTCAGAAAGGGCGATCGCCTGAACTTCTAAGAAGTTCAGATAATCAACGATCCTTCTACAAACAGAACAACATTTCGACTTCATGATCCGAATCGATCGATCTCGTTCCAATACCAACTCGTGCCAGATCTGGAACCAACCACTGATATCACGACTGATCTTCTGTCCATTATCCTGAGTTACTTGAATCGGTAACTTCTCACGGAAGCCTTTTAGATGTTCAAAGATCTCTTCCACATTGTAAGGTATGAAGATCTCTTTATCCTCAAACGAAGAAACTCGATAATGTGTTGATGTGATCGAATGAATAAACGTACTACGTCGGTTCGAGACCAACCCGAAGATAGTTGCTTTCAGATATTTGACGAACGTGATGAATTTGTGTAAGAGATCTAACACTTTCTGTTTTAACCAACTGAGGAACTTTTGAAATCCATCAGAGAGTTCTGTCAAAAGACTTTCTTGTCCGTAGTCCAATTGATCTTGAAAAACCTGTGCTTGTACAATTACATCGTTGGCTGCAAAAACAAGATCTTGTGCTGACTGTTCAAAAGGGGTAAGCATAGTTCTCCTTATCGTTGTTTTGTGATGAGATATCGGATCCATGCAATCTGATCATCTCTTAGTTGCCACTTCGGAACCACTGTCTCAATGTTATCATCAATCTCAATGATATCTGATTCAGTTTCATGAAACACGACTCGATGTGCTGGATGGTTTGTGATGTATGAGAAAACAACATCCATATTGCGTTGTACAGGTATCACATTCACGTACTTTGTTGGGTTAGACTTTGGTTCAATAACCATAAAACTCTTGTAACGACAAATCACATCGAACTGATCAATCATGAGGTCTGATGATTTACATCGATAAGAGAATCGATCACCTGGAACGCTACCAAGTGACTCGTGATAGTTGATGATAAGCGTATCTTGATCGATAACCACCGTATCAATGATATCACAGCATGTCCCATAAAAACACAGATCATGTGGAAATGATAGTTCCATACACACCTCCTTATGCAAAAAAAGAAACACTAGTGAGTAACTACTCACTAGTGTATGATGTTTCACTCGCGTTTCTTAGATTTACGATCGCGTATTTTTCTTACATTCGGCGATGATCCAATCAAACATCTCAACCTCCTTTCTATTACAGTTTCCATCTCCCTTTTCCCATAACAGATTGCACGATCGACCTGTGCAGTTTAGAATTATCAGGAAGATGCATTCCGATCTCGTACGGGATCGTGATACTGAACGCAGTATCGTCATGTATCCCATGTTCCGGACCATGAGACGGGATGGACACTCCCGTTACACGATAACAGTAGTTTGAATCGTCATACGTTATATCGGATGCTGTTGTGTGGAACATCAGATACTTCGGTTCCAGAGAGGGTATTTGTTCGAGACAGTTCCTCAAGACCTCTGTATCCACAAGAACATAGTGACCGAAACCATCATGGAAGCACCTGAAATCAATTAAGATCTGAGCTGCTTGCAGGCAGTAATACGTGTACTTCCGGTAGATCGTATCGAAGAAATCATCATTGTGTTTCAGACCCAACGCACGTGTGATCTTCTGGTTTTGCCATCCGTAAGCATCCACATATGCGATCTGGTTCATTTTCTCAACCAGACGTTTCAGTTCTTGGATCTTATCCGAATCAGCATTCGTGTTAGAACAAGTGCTCATCGTAACCACTCCCTTCCAAGTCATCATTTAGACTTAATTCACCTTCGATGTAGTCGTTGTCGATCCCTTCGTCCAACTCCACATACTCAGGCTGCAGGTTATCATCCTCCCTGATGATCTCAGGGGTATCATCTGACGATGCGCTGATCTCCACCATCTGATCCGGTACTTGTTCACTAGAACAAGTAGGACAGAACATGTAGTCAACGACATCGTCGAACTCCTCTGTGTCATACCAGCGATGACACTTACAACATTTGAAATAGCTCATGTATCTTTCCTTTCGGGATCCAAGTCATCCCTTTTGTTAAGTACGTCATACCGGTAATATTCGCATCTACGAACCATTTGTGGCTGATGTCGATACTGGATGATGATCGTTTACCATCCGCTCTTTTGAATACGATCTTGAGTCGATCCATCCGGTCATCCCACTTAAGAGAGTAGTGTTTGCGTGTCTCATCATCGAGCGACTGCATGATGATATCACAGCAGTCGCTCTCAGAGTAGTGTGATGTACTGTTTTGATAATACCAGATGTAGAAGAAGCGTTGGAGATCCTCCTCCAACGCACCATAGTGTTTGGTCCACTCTCCAGTCGTATCACGACTGGGTTGACTATGTCCCAACTCACACAACTTCTTGAAATGATGCGATATATGCTCCAAATAGTTGTCGTATCTATCAAGATGTAAATACTGATTCACATCTTCGATCTGAACACGATGCCCGACAACGCTGTTGTCTTTCGTGTAGAGTTCACAATAAACGAAACGATGATCTCGTTCATACTTACGTGACTCTTTATACGGTTGGATGAAACACTTGCAGGTACCACTCACAGGATCCCAATCGACGCTGGTTATGATATCGTACTTCGGGTTGTCATCTTGGAACGCATCTACGATGATGGATAGGAAAGTGTGATGTAAACACACTTCCATTTCCATCTCATCTTTACACTCCGGAAGTGGACTGCCTTCACATGCAATGCATGCTTTGACAACCACATCTTTCAAAGCTTGTAACGTTTTGACGATCTTCTGTTCTCTTGTCATAGTTTACTCCTTCGTGCATAATGTTAAGTTTGACGTATAGAGCGGGATGATACTATCCCGCTCTATACACAGTAATCATCGATTGATATTGATCAACGTGTACCAATGCTTTTTGATCTTGATCGGTACTTCGTGCAACACTCCATAGAACGAGAGTGTGAGATGTCTCTGCTTGGGATACCGTGCCAAATAACACTGCATCGTCTGACACACCTCAAGGTGCTCTTTCAGATACTTGATGAATGCAGGATATCCATCCACAAGTCCGATACACTCCATATGACTGTAGATATCCTGGAACTCTTCGTTGAGTTCACGAACAGTTAAGTTCGTATCCCCGCAGATCGCTTCTTGTATGTGTGCATTCAACTGATTGATTTGCTTGTCCAAAATACCGATCGGAAAGAATCGGCAGATGGACTCGATCTGCAAACGATATCCTACAATCAAACCACGACTCATCGATCTATAAGATCCAACGAAGATCTGTCCATACACGAACTGATCAAAATCACGATCCGCATCGACAGGTCTGAGGTAGAACGTATAGGTGTTCCTCCAGGTATCCCATTTCCCATCATATTCGATATTGATGGTTGGGAATTTAGTCTCCAGCTGATGTATCACGTTCATCAATGAACTACGGAGCTGCCCTTCTATGCTACGAGTATCAACACCCGTTAACGGACAATACATCAAAATATTGATATGAGCACTTATGGTGTTCCGTATGGTGCCCACGATCAATGATTCTTTCAATGTTACTTGTTCCATTTTGATATTCCTTTCACTGTAACTGTTTAATGCAATCTGTTAGAGCTGCTTCCAACCGCGGGTTGTGATAACGCTCACCAAGTTGCAAGACGGAGTTGATCTCTTCCTGTGACAAAACACGCATGAACTTCGTATCTGCTTTGAGACACTGGTGTTCATCGAAATAATGAGATAACCATGCGATTTCGTGTACATTATCTGTACGAAAATCCGATGGATCGAGGATCTCTACATCGACTCCAAAATCAGACGGATCAGAACCATCACACCCGAAGATGTGATAATACGAGCCATCGATACGTGCGTAATAATGATTGTACGTACCACGCAATACCTCCTTCCGTAATGTATGGTACGGGGTTCCTTCTAACATCATCCCTACACCAACGATGTGACTATCGTAATGGTGAAATGCTGTACAAAGGATCTGAGCGAACCGAAAGCACTGTCCGTTCGCATAGATGAGTTCATGCCATAGTCCGACACTCGGTTGTTCCTTCGGATGGAACAACTCGATGAAATCTATCACCTCCTGATGCATATTCCATTCACTCCTCTGGATAGATCCAACTCAAGTTGATACCCTGTCCTCGATATAAGACCTGTTTGGTCGGATAACGACCTCCGAGTAACTCTATGATCATCATTGCAGTATCCGGAAGTCCAGCATACCGGAACTTCACGTATTGACACCATTTATCACTGTGACGTGAAGTATAGATCTGCTGGAACGTCAAAAGACGTTCCGGATGTTGAATATTGAGTTCACTTACATAATGCTCAAGAGCATCATTCACTTTTGAATGAGTGGTCCTCTCAATAAACTCCATCTCGGTCTCATACTCAAACGGTTTAAACGAGTCAACCAAATGGCGTCTCAGATCAGTAAGGTTGATCTGATCTTTCAGTTGTTGTGATATCGTAAGTTCTTCCATGATGAAGTCTCCTTGTTATTCAAACGTGTCTAAAAGTGAATCATTTAACGCGATATGACGAACCAGGATCGCGTTACCTTTGTAATAGAATCCGATGACCAAATTACCCTGCTCGTACCAAAACTTGATGTTGCGATATCCTGTATATCCCAACATCTTCTTCAATGATTGACAGAATGCACGTTTGCTCAGATCAGGATCTCGCCACTTGGAAATATTCCAAAGTTCTTCGATACATGGTTTCAGCAATTCTAAATAGTTCGGTACAATCGAATATGCTACCTTGAACGCGATCAAGATCTGATCGATGAGTTTTCTCGCTGTGGACTGTGCGTTCTGATACTGCGTATCAGAGAACCGATCAGGGATCGGCAAGCACTCCACATTGACAGCTCTGATCAACCACAGGTTGTCATCCTGACAAGTCATTTCTATTTGACCGCACAAATACTGATGTGTTGGACGAACCGTGTCGGTGAGTGTAAACCTGATACAACAAGTACGGTTCTCTTCTCGTTTGGATTCGTCACCGTTGTCGCACAATCGCTTCAGTTCTGGATAGACAAAACGAAGTACATAGCGCACGTCCCACAGTGCATGGTGGATAACGCGTGTGGGATATGGATACTTTTTCCCTAGCAGTCCACCAAGTGTTTTTAACACGGTCTCCTGGAGTTGATACAAATTCTGATTTTGTGTTGTTATCTGAGTCATGATGGTCCTCTTTGTTAATGACTCGTACTTAGGGGTAGTAAAATAACTACCCCTAAGTACTTATGTTGTTATTAGAAATGCGGGTTCAGTGAGATAACAGTCTGATGTTCTTTCTGTCCACGATGGTGGTACTCGATGAACAACTTGTTCTTTTCAGAGCGGAAGTAGATCGTACGATATCCATCGTAGTCCAGAAGAGACTTGATCCTCTTGGCGAACTGACAGATTGTGATATCGGGATTCGTCCATTTGCAGTGATCCCAAATTCTGTCGATACGTTCGTCCAGCTTGTTTTCAACAGGTTTCAGATAATGCTGAAGATCGTGATCTGATCGATCCTTTCTAATCTTCTGAAGACCCGACTGGATATCTTCGATGTACCGTCGAGCGAACATCCGATCACTGCGGAATTCGTCTGCATCAATACGACGACTTATCACAGGTGCAATCTGTATATTTACACCGTGGATCAAGAAGGATCCCTCCTGATGAGTGGTCATAATCGATCCGTAGACGAAGTGTTTGCAATCATCGTGGTACCGATCCAACCGAAACATGAATTTACTGTGACTGTATCGTTCCCCGTGTTGACCCTTCGGTGACAGCCACTTCGTATCGATGTGATCCATGAAGAGTTCCAATTCAGGAAGTGAGAGTTTACCTCGTAGGTTGTGGTGAAGTTCATGAAGGAGTCTGTTGATCACTTTCTCGGGTTGTGTGTAGGAACGACCAAGCAACGATTGGGTTGCTTCCAGTGATGCGATCTGGATCTGTTTCAGATCGCTTGCGTAAGGATCGTGTGTTTGTGCCATGGGGTTCTTCCTCCGTATGGTTATTGGGTTATGTTTTGTATTAGGAGGGAACACGATATCCCTCCTAATGCACTGCTTCGTTTACAGTATCTCGTCAAATGCAGAATACAAGACGAGATGTTTTGTGGTCATGAGTTCGTCTTTGTAATAGAAGTTGATCAACATCTCACATCCACGACCTTCCTTGAACTGAACGGTACGACAACGTTCATAGTCAAGAAGAGCTGGTAATGTACGACGGACGAATGTCGTCCGATCCAACTCAGGATGTTGCCACTTCATGATACACCAGATGTTGAAGATGGTTGCTCCTAAAAACTCCATCTTATCACAAATGCATTGAGATGTTCCACGGATCCCACGCTGGATCTGTCCGATCGTAAGTTTCACATCATGGATGTCTTCACAGAGCGTATCATTCGATCTGTAGTCGCCTGGGATCCGTCTACATGTCACTGCGACAGCGTGGATCAACCAAGATCCGTTGAAGAGTTCCATATCAACTCTGATGTAAAGATAATGATTACAGTTGCGATGGTGACGATCCATCCGGAGGATGATCGTGTAAGAAGTGGTATCTTCTGGATCTAACTCTTGTGGATCCCTAAATACTTCCAATCCTCTGTCGATATACTTCGTAGTTGCTGATGCGATCGTTTGACCGATCGTCGTTACGGGATCCAGATGGTACGTCCCGATCAACTTCTGGAATGATTTCAACAGATCAGCTTGGATCCGTCTTAAGATTTCTTCCGATGTTAACATAATGATATTTCCTTTCATGTTGCCTACTTGGTAAGGGTATCGATACCCTTACCAAGTAGGATGTTGTTACAATAGATCCTCGAGTGATTCACTCAGATGGATCTTGTGGGCAAGGATCAGTTCTCTCTTATAGTAGAACTCTACGATCAACTCACCATCTTTTCCTTCTTTGAATTGAACCTTCGTATAACGTTCGTATTCCAAGTAGGACGTTAATCCAGAACTGATGAATGTCTTAAGTGGCATCCACGGTTCGTGCCATTTGGTGAAGGACCAGATGTGTAAGATCTTGGAGTCTAAAAACTCCAAAGTACGTGTAATCGTACCATCGTAGTCCAATGTATTCACGAACCCTCTTGCGGATCGGATCATCAGATGGAGCTTATCGAATGCACGTCTTGCATCTGAGATACTCCTGGCAAGTTCATCACTGGTTCTATATACATCCGGAACCGGTTTGCATTTCACAGTAACGGAGTGGATCAACCACTTATGATCAGCACAGTGTTCCATCTCCACTTTACCGTAAAGATAGTGGGCACTGCTACAACGACCGTGACCGATCCTCACCAAGAACGCATACATAGTACCCTGTTCCGTGTGTCTCGGTAACAGGTTCTTGCCATCATAGATGTAAAGTCCGTAACCCGAGTACTGCTCATATATAGAACCGAGCACATGTGTGATCCGCAGTAACGGATCATCAGAACTGGTTCCAAGGAACCCACGAAGTTCCTTCAGTAAAGTTGTTTGGATACCCCTAAGGAACTGTTCTTCTTGTGTCATTATAACTCCTCCTCGAACTCTTCGTTCGGTACATCGATGTCATCGTAAGATGCATCGAGATAGTTGTCTCCATCGTCGTAGAGATCATCCTCTTCCTCGTACAGCTCTTCCATCTCATCTGTGTCATCCTCTACACTGAACATGTTCCCTCTGTACAGGCAGTCGGGACAGCAGTCCTCTGCAGCTTCAGACTCATCAGTGTAGTCGGATGGTTCATACATGTCACCACAATACTTGCAACGGTACATCATACTGTTCCTCCTTGTAAGATTACCATTCTGGTTGTTTACTTGCTAATACCTCTACGTTCGAAGAACGAACGTAGTACTTGCCTTGGCGTTGACGGATGGACAGCGTCATCTTGTAACGTAATTTGGACTCCACCTCAAACGAGTTGGACTCTCGCCCTTTGGCCATCACCTCCGGTGCGTAATCGATCCATTTTCTCTCACATGCGATGTACACGATACACGCACCTGTCCATGACGTGGCTGTTGTAGTCGTATCTTGGATCGAGATCGATACTTTCGGAGTAGTATCACGAGATTTATCATCATGATACTTAGGATCTTTCACCATCTCGTTGATCCAACTGTATAACCATTGTAAAATCTGATCCAGAGATGTGTTTTCAATGGTAACGTCAGGATACAGAGATGGTAGGTCTCTGCTTCTTTGTACGACATGGTTGATCCGTTCGTGAAGTTCAGACCGAACATGTCGTGTATAGCGATACCGCTCTTGTTCTAGTTTCTTAGTGATCATACTTCATCCTCCTTCTTGAAGAACGTATAGTGAACACCATAGACGATGTACGTTCCGATATAAGTACCGACCAGTTGATAGTAGATCCGACACACATCAGAACGTTGTTCTGCTACACCATACGTGATCACGATATCGACATAGACCTCTTGTCGATCAACGGTAACAGGGTCTAATACTTCGAACTTCATATCGGGTAGTTTCTCTTTTTATACGGATGGTGTTGACCGTGGTGTTCAACACATCTTAGATTTTGATGATTTTAACATGAAGTCATCTAGAGTGTGATACACCCCTGATATAACAAGGATGTTGTTGCTCTAGATGGTTAAATATAAGGTTCTGTGCTCTACTGATCACAGGTGTTCTTAGAGAGGGTAAGATCCTCCTGTTGGATCTGTCGATAAATATACCGTAAGATGCGATAACATGCCTCACCGCGTTCGGTCAGATGGGATGACTGGATGGTACCTACATGATCGGTGATCCCAGCAGCATGTAAGAACTGCAAGATCAGTTCACAACCATCCAAAAGATCGAGGTACAAGATACCGGTATGATCACATCGATGGTAACTATGAGAGCTGATATGAACCGTAACAGCATGGTTCGGATCACAGAACCTGATCCATAGATGTCTGTTGTGCAGTCGTCGGATGATCATGTATAGAAGTTCATCGGTACCATTACCATAATAACATCCACACATCCCGAACGACTTATGAACGTATCGGATCACATCGACATAGTGGTAGATGTCCATATCACCATGTCGTACGGGATCATAGATCGACAAGATGTCACGAACGATGTTCTTGGGCAGTATCACCCTGCCCTCTCGCATCGCAGACAAGAACGAAGGGAACCTATGTTCCGTATCCAGAAGAACAGACTCCGGTACAGGAACCTCAGCATACTCATAAAGAGGAAGTATCTCTTGGTTGTAAAGATCGTTAGACATAAACGGTTATCTCCTTATCGGTTGTGATGCCAATGTTTCACATGTTGTGGTAGATCTTGTTCTTTGGTATAGATTTTGCTTAAGTAGCTATATTTGTAAATAGCGTTCTTAAAGTGTTCGATCGACATCTGATCTCGTTCTAGTATCATCCTGTTGCACTCAGCACTGCGGTATTCGACCAATCCAGGAAGATATACTCCGATCGTATTACACCAGTGACATTCTAACACTTCTCCTATGGTGATAAAGCTTTTACATACACTACCATCCACCCATAAGGCGAGATGGTAGTGTTGATGTGTACTATCGTTGCGTTCTCTTACCCATACGTAAGAAGGATGAGTGAACGCTATCCCTCGTAGGAATAATTCCATCGTATTGCAGAAACAAGTGTTATCATTCACAGCCTCCTGGTAAAAGAATTGAGGGAACCTTATAGTGAAGGTTCCAAATAGAGTTGATTTCCTCCTATCTAGAATACGCTCTGTCAATCGTATTCCGTATTCAAGGATATTGAGATAATGCCCCATCTCATCTGTAGTTCGTACTGGAGATTGGTAAAGAGGCAGTTGATCTCCGTTATAAGGGTAATAAGGAATTACCCATTTCTTGTATCGGTACATATCGTACAGCTCCTTTCATTAATGTTGGTTCTCTATGTTGTGATGCACCCTTCGTCAGGCTCAGGGACATCGATGACTACGTTCGCTAGGTGTCTTGGAGGACACTACGCTCTCTTCGTTGCTCTTTTATACGCTTATGATGTGCATATAGAGAGACTGTGATATGGAACTAACGTTGTTCCTTCACTGGTGATCTACTAACGTAGATCTAAGACGTTACGGTGTTGTGTCTCTCTATATGCTTCTGTTGTTAGATCTTCATTGTACTTATCGATGAATGAAGTACGGATTATGAATGGTATCTTAACTGTAGCTACATATGGTTGGGTTATATAGTTACTACCATAATACCTGGTTAAGATTTGAGGGTAAGTTGAGGGTAAAATAACGATGGGATAAATCGTCATATGACTATTATATTTACTCTACTAGATCCCATCTATCAACAAGTAATATATACGTGAAATAGACTTCAGTTACACTAAAAGAGTAAAAGAAGAAGACTAGGGTGACTAGTCTTCACTATCTAAGTTAGAGAAGATCTTGGATCTTCTCTACTAAGATCGCATCGATCAGAAGTTGAGGGATGCTTTTGGTATAGACGAGGATGTAATCACCATCTCTTATCAGATCGTAACCCTCATGCTTATATTGGTTGTAGGATGCGATAGCCATCTTCTGATCCATGGTACGTGCTTGACGTTTCAGGATAGCAAGATGAATCGTATTACCCATGGATAGGATCTTCATGGTAGTATCTCCTATATAAGAAAAAGAGAAGGTGGTGTAGTACCACCTTCTCGGTTCGATGTTAGAAGAGATTGGAGACCGTATCGGAAGCGGTCTCAGCAGCACCATCTCCGCAGAAGATCTTCTTCACACCGTAGACGATGGCTGCACCAGCAGCCATACCAACGATGACTCCCATCCCGTAGGATGCTCCGATGGTGAAGGCACTCCCAGCTTCACGAGCCAGGGTGGAACCATGCCGGTCACGTTCAGCGGGCTTGTTGGGATCGGGATGATCTTCCTGTTCCTCTTTGGGAGTGTCCTTCTTGGGTTCTTCTTTCGGAACATCCTGCTTGGGGTTGGGATCCACTTTCTTGGACTCCTGTTTGGTGTCCTTGGGATCGACCTTCGGTTCCGTCTTGGGCTGTTCCGGGTTGCCGTTGGTGTTCTTGGTTTCGGTGTTGACTTTGGTTTCTTCCATTTTGGATTCCTCCTGGTTGTGGTTGGTGTTGTTGGGGTTGATGGTTGCGTTGTTCTTGTTGTCTTCCATTTTGTTTTCCTCTTTTTGGTTAGGGGTTGTATGGGTTGCTTGTTTGGTTGCATGTTCCTGCAGCAGATCTTCCATCTGCTGACCGACGTTGATACCGAATGAGTCTCTCGGGACTTCCTCGGTAAACTCCTCCACAGTAACACCTGTGGGGTTGTTCTCTGGATGATCCAGAGAGATCACAACGGTTCGACCAGTTGTGATGTTCGGCATATGAGCCGGATAGTCCGGTTCAGTAATGCCAGGACCAGTGAGACCTGGTGCCTGGTTTTCGAATGAACCACGGAATTTGTGTCGTTTGTGTCCCATATGAGACCTCCTTATGTTAAGTTTTGAATTGGATGCTTATGTCTACCACGCCCTTGTTTAAAAGTATTGATGATCGCGATACTTTGAGCGTGGTAGTTGGTCTACCCTACAAAGAAGGCAGACAGAACTAACGATGTTACTTGGCGATCAACAAGTTGTCCATCGTGAGCTGGAATGCTTTATTTAACGCCTCATACCAGGTGAGGCTGGTCTTAGCCCAAATCTCTTCCCCGATCACATAGATCGGTCTCCTGAGATCCAAGCTGCTGTAGTCAAATTCTGACATACAGTCTCCTTCTTAGGAAAGTTGTAGAACAACGTCACTCTCCACAACGACCTAACACTAGAGTGTGGTAGCACTCTAGTGTTAGGGTCCTTTACTATTACTGGAGTCGTGATAAGAAGTCATCGCTCTACTAGTATCATAAGAGTTATATATATTCGAAATATTTTGAACTACACTTTTAGATAGAGTACTCTGTGTTGATCCGAGATGCTATGTCCATATACAGAAGGAGGACATAAGCATGAGTGCTAAAATCTACACAAATGGAAAGTGGGTTGATCTTTCCCCTGCTACGGGGGGGGGGTAATCAGTCTTGGAGACTCCGTGTTTGAAAACCAATTGTCGTCCGAGAATGGTGTTCGATTCGGATCGCAAGCAACAGCTACATCGTTCGTTCAAATGTCATTCCGTTATGCTGGAAAATCAGATGCAACAGGAACGGGATACATCGCGGTAGGAGAACAAGATCGATCTGTTGATCCTAAAACGTTTACACGAAGAGGATATCTGCTTATCCCCTTGACAGATGCTGGATATTACTCTGTATCCTTTGTAGTATCCGAAGGTATGTATCCTGCGTGGAAGTTTGAAGAAGGTAAGTCGTTTGGAAACATCCTTACATATATGACCACCACACCACTCACGATCGTATCAAACTGATCTCGATATAAAAGAAGAACTACAGGGAGTTGGTTAGACTCCCTGTAGTTCCATATGTTGCATCATCCGTAAAGGTCCATCAGAAGTGTCTTAGTCTCTTTATTGAGATGAGCCACTCCGATGTTGAGTTTGTTCAGGACTCGATACAGAGCAGAACAGTTGTGATAGATGATCTTCTTGTAATCCACCAAAGGGATGATCTCTTTGGGGATCGCATTCGCAGCTGGGTTGATCAGGACGTTGTTCGGGAACTTCTTATGCTGTTCTACGAACTTCATCGTCTCTTGATAGATGGATTTATTCATCTTCTCAAGCTCCTGATAATAACCGGCTGTAGGGGTGTACAGGGATACGTAAATCACCTTAGCTGGCGGTTGAACATCCCCGTATTTCTTGGCATAAACAGCTTGCCAGAACATCCAAGCGAAGAACACAGAGGTTGACTCAGGATCACTGTAATCTCTCTCATACTTCAAGGATGTGATCTGGAGGAACTCTGTTTCTCCACGTTTGATACTATCCATGATGTTGTGTTCCCACCCAAGTACTTTATCGATCAACTTATTGGCTGATAGCTTCCCTTGGATGGAAGGATACAACACATCGTTCTCGATGAAGTTCTGGATGAAATCAAGAGAGGTTGAACAGATCGAAGATCCTCTGAGTGTTTGACCTTTGATATCCGCTTTGGGTTTGGGTAGGATTACTCCTTCCTGCACCGCTTGGATCCCACAATACGTCTTCTTGATACCGAAGAGCAACATGATGGGATAGAGGAACTCATTCTTCATCGCCAGCACACGACGATGCTCAGGAGATACCCCATGAAGGATACTGTATCGATAGCAAGCGTGACGAACACTATGATGGAGCCAGTAGATCACCAAGGAAGTGATCTGATAACTCTCATCTGTGATGTCATAGTGGATCCCACCACGATACCAATCATCCCACTCAGCAGCTGTGAAGATTTCACTATCCGTATCACTGATGATAACGGTGTTCCGCCAGGTCATTTGTTTCTTACGAACCTCTGGAACATCCGCATCTGTGTTGACGAACGTATCGAACAGGAGATCCAGCATGTGGACTTTCTTCTCGATGCTCTTACAGTAAGCTACCACCTTCGGGATCAACTCTGGATGTTCTTCCACGATGATCTTGATCGAGTAGTTGTTGAACTCCTTCGCAAGACCCACTGTTGTGATCGCCAGCACCGTCTCATCTTGTTTGAAGATATCATCCGCTGTTACATTCGGATCGATCTGTACTTTACTGGTATCGAACACATAGTGGATGAACCCTTTGAAGATCTCAGAGTTGTACCACATGATGTGTCTCAGATTACAGTAGTAGAAGAGGAAAGTCACTTCCAATGGGGTGAGTCGACTTACCAGTCGGTCTACAGAAGCCATCTGACAACCAGGACAGTACCGATGTAATGTCTCAGTGTAGAAATCGATCAGCTGCATGTGATCGATCATCTTCAGTTTATACTTCTGGATCGCTTGGTTGATCTGATCATCCGAAGGACGCAACCTTAAGTTAAGTAGGATGTGGTTCACCAGTTCATCTTCACTGAACCAGGAGAAGTTCCCACCCAACAACTGTTCTGCTACCGTGTATGCTCTTACGATCATACAGCGAGCAGCAGATGTGATCGTGTTGTATCCCGGTTTATCATAGAAGATATTGAACGGAGATCCGAATCCTCCAGGTAGACTGTTACAGTTGATCTTGATCGTAGCTTGCTGATACCAGCAACGCTTCGCTTCCAAGTCATCACCCACCGCTTCTGCAGCAAGTTGTTTCTTCTTAACCTTCTTACGTTCTTTCAGCTTATCGACGACCATCTCTGCGATGAACGAAGATTGTTCGATCGTTGGTTTGTACATCGATCCAGCTGGTGTGATTACTTTGGATTTTTGTTGATTCAAGAACTGGTAGAAATCTTCCTCCACGATCTTCTCATTCCCAGGAGAGACCGTCTTATTGTAAATAACTCGTTTACTCTGATATCGTTCTCGGAAGGTATCCTTCAGGAACCGTTTGATCTCATTATCATCTTCAAATCCAGTCATCCTCTTTAGATAGTCATAATGCATCCGCATCGCTTCCTGGAAGATATCGGGTCTTACTATCTGATCGGTTGTTAGCATATTCACCTCTAGTTGTAATATTCAGTCGTATAGGTTGAAACTCTTTCATTGAGTAATATATGCTTGAAAGAACGATGGTGATCCCAAGTCATGCTATGCTTAAACTTGTCTCAACAATAACTTTTACATATGGAGTCTATGATGATCCCTAACCCTGCTTGTCTTGGTCTGGAAGCACTGATCCCGTCGGAGACGATCGCTTACCAGCAAATCCAGAAGATGTCCCATGATCTGAATGTTACTCAGAAACAACTGTTCGATCAGATGGGACTTCTCCGCAATGCTCATGATCTTTACATCGACAGCCGTCGTAGTCCTGTGGCTTATGTTGCAGCGATGCGTGCGATGGATCTGAAACAACCAGGTGATCTGGTTAGGATGTATGCTTCTGTTGAAGATGCTTACGATACTGCTTTCCGCACATACGAAGCTTGTGTGGATCGGTTCGTAAGGTTCTGCAAGGAACATATGACGGATGAGAAATACAAACTCGCTTATCAAGCTGCGATCGAGAATATCCAGATGCAGTACCATAACCTACTCTGTCTGGATCCGAGAGCGAACGGTGGTGTCGACATCGGTCCTTCCACAGAAAGTCTTGTGATGGGGGATGTATCGGATGCATCGATGGAAGGGTTCTTCAAGAATATCATCGAGAGCATCAAGCATACATTCACACGAGATCTCAAGTGCAAAGAGATCATGAGTGAGATTGCGGCAAGAGCATCCAGCGCTTCGAAAGAAGCTGATGATAAATTCAAATCCATCGCTCATGAGTTCAAGTGTCCTCCAGCTGATGACCTGCAAGAAGGAATCGCATACATCGGACCAACGACGAAGTTCCTTAGTGAACGGTTCGATGCGTTCATGAACGCACACAAATCGATCTTCACCAGGAAGATGTCTGGAGCAGAACAGGAAGCTTATTTGAAGAAGTTCTTGAAAGAACATAAAGATCACTTCAATCAGTGGGGTGCGAAATATGGTGATTACCATATGTCGTATCGCAAGGAAGGCAACTATGGCTCCCTCGGTTACAACATGAAGAAAGTGGTTCAGCTGTTCAAAGCCTTCGAAACGACATCTTCGGGTGCGCGCTCTATGTTGAAAAAGATGTTCGAACAGACAGAAGGGCACACTCAAATTGATGGTGCTTCCTACAACGGGAGTGGTGTTACCATCTACTATTCCATCAAGAAGGAATGGAGACTGTGCAATGCTCACCTCGAACGTGTCTTGGAGATCTACGACCAAGTTGATTACACGATCTTCCGTATCGGCAAAGACGTGAAATCCTGTCTCTAAAACATACACAACTTAAGGATAACAACAATGAAAACACAACCTGTCAATACCGCTGTACAAACTGCAGTGATCCGCGAATCTGCGATCGTAGCTCTTCTGGAAGACTACGGGAGATTCCTTCTGAAACATCAACGTGTCTCTTCGATGGAAGAGTGTCGGGATAAGATCGGACAGATCATCAGTCTCGCCATGGATCGAGGAGATGCTACCCAGAACACTCTCGCTCACATCGAACGTTGGCTCTCCAAGAGAACGGTCAGCACAGACTTCACTTGTTGCTGCAAGAGGATCGAAAAGTATCTCAGTCACGCTCTTGTGGAAGAGATGGGTGAGGTAATGCAGGAACACAATGTCGCATCGGATGACCCGAGTTATGCTGAATTCAAACAAGTGTACGATATTTATCTTCAGTGCAAACAAGCGACGGAAGCTCTGATTGCGAAGTATGGTCAACAGGTCAAATCGATTGCTGCTCAATTCATCACGGAATACAAGCAGGCGTTCGATCCGGAGTTCGTTGCCAAAGTGGAACAAGCGAAGAACTGCTAACATTTAATTACTGATGGGTGGTTGTGTGACCACCCATCAGTATATTTCTATCTATGCGGATGATCCTACCTTATAGGAGGTGGTGAATATGGAACCTAATGATGTTAAATATTTCTTAGAACAACTGAAGCTCGTGTTCTCTTCGTTGTTCGCAAGACAGATGTCGTATGTGATCTTCGGATGTCCGAAGTTACAAGACAACGAACTGTTGTTCTCTAATGTGGACTCAGTAGCGATTGAAGTTTACGAGAACGATCCGGAGTTCTACTTTCACAAAGTAACGATCCATGATCAACGATTCTTGGATCTTCTGTATCAGCAGTATCCGATATTGAAATCTCATGTAATCTGTATGGATGTGAAGACATTCATGTCAGCTGTGAACAAATCAACCAAGTCGCTGACAGAGAGCAAATTGTCCTTGGCTGAGCAGGAGCTTCTCTTCGAATGTCAGGAGATTTCGATACCCTGTGGACAGATGATTTCAGAGTTCACAGCGAACCATTATTACGACATCTTCTTATCCGGATTACCGGATGGTGAAGATCCGTATGTGGTACAGTTACAACTGGATCAGATCGATCCGACGAAGATTACATATTTGGATATCAATGACCACGGTGGTCAGACGATCCAGGAGATCCTTCATTCCAGATGTATGTTGTTACAAGGTAAGAATATCATCTCTACGAAGGAGTATATCCCGAAGTCCAAGATATCCGAGTACACCTTACAGTTAACAGCAGGCGGAACCAAACAAGCACTGAAAGTGTCGATGATGTTCCAGAATGAGTTGTTATCTGTCGTATCCTCACAACCTGGGATACGGTATTACGTACGATAGTATACAGAACATGTGGCAGAACTACACTACGTTGTAATGACGTAGTGTAGTTCTCTATTAGTAGTGTTAAATCGTATACCTACTAGAATATTTGAACACTCTTACAATAAGGAGTATACCACTATGGAACGTCGACCGATTAATCGTGTTGTCCAACCGATGGAAGATGGTCTTCCTGAAGTCCCGCCAACTGAAGTGATTGTGGATAAACATCCAGAACCACAGCCTTCTGAACCAACACCATCTGCTGTGACAGATGAGGACTGGGCGAAGGAGATCGAGCGTGAGAAAGCGGAACAGGAAGCTGTCCTGAAGAAACTTGCGGAAGAAGAGAAAGCTACTGAGCAGAAGGTAACAGAGACTCAACAGCATGAGATGCAAGCGGATCAGAAGATCGCCGAACTGGAACGACAGCTGGCTGAACTGAAAGCCCAGCAAGCCAAACCGGTACAGGAACCACCGAAGCCACAGCCGCAACCTGTTGCCCCTAAAGAACCCAAACAAGAAGCACAACAGCCTGCTCCCTCAGCACCTGTGAATCCTCTTGAAAAACTCCAACAGGATGAACTGGGTGGGACTTTGTCACAGAATACCCCTGAAGCGAATGCTCCGAAAGAGGAGATCGTCGATCCCGTCCAGAAGAAACACGATGAGATCGCTACCAAGAACAACTGTTCCAACCGTGTCTTTACAGACAATGGTACGGAAGATGATCTGGACAACGCGATCATCACGTACGACAGAGAGGATCAGCGAGATGAAGAAGCCAAAGAGGAATCGCCTTCTCCTGGTATCATCGCGATGTCACTCTGTGCACAAGCGGGACAGAAGACCAAACAAGCTCGTATGATGAACCGGTATATCAATGAGCTCAAGGAGTTGAATCAGAAGTTCGAGATCCTCACGGAAAGCGTCCTCCGTCTGTCCAAGATCACTCCTCGCCTCCCCAAGAACGACAAGACAACACCGATCCATCTGTCCGGCGATGCTGCGAAGATCGCCGTTCTTTCCAGAACACAGGGACTGTACCGGATCATGCTCTACAACAGTGGCTTTTGGATCACGGTTCGTCCTCTTACGGTATCGGATGCTTCTGCGTTCGTTCATGAAGTGGACAATGATTTCAAAGAACTGGGTCGGATCTTGGGTGGACAATTCCATCTGGTCCTCGGTGCCTATCTGAAACAGAAGGTGCTGGAGATCCTTCCCAATGTGATCGTCTCTTCGAACCTGGAAGACTGGGATCAGCCGGATGTGCTCGGAGAAGCGATCTCCATGCACGATTACGATACGATCCTCTGGGGGATCTGTTGTTCCATGTATCGAGACGGGATCGGGATCGGGGTCCACTGCACCAATATGGAATGTCGTCATATCGACGCCAACCAATATGTGGATCTCACCAAGGCGTGTTACATCAATCCCGATGTGTTCAATGAGGAAGCGATGACGTGGATGCGCGATACGAGAGTCAACAGGACCTTGGATGATTGTCTCAGATATCGCAACACTATCCTGAAGTCTACCAAGACGCTCCCGATGGATGACAACAAGGTGTTGATCCACATGCGTGTTCCCTCTATCCAGACCTACACAAAACGCAGTGTTGAACTGATCGGGAAGATGCAGTCTGCGATCTATCGGGCGAAGACCCGTAAGAACCAGGAACTGCAGAATCAAGTGATCTTCCACATTTACAAGATGCTGGCTCCCTGGATTTCATCGATCGTCTACAAGAACGAGTCGGATGCGGATGTTGTGATCGAAGGTTACGATGCGATCTGCGCCGACTTGGAAGCCAGAGCAGAACAGGACCACACTCTCTACAGCAAACTGGAAGAATATATTCGCGATACGAAATGTTCGATGTACTGTCTGACTTCGATCGAATGTCCGAAGTGTCACAAGAAACCCAATCTCAACTCTGAAGGACTGTTCCCGTTGGATGTTGAGTACCTTTTTTTCGGGTTAACCTGTCTGAAGTTGGAGCAGACAGGAGCACAATTGTAAATTATCTGGAAGAGTACTGGGAGAAAGGACAAGATGTGATCTCCAAGAATGAGGGATTCAACAAATCCTTTCATCTCCAGCTCTTCACAGACAGTCGCTTCCACAAAGCAGATAAGCGATATCGCTTCAATAACCCCAACTGGCACATCTCGTATAAAGAGCCAGGTGGTAACCTGGATCAGTATGAGAATCGTGTTATCGATCTGCTTCAACGAAGCGTAACACACGAACTGTTCGGACTCTCATATTGGGATCTGATGAATATGGATCTTCCTACTTTTAACAAGATCAGGAACCGTATCTTAGACATCTGTCAGAGACAAGATGAGATGAAGAACCAGATCGATAAAGAACAAAAGAAACTGGAAACGGCGCTCCAGAAAGGATATTAACCTATGCCAACTGTACAGCAAGAACCGAATATCGGCTTCGTTCCGATGGATAACAACATCGGTATGAGCAATCGGTTAGAGAAAGATGAGATGCAGAAGATCATGGTTGAAACACTCGGCGACCTTGCCGATGTGCTGAAAGATCACTGCGGTCCGTATGGTAAGTATGCAGCGATCACATCTCCTGTGAACCCCTCTGCAGAACCGATCTTCACGAAAGACGGGATCAACATCGTCCGTTCGATCGACTACGTGTCTCAGGTGCAACAGTTCATCAGGCACACACTGATGTACATGGGATCTCGTATCGAATCTACAGCAGGTGATGGTACGACTTCTGCCATGATCATCATGGCTGTTGCGATGAAGAACCTGATCCGATCGATCAACGATATTCCCTGCACCTATCAAGATCTGATCTATGTATATCAGAAATACATCCTGGACAAGATGGATGGTGGATATAAGGAACATTATGGGTATCATGTCGATAACCAGCAGTTCAAGAACTACGCCAGTCTCCATACAGAGTACGAGGGTGGTGAAGCTTCTACGATGAAGAAGGGGATCCGTTATATCGCTTACAGTCAAGCGTATACCTCGTCGCATGGTGATATTGAACTTTCCAACATCATCGCTGATCTGTTCGCGAATACTCCGAAAGAAGTGTGGCACCTCTTCTCTCTGGACAAAGCAGCATATGAAACCAAAGAGCGGTATGTGGTGGATACGGAGTGCTGTCAGTGGAAGGTGGAGGGATGTCAGCTCTTTCCTCTTACGCAGATGTCAGAGGAGTTCGGCACCGCAGCGATCCGAGAGAACGCTACAACGTTGTTGACGGATCACGGGATATCGGTTGGAGATGACTATACCAAACCAGTCAGAAATCGAATCGAACAAGCGATCTTGAATGATGAACAGTTGACGGTTCTGGTAACTGGCAACTTAGATACCGCAACCAACATGTGGTTGACTGGGTTGTTCCAGCAACATCCGAACCACATGATCAGTATCTACATGATCACTCCTGGAGATTATGGTCTGTGGAACGACATTCCCTACATGAAGGTTGCATCAGGACAGCAGCCCACAGAAGTGATGGAGTTCCAACTGGACTACAAGTTCAACGGACGTGATCTCACGATCACCAAAGGTCTGTACGAAGACGATGACAAAACTACTTGTCATATGCATCCGTTCTACAAGAACGAAGCATATCCTCTTTACAACGACTTCGTTGCCAGATTGGAACATCAGATCAAGATCCAGTCTTCTGTTGTGGCTACCAGAGAGTCCAACAACACGGTCGCCCACATGAAGAAGATGCTCAGCAAACTCATCGTGGTGAATCGCAACTACTTCCGAGTTGGCGGTGCTGCATATGACAATGCTGCCGCGGTTGATGTAGCGGTAGATGTCCTCACAGCAGTGAAGAACACTCTGATCAATGGATGCGCTCTCGGATCCAACAAGACGTTGTATCAATTCTTCCATAATCGGAAGAAGAATGCGGTTGATCTTGGTATGGATCAGAAGACTTCGAAGATCCTGGTTGCTTTTGCAGATGCGTTCATGTCTGCGATCGAAGAGACCTTCACTGCGATGTTTCGTTTCGCACCGACGATGCGTCCTGCAGATGATCGTATTAAAGAGATCCTACTGGAACCTGTTCCGTACAACATCCTGGAACAAGATCAATCCAGTGCAGAGTATCATAACCTTTATGATATGTGCTTCTCTGAACACACGAACCAACCAGCTGTGCTTCAACCGATCGATACCGATATGGCCATCGTAAGACGGTTCGGTGAAGTGGCTCTTCGGTTCGTGAAAACAGCGCGACTGGTCTCAGAGGGCGGTATCTACGTCAACCAAAAGAAGGACTCTTGATATGCCTACCACCACAGAACAAAATCTGGTGAAAGTATCTCAGTGTAATCTCGGAGATACGATTAAATTCAAGACGATCAACCCGATCGATGTCAATGTCTACTCCGGTAAGATCATCGGCATCGTGGACTTTGAACGTGCCAGAACTTACGGTGATGTTGCCGCGATCCATCTTCAGATGGCTCAAGGTGCATCCAGCATGGGTAAAGACGATCTGATCGATGTGACTCAACAGCAGTTCCTGGTCGTGGAACTATACAACGGTGAGATCGTTCCTTACGCGTTTGAGTGGTTGCAGTCTCCAGGTGGATCCTACGGATCGGTACAGAAGATCGATGTTGGTGCAACCTACACGATCCGTCTGTACAACGTGTCGGACACTGACGCGTCGACAGCTCTGTCCATCCTGAAACAGAATGGATATGTCTGTAAACTCTTGAAGAAAACAAGAGATGGTTCCGTCTCTTAAGTAAGAACATCACTAGGGATGTGGATATCCACATCCCTAGTGATCATATCGTTATTTCTTGGAGTTATTGATCTCTTGGATGATCCACTCCGTCATAGAGTAGAACTTAGCATAATACTGTTCGATACCAACCAACAGAGATGCAGATGAGTTCATCACATATTGAGTGACGTTGAGCAGAAGCGTGATCGACTCTTCCGCATTCGAACCTTTCCACATGTTACTCACATCTCTGATGTTCTCGTACAACGTTTCCATGTTGTCAGCGACCGGTTCGATCTCTTTCATGATGGCGGAGACCAACGCCTCTGCATAACGAATCTGAGATCCACCATTCCAACCGAACTCTCTGGGATCAACAGGATCCGGAGATGCCGTTTCGATGATGACTTTGCATCCCTCAGATGTTACAACGACACCATCGCGATAGTGCTGGTGATTGATCTCCCTGGCGAACATATCTCTGGCTGAACGGTAGTCTTTGAATACACCGTCTATGGTTTGCTTAGCTTTGGCTGGATCGCTTTTAACTGCAGCGAATAGACTGTTCAACTTGCTGTACCAGTCTCCGATGTACACAACAAGATTGCGGAGTGCGGTTAATCGCGTAATGAACATCTGGTAATCGAATACATTGGGAACTTGCATCCCTTTGGGGAATGATTGGATCATCATGAGTCGGCTGGCGTTCATCTTCTGTTGTTTGTTGGGACGCAGGAACCATTCTGTGATCTTGTCCATCAGATAACGGAGGAAGTCCAAGATCTTCTGGATGATGTAGTTCGCTTTATCCTTCAGCCAACTTCCCAGGTTAGCAACATAGATGCTCTTCTTGGAGAACATGTCTTTGCCGTCCAGTTCGTGTTTGCCGATGTGAATGGCCGTTGTGAACGACTCACCACCAACAGAATCGATCAACGGTTTGCTGTATCCGAACTCTCGAATGGTCTTCAGTACATTGCGGTGATGTTCGAACGTTGCGAAATCCTCCATGATTGACCGGTACATCTCTTTGGTTCTCTCTTGGAACTCAAAGATATCCATGTAAATAGGAATAAACATATCCATGTGTTATTATCCTCATCAGTTGTTCAGTAGTTGTGAGAGCTTAGCAGCTCTGAAATAAAGTTTGTTATCCACAAGTTGCTTGGTCTTGTAGATTAGTTGTTCGTACTCTCTTGGGAATCTTCCACTGAGGATCATGCCCACTGGTGTTTCCACAAGATAACGAAGTAGTTTGGTGAACGCAGTGATACCATCTGCGATACGGTTCGTAATGGAACGGTTATCGAGCGCTTGTAAAGTACTCTCGTAATCAGCGATGTAATACGCGAGCATATCGGGAGGAAGGTTCTGCTTGAACACTTTAACAGTCTCCTGCAGAACCAGCTGGCCACGCATCGGCATCTCATCGTGTTCTTCCAAATGATACATATCACCATTCAGAAGTGTCGTGATGAAAAACGAGAGCTTGGCAACGTTCCAAGCGATACTGCTGTTCTTCGCGAAGATCCCTGTACCAGCTCTGCTAGCGAGGTTGTAGTCCAGTTTGTTCAGAGAGGACACCAGAGCACTACCGAGTCCGTGTCGTACAACGAACTGATCTGCCAGTCTCTCACAGAGTTTGAAGTTGTGAACAGAAACTGCTTGATCGGAGAGTTTCTTACTGGATGTGTTCAGTGCGATCAATGTGGACGTATCTCCCATATAAGAGAACAGCTGACTCAATACGGCGAATGGGATCGTTGCTATCATAGCAGCATCCATGATCGCCGAGATCAAAATGCCGAATCCATCAAGGATGTAAGCTCCAGCAGAGTCTTTTCTATTTTGCAACAGATCATCGGTCTTATCAACAGCGTCTGGTGTATGATGGATCTTACTCAACTCAATCACCATCTTGGCTTTTTCCTCAACGGTAGCGTGTTGATTGAAATACTCATAAGCAGTCATAACCGTTCCCATCCGCATACACCCATCCAGAGCATGTTCTAACATGGAGTGAAGATGTCCGATCTCATGGATGACGATAGCAGCGATCTCTTCTGCTGTAAATGGTTGACATTTGTTATGTCCGACTTCCTGGATCAAAAAAGAAGCGAATGGATCGAAGTACAACGTGAACGATACCTTACGACCATCGTAGAGATGATCGATTGCATAGATACCGGTATCCTTACGAAGTGAATTCACAAGGTTCTGGATGTCCTTGACGGTGGTACAGCGTAGGTCGTACTGCTTAATGATCCATTGATAATACTTCTGCATACCAGTACCGGAATACGAATCGATGAACATCTGAGCATTCCAACCGTAACGGTCACCAATATCCATCACACAAGCGAACCCGTAGTTGATCCCATTGGAGAGAACGATCTTCCTACAGTTCAACCCGGTGGTCTCTTTGACCAGTTTGCTGAACCTTGGATAGAAGATCTTTTTGGTGTAAGCGATCGTCTCTTTGACACGATCTTGGATAGAGGTGTTGATGTTGTTCCTGTAATTGATAATATCTTGAAACAGTTCAACCAACCCTTTCGTCAAAGGAGAACTACGTTGGAAGTCGATCGCTTCCAACGAAGGATATAATCTTGACATAGTGGAAAGTTCCTTCTGTAGTTTAAGTATAGCATGTGCTGGAAGTGTTGTGAATACACACACCATAAACAAAAAACAAATCGTATGGTGGGAGTATTATAGCTCCCACCATACGAAGTCGTTATCATCTCAGATGATACCACACAGTAACATATAGTTCCCTATATGACATCGTGTGATCTCATGCCTGATTAGGTCATCAGACATGTGTTTCATTACAATGTACCACATGTGTTCCTCCTTGTTGTTATAGTTTTGATTTGATCTGTTTTATCACGTCCCGAACCCAACGACGATCTTCTTCGTTTAAGTATTCACGGTAATATTTCTGTTCTATCTTCTCTACCAGATCCTCTTCCTTTTTTTGGTTATTTGGGGCTTTGTCCCATTGCGCTAAGAACAGGTGATAACACTCGTGTACGATAGTTCCCATAAAACTATCTATTTGATCCTTTGTGGCGTTACCGGATGGACCCCACATGTTACTGTACAATCTGTAATTGACATATATGTCTACAGAGCCAGACATGTTGTTCTTAGCATAACACCAACCGTACGGAGGGCGTTCTTCAGCAGTATCGTCGCTAAGACCCCACGTCATAGGTCTACGATTTGTTATAATTACATTTCGGACAGTAACAGATCCTCCAAAGAGGTGCTCCATCTTCTTTAGGATATGTGATGGGATCTTAACAGTAACCTCTACTGGTATATCTCGATTAAACAATCTATCTATATCCAATAGATACGATACACCGATAGAGCATAGTTCAGTCGATGCTCGTGATATGGTTGTGACTATCAGTATAACTTGTTTGACACCATCCTGTATCCCGACATCCATAATGTCATCTCTAAAGATGTCATTCGCTTGTTTTGATATACCTAATATCGCCTCTTTGAATTCTTCTTTCGTCATATCGTCTGATATTGTTAACTTAAATTCTTCCAATGCGAATACTAGGGTATCTGAAAGGAGTGCTATGTGACCAAGATCACTTGCTATTGATCTTGCCAGATCACGAACATCTCCACGGCGATAACCAACAACTCCCTTTTGTTTTTCACAAAGCTGATGTGCTTTATCAACGTAACTATCTAGTTTTCGTTTAAAAGCATCAAATGGTGTTGATTTACATCTAGTACGCATGAACACATGGGCATCAGTGAATACTTCTGCTACCTCATCCATATATTTATACGGTATTAGTATAACACCATCTCTAGCTTGAGACATAAGTAAGAAAAGATCACTCATACTCTTCTTTACGAAATCAGAGTTACTCGTCTTAGGTGTTTCTTTGATACCAAGTACTTTACACACCTTATGCCGAATAGCACCGAAGAACTTCTTAACAGCAGCAATCAGTTGGTTGATTTTCTCTTTCAACCAACTGATGAACTTACTGATCGCTTCTTTCGCTTGATCAACTAAGCTCTCTTCACCTATTAGTTCACGGAAGTGTTCTGTGTAACCATACTTGTTATAGTAGTTGACCACAACGCATGCGTTGTGATACACATCGTAACCTTGTATGATTTGGTTACAGATAGTGTTGATATCGTTTAGGTATTTTAATTCAGTTTCCATGTTCTAGATCCTCTTTAAGTAATTCATCCCAATAAGTATCGGTTGCGATGTCGTTGTCTTTTACCATAGCCTCGTATGGGATAGACCTGATCAGCTCCAGTTGCTCTTTGGTCAACAGTTCTTTGGAACAGTGCCAGCTCCGAAAGTAGTTGAAACGTGCTTTTGTGTGAAACTTCATATAGAGCCAGACAGTGTTGTTGTCTTCTGCTCTTTCGATGACCAGACGGTCACCTTCTTTGAGTCGTGCAAATTGCTCCAGGAACGCTTTGCAGTTGCAGAAACTCAGCTCACCGGCACTTACCCGGATCATCTTGCATTGCCATTCCAGAATCTCAAGCCTCCGAAGCTGCTCTCCCTCCAAATTGGATTTATGAAAAGAATGGGTTTCCGTGATGGCTTCGGGACCATTCATCAAATATCGTCTTACGACGATAGTCACCGTGTTATAGTCTTCTTTGAAAGATACCAGATCAACACGCTGATGATCCGCCACATACAACAGTTGATAACAGAGCGATTCAAACTCACTCTGTTCCGCACGTTTGTTTGCCAGCTTAAGTTGCTCTTCCTTGATTCGGACGATCCGTTCTGCGTTCAGATGTTTCTTTTGGAATGTATATGCAACATCATAGGTGGGTAAGCTGATACCATCATGTTCTTTCCGAACGATGATCTCGAACTTGTCATCGAACTCCTGTATGCTGGTGATATAGATGTGCTTGATCATATCATTCTGAGTTCGATCAATGTCGCGGATAACTGTGTCGAACAGTTTAGTAGACGAGGGTTTTTCAGAATGGTAAAACATGCGTGACTCCTTTATGATTGTTCTTATTGGATGTTTGATGGTTATATCAATTCGATGATATACTTCAATTAGTTATATATACTTCAAAAGACCTTCATTTACACCTGCTATACTGGACATAAAGACTGTACACGTGATGGTTTTATCCATCACGTGTACAGTAGGGTAGACCTCTAATAGTCCTATACTAGAACCTTAGATCAAAGCCATCTGAAAAGACGGTCTTGGTTCAGTTCTTTCTCAGCCGATTCGTTGGGGATGGTCTCCGGGGGAGTCTCCACAACTTCACGGTGGGGTTCGGTCACAGCGTTCGGAACTTCCGGATCGCCGTTGGGATCGACGCCAGGAGCTGGTTCCTCCACAGGCTTCGGTTCACCTTCACCACCAGGAAGACCTTCCGGTTCCACAACACCAGCTTCGTTGGTCAGAGCAGGCTGCGGGGGAACGAGAGGTTCTTCTTCGATCGGAGAACCATCCGGGTTGACAGGGCTCACCGGAGGAGTGACTTCCGGGTCAACGGGAGCAGGAGTTGCAGGTTCCGCAGGAGGAACGATGGGTTCTTCCACAACGGTACCTTCCGGAGTGACGGCAGGTTCCCCTTCGTTCCGATAGACACGACGACGATTGGTCGGGTTGCCAGCGGACGGAGCCGGTTCACCACCGACAGGACCTTCCGTGCCTTCTTCCAGAGCACCAGCCGGATCCGCATTGCCATCACCAGACTTGCCTTCCCCTTCCGTATCGTCCGGAAGCGTGCTCGCCGGGTCTTCCATCTGTTTCTCAGGTTCGAACTCATGCTCGGTCACATCACCACCCTGGAACTCATTGAAGACGCGACGACGATTGGTCGCATCACCAGTGGTGGAAGATGCACTTGGTTCGTTGCCGGAGGTCGGAGCAGGATCGCCTTTGCCTTCTCCTTCGCTTTCATCGGGGAGGGTACCAGCAGGATCATCCATCTGTTCTTCCGGTTTGAACTCATGTTCCGTGACATCGCCGCCTTCGAACTCGTTCTTGGCATGACGACGGACTTTGCCTCTGCGTTTGTTACCGAGAGGTTTCTGCTCGGTGACTTCTTCCACAGGAGTTGCAACCGGAGCCTGTTCTGGAACTTCGGCTTTCTTCAGCTTACCGCACATCGCGACAACCTGGTCAACCATGTGGCTGCAAGCCGTTCCATAAAGCTGAGCCACCGTACCAACCGTGGCAGCGAACTTACGGCACTCTTCGATTTCACCATCCGCCTTCGCATCACCTTCCATCGCGTTGATCTGTTCGACTTTCGCACAGACATCATCTTTGCATTTACAGACAACGTCTTTGGCTTTGGCGATGTTCTCACATTTGCCGATCACAGCAGCGAGAGCAAGAGTCGCTTCTTTCAGGTTCGCAGGAGTCCAACGGAAGACCGCCATCTCCTGTTCCTGAGGAGCATCGGCAGGACCTTCGACCGGGATCGCTTCCGCCGTCTCGCGCTGTTCCAGATCTTCCTGAGACTTACCTTCTTCAGCAGCCGGAGTTTCGGCGACAGGAGCAGACATCACTTCTTCCGGAGCAGGAGCTTCCGCCTCTGCTACAGCAGGAGACTCTTCCACGATCGCGACCTTCTCTTCGACCTGATAACCGAGTGTCTTGAGAGCCGGTTCGATCTCAGCAAGCTTGGCGGGATCCAGAGTCGGCATCGCAGCATTGATCGTTTCCAGAGCTTTGATGCGTTCCATGAACACAGGCTGAGTAAATCCGAAGACTTCGTCCGTAGCGAACGCAGCCGCATCGATCGCTTCGATGTTGCCGAGCAGATCGTTGGCAAGGTCGTTCAGAGTTTCCTGCTGACATTTGGAAGTTTCACAGAGTTTGTCGAGGTAATCGCAAACGGTGTGAGCCAGGGAGTGGAAGAACTCACAGACTTTGGCATACGCATTCTCAACGACGTTGTCGATGCCTTCGCAGCAGAGTTTGCCGACCTGACGAGTATTGAGAGAGGTGACGTTCGGGATTTCGATGCCGATCGCATTCGCAAGCTGGTTGCCGTCATTGAAGACCGCAAGCAGACCTTCCGTAGCGCCGTGCTCTGTGAACAGAGCTTTCGCCTGTTTCAGAGTGGCAACCGCATCATAGACCGCTTTGTCCTGGCAGATGATACGGCTGATCTTGTTGCCCTTCATTTCAAGGGCAACTTGACAGTTCTGCATGTTGGCGAGATGGATCCAGAAGAACCCCTTGCTGACAACTTTCTTCGCAGTAGAGTGCTGCTTGGGAGCAAGGATGCTCTTGAGATTGAGGTTGATTCCGTTACTCATAATCCTATTCCTTTGTATAAGGTGAAATGTTTCAGTTTACTGTGAGTATATTGTTCCACGTATCGATAAGCATACCGCTCATCTGTGTTACATAGGATTGAAAGACGACCGCACATTTGAACACGTAGCTGGCACGTAAGCTCTTGTTGTTGAGCTCGTATTGCAGCTGTTGTGCACCTGCATCATCTCCCAATGCGATGTATTTATCGATCGTACGGATGGAAGCGGTTACATCGTTCTCCAACGAGTTCTTCAGATCGTTCAGTTCAGCAGCTTGTGTACAAAGCATCGCAACACGATTGGTGATCTGTTTCAGATGCTCCACGGACCAGTCACTGCTCTTCATCGTCATACGACCTGCTCTGATCTTGTAAGGATTCACTTCATAGATCACTCCGTCTTTGACCGTGTATCCGAATTGGGTGATCCCTGTTTTGAAGGTAGCAGCATCTTGGATCGAAGGAACTTTAGACAACTCCATCACGTCGTGATAGAGGATCTCGAGACTACTGATCACTTCAACCGACTCCTTATAAGTAGGAAGATAAAGATCGACAGTCTGCAACTTCAGATCAGCGTCGTTGGATCGATTCTTATCGAACTCTCTCTGCAGGTTGTAGAGAGTCGTCCTCGTTCTGGAGTTCGTATCGAACATCCGTTTGAAGAACGCTACGATGCTAGCCCACAGATTCATGAAGAAGTTCTTAAGTGACAGAAGTGCATTCCGGAACATCGATGACAGTCCTTCCTGAGAACTGTTCATCAGTTTCTCACTTCCCAGAGCATCTCGGAGCACGATATCCTTCATACCCGCATAATCGATCAAAGAGTGGATATTGAAGGTCTTCAAGATCTCATCCTGAATGGCGTGGAAGTTGTTTACAACAACACGTTCCAAGTCATCCATAGTGGAGATCTGAGAAGCGAGTTCTTCGATCGACCAGTTGCAGATAGGAGGAGGCGCTGGGAATGCTTGTTTCAAAGCGTTCGTGATCATACCTCAGTATCCTCCATAGTCAGATGATCCTGGAGATATTTGGTGTATGCATACAGGGTTTCCAGTGTTTCCACATTGGAGATATCCGCTTGCTGGATAGGAAGATCCAGATCGGTATCCGTATCCAGACAGATCAGATGAGTCATCTTGAGAAGACCGTATTTGACCGTGAATCGACTGGATGCTTCCCGGAGTTCCTGTTTCATCCAACCCCAACGGAATGCACTGGACGGAAGTTTCAGAACATCTTCTTTGCGTTCGATCTTCGCCTGATGTGCGATCAGAAGGAGAACCTTCAGATACTCGATCACCGCTTGGATCTTCGTATGGTAGTCCACAGCGATGCTGTCGTTGCTGTTCGTCTTCTGGAAACAGCCTTTGATCTTCTCATCCACGATGTCCATGAAGAGGAGGAATCGTTCCTGTGGGATCAGATACTTTGAGATATCGAAATCCTGGTTCCAAGTCTGGAACCACTCTTCACTGTTCCTCAGGAGAGAAGATTTGAATGCATTGAACTGAAGCGTATCGTCCGCACCAGGATCTTGTTTGTGGAGCAAGAGCAGGTTGTTGAACATCGTCAAACTGTTCGTCGGAATAGAGAACGGGTAGTTCTTGTTCTTCTCAGCGAGGGAACGCCAACGTCTGGAGATCTTGCTGATTACATTGAACAAGCTCTGGTAAACGAACACCTTGATCGCCTGCTGATACGAAGTGGCCAGTTCTCGGAGTTGCTCATCGTTCAAGTTCGTGATATCACGACGATACACATCAGCGTAGATCCGCATCATGTTCTCATCGAACGACGGAGTAACATCTCCGATGTTCCACACCGCTACCATATCGCAGATCCACTGGAACTCCACATATCTGCGTTGTGACATCTGAGCGGTCATGGTAGCAACCTGAGCTGCTCGTTTTAATCCAATATCGAATCCCATGATCAATCCTCCATATAGCTGCTGATCTTGAGATCGAGATCTCGGATCATATCGTTATAAGTGTTGATGATCTTCACAGCTTTCCGGTATTCATCGCTGTTGGGATCAATACCATTCAGCTGAAGTTTCAGAAGGTCAGTGTGGTTCTGCAACCACTCTTTCTCCTGGACCATCTTCTGGTATTTCAGGTTGCGCATCAGAACACCCCACTCTCCGAAATAACGGAAGATAGAGGCGAGGATCGTAGCGCCACCCTCGATGAGACCGAACTTGTTCTTGACGGTCTTGATCATATCGTTCACTCGATCCTGATCATCGAGCAACGTTGTATCGCTTGACTTGCGAAGAGTATCGATCTCGGTGATCAATTGATTCGCACTGGATGGCAGAGAACCAACCTTAAGCAGTTCAACAACGCCGAGTTTATACTTGTTGATGAACTCATACCGATATGGTTTCGGTTGGTTGAGTTCATGAACACCTTCATTGACGATGATCTCGTACAACACTCCATCGAACAGATAAACAGCGTAGTTGCTGAAGATCTGTGCCTGTTCCACGATACGGAACACCGCCAGCTGGCTGACTTTCGCATTGTAGATCGTAGTGAACTTCTCGTTGAAGAGAACATTCACATTACGTTCGATCATCTGAAGAACCGTTGTAAGGTTCTGAGCAAGCATAACGAACGGATCGAATCCAACCTTCTGAGAGCGCAACAGCTTGTTGATCTCTACACAAGTGTTGCAGAAGAGGTTGCCTGGAACGGCGAATGTATTGATCCTCTGAGAGAACTGTTCCTTATCCGATCCAGTAATGTTGTTAAGTGTATTGATGAAGTTGGTAAGCTGTCCCTCAACCAGTTTAAGATTCTCTTTGAAGTCTTCTTTCGAGATCTTCCGCATCTTCTTGGATTCGACAGCAACCACTTCACCTACGTCTTTCAATATATCTCGCATAGTGGCTACTCCTTTAGAATCTGGGACTCATACCCTGGGAGAAAGTCTGCATGATCTCTGCGAGATTGAAGCTGTCCTTCCCCTTGGCTCCCACTTTATTCAACATCTGGAACGTGTAAGTTCCCTTCACGTCGATGCCGTTGAAATACATATCGACGGTTCCACCCATCACGTCGACAACAACCACGAAGATCGCCATCGTCTTCAACATGAAACTCTGACGATAACCTTTGTCTGCAAAGTTCGCACCGACCTCTTTGCAAGCTTCGGTAAAGGTTGGTTTGTCCATGATGATCATGGAGTTCGCCAAGTTTCCGGATGTGGGTTTCATACCGATCAGGCGAAGTGCCCAGTTGAAAAGCTTATTGTGCTGGTTGGTAAGGATCGCAGCCAGAACACCGGACTTGTCTTCCTTCAGGAGTTTTTCCTGCTTCTTGAGCAGGTCTCTGGAGAGCATGAAGTCGTTCCAGAAACTGATCTCCTTCGCCTCCACCTGTTTCCAACGAACGGACATCGGCGGATGGAAGTTGATGTTCATGAAACCTTTGCAGATGTTGGAAGACAAGATGATCGGGATCAGCTGGACATACACGTATACTTTAAACGTGTTCACCTTGCCGCCCCCTTCAAGCGTAAGATCGACCTCCAAAAGACGTCCGGTAACCAGTCGCTGGCTGTCCTTCTCCAGGTCCACCACTTGTGACTCCATAGAGACGTTCATCTCTTTGATCGTGGAGTTCAGAGTCTCCTGACCGAAGTCATCCGCGATGATCGTGACGGTATCTTGAAGGGTTTCTGTGGCGATGATACCGTACAGTTCTTTCACCGTCTTTCCGCCAACCACTACATTTTGCATATTCAAAGCGGTCATGATGTAGCTAGCATAAAGCTGGTTCAGGGTACCGAGCAACGGTAACGCGATGTCGTCTTGAGCGACACTTTCCTGCAGATACACTCGACTGATGATGTTCGCAGGTTTGTTCATTTGTGTCAGCGATACTGTCTGCATCTCGTTGACCTTATTCACACCTTGTGCGACGATCTTCAAGATTTCAGACAGTCCTGCTGGCAGCAGATCTGGGATAGAAGCCATATGAAATATCCTCACTTTGCGGGATAAAATACCCCTTGATTTTGTGGATTCAATGCAGCATAGCATGTCCAGGAACGCACCCTCAACTATGAGATGCTAGACTCTATTATTCCTTAATATAAGGAGACAACCATGCCTTCCAATGAACGAGAAAGAACTCCGAAGGATATCCTCGGATACTTCGATGAGTTTTTACCATCTGCGTACAGGGGTAAGAATCTTCAATCGATCCCTGAGGATGTTCTTCAAACTGCATACAATCAGATGATGCGATCCACGGTCGATCCAGATGCTCTTACCAAAGAGATGAAAGATCGAGTCGCCAACCTCGCATTCGTCACGTCAGGTGCAGGTCCTTACTTCAACCAGATCCAAACCTATTTAACTTGTTTGGATCGATTCAAAGGGAACCTCCTCCCTATCAACACGATGGAATCCGGTCTGACATTCATCACCAGACCGAGGCTCTGTCTGCAGTCATCTAATATTCGTAACAATCGTAGAATGGCAGCGTTGGATACTTTGAACCCAACATCGATGGCGTTCATGATCCGATGCTTGTTGGATACGAACTTTGGAGAAGTGAATAATCAGCGGTACAAAAGCATCGTCAACAGTTCTCCGTTGATTGACTCCTATAACCCATTCTTAGTTCCACTCTGCAACTCTCTGTTGTCCATCAGCGGGTTCCCGGACATGATGATTCAGACTCAGACGACCGATGGTGGGTATCAAGCAGAAGCACAGACCTTCGCTGTTGGAGGTGATGATTTCAACCGAGCAACCTACAACTTGAATCTAGAGTTCAAGGATATCCAGCACGGTCCGATCTCAGCGATCATCTACTACTGGTTGGAATACATCCGTTGTGTGACAAGAGGGATCCTCTTGGCATATGCAGATGACATCGATGAACAGAGACTCAATTACACAGTGTCCATCTATCGGTTCGCTCTGGATCCAACGAAAACTTATATCGTGGATTGGTGTAAGTGTACCGGATGCTTCCCGACGAACTTGAACACCGGTGCAATCATGCAGGTAAATGACGGGGAAGAGTTCGTATCAGCAGCTACCAGGATCAATGTGGGATTCGCATGCAATAAGGTAGAGTACCGAGATCATGCGATCTTCATGGATTTCAACACACTGATCCAGAGATACTTCCCAGATATCAACAAAGACGTCAATGGGAAGTATGCGGAACCGGATGAACAGGGTGTCAACCATGCAACCTTAAGATACCCCAACCTTCCGAAAGAACCTTATGCCAACTTCCGAGGTATTCCATATATCACCTCTGATATGCACGGACCCCGATTGGAGTTCCGTCGTTCTCCTACTCCGGTGTTCCCATACTCCAGAGGAACGAATGATCTTGTTGATCAGTTGCTTATGATCGACATGATGCGAAAAGCCCAAGAGTTTGGAAAACAGAACTACACTCGTTATGCAGAGATGTATACACCTGAGTATATGAAACAAGCGAATAGTCAGAACCTCGGTGCGAACATTAAAGCATTCTTCCGGAGAGTTATGAACGATAAAACGCATGATTCGAAGGGGTTCGATGCGATCCAGTATCGAGATGATACCCCTCCTAGCTCAGCGCAAAATACACAAGGAGTTAACTGATGCCTAACACAGATAATGCAACGGAGATGACGTTGCAGCTCTATACGGTTCCACAGAGGATCCAGGCGAGAGCTCTGGATCTTCTCCAAGAGAAAGTCTTGGATGGTCGTGAAATGGTCGATGGGAACAACCCAACCACCTTCTTGCTTGAGTTCTCTGCAACTGTTGCTGCAGGGATCACCAACGAAGTATCCCAGTCGTTGTCGTCACTGTATCCAAGCCGTGCTCAGACGACAGCGGATCTGTATCGTCATATGGCAGATTACGATTATGTCAATCTGTTCAGCACACCTTCTAACACGATGATCGAGATCGTATTGAACCGAAACTATCTGATCCAGAATGCTGTTCGTTATGGAAACTCAGATTACAAGAAGATCGTGATCCCAGAGTACAGTACATTCAAGATCGGAGAGTATACGTTCGGGATCTACTACCCAATCGAGATCCAGATCAAAGAATCCAGAGAGAACGGTGTACTCGATTACGACAACTGTCTGATCACGACCAAATGGGATCTCACCAATGAGAATCCCCTGATGACGATGGAGACGAACATCCTGGAGAACAGAACATATATGCGGGATGGGATCACGATGCTCTGCATCAGTATCCCGATCCACCAGTTCGTCTCCACGATCCACCAAGAGGACACGGTTGCAAGCACTGGGTTCTCGAAACGATATACGTATACCGATCAGTTCTATGCTGCACGGATCTTCCACTACTTCGGTGGTTCCTGGGTAGAACTGGCTCAGACATTGTCCGATGTCGTATACGATCCGATGTTGGCAACGGCGAAACTCACTGTACTGACAGATCTGAGTGTACTGCAAGTTGACATCCCACAGGTGTATTTCACCAAGAACATGATCGGATCGAAGATCCGCATTTACGTCTACACTTCCAAAGGTGCACTGGATGTGGATATCACGGAATACAGCGCAGAGCAGTTCAGTGCATCGTTCCTGTTGAACGATGAGGTGGTGGATGATACCTACAGCGCGATGTTGAAGAGGATCCCCTATTGTCAGGTCCTTCCTCTCTCCAAGAGGATCGCCAGCGGATCTGATGGATTGACCTTTGAAGAGTTGAGAGAACGAGTGGTGCACGATTCGACTTACAGTCTGCTGATCACGCCTGCTGATATCGAGAACTACTTCAAAGACCAAGGATTCATCGCCAAACGATATCTCGACAACCTTACAGATCGTATCTATCTGGCTCAGAAAGTGATGACAGACGGAGCAGGTGTCACGATCAGTGCTGGTGATCAGACCGCTGTATTCCAAAGTGATGTTTTCCATCGTGAGACAGATCCAGATACCAACGAAGTGATCATATCGAACTACCGTACGATCAAATACATCAACGATCGTTCGTTCATGATCTTACCTTCTACGGTGTATCAGTACGATCAGGGTACCAACACGGTTGTTCCGATGAACAACACTTGGATGGATGCGTTGGATGATATGTCTGCTGCTCAGAAAGTATCTCTTCTGAACAGTGGAGTTTACATGTACTCTCCATTCCACTTAAAACTCACAACGACAAACTCTACTCCGGTTGCGTGTTATTACGATCTTCTACAACCGAAGATCACAAGTACAACATTTCTCAGTGAGAACCAGAATATCACCTCTCAGATCTCGATCTACAACTCCAGTATCACCCATATGGAGAACGGAACAGGTGGATATCGGTTCTACATCAGTCTGTACAAGACGTCGGATATGCAGAAAGTTCCAGTACTGGGTGAAGATGGTCTGACTCCGAACATCACCGTTGTTCTTAAGACCGAAACAGCGGAAGGTCAGGAACTCTACATGTACGGACAGTATGCGGGTCAGTACAGCGATCACGATGTATTCGTGTTCGATATCAAAACCTCATACAAGATCAATGAGGATAACGAAATCGATGTGTCCTCGTTCAACAGTATGTCCTCTGGTCAGAAGACCACGATGATGATCCCTCTGACCAACACTTACAAGATCATGTTCTTCGTGAATCGGTCGTTCATCTCATCGATCAGTGCAATGACAGGTGTGGATGTATCGCAGTTCCCACCGGATCTTGGAGCAGGTGGTGTGGTATGGTTGGCAACGCAGCAGTTCACATTGGAACTTGGTTCCGCACTGAACTCGTTGTTCACCAACGTAGCGGTTCATGTGGAAGCTCAGCAATACCAGACCTATCCAACTACTGTGTACGCCACGTATACCAACCCTGTATATGCGAGGTATACCGAAGAGGATGTGAAAAACGGTGTTGTCTCTGAGTACTACGGACCGATTACAGAAGAACTTGTTGGTGTGTACAAGTATCCGTTGGAACTGATCCACGACGCGGATGAAGTGATCCTGAGTCCTGTTTACAATGAGACGATCCCACCAGCTTGTAAGGTGAAGATCCCAAATGCAGAAGATGAGTCGATCACCACGTATCCTCTGTATCTGCAACCGATTTACACAGCAAGCTCGTCTTCTACGAACCTTTGGTTGCCTCCTCCAGAAGGGATGGATGCGTACGATGTGAACAACAAGATGCGGTTGGAAGTGGTGGATGTGTTGCAGTTCGCACTTACGGATGTGTCGAAAGCATCCGGTGTGGTGAAAGAACCATCCGAACTTCAGATCCAGTTCAGAGATGAGACGATCACCAACGAGGACGGATCTACCACCGTTGTTCGTACCTCATACGACCCTCATGTTGGTCAGATGTTCATGTTCGTAACAGATGCGGAGAATGACCTCTCCGATCCTGAGAACACCTTCAGTCTTGGATCCGGAAGCACGGAACCATCCCTCACGGGAGCTCTGTATCGTCGTGATGCGAGCGCTACGGATTACGATTACACTGGATTCTCCTACCGGTTGGCAGGGGATACGGAGTATCATAGTCTTACAGCTGAAGTTCTGGAACAGATCTACAACGATCTCGCTACCATGACAGAAGATGCGGTCAGTCAGAAATACAGCATGACGAAGTCTGTGCTGAAGAGATTGAACGGATCGATCCGTTCTCCATGGATCAAAGTGATCCAAGCGGAGTCGATACAACAGTTGTCCAATTACTGGAACAACCGTCGGATCTTGAACACCACAGCGGATTATCTCTACGCTATCCAGAAACAGTTGAGTCGTGTTCCAGAGTATGCGAGTTACACAGCGTTGTTGGATGCGGAAAAAAGCATCGTAACAGGATCGATCGTGTGGGTCACAGATGTGAGCGATTACGGTGGAGAACTGCCTGTTCGGTTGATCGGTGATCTGACCGTTACTGGGACACAGACACAAGGTGCTCTGCTTCGTAAGCTTGATACCGGTTGGGAGTGGATCATCACAGGTCCTTACAAGAAATCCTGTATCGCTTCTGTGAACTCCACCAATACCTTCAGTGGGTTCGCTTACCTGATCAGTGAACAGGATGCGTCTGGAACATACATCCCACGGTACATCAATCTTTTGTCTTATACGGACAAAGGGAAGTTAAGCATCGATTTCTCCACGTATACGTGGGCATTGATCGATCACTGGGCGTGGGAAATCACCACTCCTTGGGTATCCATCAGCACAGGTACCAACTCCGGTGTTGATCTGGATATCGATACGACCACTTCAGCGAAGATCGCTCAGTATGGTGGTGATGTTCAGTTGGATGAGAACGGGAATCTTGTGGGTGTGATCACCGATGCGAATGGTAACCCGGTCGAAGAGGACGATGAGTATGCAGATACTCGTAAGATCGCTTACCGAGTTCGTACTTTGCAAGCAGATTACAAACTCACCTACTCCACAGAAGCTCAACATCTCACCTATCGGAACGACATCCTCGAACTGCTTCGGTCGTATTTCAATACGATCAATACAGCGAGAGCATCGTTACTGGAGAGAACAGAGTTCTACTACTCTCCGATCCGTACGATGGGTTATGCGGAGTTCAAAGGAACGAACGCAGAAGTGGAATCGAGATCGTTGGATATCACGATGGGGTTCCGGCTGTACGTGCAAGACTACGTTGCGAACTCTTCGGATAACCGAGAAGCGATCATGAACAACGTTCTCAGTATCATCGACAGCCATATGGCAACGGGTTCTATCTCGACGACTCAGTTGGCAGAGGAGATCCGCGCATCTCTCTCTGATACAGTACAGTTCGTAGAGAACCTTGGGATCAACGGAGATCCTGAGTTGAGAGTACTGGTCCTGAATGAAAGTATGGAGGAGTGTATCCCCCATCTGAAACAGGAACTTTATCTCGATGAAGGGAACCAGATCAAAGTCAATCGTGGTGTTACGTTGGAATACGTAGCGATCAACTAAACGAATGATATCGTAAGTACGTGTAGAGAGATAACCCTCTACACGTACTTACCTTTTACAATTTACCATGTGACATCATTCATCGTTAGGCTCCTGTTGTGGACGAGTGATCCGTCCTGGTGAGTGGATCGCCAAGATCTGTGGGATCTTAACCAGGGCACCTTCTGGTAACTGGGAGATCTGTTCATCCATGATCTTGGATACTTGGTTCCCAAGCTCTTCACAACGGATCCGTTGTCCGTTGGTGACATCGATCATATCACCACTGGTGGTGATATAGTTGTTCTCTTTGAGATAATCCATCACTTCATCAGATACATCGAGAGATGGGAGTGGTTTGACACTGTCGGTCAGTGTCATCAATGCACCCAGTAGTTCACCTGCTGGGATATTCTTCTCTCCGTCTTGGAGGAAGAACTGCTGCACGGTAACAGCAGAGGGTTTAATATTGACATCAGAGGACATAGGGTTTTCCTTTCGGGTCGTTGGGATGATCGTTTTCCATAAAGTTCAGTGAGATACGTGGCACCATGGAGAAGGTGAGGTGTGCAAGTTCTTCTCCTTGGTGAATCGTCTGTACGTTACGACTGATATTGTGAATGATCAACAAGATCTCACTGTGATGAGTAGCAGGAAGTACGGTTGGTGCAACCAACACGATCCCTTTTGACTCAACGAGATATGGACTGGAATGCAAATTGATTTGAAGCACCAGTTTGGAATACTTGGAAGTAGTATTACCTTCCTTAGTGGTTTCAACGATGTTGGGAGTCATAAGACGGATCCCCGTCGGTACAGGGGCGTAGACTCCTGGGTTGATCGGAAGTTTCTTCTGGCAGAGAAGAGCGAAGATCGAAGCATCTTCGGACAACTTCAATGGAAGATATCGAAAGTCAGTTCCAATGGTGGTGAATGGAACCGTGGTATTGAGTTTGTCATATTTTCTGGACATGATGTCTCCTAACGTTGTGTTCTGGTATAGGCTGGTTGATGCTACACAACAAAAAAGAAAATACAGAGTTAGGGGTAACCTAACTCTGTACCGAAGAACGACTTAGTCGTTATCTTCTTCCTTGTCATCCTCCGGATCGTCCTTGAAGAGATTCTTCGACTTGGCTTCCCAATACTCGGACTCTTCCTCGTACTTCTTAGTACGAGCTTTGGACTCTTCGACAGAGGCTTTGACTTCCTGGTCACGGAGTTCAAGGCGTTTCACGTCCATCTTCATCTGGTGTTCGATTACCTTATCGACCTTCGCATCGGCGAAGGTGAAGATGGCTTTCAACAAACCGACCGCACCGTCGGTCGAGATCTTCACGTTCTCATCGGTGATGTCGGCATGTGCAGACATCTTGAGGTTCTTCAAGGTGATACCCTTGAATTCCACTTCTCCGATGGTGAACTCGAAGTTGGCGGTGCTGTTGTTGCGGACGTTGTTGGTGGTTTCGTTGCTCATGGTTTGATTCCTTTTGTTAAGGGTTGTTGGGTTGAGCTAAGATATGGAGAAGAACGAAGGTTCGTATCGTTGTCACTAACACAACGATCTTCTCCTTCGAATCTTCGACTTGTTTACTACACGAATGACTTTTGTACAAAACTAGACTATGTAAACACACTATGAGAGAGGTTAGTGTCTCATATGTGTTAAATGAACGTTACCGACCGACTCTTGTCGGTATGTACAACAATACGAATTAGTTCGTCGGATATTCGGTACCACAACGAACTTCGTACTGTATTACTGCAACTGCACGCTGCATCGCGTCAAGAACATCTTGTCCTTCACGCAGGAACTGGTTTAACAGTTCGTAATAACGTTGATGAAACGTCTTCACGTAGTCACCTCCTTTCTTGATGTTAGTGTACAGAGTGTAGATGCGTCAACATCTACACTCTGTACACGGTTATCAGTTTGACACATCTCTAATTAGACATGTCTTCGGTATTATCAATAAAGTAATATATATTCGAAATATTTTGAACTACACTTTTCAAGACAGTCGATGGTATGCAAGATAGGAGGTTAACGATGATAGGTAGGATCTTCAGTATATTAAAAGCAATATGGGCTCGACCAGCGGTTCAAGCCTCTGTATGGTTGGTGATCGAGAGCATCGCGATCTGGTTGAAAGACTGGATCGTTACATTCTTCAAGAGGAACAGTCCTTGTTGTGAGCAACCGAAGTCAGAAGACTACACTCCAGGTGAGACGAAAAGTGATCGTAAAACAACTCGAAGAGCTCCTCGTAGGAAGAAATGTTCTAAGACCCCAACAACCCTTGCTACACCAAGGACTTCTACTCGTAAAACGAGGACGAAACGAAAAGTGTGATGTATCGTACACGGTGGCATAACTCACCGTGTACGATACCTATTTTAATCAAGTGATAGTTCGATCCCGAACGCTTTCCGGAACAAGATCTTCAAGTCCTCACTTTGATGGATCCCTTTCGTAGATCCAGCATAGATGTTGGAGAATAGATGTTTGGTCCCAAGGAGAAGATCGATCCTTGTGATCGGAACTTTGTCAGCAGAACACAGCTTAGTGAACTCTTTCAATGTAACAGGATGTTCTGCATACAAGAGTTGTAGTTTCTGTCGGAACAGTAGAACTTTAACTGTGTTGTTGACAGCTCTCGCTGCGAACCGATTGAACGTCAGTTCACTGGAGAGTTGTTTCAAGAACGCTTCCAACGAGTAGTCCTTATGAAGAAGTTCATCGTCTATCTTCCAAGCATATTGTGACTTCCTGCCTTTTCGTTCTACCTTCTTCTCCAGTTCTTTAATTGGCGCTTGAGAAGCTCTTTTCTCTTGCGCATCTTTCTCAGTTGTCTTTGGTTCCTGTTTCTTCGTCTTAGATTGTTCAGCCGATTGATCTCTTTTTGATTGAACGGTTGACTTGAGTTGTTGGAACACTCTTCGATCGTCATCCATGTCTTGGAGGATTCCAGGATGGAACAGGGCATTCCAAGCATTAGTAAGATAAGGGAACGAAGCCCCATCCAACATCTTGTTAAAATCATCTTCAGATAGATCACAATATCTCCTCAATTCCTCTTGTACCTGGAACTTCCCTTCCAGATAAGCGACGATCTCTCGTCGTGTTTTGGTTGTATAGTCTTTAATATTGACGATGATAACTCGTCTTAAGTACTCGATGAACTTCTCTCTGGAAGTTTCTCTTGGGATGCCCTTGATAACGAGAGTGAATGTTTTCTTATTCCACCTTCTCTGTTGTTCTGCGAGCTCTTCCCAATCCTTCCAATCTCCTTCGTCGGGTACATATACGTCCTCTTCTGGCATAAAGATCCCTCCTATTGTTTTGTTCGCAAACTATGGTTGTTCTCAGTAAGAAGATCTATGAGTGGAAGGCGTCCAACCCTTCCACTCATAGATCGTTGCATAGGAGCAGGATAAGAGGTCGCTCAAGATCCTTCAGAGAACATCGGATCAAGAGCTACGGACCGACCGCAGCCCAGTAATAGAACTCGAGCGGACTTCAGGCGTGTCCTCAGATCACTGACGAAAGATAGGTGGTTCCTCCTAGACTGCGTCGCGAACTACACGCAGACCAACTTCACTTCCGGCGCAAAGCGAGGTCGTTCCTATGTGGGTAATCATCGAAGAGTCTGGGAGTTTGACCCTATCGATGGAAGGTTGTCAGGTCTCAACGAGTTCTTTTCGGCACGATGGTTTACCAGACCACCGAATACAGGTTGTGCCCAAGTGCGTCCTTGCCTAAGGTAGCGTCATAGTTAAGGAGCATTTGTACATAGGATACTCGAACTCAAAACATCAAAAATATATAGGAGTAAACACACATGTCGTATCAACCCTCTGACAAACTGAAAGCTTATGTGAAGAACGGCGATATCAAGATCTTAGGGATCACAGGTAAGATGTTCTCTGGCAAAGACACGGTCGCTGAGTTCATCCACTTCGCATTCCGGAACTCCAGGATCACCAGCTTCGCTTACCCCATGAAACAGATGATGATCGATTACTTCGGATTTACTCACGATGACCTTTATACTGTGGAAGGCAAGAAACGGTACAACGAGTTCTGGGGTATGACCAATCGGGATGCTCTCCAGAAGATCGGTACAGAGTGTTTCAGAAACAACTTCCATATCGATACCTGGTTGAAGACGATGGAGGTTAATATCATCCATGACCTCACCAAGTTGATCATCATCCCGGATGTAAGATTCCCCAATGAAGCAGAATTGATCAAGGCTCTTGGAGGATCGATCCTGAAGATCGTGAGAGATGATGTATCTCGTGATCCCAACCAGATGGCTCATGCGTCGGAATCATTGATCGATCAGATCCCTTACGATATGCTGCTTGTGAATGACCAAGATAGAGCAACTTTGTTTGAAACAACACTCTGGTTGTTGGAAGAAGATGGGATCTTAACCAGGCATATGTTGAATCCTCATATCCAGAACACGATTGATGATGCAGTGCTTGAAGATGAGTACTTTACAGCCATAGAAGAACACACCGGAAACTACTTCCGTAACCGACCCATTTGAAATCCCATGTTATGCTTATATGCAAGGGAATATGTGAACCTCTATAAGGAGTTATCAATATGTCAACACAACCGGTTCCGAAAGCGAAAGTGTTCGCTCTGACCGCTGCGTTCAGCGTGATCCGAAATGCAGTATCTCAGGTTACCAAATACAAACCTGAAAAGGACGATCGTATCGTCTTCAACTCATTGACCAAAGCTCTTAAGAAAGGAGAATAACGATGAGTAAGCTTCTTTCTTTTGCTGGACTGGCGTCCACTTATCTCAACAGTGATCAGGCTCCTGATAAGATCGAGTTCTCGCAGAGCAACGCTCTGCAGACTTCGGTGGAGGGTCTCGCCAACGCTGCTTCTGTGGAATACGACCTGACTCCGAATAAATCCGTTGCGGAACATGTTGCGGATTATGAGAAGATGACGAAGAACCGTCTGCTCAACGGAGAACTGCTCCAACCATTCGACGACATGGCGAATATGTTCGCTCGTAAGATCTACGATGGGATCACCAACCTGAAGCAGATCAAGAGAGATGTCACCTGGCTCACAGAGGACATCATGAAGAAATACCACCAGTATGTCAGCGAAGATCCTGTCGTCTCTGCGTATACTGGAGAACGCAACTTCTCTACATTGTCGATGCCTGCAGTCGACTGGTCTCTGATGAACAAGATCAGCGAACGTGTGACGATCGCTCGTGTGCATGAGAAGATCGACCATGAAGATGATGCTCCGATCACGGACTCCATGATCCGTCTGGCGATCAACAGACTTCCTGGAGTGTCGGACGATCGTGTCTGTGAACCTGTTGGAGATCTGAAAAAAGAGAAGGTGGATCGGATCATCGATATGGTCTACTCTTCTGTGAAAGATCAGTGTACCAGAGAAGAAGTCACCAACGTTGTGAAGTCGGCTCTTTATCTGACTCCGGATCATCTTCGTCAAGCTGCGAACAGCATCGCTCAGTTCGCCGATGGGCGTACGGTCGATAAGATCAACACCTATATGAACCAAGTCCGTCTTGGCGATCTGATCCTTCCTCACATCACCGATGATGTGACAGATGTCAGCGCTGCGAACCGTCAGCGGATCAACCACAATATCGATCTCATCCAAGAGATCAACCACATGGTTGCGTATGTTGCGATGCACTATCGCAACACAGTTTGGAGAGATGCGATCATGGTTCCTGGTCCGATGGTCAACAGTGACAACATGGATCAGTTCCAAGGGAAAGGCGGTTCTCTGGAGTCTCTGGTACTTTATCACAACTACCTCTACAAGGAAACGGGTGTTCCTTCCAACGGTGTTTCTGTCCAGTTCGCACTGGAAAGCATCGGTCGTGTCTCGGAAGAGTACAAACTGGAAGCTGCTCGTCAAGCGGCTACTTGTGAGGAACACAGGAAACAGTATCTGCGTGATGCGTTCATCCACTCCAGCTTGGAGTATCTGAACAGCCACAAAGAGAAGTTCTCTCCGCAGTTCGCTTCCAACAACCTGGTCGCTTATGTCGGTTCTGTATACGACAGTGCGATGCTGGAAGCTCCGATGGAGAACAGACTGTATGACCTGATCCTGAACAGCTGTTACATCAACTCGATGGAACGCAACATCTATCATCGGTTGAATGCGGCTTACATCAAGCACGCGAACAGTGCGGAAGCTCTTACCGATGAGATGTGTGATCGGATCGATGTCAGTGTTTACTCTGACATGATCGCTGAATACCTCGTCGACAAAGGTATCCTTATCGCCGAATAAGAGACAAAAGAATAACATCTAGAGTGTACGAAGGATAACCCTCGTACACTCTAGAGTCTTAAACACGTTAGGCTGGCATCTGACTGTAGAACATCAGATCGTCTTGATCATCTGCAGTGAAGACCAGATCTCTCTGTTGCTTCACCCAGGATAAGGTTTTCTTATGGATTTCCGACTTGGTCTTCATCCTCTGTTCCAAACTGGTCAATCGAAGCATCTTCATCAGCTTCTTTTGTGTGTAGAAATACATACAGGTTTCAAAGAGGATATCCGTAACCCAAGTGGTAGTGATCTCCATCTCACAGATAACTCTTGCGATGATGTTCACAAGTTCGTATTCTGATACAGAGTTCAAGAACCGGTATCGGGTAGCTGCTAAACAACTGAGGATGTCCGGAGTGATCAGATCGATCTCTTTCAGACAACATGCAGAACTGGATGATTGAAGATGACGACCCAGATGTTCATTCTGAGACATCATCAGAGTTTGAAAGTGACTGGAACATTTGAGAATCAATCGTTCGTGTACACGATCTCGGACCTCGATCATCGTTTTGATGTACTCGTACTTTGACTCACCTGATTTTGATTCCTCCGACATGATACTTACCTCCTAACGTGTTTTGATTGGGTGTTGTGAAATGATGATCCGTGTACAGTGGTACACGGATCATCTAATAGTTGATTCTGTCTAAGAAATATCCTTGTGTTAGAAGGGTATTTCGTCTTCGAATATCGCATCGAAGATATGTTTGTTGTTGTAGACCCAGAGACTATCTCCGATGATGTGACCATCGGGGAAGTGTTCTTGTTTCAGCTGTTCCAGCGTGATGTCCGGGTTCAGACTGTAGAACCGATACCGATACCATCCGGTCTTACACAGATTCCAGAATACGCCGATGTCGTAATCCAGATTCAACCCGGTAACATACCAGGTGTTCGTGAACAAAGCAGGATGGTTGATCGCGATCACCTTCATACCACATATGGTCATGGGTGTTGATGAACCATAAATGACAGGAAGGAGATTCTGGTTGGCGTATTTGTTCGCCAGAGGATCGTGTTGCAACGCATCCGTGATGGGCTGAAGGATGTTGTCGAATTTCAGATCATCATACTTCGTTGCAGTGGGTAACTGGAACGGGAGTTGATTGATATCACAGACACAACCAGCTGCTCCAGGATGTCCGTTCCCTCCGTACTTCTTCGCGATCTCGTTCGCCGGATAGTGTTCTTCGTCGATGCTGTAGATCGATACACGGACTTTCTTGATATTGTTGAAGTACCGGAACAGGATACGGATCGGAAGATCCGGACGATCGATGTGTGAGAAGAGTGCGCTGTTCGCATCCTTCACATTACAAGCGATCGCAGGAACACCGTTGATCTTCGTCTCGAATGCACCGTCGTCTACGACAACGTGGTTGCGGATCGAGATGTAGTTCAAGATCCTCTTCCCAGTCTGGATCAACTTGTGGATGAAGTCTTTGTCACGGAACAGACGACTCCACTCTTGCTGATGTTTATCCACAGGGGAGAGTTCCAGCTGTCCCAATGCGACATCGAAACATCTGGTATCATCTCCATATTCGAAGCACCAAGTATCGTAGTCCGAGATATATTTGATCACCCAAGGAGGATTCACTCCAGGATGGAAGTACTCCCAGACTAACATCGCAGCGGAACGTCCTTTGGTCGTTTCACATTTCCCTTCACAGGAGAACTCTTGTTCTTTGTATTCGTGAACAACAGGGTGATGGTCGATCCAGATCAACCGATACCGGTTCTTCAGGTCTTTCATCGTCTGAAGAGGGAACGAGAAATCCACGATCAAGATCGTTGTAACGTTCGGATCGATCAAATCCCAACGTACATCTTTGTTATGGTTAACTGGGTAACACCAGCTTTTAGGGTAGAGCTCGTGGATGATCGCAGCACAAGCTTTCCCGTCATTATCCGCATGGTAGAAGACTACCATATCGGATCCTTCTGTTTGACTTAATAGTTCCATATCAGTGCCTTTCTGTTGAAGTATTACACTTAGTTATATATAGTTGAAGTTCGTTTGGCATAGAACAGCCGGGTCAACTACTTTCCTATATGACATCCTATGCATAATTGTTATTTCGACTTCAACTAGGAGGGCCGCAATGGGCACTGTGATTAATCCAAATGGCAAGTCTTGGTTCGCCACAGCTTCTGGCGTCACCGTGATCGGGACGACGAAGACGTACCAGACTTATGCCGACCTGCTGCGCGAGCAATATCCAGGTAAGTTGGCCTGGGTTGTAGACGCATCGGGTGACCCCAGTGTAGACAAGGGGTCTGCTCTTTATGCATGGCGTTCCCTCAGTAAGACATGGGAGAAGATCTATGAAACAGAGATGATGGATGGTGGAAGTTCCGTGATCCAGAACTTTGTTGGATGGGTTGCAACTCCTGAACAGCTGAGGGCTATGTACCCGAATGCATCCGACGGTTGGTATGCGATCGTTGGAACAACCGACAGTATCTGGGTCTGGGACAGTGATACCAACGACTGGAAAGATACGACCGCGATGGATGGAGAGATCATGTGGTCTCAGATCGTCGATCCTCCGTCTTCATATCCGATCACGTTCATCACTGGACTGAGAGAGGAACTGGACAGTCGTGTTCTCAACACCACGCTGGAAGCGTTCTATCCCAAGAAAGCAGATCTGGCTCTGGTTGCAACAACCGGATCATACACGGATCTGACCGATCTTCCCGACATCGATGGGATCATTACCAAACTGGATACGCTGTCTGGTACGGTTGAGGATATCCGTCTTCAACTCACTCAGCTGGCTGAATACGTTGATCAGCTCAGTGCCGATCAGATTAAGGGGATGGATCAGTACCAGAAGATCACAGATACGATCGCTTGGGATCGCATCACTGGGTTCCCTGCGGATCAGTATGCTCTTCAGACTTATGTGGATCAGAACTTCTCTAAGATCGGACACACTCACTCGCAATATGCGCTGAACACCGAAGTTCAAGCGATGTATGCGACGAAGGTGGAACTCTCTACAGAGATCTCCAAACTCCCATCGCTCTATGCTCCGATCAAACATACTCACACGATGGAAGACATCATCGGATATGTTGACAATACTCCGACGTTCATGCAGTTCGTAAGACCAGTGGAACAGGAGAACATGTTCTTGAAGGTGGAAATCTTCTCGGATCCATCCATGGAAACCCTGATCAAGGAAGTGGATAGCCGTGATGAGGACGGACGTCTTGCGATGTCCTACTACAACGGAACCGCTTATGTCGCTGTACCAGAAGGTGGTATCCCAGTGGACGGTCAAGGACGTTTGGCTGCTGTAAACGTTGGTCAGATCGAAGCTGCTGGACAAGTCTATGTCCGGTCGACCTGGCAGAACGCGGTTGCATCGATCAGCATCACATCTGCTACGATGTATCCGGCATTCACCCCGTCTGACATGATCGCCGTTGGTAACTTCTGGCGTACTCTTTAACAACAAACCATTTAACCTTTCAAACATAAACAAAAGGATTCAACAACATGGCTACTATCGCTGATCTCCCGCAGATGTGGGTAGGTACCTCTGCCAATTACGAAGCTCTCGAAACCAAAGTCGCCGGTGCGATTTACTTCCTGACGGATACTCGTCAGATCGCTCGTGGCAACGTCAAGTTCTCGCAGGAAGCCCAGCTGGTTTCCGCTCTTCCGGGATCCGGTATCCGCGGATACATCTACTTCAACACCACGGATGGCATCGCTTACATCTATACCGGTGCGGAGTTCAAGCCGATCGGTGTTGTCACCATCAGTGACATCACGGCTGCTCAGGATGCTGATGTGCCGAATGTTGGTGCGGTCAAGACCTACGTCGCCGCTCAGGTTGCAGCTGGTGTTGCCAACAAGGTCGACAAAGTCGAAGGCAAGCAGCTCTCGACTGAAGATTACACGACTGCTGAAAAGACCAAACTCGCCACCTATCCCGAGAACTATACCACGGTTACCGCTCTGATCGACAGCAAAGTCGCTTCCGTCTACAAGTACAAAGGTACGGTTGCCACGGAAGCGGAACTTCCGGAAGCGGATCAGGTCGTTGGTGACGTCTATCACGTGACCGAGAAATCGAAGGAGTTCGTGTGGGATGGTACCAAATGGGAAGAACTCGGCGGTATCGTCGATCTCTCCGGTTACTACACCAAGACTGAAACTGACAGTGCCATCGACACCAAGGTCGGTGCTGCGAAGACGGAACTGGAAGGCAAGATCGATGCCAAGGCTGCCAAAGTTGCGGATGCCACGGCAGGCAATCTCGCTGGTCTGAGCGCTGCTGGTGATCTGACCGATGCTGGCGTCAAAGCCGGTGGTGCGACTCTGAATGGTGCTCCGAATGCTCAGACTCTGGCGACTGAAGCGGCTGTCAAGGCGGCGGTTGATACCGCTGCTGGCACCAAGGTCGACAAGGTCACTGGAACGGCGAACAACATCGTTGTCTTCGCGGCTGATGGTGCGATCGCGGACAGCTCTGTCGCAGTCAGCGTGATCGCCAGCAACACTGCGGCTATCGCGACCAAGGTTGCGAAGGTCACTACTGCGGTTGAGAACAACGTCGTCGTCTTCGGTACCGCTGGCGAAGTGAAAGACACTGGGTACAAGATCGGTGGCGATGCGTTCGCTGCTTCGAACAACAACGTTACCCTGGCGACCGAAGCTGGCGTGAAAGCCTACGTCGCTGACCTGGTTGTTGAAGGCGGTGCCACTAAGATGAACTACGTGGATGCCAGCGCTGCCAACCAGATCATCGTGGCTGACACGGATGGTGATGCGAAGGCTTCCGGCATGAAGATCGGTGGAGCGACCTTCTCCGAATCGGCTGCCGGTACCACGGTTGCCACGGAACAGGCGATCATCGACCTCCTGGCTTGGAAGACCATCCCCAACGCGTGATCTACGCTTTGAACTGACAACTTGATAAGGGTGGGTGGGTCATCCCACCCACCCTTATCATATCAATAAGGATAACCAATATGGCAACTATACAGGATGTGTTTTCTCACATCTATACCACAGAGGCTCACCTTGGTGATGTTGCTGTCAAGAACGGACAGATCATCCTCTGCGTCGACAGTGAGAAACTTTACATCGACCACGGAACGACCCGTGTCAGTACCTCTGATGTTGTCTATGTCGAGAACGAAGCAGCTCTTCCGCTCGCTCCACTCGACAAGTTCTACATCACGCAGGATACTGGTGATATCTTCTTCTATCTGAATGGTGAGTGGAAGAAACTAAATGATACATTCAGAGACTACACTGCATTCGAAGTCTATGCGAATGATACGATTATCTCTCCTGGAGAACATGCTGAACTTGGTACAATCACAGTTGAAATCCCTGTTCAGATGACCGAGACGTTCGCTCTTCGTACCACAACTCCTGAAGCCGACAGTGATGTTGTTATCGATTGGGGAGATGGTACGGTCCAGAAGGTGAAAGACGGTGAACACGGTGGGTACACTGGACCAGATGGAGAAGGTCGTTACATCGCCAAGATGACCCACACCTATGCTGCTACTGGTAAGTATGTGGTGAAGGTGTATGGTAAGGATTATTTCTGCTTATCGCATGCTCCAAGTCATGTATCGGATGCATCCAACATGCAGTGTCGAATCTTGGCGGATGATCTTCCGATCGCCAGTCATCTCACCAACCTCACAGCATTCGCTTACGGTACTTTAAAACTGGTTACGGTACAGTGTGCTTCTTACAAGTATCTGCACCGTACGACGAACCATGCTCAGATGTTCACCAACGACAAGAACCTGCTGAGTGTCACTGGGTTCGAAGATCTTGTGATGATCAGCCGTGGAGCGGAAGGTTGCTTCCAGTTCTGTGAGAACATGCACACTTGCGATTTTAACGGTGTGTTGTGCTCGAACAACCCACGTGCGATGTATGCGATGTTCCAGAACTGCTATGCTCTGTCTGTGGACATCGGGAAGTTCTTCCCGACGAAATTCGTCTCGAGAGCATTGAACTTCACGAATACATTCACCCACATGCATGCGATGACTGGTACGATTGATCCGAACCAGTTTTGGGGTGACCCGAATATCGACTGGCAAGGGTTCTCCAACTGTTTCTACGGATGTCCTGAGGCGATCCGCAGTCAAGTTCCCACGTCTTGGGGTGGTACTTCTTCTACTGAGATCGTTGGCGATCTTCCCGTTGCGAAACTCTCTCTGAACGGTACTCTTCCGAACACCGCCAACGGTCTTCTGATGCTGAATGCATCTGGTAAGGTTGACAGCTCGTTCCTACCTCCGCAGGCTGCTGTCAACATCGACAACTACACTTCCAACAACACGATCAAGCTGACCAGTACAGCTGGTGCTGTGGATCTGATCTCCAACACTGGGGAAGTTGGACTGTACAGTGGAAGCACATCCCACATCAAAGCCAACGTCGATACGATCGAGCTGACCGCTACAACCCTGTCGTTCAATGGAAACGATCAGAATGTTGCGGGTGGTATCGCTGTAATCGACAAAAGTACTGGTAAGCTCCCAGAGTCGATCCTCCCTGAAATTGCTGGTACTGATCTTTCTAACTATGTCGGAGGCGTTGACATCACAGCAACTGGTGCTACGTACATTCGTAACGGCCAAACTGGTGATTACGCACTGTTGATTGGTATGGATCAGTATTACGGTCTCAACATAACCAACACATCGTCGAAAGAGATCACACTAGCAGCTACGCTTGATGGTGAAGGAACGATTAATTTGGTCGCTCCAACACTTAAAATGAAGACGACACTGACTGGTACACATTTCTTTGCCTACGACGCAGACCATATTTCAGTTATACACGGTACTGAAGTTGATCTGACTGGAGGATCATCGTCGCTTTCTATACACAACGGACTCAGTATGATTGTGGCAAAAGGTGGTTTTGGTATTAATGCATCAGGGAAGAACATCCTTCTGACCTGTGATCAGTTGTACCTTAATAACCATAGACTCAACTCAGCCAACGGCTTGGTTCAGTTGAACGACAGTGGTAAGGTTCCGACGAATCTGCTTCCTGAGATGTCGCAGTCTTGGACCAAACAAACGATCAGCCAGTCCAGCTTCACTACCGACGACAGTACGTACGGTGGGAAGTACAGATCGG